ATCATCTGGCAAGAGAGCATGTAATGCAAATATTGTTTATATTTAATGAATATGACGCTTCTCTTAAAACGATGACTATAATAGTTGAAGAAGGATGGCATACTTTTGCTGTTGATGGAACAAATTTAAATATAGTATCCGCAGTTTCAAATATCATTCAAAGATATGTATTCTTGTATAAGACTAAATTTTCAAATGAGAATTATGCATATTGCCTTGAAATATATAAATATGGATTTCAAGAACTAGAGACTGATAATGTTGAATGTACAGTATATTATCTAATATAATAAAATCTCAGTAGAGATTAAATCTCTACTGGGAATATTTAAAAAAAATAATGTAAATTCAATCAGATATTATAAATATGATAGAAAAGTAAGAACCGCTCTTACTTGAATCAAATTATAATATCATCCAAAAGGAGATTTTAAATTATGGATATCACAAACATTACGAACATTTCTATCATTGTTAATGATAATAATCATGATGATGATATATCAATGCAATGAAGAATCAAATGCGTCAGAATTCTAAAGCTGTCAGAAGGAATGCAGAGGAATTAAAACGCAAACGCTCCAAATGGAATGAGATACTAGAACATGGATCTGTTTTCCAAATAGCAGATAACTATTTGAGTATCCTTTAATTGAATTTACATTATATATATGTATAATGAGTGAAGAACAAAATCTTCACTCATTTTATTTTTTTTTTGAAATAATCTGACGCTTCTCTTAAAACGATGACTATAATAGTTGAAGAAGGATGGCATACTTTTGCTGTTGATGGAACAAATTTAAATATAGTATCGGTATATCCAAATGTCGTTCAAAAATATGCAATGCTATATAGCGTGGGTACTGCTTCATCTGATCATACATGTATTGTCGAAATATGGGAATATGGATTTAAACAACTAACAAAAACAGATGTAGAATGTACAGTATATTATATTTAAAAAAAAATCGATCCAAGGGATTTATTTTCCCTTGGATTTTAATTTTTGTAATACTGAGATATTATAATATTGAAGCAAGTTAGAATTTATTCTTGCTTTAATATATGATTAAAGAAAGGAATGATGAAAATGAAAGTAGCAACAAAAGAAGAGTTTTTTAATCAAGATACAATCTGTATTTTTACAGATGCATCTTACCAACAAAAAGATCTGGATAAAATTCCTGCTGAACAACTTACAAGTCCTGCTTATTGTGTTTATCTCAATGATCAGTGTCTTGAAAGAAATTGCATTATCCTTAATAATTGCAATTCTCAGCAAGGAGAACTTTATGCACTTTTTATGGGAGTAAATGTAGCTGTAAAGTATTATAATCTTGGTTATAAAAGAATTAAGCTTTTTAGTGACAATCAAAATGCTGTTCTAGGAATTAGAGAATGGATCTTTAGATGGATTCGTGAAACTAATTCTGGTAGAGCAACTTTTGGTGCCAATGGTAGAATTAGTAATCAAGAATACTATATGGATATCATTTATACTATTCTTGCAAATCGTATTTTCTTGGAATTCTATCATGTAAAAGGTCATGTGGATCTTAGAAATAAAGCATCTTTAGCACATGCTAAATATCTGTTTTTAAAATCTAATCCTTTTGTGGGATATGATGCCACTGACGATCTTATTTATTATATAGCAATGGGAAATAATGATGTTGATTATTATTCAACAACTATTCTCAAGAGTTTTATTTATCATGATGGATCTGGATATTGTAGTGGCACACATGCAATCAGTTTCGAGTATGATAAATCTAAACTTAATATGAATGATTATAAGGCTTTGGTGAATAAAAATGGTAGGACAATCTTTTAATCCTTGGCAAGACAATAGTTTAATTTCAATAACTAAGCGAGTTGGTCAGTATACATTTGAGCATAAAGCATATTTAACTTCTAAGATTAGTGATTATGACTATGATACTGATAATCCTAATAGAAGATTCATATCAAATTATGTTCATAAGGTTTGTATCTATGATCTCTGTGGATCTATCTTTTTCACATTTACTACCAATTCAGAACCGATGTACTGTTTAATTACATCTTTAATTTTCAAATCTAAATATAATAAGCAAGGAGATATTTGTTGTATTGATATTAATGATGACAATACATCTATTCCTTATAAACTTAATGTAATTGGAGATCAACAAATAACAAAGATTCTTATTGCACCAACATCGATTCAATTTGACCCATATTCAAGAATGATCAGCACCCTAACACTATCAATACCGAATAAAGATCTCGATGATCTTATTACTGTATTGAAGTTTAATAAAGATGGGAAGGGATGTTTAAATGACTATGTATAACTATATTCTTATTTGGGGAATTGCTCTTATAGTAATTATTATTCTTGGATTGATTGTAATCAGACTTGGAGATATTAAAGATAGTATTTCAATTATTGATTATGATCTTTCTCAGAATAGTAAATATATTTTCATGATCTTTATGGGAATTCGTATTATTCTGAAGCATAATTATGGAATTAATCTTGTAGAATTCTGCAATGATTATCTTCAGAAAATTGATAATGACGAAGATATTGATTTCTCTGAAAATGAAGAAACTGATGTTGAGAATGATGAACTTGATAAATGAAAAGGAGAACTATTATGAATAACAATGAATTTAAATCCCGTTTGCCTATGAACTCTATCGAGTATATCCTGAATAAATCTGGTGTAAACAATTTTAAGATTGTTTCAACTGAAAAAGTTCATGATGCTGTATCACATCAGGAACCTAAGGATATTGATCTTTCCACTTGCAAGGAAGTAGAAAAGGCTGTTCCTAAGAATATTCCTGCAATTACTTTTGACAATTCTTTGATCTATACTACTGATGGTGTTGTTGAAGTTTCCAATGATGTAAGAACAATTTTCTGTAATATGGCTTACAATAATACCAAAGATATTATTGGTGAGAACAATGATTTCAATACTCCTATTGGAGCAGTAGTAGATTCCACTGTTAAGAATAATTTGTATTTCAATTATGAAATTGTAAGGAAGAATATCTATAATTACTTCCTTCAGGAATATCATAGTCTGTGCTATTCTCTTATCAATACCATTAATGAGCTTCTGATTAATCTTAAACATGATCCTATTGAAATTGATATTTATGAGATTGCATCTCATCCATATGGTTATGATTTTAATTCCATGCTTGATTGTATTTTCTTAAATACTCCTCAAGTTGTAACTGAGATCATTAACAGTGGTAAACTTGATAGTTTTATCGCTGCGATGGTTAATATTATTGGTACTAATACCTATAACAATTTTATCAATAAGTATATTATGAATGTTGCTGCTGGAATGAATACAAAGACAGCAGAAACTTTCATGAAAGGATTCAATTCGCTTTTCAGAATGTTTATGGGTGATCTATCTTATACTGGTGCAGTACTTGCTGCTACAATTGCAGATGAAGTAAATGCTTCTAATATTTATACAGTTTTCAATGCTAATGATAAGGCAAATGATATTTTGTATAAAGAAAAGAATAATGAAGACCATAATTGACGAATAAAAAGATATTATAAGTATGAACATCCGGAGATTGTTCATTCAAACATAATGAGAAAAGGAGAATAAATTGATGATGGATATGAACATGTATCCCAACAACTTTATGTCTCCTCCTTATACTAATGGAAGTATAGGAGGGTATCCAGGATATGGATACCCTCCTTATTATCCTAATATGTATGGGATGGGACAGCAGCCTCAGATGATGGCAAATATGTATAACATCAATAACATGCCTATCGAGGCAACCTTTAGTAATGGTAGCACCGTTACTATTCCTCCTCAGCAACCTATGGGATCTGGTTCTAATCCTGTATCAAATCCTAGTCTTGGATATATTCAGGGTGGTGCTACTATTAATCAAGGTGGTTATGATCCTACAACAAGAACCTTTACCCCTCCTGCTGCTCAGCAGGGTTTTAATCCATATGGAGTATCTTATCAGATGCCTTCTTATGCTCCTCCTATGCAGGGTCAGATGGTAAATGGTCAGATAGTTTATCCTAATGGATTTGAACCTTATGATCCTTCCAAGAGATCTAATAATGTCTATTATTCTTCCATGATGCCTTATGGTAATTATAATAGAGCATTATATAACAATTTCCAGAATCAAGCTAACATTGCTCTTCAGGAATATATTTACAATGAAGAAATGGTTAGTAGCGATCCTGGAATTGTTATCAATACTTTGCTGAAAGATAAATCTCATTGTGCTACTGGATATATTATGGGATATGATTATTATGGCAATCCTATCTATAGTAATCCGCAGTATGCTTGTGAAGTCAATAAGCAGAGACAGGAAGCTTATGAGAAAGCTAAGCATGATCGTCAAGTATTCTATACAACACTTGCTAAGATCAGAGCAGTGTATAATCATGAAGAATTTGATGAGAAAGCTGCTATGGAATATTATGATCCTGATCGTAATATGAAGCAAGCTCAGCCTAAAGCATTTAGTTATTACACTGCTACTCCTGAAGAAAGGAAAGAATATGATGAGCAGATGGAGCAGGCAAGTGTGAATGCTTTTGTGAATCGTCTTGATCAAGCAGAAGCAATGCTTCCTTATCGCATTGCTCAAAGAAATGAAATGTTTGCTAAGATTAAGGAATCTCATGATAGACTTCTTGGTATTGAACCTGGTCAACCTTGTAGTCTTCAGCAGTTCCTTGATAATGGATACAAACTTTGCGCTGCAAATGCTGCAAAGGAAATCAAAGCTAAACTTAAGACTGGATATGATAAATATTCCACGAATAATTTTAGACAAGCTCTTGCAAGAGAAACTCATTCTCAGATTCCTATTCAATCTAAAGATGATGAGTATGTGCCTATAGAGGCAATGCTCAAAAATATCTATGAAAAGAATAGGCGAGAAAATAGTGCTTTAGCAGGACAAGCACAGATTCCTGGGTTTAGTCAACCTCAATCCCCTGGATATAGTCCCACAGAAATGGACGCCCATAATAGGTTCATGATTGCAATGCAAAATGCAAAGAAGAAAAATGATATCAGATTAATGGCGAGAGGAGGGTGATATCATTGAGAACTGATCAAGAGCGTAATTTGATTTCTGTAATGTATGGAGGCACTACAGATCTCAATTCATTTAAGTGGGATCAAATGACTACAGTTCCTATCTTAAGTTTAATGACTACTCAAGATATTGATTACATCAGAAAGCTTATCTTGTCACCTAAGTATTCCGGAGATACTAAGTATAAACTTGATAAGATTAATGATGTAATGCATTTTAGAGGATTCACTAAATTTGCAGGCGGAACTAATAGAGTAGTTTATATCCATCCAGCAGCACCAAATGCAGTATTTAAGATTGCAATTGATTCTATAGGAATTGGAGATAATCCAGCTGAATATAGAAATCAAGCAATTCTTAAGCCATACTGTTGTAAGGTGTTTGAATGCTCTCCATGTGGTACAATTGCATCATTTGAGAGAGTATATCGGATTACTACATTCAAAGAATTCTATGAGATCGCTGATGATTACTTTTATATTTTGTCCAGAAGAATTCTAGGCAAATATATTATGGAAGATATCGGTATCGATTATTTCATGAATGTAGGAATTCGAATTGGCTGCCATCCTGTAATTCTTGACTTCCCTTACCTGTATGAGTTGGATGGAAAGAAATTACAATGCCAGAATCAATTAGATGATGGCACAATTTGTGGTGGCGAAATTGATTACGATGATGGATTCAATAAGCTGATCTGTAAGAAATGCGGAAGAATCTATCGTGCAAAAGATTTAAGAAAAGATCCTGATAAATCACGTATTGTGGTTATTGGGTCTGGAGAAGAGGAGTATACTGATATGCGTAACGTTATTACTGCTGGCAACCGTGTCATTCGTGTGTTCGAGGATGGTTTGTGTGTTTATAATGCTGATAATGCAAATGGTATGTCTTATGAACAGTATATGGAGCATATGAACAATGCAAACGATACTGAAGATGATAGCAATGACTATACTATCAATACACAGGAATCTGAACAGATTGAGCCCAAAGAGATTTCTAAATCTGTAAAGGCTCCGGAACCGACTGAGTCTGAGCATGTTGTTGAAGCAAACTTTGATAAGGTAAGAGATATTATTAAGAGCAATTCTTCTAATCCTGAAGATACTATTGAGAAGATTCCTGATGAAATTGAACTTGCTCCTGATGAAGAAGAAGTTCATGAAGAATCCAGTGATAGTGAACCTGAGACTACTGAAGAGGAACCCCGTAAGGAGTATGAACCTCCTGTGATCGAAGAGATTGATAAATCTGACGACGATCATCATACAGTATCGTCCGAAGAACTCAAAGAATATAGTTGCAACACAAAGCCTGTTACTTCACCTTTAGTTGGTAACACTGATAATCCTGTAGAGTTTAGTAACTCTATGATGGAATATATGGTGCGCAAAAAGGGATCTAAGATTGATCTTAATAATATTGATCTGATGTAAAGGAGATGATCTTTAATGATCCTCACTGGAACAATGTTTATCATTGATGAACCTCATCTTGATGTACTGAAAGCGAATCTTTCGAGAATGCCTCCGCCCGGGATTCACGGGCCCCAGCTTGCTGCAGGCACAGCATTATGTATGGATATGGATGAAACAGATAATATGCTTGAGATGTGGTTTCCTGATCATTGTCAAAAAGCAACTCTTCTCTGTCCTCCTCCTGCAGCAATGTATAAAGAGATAGATGGAGATATGGAAGGATTCATCAAAGAGTACAATGAATATCTTGATTATGATTCTAATGTTCAAGAATTTATTGGAAGTATGCTGATGTATCTTCACGTTGGTGGTAATGTGATGCTATATACTCCATCTCATCTTGAAGACGATTCTTTGTGGACTAACACTCTGATTTTATTCTTCTTTACACGATATGGTATTACTGTTGGAACATCGAATACAAATCCTTATGCCTACGATCCTAGATATGATGGCGTTATTGCAGATTCTCTATATGGTAATGGATATATCGATATAATGGAATATCTAAATCTTAGTGATCCTAATATGCAGCATAGTCTCGAGGTTTATAATAGATTGAAATATGATCTTACTCCTATGTGTCCTGGAGAAGATCCTATGAAATTCTATTATACAGCAAAGAATCTTATCAACACTACAGGATCTCCTGTATTCTCTCCAGCAATTGTATTCAATTAAGGAGTAACACAATGTTGGTATTCGGACCTTTTCATGCAGGTCCGGGGGTAGACCAGGGGTTTAGGATGTTTAATTTGTCTTCTCCGACAGAATATATTCCTAAACTTCCTGGACTATTTGTATTACCTCCGGATAAGAAACTTTATCCTTCTATTGAAGTAGCAGAACAAGCTGAGAAGGCATTTGATACGTGGTACTATAATTATGTATTAAATGATCCTCAAGCTAGTATGTCTCTTATGGCAGTTATTGATGCTTTATATGAAGGAAATAAAGTATATGTTTGTATCGGTGGTTATGATGGATTACGTGATGATTATGTCAGCATCTTGAATGAATCTTTTATGAAGATCATTCAAACAAGATATGATATCAAGTATTCTATTATTAACACTCGTGATGACTTAAATTATATCTCTCAAGACGGATGTGATTTTATGTCAGTTGCAGGCATTCAGCAGTTTGATCAAGATAAGAAGAGATTGATGATGTTGAATGTAGAAAATCAGATTATCAATAATTCTCTTCCCAGAAATGATGATTATTAAGGAGGTGAATATATGAAAATCATCAAGCATGGTCAATCAAAAGAAATATCATTTAAATGTGCTTTTTGTGCATGTGAATGGACAGCTACTCCTGGAGAAACTAAACACTATGTATGTAGCATGAATGGAATAAAATTTGATATTTATTCTATGGAATGCCCTGAATGTGGTAGAGATGTTTCAGAAATTATCGAAAAAGAAACTCCAGAATAATTAACCAATAAAGGGGTTGTCAAAGATGCCTACAAATTTATGGAGATCTTATAATTATAAAACACCGATAAAATACTATGTGAATACTTTTATTCGTGAATACGACTTATCCAAAGCTAATATTAATGCTCTCTATTATATGGGACGCGTAACCCAAGAAGAACGAGAATCCTACTTAGTGATGAGTAGAGAGGAAAGAGAGACAAAGATAGGCTTATGGATCAAGAAAGATAAATCGATATACAAAGATATTCAAACTGGTATTTTTGAAGCAAAGAGGCGATTAGTATTTGCTAATAGTGTTGAGGATTATGAGGTTATTGCTGTAAAGAACGATGCGATGTTTATTGCAGGTAGGAATCTTATCTATACAGATTTTCCACCATTTAGCTTTAAAGTGAAGAATACTTACACCGTGTACTTTGGTATAGCTGATCTTGAAGTTTATTATGGTGATACTGTAGACCCTATTAGTGGATTTGTCAGTACAAATATAGATGTAAAAGGTATTAGCGATGAAATGCTATCCTTGCATCAAAATGGTATGCTAGATTTAATCTGTAATGTCTGCTATAAGATTCAAAGAGAGGATATAAGTGAAACTATGAAGTGGATGAGTCAGATGTATGATTTATTCATTAATAGAAAACTTCCTAAACAGTACTATAGAAACTTCGATTCATTTTCTGGATATACTATTCATACGTATTTCAGAAGCGCTTCATTGGGTGAGATCGATGATAGCATGGTCGAAGTAGTAGATATTAATCGCAATCTATTAATTCTAAGAGACTTAATGAGTATTGTATCTGATATATACAGATCATCTATGCACTGACAAATGAATAGAGGTAGGGACTTGAATCCCTACCTCTATTATTTTTTTTTTGAAAAGGAGTGAATTAAAATGGTTAGAGATGATAGAAGAAATGGAGCTGGTAATAGGACTTGAACCTACAACCTGCTGATTACAAATCAGCTGCTCTGCCAATTGAGCTATACCAGCATATTAAGTTGCGCCAGCAGGAGTCGAACCTACGATGGGGGAGTCAAAGTCCCCTGCCTTACCGCTTGGCGATGGCGCATTAAATCTAGCGAAATATGGAACCCGCTTACAAAGACCTACTGCTTCAGTAGCGACTACCGAAGAGCTGGGAATAATAGGTGAAACAGAAAGGAATGCAGTACATCTCTGGTAAGATGCGAAGCGAAAGCAACAAGTTTGATGAAACGTGGACGTGGAGCAGCTGACGAGTCTCGAACTCGCAACAACCTGCTTGGAGGGCAGGTGCTCTACCAATTGAACTACAGCTGCATAGAATATCTGATTAGTAAGAATTTCTTATCAGTTTGTGAGGTTGAAAGAAAAACAAAGATGTGAGGTCTTCTTATGAAGCTTACTAATCAGATATATCGAAAAGACCCACTTTGCTCAATAAATCTTTCCGAGTAATAAATTGTTATATGAATAAAATATTAATTTAAATTAAAAGCATTAATATTCTTCAATGCTTCTCCTTGTTCCTTAGGAGTGTTTTGATCTATAGCATAATTCAATACTGCAAATTTTGCTTTAGATTTAATAGATTCAATCATATGTTCATCTGTATCCATTGGATATCCAACAGATAGAATGTTCTTTTGTACAGGGGTCATTTCTCTAATAATACCACTTATAATATATTGAACACATGCAATCATATTATCTTGTGACATATAATTTTCTGTCTCAGGATTCAAATTATAAATCTGCCATTCAGCAAGTTTTTGATTTACCAAATACTCCATTGTTTCTCTAGATTCTTTAATTGAGTATTTGCTCTGCAGTGTAAATTTGTCCGATTCCTGACGAATTTCTGAGATCCTGAGAAGGATTTTCGACAAGCGTGTTAAATTCAAATTTAGCATTATTAGAGTTCCCATTACCATAATTAGTAATGCTACCACAATAGTTATTATAATAGCTGTATTCATTATATTCTCCCCAATTCTTAATATCATCAGATAATTTAAAAAATTCAACAGAATTTAATTCATTATTTCTCTGACAATTCTGTATATATTTTATTACTTTGTAGGCTATATCAAGTGTAATTCCATATCTATATTTGATTAATAGATCCCACCATTTACCAAATGTCATAGACAATGGAATATAGAAATCAGGAGTATCATGATAAAGTTGATGTACAGTTTCAGATAGCATTACAATAGGAATATTATTATTTCTATGCTCTTGCATGAGAAGAGATATAATATCGAATGTAGTACATCTACCAACTGTATTCAATATATGCTGAGAAATTAGAATAGTAATATCATATATTGTAAGAAAGTTATGATGCATTTCTATATTTGCCATTCCATCTTGTATATTACCGATAACTTGACATCTATCAAGTCCCATACTCATTAAGTATGATTTATAAGATTTATATGTTCTTGACTTTCTAAATCTATGAATACAATTGTCAATAAAATTCTTATATTTATCAATATCAGCAAGTGTATCTCTTGTCTGATAAAACATTAAAGGATATTCACATATTGGAAAATATATAGTAGGAATAGGATCTTGAGTATTAATATACTCTTGTGCTAAATATATATTTATATTACTACTGTCAGCTATTTTGGTATCATTATCGTATGGAATAATATCTGCACTCATAATAAAATACCTCCTAAATTACTAAAATGTGGAGGATGAGATAGTTGACATATATGTAATTATTAATGACGATTGGAGGATATGAGCATGGAAAAAGTATCCTTGTCTAATAAAGTATTTTCAGAAAATCCTTTGTTGGATGAAATTGTTTATAATGCCAGGCAAATTGCAACTGGTGTTATAGTAAAAGATTCAGATTTAGCAGATAAATGTGAAACAAAAGAATCTCTAATAAATGGAGATATTCTAGTAGCAATTGGTAATAATACTATTGCTTTTAGTAATTTCTATTACGATGAAGATACTCTAGGCAAATTCTATCCAGAAGCTCAAGCAAAAGCATATGCCAAAGATAATGATCTTATTCCAAAAAGAGATAGAGATGCACTTCTAAAAATGGCTATTGAAATCTTCAATGAAACATATGAAGAAAAGAATAACTATTATAGAATGCTTCATGGTCAACCTGCTTATGATGAAACAGGTGTTTGGAAAGGATTATGGATAGATACCAAATATATTGATCCTATGCGACCTACAAATATTTCTCATGTATCTCCTTATTATAAAGAAGATATCGAATATGATGAAAATGGAGACCAAGTTGTTGTTTCCGATTATGTTCCTATTAGTGAACTTAGTATATCTAATAAGAATCTTATTTATGAGAATGGAACATGTGAAAATATTTATGAAGATACTAATACACTAGCATCTTGGAATCTTACTAAGCATGATGTTCAATATATCATGTATATTGGAGACAGAGAAGTAGATTATTATAATGCTAGAGTAGCAGAGAAATTTGCTCTTCTTTATTGTCCTAAATCTGATGCTGAAGAAGTACAAACTAGATTTAAAGATCTATTTGAAGCAAATAGAATGTATCTTCTTTATACAATGTATCAGGAAGCTTATAAATATAGATCTGATTATTATGATAACTTCATGATGATTTTTCTTGTTATTCAGACTATTATTGATCTAATTGTTGAACTTCCTGAATATATTATTAGACGAGATATATTTGATACTCGTACTTGTAAATATATTTTTGAATCTAATGGTGTTAAATATTTTAAAGATATTCCATTGAAATATCAGGTTTCTCTAGTTAAAAATCTAAATAAACTTATTAAATTTAAATCTACTGATAAATGCATAGTAGACATTATCTCTATCTTTGGTATCGAAGACATTGAAGTCTTTAGATATTACATTATGAAAGATAGAAATTTGAATTCAAAAGATAATTTGGATTATTTCGATGAGAAGAAATCTAAAACAGATTCAATGGGTAATACATCAATTGTAGATGATAATGATACGAATTATGATTTAAAGTTTATAAAAGTTCCATTGCTAGATAACTATGATAATTATATCAGAAAGGATTCTAGTATAGAAACTTATGATTCAGTAACAGATTCTGATGCATACTGGATTGGTGATAAGCAATATAAAGAAATTAAGCAGGATATCAAAGATCTTGATTTTACTGTATTAAGATCTAAATATTATTCTATCGAAGCTGTTATAGATCTAGCAAAGCATAATTTTACGATATCTTATTTCATGAATATTTTGATGTATAATGATATTGATAAGTCTGCTTTGAAAGTGAATATACCTACTATTTCTACAACAAAGAAATTTGAACTAGTAGATATTATTATTGCTCTATATGCTTTAAGCTATATTTATTATGGGGTAGAAGATACTATTATTGATACAAGAGCTAAATGTGCACAGATTCTTGGATTCAATATGGAAGCAGATCTATCTAAGATAGCTAACTGGCTAGAGGAAAATCATAAAGGACTGACTCTAAAGGATCTTCATGTTGATACATATAAAGTTCCTGACGATCATTCTATTATGACTTTTAAAGAACTAGAAGATATCTATTTTACAAATAAAGATATTTATAAACATATTACAGAAGTAATGAGAAATCCTCCTTCTAAGGAAATATATGATGCATATAGATATCTTTATAAATCTCTATTGACTACAAATCTCAATATGGAGTATTTCTTAATTGGAGAGAATAATATTGTAGATCAATATAAGAGTAATGGATATCATGGTAAATTCATTGTACTTCCTGAGAAAAACAAATATCATAATCCAGATGATTTTACTCGTGACTGGAAATGGCTAGTTGAATCTATAGAAGATAAAGATCTATGTTTTGTAGTTCCTAATACATTTTCTGAAGATCATAATCTTGATGTATATATCAAAAAGAATGATAATCTAGAAAAAGTTGGAACAGCAAAAATGGCTTATACATATAGAGAATATCTAGCACATAAAGATGGATCTATATATGCTTTCTTGACTGCAATTGCTAATATGAATAGTACTGATACTAGACAAGAAGCTTGTGTTAATGCTATACAAGCAATTGTATCTTATCTAAAAGACTATATAGATGAGAAAGATGATCTTAAACTAGATACTGTATTCTCTGGACTACCTTCTATCTCTATCGATTTTATCAAGCGATATGTAACAGAGGTTATTGACTTCTTTAAGTCTTTTAAGATCTTTACTCATGACTCATCTATTATCTATACAATAGATGATAATTTTGAAAATTATGTTCAGATTATTGATCATATTCTTCTTAAGTATCTATTCGATAAGAGTGAGATCATTAAGATAGAAGATGCTATTAATAATATGACATCTAAACTATCTCCTAAAGAGAAGTGTAGATTGATCGATAAAGTATGGTTTGATATTACTACTTGGCTTACCAAAAATTATAATGAGTATTATAACTCTGATAATTATAAACAGACAGAAAAGATTATTAGAGATTATGTGGATAGACATTCTACTCTAGTATTAAATTCTGAAGAATTTGTTGATCATTATATTGAAGAGATTGATGATTATGCTGTAGATGCTATTGTGCATATGATAGTTGATCTTGTATATAATGAGCATGTAAATATTCTAGAATCTATTTCTACTGCTTATTCTGAAGATTTTGACGACTATTATAATGATTGGCTAGCTGATCTTGCTATTCTGCTAGTAGATGTCAAATACGAGAGCAGAATGAGATATCAAGATGACTATATAAGATCCGATACTTATGATTTCTATTCTGTATTAAATACACATGATAAGAGACAAAGTATTAAAGGATCTATGAGTAGAAAAGAAAAGTATAATCTGCTTGATACGTATTATTCTATTAGCACTCAAGAATTTCCTGCTCATCAATTTGATTCATAAGGAGAATTTTTGTTATGGCCATTTTTACTGAATCATATTGTCAAAATGTCCTTGAAGGATTTATGGATAGCTATAAAGAAAATAAAAAGAAAAAGGAAGAAGAAAAGAGAAAGAAAGAAGAGGAATATCAAGCACGCAAGAAAAAGATAGAAGCTAACAATAAAAAGAAATTCAACTTCCAGGGCATTTCTCTTCCATGTTATGATACTGAAGATCCTGAACGACTGATTGATCTTGCAAATAAGAATATATCGGATATTAAGGATAATGCTGCTGAAGTTATGTGGAATGATATAGACAATGAATATGATTATGGTGAATATTCAGAACCCGCTAAACTTGATCAATTCTTCAAGCAATATCCTAAATATACAGATCTTAGTTCTCAAATGACTGTAACAGATGGACAGATTTGTGATGATGGGCTTGATCTTACATTTAAAATGAAATGTAAAGATCCGACTTGCCCTAAAGGACGAAAAGTATATATGACAGTATCATTCGATTCTAATGATAATGCAGAATATAGTGGTATAGATGTATCTCATTAATTGCTATATATTTATATACCGGAACATTCAAATAATTAACTAAAATGGAGGTTTTAGAAACATGTCTGATAAGCATTTGACATTTTTCGATTCTCAGCAGAATCGTGATGAAGCAAATATTCATAAGTCGTTTCTTCGTGGTGAAGTAATCTTTAAGAGTATCGATACTGGTGAGGTTCTTCTGACAACACACAATAGAGTTGTCATTGCTGGTTCTCAGTTCGTTGCAGAAAAATGTTTCAATCTTCCTGAGCTAGTTCATCTGCCCACTTATAACGAATCTCTAGAACTAGAGAATTCTCTAAATGGAGCAACTCCTGGTAATATTCCTAAGATTTGTCTATTCTGCTGTGGTACTAATGGATGTGGTACTGAGAATTCTCAAGTATTCCCTGTTCGCTATACTAAGAGAATTCCTGTTGATTCACAGCAAGAGCATACGAATCCTACAGATCCTAATAATACTATCAGCGGTATTGTTCCTTTCCGTTATCAGCTTACTCAAAATGATCTGAGTGATGAACTTCGTCAGAAGTACTTTGGTCGTCAGGTTACTAGAGATGGTGAGCGTATTGCATATTACTTTAAGGCTTTCGAGTCTGATCCTAAGATGTATATGCGTTTTGTCGATGGTACTATCATTGATGAAAATCTGTATGATTCTCAAAATGAAACAGATGCAGAAACTTATGTTGAGATGAACCTGAGAATTACTAAGGATGATTTCCGTGATTATTTCAGAGCTACATCTTCTATCAATGATGCTAAGATTAATAGTATCTCCCTAGTAACTGCATGGTATAACGAGAATGGTGGATATCGTTGGTATCAGGATATTATTCCTATGACTCAACTGAATATTCCCAATGAGCCACTGATTGACCTTACTAAGGGTATTGATATTACTTATCATATTTACTTCTAATGGAGGCTAAATATGGCTAGTAACAAGAGAGAATCTAAAGTAATCAAAGATCCTACTCTTAAGCAAGAGCTCCTCAATATTAAAGAAAAAGAAATCACATCTTCTTTTATTTTTGGACTATTTGGAAATTATAACGGAAAGGCTAAATGCCATCCTTATGATATTCTAGAAGTACCTCCTGGATATTATGGTCCTGAAGGCCATAAAAATAAAAATAGTTTTATCACTACTGTAGGAATTTGGATATTCAATAAATGGTTTATTGAAAGTGAACTATTTGATCTATTTGGATATATCAATAAGACTATCAATGGCGATCAACTAGAAGATATGAATCAAGATCTTTCATATGCACTTATGGAAGATCGTATTTCTGTTCAAACTCTTAAGAATTATCTAATGAAAACTCAGTTTACAATGCAGTTTGTTACGGTGCTAGCACCTAACTATACAGAAGAATTGTTGACTTGCAGTGTTCAAATAGATAAGAAAAAGAATGAGCTTATTAAGCAACATAAAAAAGAGCTTGAAGCAGGAGATACTGTTGTTGCAAAACAAATTGAGGATGAGCTTATTGCTTATGCAAAGGAACTTTTGAAAGATGATCCTGCAATGGATTCTTTCGTTTCTGGAGCAAGATCTAATATCAATAATAACTTCAAGAATATGTTTATCTGGAAAGGAGCTACTAGAGATCCTAATCCTGATTCTAAGCAAGAGTTTCGTATTGCTACTTCTAACTATATGGAAGGAATTAAAAGAGAAGAATACTCTCTATATTCTAATTCTGGCATTGAAGGTGCATACTCTCGTGGTAAGAAAACTGAGGGTGGTGGATATCTAGAGAACCTTACTACTATGGCATATCAAGACTTAGTACTTGATGAAGATGGAACCGATTGTCATACTGATAGGCATATTGAAGTTGAGCTGACTCCTAAGAATGTGAATCAGTATATGTATAACAATATTATAGGAAGTAATGGTAAGCTAATTGAACTTAATTCTCAGAATCGTGATAAATTCATTGGTAAGAAAGTTAAGATGCGTATGGCTTATCTATGTCCTCATGAAAAACCCTGTAATGCATGTGCTGGTAACTTCTATAAGAAGCTTGGAATTAAGAATGTTGGACTTACTCTTATGCAAGTTTTCTCAATTTATAAGAATAAGTCTATGAAGGCATTCCATGATTCTACGGTTCAGCTAACAGAAATCGATACTATGAAAGCATTTGGATATAAGTAACATCTGAAGATAAGGAGTTCTTTATGGAATTCTCAATCAATAAAGATGACTACTATGATCTAACACAAAACCGAATTACAATAAGAGGATATAGAAAAATAGATAGTATAGAAGATGCTAAGACTCTCTCATATCCTAGCATTCTTCCTAATCTATATTGTATTACCAAAACTGGACAAGTATATTCTACAATTAATGATATTTATATTGCCTGGGCTTTTAAGAATAATATTCCATTTGTAAATCTTTCATGTGTGATAGATGGGAAATGGAGATTAGAACCTTTTTATATTAAAGACCTGATGGCTTGTAGCTATATTGCTAACGCAAATAGTTATTTAGAGAGGGGTTATCATGCCTCTAATATAGATGGTGATCCTAGGAATTGTAGATACAATAATATAGTATATATAAAATCTTGATTGGTAATACAAAAAAAAATAAAGCCCGGTAGGATTACTCCTACCGGACCTTTTTATTTATTCATAGTCATTTTCAGAACTATTGTTCTTTAGCCAATCAAGTACATCAGTTCCGCAGACATCATCTTCATAGCAGAATTTAAAAGAATTCCTATTGAGTGGAAGATATTTATCTTCTACTCCATTTTTGTCATGATCAAGATTGAAAACATGATCTGTTAAGATAGTACCAAAGAAGTTGACGACTACAGAGTTTTCGATAGTCTTAGGACGACTAGGATTATCTCCATGACGAAGATCATAAAGATGGATGAATCCAGGGATTGGAGACCGATTAAGTCTCTGCTCAGTGAATAAGCATTTAACTCCATGAACTTCAACAACCTGATAGCTGACAACAGCCTCATCATAATTAAAACGATACAACATAATAAACATCCTTTCTTTTTATTAAACAATAATATCATTTTTAATTCCATGAATTCTTAAGATTTCCTTTTCGATTTCAGGAATGATTGACATAAAAGGAATATCTTCTCCTTTCAGATATTTGCTATACATACTCACAATACGATCATGAATATTATTGAAATCTGCTTCATAATCATGACGATCATATTCGATTTTAAATGGCGATACTTTTCCATCATCCATCCAATCCAATATACCTGTAGATCCATTATATCTTTCAATATTGAATCCACATTCACAGTCTTGTTCCTTTTCGCCATATTGAAGATTAATATGCTTATCTTCTACGATAAAATATACAGATTCAGGTTCCATATAATCTATCTGCAGTAAATAATTAGTATTAATTCTTACTACATCACCTGACTTAAATGGAGAAGGAATTGGGAAATATCTCTCTTCAATTGGATCCTCTGGGTAAAGATTTGTATCACTTCTATCATCACACCATGCATTGATTATTCCATATTTCTTTGGATCAATAACAGCTGTATATTCATTAATAGGATATGAATTTTCATCGTTATCTCCACTGAGTTTTACTTTACTAATCCTGATATGATCACATTTTATTCCACTGCGCTTAATATAATCTAATGCATTATTAAATGATGAAAATGAATATTTTTCACCCTTTCCTTTATCATAAAAATATTGTAATTCAAATATTTCATCACTATTCTTAGTAAGCATTTTTCCTAAGATAGTATGAAGTCTATTGATCATTGAATCAATTTGATTCAATACTTCTCCTTTTGAAGTATCATCATCTTGATCGGAGCAGCATTCAATGAGTTTTGCAAGAGCTGTAAATCCATATATTTTTTCCGATAAAGTCTTATTGGAATTATATATCATGAAGAATATAAGATCACATTTAATATCGATCTTATTTTCGATATAATATTTTTTTACATCTTCAGAATCAATAAAATCAATGAAAGGTGTACCTGCTAAAATCATAATATTTTCCTTTCTTAATCAGTAAATCCATTAGCAACTTTTAATCTGTGAATAAATTCTTCTTCAGGAATTTTCATTGCAGGATCAGTAATTCCATATTGAGAAGCTCTTTCATAGATATATACCCACATTGCATCATATGTAGTTAGATTAGAAAATCTTCTAATAGAACATTTCCTCATTAATAGATATAAGAGTAGCGCAATCAGAATTTACTTTTACAATCATTGTAATTTACCTCTTTAATTTCAAATTTTAGATAAGAATATATCCTATCTTTCAATATTATAATATCTAATTGAAAAGGAAGTAGAGAAAAATCTCTACTTCCTTTATTATTTTTAACTTAATCTATTAAATATATCACTTAGATTTCCTACTAGCCTTGGATCTTTATTGTTACTAGATCCATTATCTCCATACCAAATTTTATTCAGATCAGCTCCAATGTCAGTATATCCAACATCTTCTTGCTTATCTAGATAATCTTTAGGAATATGATATGCATCAGCAACAGCTTGTCTACCAACAGAACTTTTCTTAATTCTATTAAGGGCAACTTCATCTTCATTAATCTGAGAGAGATGGAAATCTTCCATACTCATTCTCTTAGATTTACTTAGATATTCTAGCTGATCATTTACCATATGTGTAGTTGCATCTGTATCATCTGCAAATACACTAGGATCTAATTTTTCTCCTTCTTCACCATATTCTTCTTCAAGACTGTAAGAAGTTTCATCATAATGATCATCAGTATAAATTTCAGTTTTCATAATATGGAATCTTGTAGCAAGATCTTCTCCATAATAGAAAACATATAGAGCCCATAGATAAGAGAACACCAAGTCATCATGTGCATCATCTGCATGTTCTACTTTACCATTAGGCTTAACAACCATTGTACAAAGTTCATCATAAATATCTTTACTATTAAATTTATCTCTATGATGCTGAACTCTTTGATGAAGTAGTTCAATAAGTTGATTACGCTTATTCTTTCCAGAAGTAGAACCATAAACTTTACATTTTTTAGGTCTACGTTTAACTGTCACACCATCAAATTGCTCTTCATCAATACGATCTTTAATCTCATAATAAAGATTTTTCTTGATAGAAGTTTTAATAAGCATCTGTAGAACAGATGAACCGAAGCCATTTAGTTTAGATATAATCGTCTACATTATATCTCTTGGTCAATTCCAAGTCACGTCCATTACAGACAGTGATCAGATCATGTGTCCACCCTATGTATCTCATAGGGGAGTATTTTTCTTCCTTCCATTATAGACTTGAAGGTTCTACTTCTCCCGTCAGGAGATGATCGTTGAGCGTTATCCCATACGGATATTTCGCGGCTATACAAGGGCTTGTTAATTCTGACTTAGGATTTGACCATATCAGAATCCTTATAATTTCTTTCTACTTTCGTAACTATCACGCACATCTTTTCAGATCACGTTGTAGTATATAAGGTTCTTGACCCTCTTCATAGCAATTAACACTATGAAACTTGCAAATTACTCTACAAGCTGTGACAATTGCACCATTGTTCTCTATGTTTATAATAGCATTCTTTGCATAAGTGGTTGTAAATTGATATATCATATCTGCCAATTCTGGCATTGTGATATAGTTGCATTTGAATGTAGCAATAACTTTAGTAGTTTGAGAATCAATGACTGTAATAGCAGACGAGTCTTTATGAATACCAGAAGAAACGTCGACACCAATAATGAAAGGATACATACTATTGATAGGTACTGTATCCCAAATCTTCATTATAAATTGTCCAGCCTTACCGAATCTCAAAATACTCTTAGGTTCTTGTTTTACTTGAGCACCGATTATATCTAGATCTTCTCTATTAAAAGGACTATTATCTGCAGTCTTAGCCCATTCTAGTAGAACCTCACGACGAATCTTAGTCCAGTCTTTCTGTAGATCCTTAACCATGCGATCAAAATACTCAGTACCATTACCAAGCATTTGATATGTATATCTAATATGCATAAAGTTAGAATCTTTATTAGAATCAATAACTGCCTTTAATTCATCATAACTTAGATCATAGAAACTTTCATTCCACTCAGTACCATTCAATCTAACATGATTAGCAAATTGACCTTCTCTAGTAGTTAGATCTCCAGGAGTAGTAGTAATTAGAACTCCATAAGGAGAACCATTAGCTTTAGCGTTTTCAGATGCCTTAGAGAATGCAGGCATTGCGGCTGTATAAACGATATCATTATAAGGTAGAAAAGCAAACTCATCGTAATACTGTATAGCAACAGTAGCACCACGTCCTGCACCTTCTGCTAGAGCAGGAGTTCTAGCACCAGGCAGTGTAGTAATCAGATTTCTATTAATAGGATTCTGTAATGTTTCTGCAGTATTAGGAACTCTAATTTGTTTTCCATCTCTATCTAACTGAGCTTCCATTCTCAGATATTCTGGCAATGCAGCTCTTAGATTTTTCATTGTTCTAAGGTTATTCTTAGAGTCATCATGTTTCTTATTAGCAAATATAATTCTAGTATTAGTAGCTCCAAAGTTAAATACCCATAGATACCAACATAGAGCGCTAACAGTTTTACCATGCTGTCGAGGGAATTCTACAAATTGGTTTATATTATATACGAACATATAAGCCATGGCTAGATTACCACGACTTAATTCGAATCTTTTACCAGCTCCAACAGATCCACCTTCTGTTGGTATGCGAATAATTTCTCTAGCGAAATTAACGTATCTACGTTATTTTTTATATATTAACGTGTGTTAATCTTATGTGTTACATAAGTTCAGACTATATCATCATCTCTTTAGAGATGTGCTATCACTTCGAGCCTCTTTTAAGGTTCTACTTCCATTTCAGGAATAGTCGTTGATCCTATACTATATTTTATATTTGCTGTGTATAGGAAGCTGATTAGACATTGATAATAGACTTTAGGACTTATTACAATGAGAAATTGAGAATGTAATAAGCTTTTATTTCACCATGGTCCATCTCTCTACTTGTTTCTGTCTTTCGACACCTGATTGTAGGTAAGAGAGCTTTAGCCTTTCCCAGCAATTCAATAGCATTCAACACTATGTCACCATAATGAGGGGCATTTCTGTTTACCAATAATTAACCATGCATTCTCTGAGAATACGCATCTTCATTGGTTGTGGAAGATTTGGATCTCTTGGATCAACACCCATTAATCCTGCATCATATATCAAGAGGAAGAATTTATTATTCTTGATACCACGAGCTTTAAGAAAATAATACATATTCATAAAGCTTTGATTGGTTGTAGAATCTTGATAATATACAGTAATTGGTGTTGCTGGATTAGTAACAACCATTGTAATTACTCTCCTTTCTATATTATTAATTATAAGGTTTCAAAATTACAAAAACATTTATTTAATTTCTTGATAATATAGGAGGAATATTATTATGCTTGTGAGTTTGGATAACCGTTTTAAAATTCTTGCACTGGTGATTTTAATTGTACTATTTATTATTATTTGCATTCTTCAGTATATTTCAAAACGAGAATCTGATAAATATAAAAAGGTAATTTTAAGTCCCAATGGAGAACTATATAAATTTATAAGAGAAGAATGTGAGAATGAAGAAACTATTAGAAATGGTATCATTCTTTCTATGTCTGACTTTAGTACATTCCATGATATTGTAGATTATTATATCACAAATAAAGTAAAAGATAAGATTAAAAATGAAGGATATGGATGGCTAAATTTAGATAATAAATATATATCCATGTATGAATCTACATATCCTATTGAATTTGCTGTTTCAAAGATTAGTGGAACTACTGTAATTACTGATCTTTTATATGATAAATATATTTCTATGATCTATGATGGTATTCATTATGGGATGCAAGCAGAACAAGAAGCAGTTCTATATTATACAAATCATGGTGAAGATGCTGAAGGAGATGATTTGCATCCTATTGAAAAAGTAGAATCTTCTGACAGTGAAGATAATGATCATCAAGTAGACTATGATGCGTTATATCAATTTGGAACTATAGAAGACGAAAAATAAAAAATAAAACCGGATGGGCTTTCACCCATCCGGCCTTGTTTTTATCGGATGTCGTAGTTGGTCTCCACGCGGAGATCGTACCAGACATCGACGATCTTGCTTCCCTTTGTATAGGTTAAGCGGAAACTGGATCCTCCAATGGGAATGAAGATTGATGCTTTCAAGCATCCAGCATCAATCATTTTCTGAAACTCTTCCCGAAGAGTTTCCATTTCCATCTTCGGGTACATGGGGTAAAACGACTTGGTAATGATCTCCTCGCTATTGCCGATGATCTTAACAAGCTTGTAAGTGTCTCTAGTCATAGTAAAGTACCTCCTATATTGTACTTCTTTAAAATATGAATATTCTTTCTAAGAAGGAATATATTTATCCTTCTTATCATTTTTATACTATACAAGTGAAATATTGAACTATTAAAAAAATAAACCAGTAGAGAGAAATCTCTACTGGTTCTTTATTTAAACTATTCTTTTATTATTTGTAGCAGAAATAGGTTTTATTGATTTTACAATAAACACCATTACCTTGCTTAAATAATGCCTGGAATACAACATTCTCAGGCAGAACAGATCCATTTTTCAATAACTCCATTGCAACTTCTTTATTAGTTTCTGTAGGAGTTTTATAGGCATTTCCATCCCACATGCATGCATATTGTCCTTTAGCAGTAGCAACTTGCTTAATAGTATTCTGCTTAGGGAACCAACTAGAATGAACTCTATTCAAAACGACAGAACCAACATACATTTGTTCCTGCCGAGAACAATTCTGAGACTCACCAACGATTATCATTAGAAGATATTTATAATCTTCTTCTGTCCATCCATAGTAACTATTTTCTTCTTCAATAAATTCAGTAGTACTAGAGGACTCTGTAGATGATGTAGTGACAACCGATTCAGTATGTACTTCAGGTTCTGGTTGAGTCTCAACAGTTACTTCTTCTACCTGCTGTTCTTGTGCCTTCTCAGAACTAGCAACTAGTTCAGCTACAAGATCCATTTCGTATTCTAATTCTGCATCTTCATTCATCGGAAGAATCATTTTTTCTTCTGCAGGTAAAGTAGTATTGATATTTGTAACAACAAGCTGCTTTGACTTTGTAGCGATAGGAGTAACTACATTAGCAGTACGATGATTCATACCAATTCTCAACGGATCTAAGAAATCCATCGGAATATCACTTGTTGTATGTACAAGTCCAATTACAGACCAGATCATCATGAGCCATGTTGTAAGTACGATAATTGTAAAGTTACTTGCAATCACAGCAACATTGATATGCTTCTTTCTTCTTCTGATAGAAGTATTCTGTTTCTGAACTGAGTGACGTGCTTTGTAAGTATTCATTTTAAATCTCCTTATTTTCAACGAGTTTCCTACTGCGGACACGTTGTACTTATAGACATTCCTTCCTTCTTAATTTACTTAAAATATGTAAATTTCATTAAATCATTTTATTTTAATGATTTAATAAAAAATGCATCATCAAAAATAAGGATGCCGAATCTGTTACATCCCTTATACAAATGGTTGTGTTTAATACTATCTATAATTTGATCAACAGTAATAACAGTTTCTACATTTTGATCAATACGAAATTGATCAAAAGCCTTTCTATCAGAAATCAATCTTAAGATTGATTTCTTAGTAAAACGCTTGCGGCATCTCTTGATAGTTACAAAACTGTAACTATCGATAGGAGCAGGCCATTCATCGCTATTACACACAGTTTGTACTATACAAGATCCTTTATATAGCTGTGAATAATGTTTCTTGTAAGTTTTCTTTTTCATTTCTAATACTTCCTTTCTTATAATAATCCCATTCTTCTTGCTTCTTCTACCTCGATAATAACTGAATGTGTAGGATAAGAACCTTTGTTCATAACCCAGATAATGTACTTTTTGTTAGGATCACACATTTTAAGGATATTGAGATCGACACAATCTACAATACTGTCAGATACAGCTTTAAATCTCTTATTACAGATCTTCATTGTATTGATAGCTCGCATGATTCTTTTAGGTTTATAACCTTTCTTTGCAGGAACTCTAGAAATGAAATTATAATGATAATCAACACAAAAACATTTGTTGACTATCTTTACATTTTCATTCAAATAATGGCCTCTGCAAAAACTTTTCATTTTAAACATCCTTTCTGTTTATTTTTGACAAAAGAAATATAATATTCTAATGTCATTTTTATAATATCTTTTTAATTTATCCATTAAATTAAAATATAAAATTTTATGTAACCTGATAATAATTTAGAATAAAGCATGAAAATGCTTTATTTAAATTATATTATAAAATATAAAAAGGAGTAAATTATGGCTGTTGAATTTAATGGTTCGCCTTTTCAGTATAATCCTGCAGTAACTAATGTCAATATCGACAATCAGCTAGCAGGTATTCTGGGGCAGTTTAATGATGACTATATCCTTGATGTAGTAAATGATTCTTTAAAGAATAGATTTAATGCTTATCAATCTGCAAATCCAAATGTTATTTCTGCATATGAAGCTACATTTAGACATCTTACAGATGGTTTCTCATCTAATACAGATGATATTCTAAATACAAGAAATAGAACTTATACAAACATTATCAATGTTATTTGTAATTTCTATAATCTTCAGTTTAATCCTCATGATGATACTGATTATTATTCTGCTGCATATTGGCTTTATGATTTCTTTGTATCTAATTTTACTGAACATCTTAAAACTTTTTATGCAATGCATCTTATTCAAGAAAGGAAGTCTATTAGTGAAGCCTTTAATCTTCCTCAAATGAGAAAAGATAATGATATTGTCTTTGGATATTCTAAGAAGCTATTTAAGAATTCTACTATTGCTGCAATTCATTGCAATATTGATTATATTATTTCTCAGATGGATTCTTTCAATATTAGCCTAGAAACTATCCTATTCACAGTATATAGAAATATTCCTAATCTACCTGCTTATGTGGCAAGTATTGTATCTGATCCTACTGGATATTTCTTTAAAAATTACTATCAGAATTTTGTTTTAAGATCTCCTGATGCTGCTGATATGATTACTTATGTTAAGCTTGCTCTTCAGGAGATTGGTAGAGATATTGAAAATGATTAATAATAAGGAGAATATTTTTATGTCTGAAAACACTATCGACAAGGCCTATGATACTCTAATTAATTCTACTCCTGATACAGCTGCAGAAGCTATCAATGAAGCAAAAGATGCTATTGATAATGCACCTACAAATGTTGTGAATTATCCTACAGAAACTACTCCTCCTAGTAATGTAGAAAGTAAGAAAGTTATGGGAGTATATGATCCTAAGACCGGTAATATTACTCCTACAGAAGATGAAGTAGACGAAGAAACTCAGCAGAAGGTCATTGAAGCTTTGAGTAATGTTTTTGTAGATCCTGCAGAAAAAGCTATTGGCGATCTCGATGCAGATATCAAGAAGTTTTTGAATAGTAAGTTTAAATCTTCTAGTAGCGATACAGATAAGGTTGCTAAGCTTGTAGCTCATCGAATTTTGAATGATAGTGTAGATTATTATTCTGAGATGCCTACAATTATGCAGCAATCTGTTAATAAGATTATGCTAGATGCAAATACTGAGAATGTGCCTAAGAATATGATTAAGCACAGAAATCAGGTTGCTAAGATGATTATTGATGAACTTGTTGAAGAATATAATGCTTCTACTTCTAAAGCTGTTGATCTTGATACAGTTCTTGCAAGTTATGATAAAGAAATTGATAATATCAATAAAGAGATGGGAACTGAGATCGGCAATATGATGCTCGGTTTTGATATTGAACGTAAAAAACAGATTGATATTGCAATTGAAGCTTCTAAGAAAACTGGAAATACAGCAAATGTAGAGAAACTTGAAACGATTAAAGCAAATATTGATAAAGCTTTTGATCTTACTGATTTTAAAGAATTCTGTAAGCATTGTAGAATTAAGCCTATTGAGATTAGGAAGCCTAGTAGGGTCTTTGATAATTTCAATTTTAAGTATGAGCATAATGATATTGTGATTAATGATATCAGATCTTGCCCTGATATCATTATTCGTCATATGAATGAATATACTAGAGATCAGGCAATGTCTGTTTGTCTTGCATTCTGTAAGTATTGTGCAAACATGAATGCTAATGATATTGCAGATCATACTTTCATGTATTATTTCATTCGTAATATTATCGTCATTGATCGTATTAATCCTAGAGGCAAAGGATACGCTACTATTACTGGAAAAGACAAAGAATTCTATGATACTTTTGTTGCAAATATTCGTGAATGCATCAATAATCTACTTGAAAGAAATGTAACATTAAAGTAATAGCTGACCGAAATAACAGTTTCTTTTGCCATGAGAAGTTGTACCTCCAAAAATCTATTTCTCTCAGCTAGTGGGTTTTTGTTGGGTTGTAGTCGTTTGTTTTCATCGTTTGTTTACTCCTTTTAAAAAATGATGCAGTGCCGATAGGATTGCAGGGTCCTATCGGCATTTGCACGTAAACTTTATAATAATTATTTAAAGAAAGGATTGGTTGATGGCCATGCTTCTTGATAGTAAATATACCATTCTTCCTAATCTTAGGTTTTCTCTGACCTACGATACGGGAATGTCTAAGTCTATTATCGTAAAGTCTGGTGATAAAATTGATTGCTCCTATAAACAGAATGGTGTAATTAATTCTATCACTGGTATGGTATCTAAGATTGGTGTTAATTATAATTCCTCTCTAGGTGCTTTTGGTTCTAATGCATATATGCAGGTTGATGGATCTGCAGAATATGCAGGTAAAGTAGTATATATTCAGCCTAGTGATGTGCTTGATATCGATATTATCTCTACTTCTGATACTATTAGCAATCCTGTGTGCAGTGTAGATAATGAAGATCAGCGTATTAGATTGATCAGAGAAAACGAAGCTGGTGTTTTCCAGTATAGTCTTGATGGACTTACTTGGAACGCTGCTACTGGATCTCAGGGTATGTCTGCATATGAATGTGCAGTTGCTATGGGATATCAAGGAACTGAGGCTGAATGGCTAGAGAGTCTTAAGGGTGATAAGGGAGATCCTGGTGAATTTGAAATCTACTGTGTCTTTGATTCTATCGAAGAAGCAGAAAGAAAGAAGAATACTGTTCCTCGAGGAAAGTTTGTTGCTGTTCTAGGAACTCCTTGCGCTACACTATATATCAGAACCAGTGATACCACTACCAGTGTCTGTTCTTGCGGTTGTAGTAAGAATATTGTAATTAATTCTAATACTACTATTACTGGATATCAATATCTTGGTCCTATGACTGTTGGTGCAAAGGGAGATCCAGGTAAGCCTGGTGCAAAGGGAGATCCCGGTGAAGATGGTAAATCTGCATATGAATATGCTGTCGATTATGGATTTACTGGAACAGAAGAAGACTTTGCTAAGCAAATGTGTGATGGTAGCATTAAGGTTACCAATTTCTTCATGGGCCAAAATCCTGACCTTCTGAATACTGTTATTGGACCTATTGATCTAAGAATCTTTGGCTATACAGATATTAAGAGCTTTAGAAGCGTTAAACTGAAGAAAATCGATATTTCTTCTCCTTCTGAGATTGAAGATCAATCTCTGATTTTTGTAGATACTGTTATTCTTCGTGCTGTTCCTACTAAGACAGAGGCTGCTAAACCTAATCTTACTATTAAAGGTAATAAGTTTGTAGCAGACTGCATTATGGAACGTGATGGAGAGATAGGTATTTTCCGTAGAGTTGAGCATATTGATTCCTATAATGGTGAAACTATTCTAGGTGATTGGATCTCTTCTACTGGTGAGCTTGATCTTGGTGCAGAAGTTCAGTTTACTACTCTTGGTGAATTTGAGCCTTTTGATAAGAGAACTCAGAGTCAGTATAAGAAGCTTCACACTTATGATAAGGAAACTGATATTAAGCTTGACGATAAGTATGCTTGGCTATCTATTTCTTATCCTGTAGATATTGCTACCTTTATCAATGGTACAGCATCTACTCAAATTCAAGAATATATTGAAGAGCATGCTGCTGATCTAATTAATCCTGTTGTTGAGAAAGTCGTTAATACGAAGATTAATGTTATTAATCAGGAAATAACTAATATTGATAATCAAATTACAGATATTAATAATTCTCTTGGTGGTAAGCAAGAAAAGCTTCAGGCTGGAGATAATATAACCATTATTGGCAATGTAATTAGTGCATCTGGTGCCGGTGAAACAACAGAAGAAATCACTGTTACTAAGGCATTTGGCGCTCTTGAAGTTGGAACAGTAATTCCTGCAGGAACGTCATTTACAGACTTTCTGAAGATGTCTATTGCTCCTCCTGCACCTCCTGCTAGTAAATTTGTTTATTTTGGAACTCCTGCTGCTGTTCCTACCAATCTCGAAGGTTTTACGAATCAATCTATTGATGACACTGTACTTTTGAATGATGGTGTATTCTTTAGATATACTGCAGATGATAAGTATCTTGCATTTGCATATAAGCAGAGTATTGGTGAACTTCTATCAATTAAAGATCCCAATGGCTTTGAACAAATTGATGGATGGTCAACTACTACATACACAGATCCTGATACCAATATCGATTATTATATTTGGTACACTAATGATACTGTCACAGTTTCTAGATTTAAGGTTACATTCCTATTTACTGATTGATTTTAAGAAAGGAGGAGTAATTTAAATGATTAATGTTATTCAAGGTTTCAAGCTATCTGCTAGAGATCCTATTGATGCACGTCTTTTGATGACAAAGAAAGAAATGCGTGACATCAAAGATAACATGATGCCTGATAAGTATTTTACAATATGCAAAGAAAATGGACTTCTTTATATTTATGATAAAGATAGAACACAAGAAGAAATCGGAGCTACAGATACTGGCAAATTTACACTTGTAAATTCTGCGAAAATTGATGCAATTACTATTGATGGTGAAACTCTTCCTATTGATGAATCGATTGTAGACATTCCTAAAGCTCTTGCCGATAAATATGGTGTTATTAAGCTTGGTACAGGACTTAAGAATGATGATGACGGTACTGTAACAATTGACTTTAATTCTTTTGCAGATGGTACTATTCCTCAGAGTAAGATTAATTTTACCAATGGTGGAATTATTTCTCGTGGATATTTTCATGATGGAAAATTTTATACTTCTACTGATTACAGAGAGTCTATTGTAGGATACGATTATAAACTTTATATAGATATTCCAAGTACTTTTTTATATGAGTATAATACTACTGAGAAAAAATTCGAACAAATTAATAAAGCTCCACTAGCAACTTCTATTATTCCTGGTGTAATGAAACTATATGGAGCTACTGGTGATCAGACTGATGGCACTATGAATCAGAAGTCTATTACTGATGAACTAAATAAAAAATTTACAATTTCTAAAGGAGAAGATGAATCCATTATCTTTAAAGATGGCTTCACTGTTTCTTAAGTTATTGTAATTTTTTATAAAAATCTCATTTATCTACTACAAAAAATATTAAAGGAGATTTACTATTATGGCTGTTATTAATACTACTTATGATAATGCCAACACCCTGAAGAAGATTACAGTTGGTTCTGAAGTCTATTTCGTTAAGGATGCTGACCTTCGTAAGATTGTTGAAGGCTTCCACGATGCTGTCTATAAGGACGTCTCTGTTGAGCTGACTGAAGATGGTGTTGCTCTGCCTACTGAGGGTGCAGTTGCTAAGTATGTTAAGGAGAAGGTTGCATCTCTGGAAGGTGCTATGCACTTCCGTGGTGTTATCACTCGTACTGACGATGCAGATGATCTGACTGCTATTGCTGCTGCTGTTACCGATCCCAAGTCTGGTAACGTTGTTGTTATGAAGGATAACTCTAAGGAGTATATCTATAACGGCACTGCTTGGGAGGAGCTGGGTGACCAGACTAATCACCTGACTGTTGCTACTGCAGCTGCTACTTATGTTGCAAAGACCACTACCATTGCTGGTATTGATCTGCAGGATAATATCACTGCTGAGGAGCTGGAAGCCCCCACTGCTCTGAATCTGAAGGCTCTGTCTCATAAGGATACTGCTGCTGGTACTGTTGAGGTCTTTGATAAGATCGATGACCTGACGGTTGCTAAGTCTGGTGAGTATACTCTGGCAGGTACCACTGTTGCAGTTCCTAAGACTTATTCTGCTATGGATGTTACCGCAGCAGGTACCGTTACTGTAGATCAGACTATTGATGCAGCTGCTACTTATGAGAAGACTTCTGGTGTTACCATCGCTGCTGCTGCTGCTGATGAGTCTCATGCTGCAAACTATACTCCTGCTGGTAAGGTTGCACTGCCTGCTCTGACTGCTAGTGTTGAACTGAAGACCACTGATGTCGCAACTGTTACCGATGTTGGTACTGCTTACTCTATGACTGATGGTAAGGTTGAGAAGGCTGCTGATGCAACTGCATCTTTCGTTCAGAAGGGTGTTAAGTTCAGTGTTAATGCAGAGGATGAGTCTCTAAGCCTGGATTACACTACTGCTGCTTCTGATGCTGCATTCTATGCTGCTGCTGTCACTGCTGCTGGTGCTGTTACCTATACTGCTCCGAAGCTGTCTGGTGCTCTGCCTACCTTCGGTACTTCTGCTGTTGCTGTTGCAACTGGTGCTGTTGCTAAGGCAGCATATAATGGCGAGGCTACGTTTACAGGTACAGGTGCTGTTCTTGGTGCTACTGTTGCTACTGAGACCACTGCTGCTACTGTTACTCAGCCTGTCTTCGCTGCTACCTTTGCTGGTACGAAGAAGTCTGTCACTCCCACTGTTGCTACTACCGAGGATGCTCAGGCTCCGAATGGTACCATCACTGTGGAGACCACCACTGTTACTCCTGTCGTTTCCAAGAAGACTGCTACTGTTACTGTCAAGTAATTTTAACAGTTTTATTTGGATGCCTGCTGCGTAATTAGCTAATATGTACCCTCATCTCTTACGAGGTGAGGGTATTTTATTTATCTAATTAGAAAACAATAAATCGATAATAATAATAATAACGCTTTACAAAACATTTTAGTAAATAATAAAATGCTAGTAGTATAATACTAGCAATATTATTATATGATATAATAATATCAATAGGAGGATATTTATAATGGCTGATATTAAACAGATTAAAGTTGAAGGCGTACCTTATGACATTAACGCTAAGTATATTCAAGATGGCTCTGGAAATGGTAAGACTTGGTCTGATATTACTTCTCTGATTAATGCTGGTGTTCAGCTGGTTATTGACACTGCTCGTAAGGAAGCAGCCGCAGATGGTGGAGTTGGAACGCCTGCTACTACAGCTGCTGCTGGTGCAACATCTACTGATTCTGCTGGTGCTGGTGCTACGTCCACTACTGGTAATGCTGGTGAAATTGCTGCAACAATTACTATTACTGATAATGCAGGTGCACCTTCTGCTACTGGTTCTGCTGGTGCTGGTGCTGCGTCTAATACCGGTTCCGCAGGTGCTGCTACCATTACTTCTAGTTCTACAGGTGCACATACACATAGTGTCACCATTGCTGCTCATAGCCATACTGTAAATGTAGCTACTGCTACTATTACACCGATTACTAGCGTTGGAGATGCTACTGGTTCTGCAGGCGCACATACACATAGTGTCACCATTGCTGCTCATAGCCATACTGTAAATGTAGCTACTGGTTCTACTTCTGTTGTTACTGGTGTCACTGCTACTGGTTCTTCAGGTGGTCATACCCATAGCATTACTCCGTCTACTGGTTCTGCAGCTTCTCCTGCTAGTGTTTCAAATGGAGTTCTGACTCTTGGAACTATGACTGTTGTTACTGGTGTCACTGCTACTGGTAATGCAGGTGCACATACCCATAGCATTACTCCGACAAAGGCAACTGTTACTTACGTTACCGGTGCTACTCTGTCTGCTGCTGGTGCTGCTACTATCAATACTAGCTCTGCAGGTAATCATAGCCATAGTGTTAGCTCTTCTGCACCTACTACTCCTATCACTTACGTTACCGGTGCTACTCTGTCTGCTGCTGGTGCTGCTACTATCAATACTAGCTCTGCAGGTAATCATAGCCATAATGTCACTATTGCTGCTCATAGCCATAGCTACACTGCACCTCAGGCTCATACCCATACTATTACTCCGACCACTAACACCTTCACTTATGATCTGGCTGTTGCTGCCCATAATCATACCTATACCAAGCCGACTGCTCATACTCATACTATTGCACAGCATACTCATAGTGTTTCTGTTAATGGTAATAACTATTGATAATCAATTATCAATATTAAGACTTCTAAATAAAAGTGGGGAAGGAGCTCTCTGCTCCTTCCCTTTATTTTTATATCAGGAGGAAAATATTATGGAGAGGATTCTTTTATTCTACTGTAAAGATAAATTCATTAATATTCCGTATAAGGAGTAATAATATGAAGGTTGTAGCTTTTAAATGCTGTGATTGTGGTGTAGTCACAGAAATTCCTTTTAATAAAGCTATACAAGTAATTCTGAATTCAAGAGGATATGTACAATGTTTATGCATTTGCTGTGGTAAAGAATTAACCAGTAATTTAATTACAGAAGAAGGAGAAATTAAAGATGACAGATAAAAAGATTTGTGTATATGCTATTTGTAAGAATGAGTCTAAATTTATTTCTCAGTGGCTAGATAATATGTCTGAAGCAGACTATATTGTTGTATTGGATACAGGATCTACAGATGGTACATTTGAACTACTTAAAGAAGATCCTAGAGTAACTAGAGTAGAACAAAAAATAATTAATCCTTGGAGATTCGATGTTGCCCGAAATGAATCTATGAAATTAATTCCTAAGGATACAGAAATCTTTGTATGTACAGATTTTGATGAATTATTTGAAACTGGATGGTGTCAAGTTCTTAGAGATAATTGGGAAGATACAGATACAAGATGTCATTATACATATGCATGGTCTCATAATCTAGATGGTGAACCTACAGATGTATTTAAGTATGATAAAATTCATACAAAAGGATATCATTGGAAATTTCCTGTACACGAAGTTCTTGTAAAAGATGATCCTGATTCAGAAGAATTTGTTTTAAATGCTGGAGAATCTATTTATCTTCATCATTTTCCTGATACAAGTAAACCTAGAAGTTCTTATTTTGATTTATTGAAATTAGCAGTTAAAGAAAATCCTACAGAATCTCATGTAAGTTCTCTTCTTGCTAGAGAATACATTTTAAGAAATGACATTAAAAATGCTATTAAACAATATCTTGCTACTCTTAAATATGATGATATTAATACTCCTGAAAAGAATGGTATTAAACTTGATTGTTTTGGACATCTTGGAGATTGCTATTTCATACAAACAGAATATGATGAAGCAATTAAATGGTATAATAAATGGATAGCTATAGATCCTACTTATAGAGAGCCTTATTTTTGCATTGCTGATATTTATATAGCTAAGAAATTGTATTCAGTAGCTATTGGATATATAGATATGGGTATTAAATTTGGTGTACGCAAATTTGATTGGCTTGAAAGATCCGATAATTGGATTGCTAAAGCTGAAGATATGCTTGCTATTTGCTATTATTATATGCAGAATATTGATCTTGCATATGATAATATTGTAGAAGCATATTCTCATAACAAATCTGATAGTAGAATTATTGAAAACTATAAAGCAATTCTATTTGCTAGAGAAACAGGTATTTATTATCCTACAGTATTTTAATTTTATAAAATTCCAGAGATGAAGATAATCATCTCTGGATTTAACTTGTTTATAAATACCTTTTAGGAGGAGAAATAACGATGGCATTAACTTTTAAACATACTGAAATTCCTCCTTTCGCCAGAAGGGAAGAAGATGCTTTATTGTTTAATCAAGATGGATCTTTGGAATATTATATTCCAGAAGATTATTTTGGTTCTGGTAAATCCACATCTGCTACAGTTGAAGGTGCTTATGTCAAGCTAATGGGCTCTTTTAACTACAGAATAATCGCTGCAAATGGATCTCCTGGAAAACTAAAAGCATTTAATTTTCCTACAATGTTTCTTTGCAGACCTGGAAAAATTGAAAAGAGAAAAGATATTCAGTTAGATAATGATCTAGATCCTGATGATTATAGAGTACTTATTTTCTATAAGGATGATCAACTTATTACAAGATGTCATGTTGAACAGGATATTGATAATCTAGCAGAATTGTTTAGACTTCATATTCAAACTGGAAGAATTCCAAATAGTATTCCTTATGATGAATTGTATCTATATCCTTTTGAATGTATGGCATTGAATTCTGGTACATATAAGATTCATGCTCAAGCAATGGGTCTTCTATATTCTAAAATTTGCAGAGATCCTAAAGATATTTCTACTCCTTTTAGACTATCTAAAACTGCAAATGAAAAGATGACCGGTTATACTTCTATTTCTATTAAGGAAGCTTCTAAATATGTTTCTCCGTTTGTCTCTTTGACATCTGAGAATTTGGATGAAGCCATTATGAGTGCTGTTTTGTTGTCTGATGAGGAAAAAACTGGTAAACGTACTCATAAAGAGAGTCCTCTTGAAAGAGTCATTACTATGTAAGATGCCACATTATATAGGCCAGAATTAGTACTTTAAAGCAACATTACAATAATTATATATTTGATTACATAATCAAAATTATAATCCAATTTTAATTTTACTCAACAAGGAGGAAACAGCTATTATGTATGCTGGAATGAAAGTTAACTGGCATGAAGTGCTGATGCCTAAGACATCAGCTGCTTCTAGCGATGATTCGCTGCCGTTGTTTCTATGTGTCTTTTCCTCCGATAAAGGCACAGAGAAAATTACAGAATACACCCAGGAAGACTGGGAAGCAATGTACGGAAGCGATGCAGACTTCTTTAGATATGGTCAGCCTCTGATCCAGGTTCATCGTATTCTGGAAGCTGGTGGTCGTGTCATGGGCAAGCGTATTGTTGCTCCTGATGCTACTCTTGCAAACCTGATTATCACTGCTGAGATTACTTCTGCTCAGGAGAATAAGACTGATGCTGAAGGTAATCCTCTATACATTGATAGTACTGGTAAGGAAACTACTATTGTTACTGATACTCCTGCAACTATTACGTTTGCTAAGATTAAGTATGCTACTTCTACAGTAGAGAATGTCAAGACTTATGATGAAGTAGTTGAGAAGGCAAAGGCTATGAAGACAGATTCTGTCTTCCCGCTATTTGTTATCTGTGATAACGGTCGTGGTAAGTCTATTAAGAAGGTTCGCATTGAGCCTGATTATGCAACTTCTCGTCGTATGACTTACATGATGTATAAGATTGATAGCATTGAAGATACAACTAAGGTTGAATCTCAACGATTTGCTATCTATCCTACTGCAGTTGCTACTGTAAATGGTCAGCGGCGTAATATGCTACTGACGACTCGTACGATGAATCAGCTGGTTGTTAGTGCTACTGATTTTGCTGATGCATTTATTGCAAAGCTTGCAGAAGTTACTGGCTATACTGCTGATGAACTGTATGGTTTCGATCCTCTGTTTGGCTGCACCCTGAAGGGTAAGCAGATGGATACCATTCGTCTGGATGATACAGGAATTGATATCAACAATGAGTATGGTATGAGTCTGATGTCTGGTACCAATGGTAAGTTTGGTGATGCTCCGTTTGCTGGAGAGACTTGCTCTGATGAATGGGCTGATGAGGCTGTTAAGTTCTTTAGTGGTGAATTTAGTAACGAGATCTTTGATCTTGACCAGTACAAGATTGATTTCTGCTTCGATGCAAACTATCCTACCAAGGTTAAGAATGCAATTGTTTCTCTTGCTAACTTCCGTGAGGACTTCTTCTATTTCCGTGATCTAGGTCTGGATATCAATACTCTAGAAGATATTGAGCCTCTTTTTGACATGGGCAGTGGCTGGAATCTAAGCTGCTTCGTTGCAGACTATATGTCTGTGTATGATGTCATTGATAGCTTCTCTCATAAGGAAATTCGTGTAACAATGATGTATGATCTGGCTCCGCTGATTGTTAATCATTATAACACTAATATTGCTGCACCTGTTGCTGGTGAGTTTAATAACTTCATTATCACTGATGCAATTGAGGGAACTCTGAACATCATTCCTCGTGTTACTCCTGACGTTGATCAAAAGCAGATTCTGGATGATCTTCATGTGAACTTTGTCAATCTGACTTCTGATCGTATGCTTGCTGTCCAGTCTACTTATACTTCTCAGGATCATATGGGTCCCCTGTCCTTTATCAACAACGTTCTGGTTACCCAGCGTGTTATTAAGGCTATTCGCCGTTATGTTCCTACTATTCGCTTTATGCTGATGGAGCCTGATGCTACTGATTTTAGTAAGTATAAGGATCTGATTCAGGATAACGTTATTTCCCGTTATGATCAGTTCTTTAAGTCTATCACTCTAGTTTACACTAAGGATGATGTACAGACTGCTAATAAGATCTTCAATGCATCTCTGTATTGCTATTATAGAGATTTCCCGCAGGCTGAGATCTTTGATGTCTTTGCTGTTGAAGGTTCTCCTTCCTCTAATCCCATTCCTGGTGTTACTACCGAATCTTCTAATTCTTAAGAAAGGAGCATCTTAAATTATGGCTAATAAGACTACTGCAGGCAATGGCCTGAATTATATTAAGATGCCTCGTAGTGTCACAGAGTATACTCTGATGAAGGGTGTCACTGACTTCTCTAACCTGAAGCAGTTTGACCTCTATGAGACTGGTTATTCTTTTCTGACTGTTGTTTCTGTTCCTAAGTTCATGACTCTTCTGGCTGCTCAGGATTCTCGTATTAAGAATCTACAAGAAGGTTTTGTTCACATTCTGGAAGGTGAATTCCGTGGCCTGGATGGCATTCCTGATATCACTGCTGATGCTGGTTCTATTAGTAACGGTGTCAATGAGATGCAGGTTATCAATAATGTCAATATGGACACTTCTATTCAGGTTAGTATGTCCTTCTTTGAGCGCTCTGGTGGTCTACTGACTAACTATCTGAATTATTATCTGACTGGTATTAAGGATCCTTATTCTAAGGCTAAGACTTATCATGGTCTGATTGGTAGTTCTGTTACTGATCCGGGTCCTGATTATGAGGTCTTTACTTTCCTGTATTATGTAACTGATAATACTATGCGTTCTATTGAGAAGGCATATCTGCTGTGTAATGCTCAGCCGACTGCTGCTCCGATGAGCCAGATGTATAACTCTACTCATGGTGATATTCAGTTCCAGGAAATTAGTATATCGTTTAACTGCTATCCTATCATGGGTGATACAATTAATCTATATGCTAATATGATGCTGCAGAATGACCTGACTACTGATAAGAAGGATCATATGCTGATTCTTGATTCTAATAACTATAAGTATGATGTTTATAGTTCTAAGGTTGAGAATACTGGATTTGGTCTGGTTGGCGATATTCTGTCTAATAATGGCATTGCTGCCACTGTTAAGTCTAAGACATCTGCTGGTGTTCAGCTGGGTCAGTCTCGCTAAGTTAATTATTGAATCCTCCTTGAATTAATATAAAATCCCGATAGGAGCAATCCTATCGGGATTATTTTTTAATCAGCTAAATCTCCAGGGTTAAGTCCATCCATAGAATGATCGATATTATTATTCATCTTAATAGTATTTCTAATTTCTTCTATATCACTATCAGATAGATAAGAAGGAATGAGTCTACGAATAACCTGTTTCTTAAATGCCTGTTTAGCTTCATCTTCTTCATTAGCCATTTCAATTTCTGTAATAGAATCTGCATATTGCATAGCAGTCTGAAGAAGTTGAGAACCTTGAGTCATACTTAAGAATGCAGGTATAGGTAGATTTACATTAAGATCTACATCTTCATTATATTCAAACTTATAAATCTTAGTAAAGATAGTAGATAGGAATTCTTCCATCTTTGCTTGTCTCTTAAGAACATTACGCAGAAGCTTTGCATTAGTCATTGTATATCTAACAGCGAAGTCCATACTGGTAGAGCTATTAACAATTTCTAGAGGAACATCTGTTGCATTAACAGCAGATTCTTCTAGATTTCCCATTAAATCCTGAGGGAAATCAAATTGTTGACCAGCTTGTGTATCAAATGTAATCGGAGCTTCACCATTAGGACCAACAGGAATAACAAAGTCGTTAAACCTACCAACAATATTAAGAATATTATTGACAGATTCCATTTGACGAATACCAAAGTTGCCTTTCTTAATAGTAGTAACAACATTTAGAAGAGATTGCGCTGTATTAGTATCAAGAGATTGTTTCACATAGTATACTCGACGATCGAATCCTCTAGTAGTCCAACCAAGAACAGAAGTTGTATTAAGCATAATCCATTGTTTAGCAGATACAAGAGAATTCCATAGATCACTAATACCTCTATGAGTAATAGGATCATCATTGAATTTCAAATGATGAATATCATCAGAAGGAATGAAAACAATATCAAGATCTGGAGTATGAGAGAGTTGATTATATTTATCATTAAACTTCAGAAGTAAATACAATTCTCTCTTAAGATCAACATTGGAATTGATAAATGCTGCATCAATATTCTTGGAAACATTAGCAGCCAAAGTTCTCAGAAGCATATCCTTTTGATTGATTTCATCTTCATCATACGTAGAGGATCCACCAATAGGACCATTGCTAAACATGCCAGTGGCTGAATTATAGCCAGTAATATTTTCTGTAGAATTGATATCAATATCTTGCTCAGCATTGTATCTAATATAATAACAACCAAATAGAATATCATCTATATAAATAGGAATAATTCTATCGTGTTTAATATCAGTAAGAACAGCACCATTTAGATTAATCTTATAATCCTTATCTTCATTAGTATCGATCAGTCCATCTGATGCTGCTTTATCATCTTCCCATTCAATGCTATCACCAATAGTATTATCAAATTTAACTTCAGTAGAATTTTTTCCATTCTTTTTCAGATGATCATTAAAAGATTCACCTGTTTCATTAATAATAGAATAAGATTCAGAGAGACCTCTAAATCTTTTATTTACTTTAGCCTTATGAGTTCTAAGATAATATTCATTAGCAATAGCACTTTCAATCAGCATCGATGTGTCAAGATTGACTTTAATACAAATATCTCCATTTTCTGTTGTAGCTGCAACAGCATTTGCCTTGGGTTTCTTAGTACTTTTATCATTTGAATAAATTGTAGATTCATGGTTAAAAGTATTTGCATATCCAGTATTCTTTCTTCGTTTCATAAGCTCAGCAAATGCAGAAGAATAAGGAACACAATAAACGAATTGTTCTCCATATTTAGAAGTATTTTCATACCATTTTTCTGCTCTATTGGAAAGATCATATTTCTTAATCATTTCATCAATATTAGCAGTGATAGCAGCATTCTTAGAAGATGTAGGATTCTCATACTTAGGTCTAACATTAAGAAATTCTTTAGTATAAGAATCAGAACAAAGAACTGCATCTCTTTTAATATCTAGAGCAACCTGTAGCTTAGGCATATATTTACAGATTAGATCAAATTCATTATCAAGTTCAGTGATCCACTTAGTCTTTGCATAAGTGTCCATCAGTGAAGCTTGAATACTAGAATCTTGGAACAATGCAGAGATATCATCTCCAGTTCCTTTACCAAAAGATCTATTAAGCTTAGCAGAAGCAGTATTTGTTTCAGGCTTCATAAGCTTCATAATAATCTTAGAAGTATTGGATAGATTCTGGATATCACTATCTTCCTCAGTAGACTTTTTAATAGCATCATCAAGCTTATCAGAAAGCTGAGATCTAAGGTCATCAGAAGTAGTAGTGGTAGAATATGTAGTTGTATATAGATCACTAACCTGTCGATTTAAAAGATCTAGCGAATCATTAATTTTCTTTTGATTAGCTGTCTTTTTCTCATTAGCCATTTAATATAACCTCCTTACGCTGATTGAATTATATGGATGTTTTGGAAGTAGAAATATTCAAAAAAAAATAAAAGGAGTAGGCGAATGAAACCCACTCCTTTTATTTCTCAAGACAAGGCACAATCAATAATGATCTGCCTACGCTCGTTGAGCGTTGCTTTCACATTATTGAAGTGCCAACCAGTGAACCGGCTGATGCACGAGATAAAAGCATCTCTGTCATCAGTCTGATCCACAGGGATGAGATCACCGGTTCTGCATCCCTGCTCAAAGATGGTCTTACCATCTCTGTCCTCGATGATGAATCTCTCATCATACAATGATTGACCAGCAGAGTTATCTTCGAACCTGTAGATAGCTTTGCCAACGATGAATTGTCCACTAATAGACATGATGTTGTCAATGGATGTACCAGAAGGTTGCCTGTCTCCAACAGAAGGATCAGGATTTTGATCCTCTCCTTCTGCTTCAACGAATACAACCTTGTTATCCGTGAAACGCTTTTCAGCATTCCACGGATAGTCGTTACGGGGCTGAGGCGCGGGAACAACATGCTGATTGTTATTCTTTCTATTTTTCTTCTTAGCCATAATAAAACCTCCTATTGGCTAGTAATTATCCTCTTTCAATTTTATACTATACAAGTGAAATATTGAATTATTAAAAAAAATAAATGGAGAGATAGATTGCTCTATCTCTCCATATTTTAAACTACAAGTATATTAGAGAAGATATCTATTGTCAATTTAAACTTCTTCTTCAATACAGAATATCTAATAGTCTTTACTCTGTAATCTAGAGGATTAAGTATATAATCATAGATTCTCAGAGAAGCAGTATCTCCTTTAGATAAAGGAGTAATTGCTTTACTAGATGGTACTATATATCTAGAAGAACCAGTAGATACATTTATCTTACTAATGCTAGTACTTGCAACTGTTCCTGTAAACCCATCGATATTATAACAATCAGGTTCATAATAAATACACTGAACTTTATTGTCAATTCCATCAAATAGTTCAAATGCTCTTATTAAAGTATCATGTTTTACATTCCATCCAGAGAAATATAAATTAGAAAATATTCTCTGTTCTGGCTTTTTCATAGACATAAAATCATTAATAATAGCTGTAAATTTGAATACATAGATTACAGGAATTCTGATAATTCCATAAAAAGTTTGATCTGCATCCATAATGACTATAGTTCCAGGAAAGTGAACCATATAACCATCAGTTTTTATGAATCCAGAACAACTGTTTATGATAGGCTGTACATAATTACAAAAATCTTCAAAATTATCATTCATCGAAATGCTTCCTTTTCAATAGTTTCTTTTAAATTTCCTTTTACTTCATTGTCAAGTGTTCCATATAAATAAAATCCAGTAGAATTATTTCCATAATTGTTTTCATTAAAGCTAATAGCATCAATCATATTATCTTTAACAAAATAGATTGCTTGTTGATTAAGACCTTCATCATCAATTCCTCTGCCATAAGAAGGATTAAATTTGAAGTATTCTCTAATATCATCCATACAATCATACACATTACCAAGTCTCATCCATCTTCTACAAAATTCAAGGATGTTTCCACTAATCATATTCTCAAGGAATTCACCACCACGAGAATACTTAGCTACATCATCTTTAGAAGAATACATATCAGGATGCTCATTAAGAGAGAAAGGCTTATCAGGATCATTAGGATCTTCAATAATAATTCTACCAATCTGTGTATTAGGAGCAAGATTATTCTCAAGAATAATAGAGGGATAAAGAGAAGAGTACACATGTCTTCACAAAGGTCGTTAATCTTTGCAGTTCTCTTATGAACTTCTCTAGGTGTTACCTAGAAGGTGAGACTATATCACGATCCATTACTTTATAAAAGCATTGGGACCCTTTATACTTCGGTACCACTTGGCCCTAATTCCTTTCGGAATAGTCGTTGAACTCTGAACACATTCAGGTGCTGATTAGACATTACCAATAGACTTTAGGACTATATATTTATCTCTTATTCGATATATAGCTTTTATTTCACCATGGTCCATCTCTTCACTTATTTCTATCTTTCGATTCTATTATTTTTTAATAGCAGAAGAGCCTTAGCCTTTTCCAGCTTTTGCAATAAAGTTTTCATCTCTATATTCCTATAAAGATGCGACTACTAGTTAATCGAAGTCCACTGCGTTATTTACTAATAGAGTAGGTCTACCATTTACATGCATCATTACAATTTCTGCATTATGAGTAGGATCACCAACCATAGCACCAGGGAATTTGGTAGTTGGTTTTTCATTCCATAGATTTTTGTTGTTACCAATAATATATCCATACTCAAAGAATTCTTTACAGAAACGATTTGCAAGATACACTGATTGTCTATGACATTTAGCATAATTAGTATTATTAACTAAACATTTAGTAAACACATATTCTAGATCATTAGTACTAGATTCAATACATTTCTGAACAATAACATCCATTACGTTATAGAAAGAAAATGTCTTAAAATCGATATAAGGAAGCTTACCAAGATCACTAGTAATATGAGAATAGTCTAGTTTCTTAACACCTGCTACGATTTCACCGATTGCATCTAGTTTAAAGCTAGGATATCTACCACGGCCTTTTCTTCTAGATGCAAATTCAATCATTTGATCAAGCCATACAGTATAGCTAGAAACGTTTACATAGTCACCTCGTTCTTCATAATTATTTTTATTACGATCATCAATATAGAACTTTAAAAATCTTAATTCAATTCTAGGATCACAGATAATGTCCAAAGGATCATATCCAAGATTTTCAATTCTATGAATAATATAATTAAGGTCAAATGCCATGTTCCATGCTTCGATAAAGTCAGGAACTGTTTGATTAATTACATTAAAAGCCGCTTGAATAAGATCGATTTCATTATCAAAGAATTCAAGTCGATAAGTCATTTTATCGACTCCAAATTTAACAGCTTTTTTATATCCACCAACTGCATTGATAACAAAATTCTTAAGTTCATCTTGGAATCCAGATTGCCTAGTATATGCCATATATCTTTCAATCAAAGGATTATTTTGATCATTAAGAATAAATTGATATACTATTCCATGTGCATCATCACAATATGCAATTGCATTAATCGGAACTTCACCAGGTTCAGGAAACTGTCCATTGCAATAAGAAGTATCAGTTTCAATATCAATGAATCCTTTAGTCAATTTAAAGACATCATTCTTATATGATAAATTAAATAGAAATTTATAATAGTTTTCAATTTGAATATCAGACATAAAGATTCTAGGATCTGTATGAAGTTTTTTATTTTCTGCAAATTGGTTATTAGCTCTATTATCTTCATATTCTTCTATTCTGTCAGTTACTTCAGCAATAGCCTTCAGAATATCAGCATATTTACAAGTACAAGGAATAACCTTTTCTTTTTCAATAAAGAATCTATTATAATCTACTTCATCTTCAGGATTCTTAACTTTATAAAACGTATATTTTGGTTCCTCGATAATATGGTATTTTTTAGCTCCGGTTACATTGTCTCTATAAAGGATACCAATAAAATCTTTAACATAAGATTTATCATCCAGTTTAGTTCTAGGAGTATATGCTGTATTAATTACTGTGATATTAGAACCTTTAGGATATCCAGGAATTAATAATTCATACTGTTTATTATCAATAATATAAGATCTTCTCTTACGTTCTTCTTGATTGACCATATATATACCTCCATAATCACTTTAGTAATAGTAAGTCAAAGATTTTATAATCTTTAAAATTCTACACTTCATAATAAATAGATTTCTCTATTCTCATTCAAATTTATAATACATGTATAAAGGAGATTTTAATATGGCTATTTCTTTCCCTAGGGTTCCCAATATGGTAGATGAACATCAGAGTTATACCACTGATGGTAAGCCTCAAAATCAGAATTCATCTGTAATTATATCTACTGATTCTGATACTAAAGTTATTCCTAATTTTTCTAGTCTAGTTGATAGCAATGTACCTGTTCCTATTGCTGTAGATCCATCTACTGTGGTTACAGATATTAATGTTTCTTCTAAAAAGAAAAAGTCTAGAAAAAAGAAAGATGATGAAGATGTAGAAGCTGTTAAGATTTCTCCCAGAGAAGAAGTCGAAAACACTGTTTACGCAGATGAATATAGTGATACAAATGCTATGACTAATACTATTATTGCTCAGGCTGATAGTATTATCATGGATTGTGCTCAAGATATTGCTTTCATGAAATCTCAGAGATCTATGAAAGGCAAGTATCATTATATCAATGAAACTCGTGCTGCTATGAACTCTGCACTATCTACTAAGCTTGCTGCTATTAAAGAGCGTAATGCTACAACTAAGGCAATCATTGATAATAACTATCGTCGTTATAAGGATATGCGTGCTCTTGATCATACAGATGATAATAAGGCAATTATGGATGCATATTCTGCATTTATTTCTGCACCTGTTGGAGCACCTGCATATATCTTGCCTAATACAAGTTCTATGACAGGTGGTATTGGAGTTATTAGATCTGATTATCCTCCTCAGATTCAAGCTAGCGTAGATGCAGGAATGAATAACTTTATGAATCATCTAACCCCTGAACAGAATCTAATGCTTAATGATAATAACCCTGATATCGAAGAAGTTATTGTATATGATCAAGCTACAGGAGCTAAGTATTTCCAGTGGATGAATACTAAAACTGGTGAGGCTATTCCTAATATGCCTATCACATCTAATCTAATTCTTGAAGATTATACTATTGATCCTCGTACGCATCTTGCTAAAAATACTAATCTTAATTCTATCAAGAAGGTTGTTGTTATTAACAACGGAGAATTTAACAATTTTTAAAAAAAATAAATGGGAGAGACTTATTGTCTCTCCCACTTTTTATTTGCCATATCCCATTGTCAGGATCTGATGAATAATATCATCATAATGGGAAGTACCAGCAACTTTAAGCATACGGATTGATTCTTCGACATTGATCATAGTTGTCACATCGAAGATTGTATCTCCAAGAACCATAACAACCTTCTCACAATATATTTCGTCAAAGAACTCGCATCCGTATACAAATAGTGTATGGAAGCATTGAGCTACTAAAGAATTTGATGCATCCCAATACATGATATCTTTATTCTCAATATATTTATTGGAAATAAGATAATCTGTAAGGTTCATCAAATATCTTGGCCATAACTCTTTAATCCTGAGAATTTTTAGAGTTGTATTCTTAGGATGAATCCCGTACAACTCTTGTTTGAAATCAATCAGAGTTGAATCTGGAATTCCTTTCCAAACAACAACGCACACGAATATTGGTTCATCTCGTTCAGCTGTTTTTGAAATTACAGAATTGATAGGAAAGTTTACTGTTCCGTTATCATCCTCAGGAGCATATTTGAATAACTCTGGAGCGGTACTCAAATATGCAAAGTATCTTTTCATTTCACTTCCTCCTTTTCAATAAGTAATTCAATAGCCTTATGACCAATACCAAACGGCATGATACTATCATGACGAACAAATTTGATGATATAATCATCAGGACCTTTTTCACCTCTGTATTTGATATCGAATACAGAACCAGGTTTTACCTCTGGATAATAGCAGAAGTAAGAATTGTTAATGCTGTCACGATGAATGCTAAAGTTATGATTATAAAAGAAATTATAATCACCAAACTTGCCTTCACCGTACCGATTAAAACGAATTCGCATTTTTAGAAACCTCCAAAAAATTATATTCCGGAATGAAATATTTCATTCACTCTCATATTTATTATATCTATCTAAATTGAATTAAATAAAAATATTCCGAGAGGTTATAATAACCTCTCGGAATTTATCTATTATTGCTCTATTCTGATACCTGTATGAGAACAGATAATTCTAGTAGTTGATTGCGTATCAAACTCCATGTTATGTGAACAAATAATACATTGTTCACTTCCCATGAAATCTAGAATAGTATTTAGAACATTAATAAACATAATTCTATTCTGTTGATCAAGACCACCATCGATTTCATCAAATCTAGGAATGTTATAGGTAGTGCTACTCTTCATCATTGCTACACAAGAGAATACAAGTCCAATCATACACTTCTGTGCAGTAGATCCAGCTGCAATATCAGGAACTATGATTCCATTAGGACCAATGAAAGGAATAGAGAATTGCTTTTCATTGATGACAGGAACCTCAAGTCTGATAGTACCATTAAACATATATCCTAGCATCTTGTTACAATCAATAATAATCTCATTCATATATCTCTTGATATACTCTGATTGAATACCATATCCATTACCAGGATTACATGCATTTCTAATGAAAGAAATCTTCTCAAATTTACTACTAGCATCTGCATATTCTGCTTGATAGTCTATAATACTAGCAAGGCAAAAATTAATCTTATTAATAGATTCATTGATAGGATTCAGATTTTCTTCAATCAAAGAAATATCATTCTTAATAGCATTGAGAGAATCTACTTTCTCTTTAACAAGTTTAATTTTATCTTTAACAGAATCAAATTCTTGTTTAAGAGAATCTTTGCTATCAAGCATTTCTGATTTTCTCTTCATAAGATCTAGAACAGAATCTACAACAGTTCTATTATTTTTAAATTCTTCCAATAGGGATGCAAAGAATGTTACCTTTGTATTTAGATCTTTTAATTTATCTTCTCTTTCTTTATTCTCCTTTTCACATTTATTGATAGATCTTTGAAGTCTATCAATCATATCTTTATTATTCTTATAAACTTTATAATCAGCTTCCATAGATTTAAGCTGATTAAGCAATCCTTTCAGAATAATATAGATATTAGCTTTTTCAATAAGATCACTAACTATAGAAAATTCTTCAAATCTATTATGATTTATAATCATATCATAAATCATATTAGTAGTAAAGATCTCCTTAATAGAAGGAATCTTATTAATCGTAGACTTCTTGCTTTTAATCTGAGTCATTGCCTCATCTATAAGCTGAATAATTTGCAGCATCTGATTAAATGTATGATTATCAGATTCATCAGAAGCATTCTCAGATTTTAGAACTAATATCTGACCTACAATATCATCTATCTTTTCTTGAGTTACAGTATCCTTCTTAGCAACATATTTCGCAATATAAGGACAAGTGTCGATAGTACAATCAGTAGGTCTATTTTTAATCATCTGGTTGACTTCTTCTAGGTCAGACTTCATTACTGCAACTTTGTCAGTAAGTCTGCCGATAGTAATAGTGCGATTATTAATGCTAGTTTGTGTTTGCTGAATTCTACTCTGTAAAGTAGCCACAGACCTATTACTGAATTTAGAATAGAACTCGATACTAGAAATAAACGTATCCTCTGATCCAATTTCTTCAGCCACCTTTATATTAGAAACTAGTAAATCCAATCCTTGTTTTAATTCAGTAAGATCTTCTACAGATACTTTATCTAGAATAGCGGCATCATCATTTGTAATATATCCACTATAAGAATCAACTTGAGACTGAATTTGTTTAATAGATTCTGCTAGGTTATCTTGAATTAAATTGGCTTTAAGAGCTTCCATTGTATTTCTATCATGGTCTATGGTATTAGAAGCAGCTTCATTTAGAGCCATTAAAACAGATATAGAAGATTTATTATCCTCAATAGATTTAGTATAGAATGCAATTCTATTATCCAAATCATTGCCTAAAGAAGTTATACTTTCAATAGTTTGATTTTCAGGAGATATCTTAAGTTTAGTGTATTCTTGTATTAAGATTGTATCAATTTGCTTTAATTCAGAAACAATAGATCCTAATCTATCCGAAATAGAAGTGTATAGATCTTGCATATGATTATCAGGATCTATAATTCTTACTGTAGTTTCTGCTTCAGCAAGTTGTTTAATTAATTCATCTCGTCTTTCATTATAAGATTTCTTTTGAGATTCAAGTTGAGAAAGTTTCATCCTCAATTCATTCTCGTTACCAAATTCACTAAGTTTGGTATTAAGAGTATTCATATAAGACTTAAGAGAATTGGCTTTCTTAGAAATAGTTTTAAAGATATTATTATAGGTATCAAGAGACCCTATATACATTGCCATATATCTTCTTCTATCAGAAGGATTCATATCAACAATACCTCTGTTCTCAGAAGATATAGAAGATAGATCCAAATAGATAGGATCAATATTTAGCATTGCATCTCTAATTTCTTTAAACGAAGAAATATTTCCATTCGGATTAAGCTCTTCTCCATTCTTAGAAATATATGCTTTATTCAACCTATGAGTTTTACCACCATCAACAGTAGACAAGATAAGAATCTTATAATAATCTTGAGTACCATTAGGATTAGTAGATACATAATGAATCTCTTTTTCTGCAGGATATTCAATGATTTGTCTATTTCCATTATCAATGAATACATCTGTTCTATAAGAATCATTAGAATCTACTTCAGGTGTCATTGCACCAATAATGGTAGATTTAGAACAACCATTCTCGCCTTGAATAAGAACAATACGATTTCTGAACTGTGAGAAGTCTATTACGATTTCATCGAGTCCCATACCATTTAAGACTTTGATATATCCTTTTAATCTAAAATATACAATCTTCATTCTGCTTTTTCACCTTCTATATTTGATAAATCTAAATCAGGAAATTCTACAGTTTCTGAATCTTGGAACTGACTGAAGATTTGAGGATGATCAAGAACATTCTTATCAATTTTCTTCATATCTTGTATCATCCGATTTAATTCTTCTTCAGAAATATTAAAACAATCAATACTCATTGTATATACACTCCTTTATTCTGAGGTTTCAAAATTATTAAAAATAAAAATGGGAGGGTATATTTCAACCCTCCCATCTTAATATTAGAAGTGTGTTACTTCGAAGACTCTAGTATGTTCACCTTCATCATCTATCTGATCGACAGTATAATTGGTATCACCGATATGAGTCTTATACTTAGCTTTGATCTTCTTATCGACACAATCGATTGCACGATCTGCACTGAATGCATCAATGCTATAATCGTGCTTAGGAATCTTATGCTCGATAGAATGTACCGTAATTACAAAATGCTTTTTACCCATGAATTTTTATCTCCTTATGTTTTATATTAGTCTTCTTCCTTGAACCAATCAGCCAAGTTAAAAACAATATGAGAAACACTATTGCCATTAATGTTAATTTTATTATTTCCTACATAATTAATGCTGAGATCATAATTTGCAATGGCAGGATATTCTTCATAGCTACTCTTGATGCTATTGACAATCTTAGCAATACGATCAACAATATCGGGTTTAATAACTTCAACCTCAATATGGTCAATAGCTTGCCAATCAATAGCAATGTTCGGGATATGATCATCAAGCTGATTAGGATCAATATTGATAATTGTGTTATACGTGTCATTGGGTTTAGCATCACAATTGACAATAATAGCACTGTCAATGTAATTGCTATTACCAACTAACTGCTGATGAATATATGTTGCTATGTACATATTAACATCAGAAGTTTCAAATGCAGGGTAAATGGTAATTTCGACGATCATGATAGTCTCTCCTTAAAATGAATATTTGAGAATAGATCTTTTCTATTCTATCATAAATATAATATCTGTCTGAAATTAAAAATAAAAGGTAGGTAGAGATACCGCCTCTACCTACCTTGTGCACTGAGGAGTCTATTTCAGAAAACCATGAACAAGAAAACACTAAAGATCAAGATGAAATAGAAATTCGTATGGCGTGATCCCGAGAGTTTAAGGAGAAAAATGTCAGACACAATCCAAGAGAGTAGAGTTACCAAATATATTAGGCAAGAGTAATGCTGAACAGATTACTGTATCCCTGATATAAGGAGGTTATTATGAAAATGTATGGAACTAAATGTGAGCATAGCAGCAAAGAAACTGTACATGCTTTGCTTTTTAGGTTTAGCACTTTCTCCTCAATGCATTATAATAAAGTGATATAGTTTAAATTTCAATTCCTCCTTGAATAATTTTAGAAACTCGTTCTCTAATATCTGTACCAAAATTATTAATGAAATTATTTACTCTTTCATCATAAAGTGGTTTATATGTTAGAGGACTGTTCATAGGATGATATCCAGGACATCTATAGTGACATCTTAAGCAAATCATTCTAATAAATACTCTTTTATTTTCGATAGTATTATATTCAGGAACTAATTTACTAGACCCACAATATGGACAGGTGTCATCATTATAAATGATAGCCATCTTATATCCTCTAGGAAATTGATTAAATCCAGAAGTAGAAGTTAAAGTATTATTTTCCATAATAAAAAATAAAGTATGGTAGGAGAAGTCCTACCATACTTTTGTTTAGAAGTGATTATTTTTTACGGTTAACACCATTAATGAAATCTCTGAGAATGCTACCAGAAACGATACCATCTCTAATATCATTAGTGCCACCATTACCATGACGATTGATAACATCAATACATCCAGTACGAATGTCATCAGGCATTTCTGTAGCAGAAAAAATCTCAAGCATATCTTCAGGAGGAACTTGATTATCATCACGGTCGTAATTCTTAAACCACGACTTGATATTGGTCCAGGTGCAAAGAACTGCACTAAGCATCATCTCAATATCATAAGAATGAACAGTAACCACCTTAGATTGGCAGTATTTTAGAATACCAGAATTTGCATCGAATTCCATATTAAGATCAGTATCAAGAATTTTGCAATACATCTTCATGATGATATCACATACCTTATCAAAATCTGCTTCACTCTCGAATACATAATATGGAACAGCGATCAACGTAGCATTTACAAGCTCATTGTCACCTGACTTATTGATGGAAACAAACTTATCGACGTAAGCTTCTTTCAGATTCTTAACGGAGATAACATATACAGGATTAGATTTATCTCCATTGTTGGCAAAGATACCTTTATCGATCGTAAGTTCTTTCCATTCATCAATATTAGGAACCGATCTAGAAGCAATGTCTACAGAATTATAGATAGAATCCATAATCTTAGGCATAGTTCTTGCTTTACCGTCACCAAAATACTCTTTTGCAAGGTAATTAAGCTGACTGCAAACAGAAGTCATTACTTCGAGAATGTGTGCCATGAGTAACCTCCTTATATAGTCGTGGGTAATGTGTAAACGAATTGTGATCTGTATCCAGAAGCAACTACTTTACAATCTGGATATCTATTAGCAGATTTAGAAGAAATTTCTGTAAAGATTTTCTTTCGTCCATTGACAATTACTGTACCAGGAGTAAAGATTCTTGACATCCGTCTTTCGATATCAGATCGTTCAGCAGATTGCTGTTCAGAATACAGAAAATAAACAAAAGTATCTTTTGTCTTGTCGATATTAGCTCCCATATGAAAACCTCCTTCCTCAGTCTAAATTTTATTTATTAGTCTGCAGAAGGAGGAATTTCTACATCTGTGGTAATATCTCCGACTTCATCGTCATCTCCTTTAGATACTGTGATTTCAGACAATTTGACTCCTCGAGTATAATCCTTTTTACCATCGATATCGATGATAGCAGGAATTAATCTGTGATAGGATTCAATGGTTTCTCTTACCATATCTTCTTTCACATAATCATATGATAGACCACAACGTTTCTTAAGATCAATAGCTTGCTGCATTCCATAAAGAGATCTAAGTTCACTCATAATCTCAAGATAGAATTGCTTCCACCCATTAGGTTCCTTATAATCAGTAAAGGATCCATTATTGATCTTAGCCATAGGACAGATCAAACCAGACAAACCAGGATCAGAAGAAGATGATGCATCTAGATCAACACGACCAAGTTGACTAGGATGAACGAAACGATATACGATGGGAACTGCAGTACCAGAACCTTGATCACCAAGGCCAGAGATTCCCTTATAGGTATAAGAGATTGCAAGCTCTGCATCATTATCATTGACCAGATCAACATAGTCAACAAGGTTAGCAGCATTAATGTTTTTCAGGATATAATTAGGAGGAGTATCCAGAACTCTAACTACATCTTTGAAAGTAACATTTTTACCCTTATCAGAAATGCGATAAAGGCCACGAGAAATCTTCATTGCATAAATAACAGGAAGATACTCGTCTGCTTGTCTAGGATGCTTGGTAGAAATATCCATATTATCTCTAGCTTTGAGGAAAGAGAATTCTCTCATCATCCATCTCAGAATACAATAAGAGTCTTCTTTATCTTCAGGAGGAAGTTTAATAGACTGCTTAGTTCTGATATCATAGATAGATTCGAAAGAATCCAAAACAGGAATACCTTTATCCAAAGTAGCAGACTGAAAATCTGCACCAAGCATTCTATTCCAATATCTCGGATCATAAATATCATCGAAATTCTCAAGCTTTTTTACAGACTTAAGAATAGTATAAACAAAAGACTGAGTAACATTATCTTTATCAAACAATCTCTTGATTACAGATACAATGATCTTATGATGAGGATCAGTAAAGTTATAGAATATATTGGGGTCCATAGGAGATGCATCACCTTTAGATGTATAAATACCATTAAGTTCAAGCATCTCTTCTGCGCCATACAATCCATATCTTCCGAGAATAAACTTAATAGAATCAGTTTTCTTATTGAAGATATACGAAGTAAATAAGACACATCTATGAACTGTACCATCTACAATGTCCATAATATCATAAGATTCTTTATATACCTTAATGGGCATAAATTGAGTCTTTAGTGTGATACTCTGGACTTTACTATTGGAAGTAGAATTATTATAGGTACTACCATCAACAATCTGAAAGATAGGATTATAATAGTTACCAAGGATTCTGAAATAATACTTATTCACATAAATAGGTAAGATAATCAGAACTTCCAATTCACCTTCAGATTTTTCCAACTCACCAGTCTTAGGATCAATTCTGATTTTACTTTCAGGGATATTAAGCTTAATATAGTATCTTACTTTAAGAAGCATAATATCTGAATCTCTAAGAGTGATATAATCATATTCATTGCTGACTTTTTTACCGTTCTTAGTCTTCATTGAATAATAATTATAAAGAATCTTCTGAATCTCTTCATAATCCTTAATAACTTCAAATCCAATAACTTTGATGATGAAATACTTATCTCGTTCACAAGACAGAATAACCTGTTTCATTCCTTCGATGATATCATCATCATTTCTGGTAAACCAGAAATCATTAAATTTCTCTCTATGCTGGTCATTAAACTTATAGAGAAATTGATCGATATCTGGCTTCTGTTCAGGAGCATGCATCATTGCATCCATACCATTAGACATATATGGATTGATGTTTTGAGGAGTCTGTAGATTTCCATACTGTATATTGTATTGAGAAAAGTCCATTATATCACTCCTTATCGTCGTTGTTTCCTGTGAGAATTACAGTGATAGGCTTATCCATAGGATTTGCTACATCGTTACTTGAGTTTCTTAAAGTAAGTTCAACTTCAATATCAAGTTTTTTACTCATAGCAATTAGCTTATTCATTGTAATAGAACTGGTTTTAAGAATACGTTTATCGTTAAGATAATTATCACCAAAACGAGGAGCATATCTATTGATGTCCATATGCTTAGAAGCAATTGCTTGTTTGAATGCTCTCATTTCAGGACTATCATCTTGATTCAATGGAGGTGTGAAGATAGAATCAGCATCTGTAAGAACATTAGTTTCCATATCACGGATCTGTTTATTCTTATCCAGAAACTGTGAAATATTATTGACATCACTGAAGTCAACCATATTTACACTATCAGATCTATACTGAGAAGCTTCCTGTTCACTTGGATATTTGATAAAATAGATACATCCATCTGGATAGATACCAGGTTTATCATCGGTTTTTCCTCTGAATGGAAGAACGTAACCTACACCATTTTTATCAGAAACTTCAACAGCAGTAGAAGAGATTAAACTAGGATTAGTATAAGTTTCATACTCAGATCTGTACTTATCTTCAGAGACAACGTCCATAATTTTCCCATCAATAGTAGCAGTTTTAAGATCCATAATTTCAATATCTCCCAAAAATAATATAAGATAGCAGGCTGGGGATTCCCTCCCCAGCCCACTATCTTATTTTTTACTTAGATTATCTTACTTTATAGATTATGCTGCATCCTGAATAGCACTATCATCCTTGATCAGAACCTTCATCTGACCATCAGGGATAATACCAATATTGATTTCACCATTCTCATCAACTGCAGCATCTGCACGGAAAACACCATCCTGAATCAGAGTAACAGGTTCCTCAGCAGTTACATTCTCCTTCAGCCACTTGATGATGAATTCTACCATCTCCACCATCATGGTAATGCAAACATCAGGACCTGCAAACTTCAGGTTATACAGATTAATACCAGCAGTGGTGAAGAACTGAACGATCATTGCATTGTTAGAAACATCGCAGCAATCGCAATCCTTGATGTTATCTTCATCAGTAGTCCAAGTATAAGACCACTGACCTGCTGCAGGATTGGTGGGATCATCATTGTTAGGAATGTAGCATACCTTTGCAGCTGCCAGGAAACGTCCATCAACTGCACGGAAAACCAGAGCCTTAGGAGTAACAGTATTCTTAACTGCTGCCAGATACATAGAAGCACCATGGAACAGGATGGTGGGAATTCTCCAAACATGAGAGGGTCCAATCAGATAGTGCTGGGCAGACAGGCACTTGCTATAATCTTCAGAAATGCTGGTTTCCTTAAACTTCTTTTCCATAGTAATAAATCTCCTTTTAATAATTGATAATATTTTACAGTAAGTTTTACTCACTGTACTTTAGTGTTGTAATACGGATAAGTTTTAACTTCTACGGCCCATTTTTCATTAAAATATTCTCCTTTAGAAATATTAAAATCCTTCTATTGGATCATTATTATAATATCTTGCTAATTCTATTTTTAGTATTCAATATTACTATCAGAAAGATCAGCTGTATTCATAAATTTTGCCATCAGAATCTTTCTATCTTCTTCAGTAAAAGAAGGAAGAACGAGTTCGCATTTCTTATCCTCACTAGAGAAAGTCTGACCGATAATATGAATAATAGGCTTATTGATAGAAGATTCTGAATATACATCAAATTCAATAAGATAATATTCATCTTCATCAATATATTCATCTTCTACGATAAGATAATGATGAGAAATGAATACATTTTTATTATTGATATTTTTGTGGCATTCTTCATATTCATCGAAGTATGAGCTATACATATAATCGAATAGATCATTGATAAAGGTACATACTTCATCGTAGATGATTTTAGTATTGTTCATGACGATAGTCTTTTCTGGATCTTCATCATCAAACATAGTATCAAAATATTTGTGAACAGATTCATCGCAAATCTTTTCCTCATCTTCACTCTTTACGAGTGTATAAGGACTTTTAATAGTGATCAATCCAATAACAGAATTAAGCTTCTTATTGATATTATCACTACTATCGATACCACAATTTCTCAGAATAGCTTCAATGAGTTGCATGATCATGCTTGTCGAAACATCAACACCTTCAGATTTCAGACATTCCTTAAGTTCATTTACTTCATTCTTAAGATTAAAAATTTTACGAATCTCAGTAGAATCAGATACGATACCAGAATCTTCAATAAATTTGTACGACATAATAATTCTCCTTATTTCATATATTTGTCAAGATTGGCTACGAAATCATCTTTCGGAACTATCATAACACCAAAGCGTTCTGCTTTACGAGTCTTAGTAGTATTAATACTAGTATTAGGAACAAGTAAAGCATAACAATCTTTATTTACTGGAGCATCTTGATCTGCATCAAAACCAAGAGACTTAAGATACACTTCAAGTTCTTTATCTCTAAATCCAGTAAATCTAATCTTCTTACCTTCGATTCTCTTATACTTAGTGATATTACCATGAGTAAACATATATTCAAGATCATCTTTAAAATAATCCCATTCTCTACCAATAGTATTAGCAGTAGTAGGACCGATTCCTTTTATGCTTGACATATGTTCTATTACTCTCTTACGATAAAATCCAGAAGGATCGAGCATATTAAACATGTCTCTAATCTTCTGATAATTTAATTCAGGAAGAATTAGTTCCCATGTTTTTGTAGAGATGCTAGTAAATCCAATTGATCCAAGTAATACAGAATCCATAAGTGGTTGAGTAAGAAGATTCATGCATTGAGAATGGATATTATCAGATTCAATAGGACCAAATCCTTTGCTCTGAAGATTCTGTAACCAATTAGTTCCAGTAGTAATCTCTAAGAGTTCTTTCAGATGATAGGCACCAATTTGGTTGATAGTTGCTTCACCAAATCCAATAAGACCAAGTTTAGCACACATATTAACCATTCTTGCAAGCTGTCTACCACCACAGTCAGGATTAATACATTTAGCAGATCTTCCAGAATCAGATACTTGGACTGGACCTCCACATATTGGACAGATATTGGGAAATACTTCAAGAGGAGATACCTTCTCATTATCAATATTCCAATCATTGATCGGCTTAGATACATATGGCATGACATCGTTTACATATTCGACATCAATCATGTCACCCTTATGCAGTTGAAGTTCATTAAATCTTGCAAGAGACTGTCCAGAAGATTTAGGATGAATAGTACCATAAAATTCTACTGGATCATAATGAATCATAGGTGTAATACTACCATCTTGACCTACTGTATAGGAATATCCCCTAAAGATAGTCTGTTTTCTCAGAGGATTAAACTTAACAGCCATACTATATTTGTTGATATAATTTTCTCTTCCAAGCTTTTGACGAATTGCTTCATCTCTATAAGAAAATACAATACCATCATACATGAAAGGAATTCTACTTCTCAACATCTCTGCATTTTTTGTAAAGATATTAATCCATACAAGATTCTCAATATAAGTTCCACTTGCCATTGCCCATCTAAGAGGACATCCTTTAGAAACAAAATTATCATTAAGATATTTAATCTCTTGAAGTCTGTCAGAATGACAAGTTGTATGATATACTTCACTCTCAACTGCTAGAGGAACTAGAGTGATAAAATCTCTAAATTTCCATGCATCTCCAGAAGCAAATAGACCTACAATTGCAGATCTACAGTTCTTATATTCATATCCTTTAGCAGCATTGAAATAAGGAAGATCATATTGAGTAATGATCGCTTCAAACTTAACACCTATCATAGGAGTATTCTTTTCTCTATGAGGGAACTTATATCCTTTAAGAATAGGAGTTAAATCTGCTGCTCTGCCAACTCCAGTATCACCACGAGATCTTGCAGATATTACTTCATCAGTACAATCAGCTTCAACAGAAATTCCATCATATTTTAATTCAAGAATAATATCAAATTTCTGATTGGGTTGAATAATACCTCTAAGAAGATGATCTTGGAAAAAGTCTCTTTCAACTGTTTTCACATTAGAGTCATCCAATACACCACGTTCTGCAGCATCTTTATCTAGAACAAATTTACACTTATCAAGAGTGCCAACAAGTTCAGGATGATTATGCTGAGTATCATGATAACGTTTGGTAATATAATCTGCACTAATAGGAACAGATTTGTTCTCAAAATCTCTACGATCAATAAACTTAGTATCTGGGATTACTAGATCATTTAAGAAGAAATATTCTTTATCATCAACAGGTTCTTCAAAAGTAATAGCAGGAATCATTTGCTGCTCTGCATATACTTTATTATTTCCATTAGATGATTTGAAATTAATAACCTCTGCACCTACTTGAAAATTAGGATCATAAATCTTATATTTTTCAAGAAGAAGATCATAGAATCCATCTTCGATCGGAAGAAGCTCTTTATCAGTATCATTATAAGTGATATTACAGATAGTAATAATACCTTTAAGATCTTCAATATCTTCAGATGTGAGTTGAGGCTTATTATATAACGTCATAGCTACGTCATTTAAATATCCTTTATACTCATATGCAGAAGTCATATTACCATTTCGAAGTCCATTAAGAACATTCTGAATTGCGATATTCATTTAGTTTCTCCTTTCTAGTTTGTATTTCGAAGTTAAAATAATATTAATATTGTATCCTCCTTCATAATTATAATATCTTACCAGATTGATTTTTAAAAATAAAAGGATAGGAGATTTCTCTCCTATCCAGTATTTTTATTGTTCTTCTACTTCATCAGGAATCTGAGGCTGATGATCTTCCAATTTAGATTCACCAAAAGAAATAGCTTCAATAGTGAATCCAAGATGCTTAGAAATTTCCTTGATCTCATCAATGGTTTTATACCAATGATCGAAGTCATATCCAGGTTCCATGAATTCAATAGCAGGTGTCATACCATCTTCATTACCAAGGAATTCAATAGCATTCATTCCGAAGGGATATTGATTCTTAATTCTCTTCTTGGAGAATGTAATCTTATATCCCATAATCTTTAAGCGAGCATTTAGAATTTCAGCAGATCTATTCTTCGATTTAGTATCGATTTTAACATCGACATTATACGGATCTGTAATAGCAATCTGCTCAACCAAACGTCTTGCATGAGGAGACAGAGAATGCAACAGAAGATTGATAACAACGTATTCTGTTCCCATATGGTCTAGATCACCAGATTCCATCTGACCTAGCTTAATAGGAGTATTAGAGTTAGGTTCTCTATAATTCTTAGAAGCTTTACTCTTTGCATTCTCATTCTTAAGATTAGTAGAAGACAAACTAGCAGCAGAGAATTTTTCTTCAGCAAACTGTTTCAACCGAATTATATACTGAGGAGCAGCAATCATAGGTCTTCTAGTATATACGAATCTAACATTTCCTCTAGAGTCTCTAATAGGAACTTGTACTTTTTGTTCATCGATCCACGGAAACGCTTGTTTCAGTGTTATAAGTTTATCGATGTTCATTGTTTCAGATATGGGTTTATTAGAAACATTAATACAAGTCTTATTGAGAATACTTTCAAGGAAATACTCTTGATTGCGATAATCAAGAGAATCAATATATGCTTTGATATCTTGATACTGCTCAGGAGATTGAATCTCATAAAACTTAAGAATCATATTAAAAGAATCTTGAAGACTCATATCTCCTTTCCTAATTCTATCAAGAATATTCATAGAAATATAATTGATTTCATGTTCAAAGATCTGACCAGCATTCTCTCTATTATACATAGTAGAAGAATTCTTAATCATATCAATAGGCTGACCATTACACATCTTAGGCATTAATTCAGTATCAACGATCTTAGATACAACGCCTTTTCCGCCGTATCTATCAGAGACTTTATCGCCAATATCAAGAATACGATTTTCCATAACAACGAATTCAATCGTAATGTTGCTAAATTGTTTCTTATCGATAAATTTCTTACCTTCAAGTTCAGATTTAGCATTATAGAACATCTTGTTCAATTGATAGCTCAAATGATATCCTTGAGTTGCATAAGAACCAACGACATTTACTATATCCTGATTCATTCTCTGACGATCAGCGTAATACGAATAAAACTGCTGATTATATGCATTAGTCTTGATATATTCAGGGTTATTACAATAGATATTGATATCAATGACTTTACCTTTAATAGTAATCTTGTCATCAGACATCATGATTTCTTGTAATCTCTTGACAGACTGAGTATAGATTGCTTCCTCTTTCTTATCTCGTCTATATGCCATAAGGATACCATCTTTGATATCTTCACCGATATCAGGAAATACCTTATACATATTATCATTACCATAGATATTCAGAGGAATATCGTTTTCATTGATAATAATTTTAACAGTACGAAGAAGAGGAGCAGACATCAATTCGCTACATCTTTTAGAAATAAGAACAGAGTCTTCCATATTAATGTCCAATGCCATATATGCAACATTAATATTTTTACCACTTGTTCTATTACCATATCTGTCAAAGCCTGTAGATCTTCTAATAATATCTCCTTTATGGATAATAGTACCAGGCGCGCTCATACTATCCATAATAGAATTATTATGAAGATATCCATAAACTTCTGTTACGTATTTATAAGAAATACGTTCAACTACTGTAATCTCATTCTTATTAATACTTCTAAGAATAAGATAATAGTGGTGATCAGGAGCATAAGAAAATTTAGGAATCTTGGCGATGACTTCATAGTCATCGTCCATTCGAATAATAGACGAAGATTGTTCACCGAATCTGTTTTCATATCCGGTTGCTACATAAGGAATCTCACCTTGAGTAAGAACAAGTGAATGAGATTGATGAGTATTACCCATAATCTTACGACCACCACTGTTAGTCGCATTATTGGGTATATTTAGACCTTTACCGAGCATCTGCTCTTTAGAGGTCAAATAACTCATCGAATCCCTTACTTGGTCTACAAAGTTACTTGCCATTTGTTTATCTCCTTTTCATTATAAAGTCATAACCAGTAACAATTAGTTGGACTGTAGTCTTCTGTAGGGTGTTTCTTAGCAAGTCTACATCCTTGCTTATAAGAGATGTGCATGTCATTATAAAAATTTAATAGCCCATTTGGGTTATCTCGCGACCATCATTCACAGATCTCTTCAGGATGTCTACTTACCATATGATAATATACACAAGCTTCTCTTGTTTTAGATAATCCATGAGTTCTAGTTTTATCTCCAGCATGTTTCTTAATTTCTCTAAACACACATCCACAGGAAGTTGTATGTCCAGTTTTTAAATACTCACCGATTACTACTACCCTATTATGGTCTTTACAATCACATTCACAGAGAAATGCAGGTTTCTTATCTCCACAAGCAAATTTTTTATCTTCTACTCTTTTGATTACTGTTAAATGATTGTATACATCTCCAGGTTGAATGATTGTTCCTTTAAGCTTACCCAAAATTTACAACTCCTTTTTAGGTGGCATATCCACATAATATCTTGTATCCCAATAGCAATTCTCTTTAGAATATTTATTTTCAACATTATGCCTATGAAGATATAGATGTTTTTTATGACCATCTTTCATATCATTAATAAAATTATAAAGGCCTTTTTCTTCATCCTTCCATTCATCACATAATTCATTAAAATGATTTCTTATTTATAATAAGTATGTGTAAGATATGGATACTTTTTTGTTATACCTTCTTTATATGCAGATTTATAAGTTACTATTCTATGATTATTCTCTTTTTGATAGCAGCCACAAGATGTAGTATGTCCAGATCTCAATGCTGTGCCACATACAGAAATAACATTATGATTAGGGCAGTCACATTGGCAAATCCAGAATGCTTCTCTTCTTGGATAATGATCTTTATCATCTCTTTTGACTACATAAAGATGTCCAAATCGTTTACCAGTTAAGTCTATTAATCGACTCATACATTTCAACTCCTTTTAATATTAAATTAGAGAAATTATCAATCTCTAATCATAATTATAATATCTTGCTCTTTCATATTTTAGCCCATAATATATTTTACGTAATCATTATTAAGAGGTCTACCATTATTATCCATAAAAAATATAGCATTTACTTGATCAAAATCTCTATCTTCCCAAGTACCTGTAATAGCTTCTTGATAATCATATCCATCAATAATTCTATCTCTAATGGTATTCTTTTCATATCCCATTGCTCTATTCCATTCAGATACCATATAGCAAGAATTATTATATGTAATTACCATATCATTGATTCTATCATACTGTCTAATACTATATTCAACCCAGATGCAATTATCTGGTCTATAACCAATAGATTCATTTAATCGTCCTATTTTACATCCACTCTCATATGTAGGAGACATATCATCATAGAATGATTTAATTCCTGTTCTAGAATTAATCCATTCTCCATAAATGGGAATATTGAAATGCTTAGTTTCAGGAGCTCTAGTAGCTTCATATATCATATAATGATATGCATAAATCACCTGCTTTACTATATATTTTGCTGGAGGATATTCAGTTATTGGTTTATGATTAAACTTAGCAGCAGTAGTTTCTCTTCTTAAGCAACCACAAGATCTAGTAATATTTCCTACTAAATTCTTTGCTTTTACTACTACTGTATTCTTCTCTGGGCAACTACATTGACATAAATACTGAGAACAATGCTTTTTACTCTTCGGATCTATGAAATCTTCCACTCTTCCGATAACAACAAGTCTTCCAAAGATATCTCCACTTTGGATATTATACATACTACTCATATAAAATATCCTCCATTAAAAAATAAAAGGTCTAGAGATTTCTCTCTAGACCTCTTTTCATTTAAATATCAGTGTGCTCTTCAGGAGTAGGTTCAACTACATCAGATTTAGTTTCTTCAGCTTCAGACTGCTGATGATCAATCTCATCATTCTTATCAGATAGCTCATCAACTTTCATTGCAAAGTAAATACACATTACAATAGCAATAATAATAGCTACAGCATACATTATAAGCTTAGACATATGGGACATTGTATCAATCTTGTTAATAATCATTATAGCAAGTTCGATAATCCAGTATCCAGCAGCTTCTAATATTGCAATAGATAATACTGATAATCCGACTACCATTGCAATCTGAGGATTAATACCTTTCTTTTCATTGATAATATTATCTTTAATAACCAAAATCAGTGCAATACTGAAAATGATTGCAAAGATAAAAATCATAGTACTCAATGCATATCCTTCTAGCATTATTTTTCTCCTTACAATCCAAGAATGCTATTGATGATCGCTTGATTAGGCTGGGTAAATTTTGTTTCTTCTTCAACAGGATTACCCAATAGCGTTTCAAGTTCAGCTTTTGCCACCTGATTAAATACCGTTGCAAACTCAGGATCGGTAAACAGCTTATTCTTAAAATCTTTCTGCCTAAACTTCATATCTTCATGGCCACGAAGATAACAAGTAGCACCAGTTACAATAGCACCAGTAGACTTTAGGAACATGAACAAAGAAAGAATATCATCAAAACCATTTGCAAAATCAAATACCATAGGAACAGATCTACCTGCAGCATTGGTACGAGATTTAATGATTTCAAAATCTACAATCTTACCATCGATTCCTAAGCCTTCATTAGACTTAAGTTTAGCACCATCATCTACTCTAATCATATTATTTGCAAGATAAAGAGCAGCCTTACCACCAGGAAGAGTTTCTCCCTGTTTTAAGAAACCAATTTGAGATTTCGTATGAGTAAATGCATTGATCTCAATCTTATCATTAATATGATTGATAACAAATAGGATGATATTTGCAGCCTTTAGCTTAGGAATAATTCTCTTGAATACAGCTGTATTGGTTTTAGCAGTTGCAGTTGTAGACATCTGACCACTAAGTTCTTCTTCCTCTGTAAGTTTCTCAGGAGTAAGCATAGCAAGAGAATCAAGAATATATACTGTAGGAATCAGTTTATAGATTCTATTACCATAAGAATCATATTTCCCGGTATCATATTCAAAGTCTGCTCTATTGTTTAATTTGATATCATAGATAGAAGCAATACGCTTATAGAAATTTTCTGCAGATACTGCAGTATTTCTATAAATAATTCTCTGCTGACATTCTTCAGGAGAGAAATGAGTTAGCATCTCTCTACGAGTATCATTAGAACCACCTTCAATATCATCATAGAAAATAGTAGCTTCAGGAAAAGGTCTAACGATATTTGCAGCCATTTGAAGTGCAATAGTAGTCTTGCCCGATCCAGAGCGCCCAATTATAGTAGTAGAAGATCCATCTACAATTCCTACAGAGTTATACCAAAAATCTTGACTATCAGATTTTACATGAACTCTGTATCCATTTAGAAAGTCAAAAGGAAGAAATCCTGTAGGATACATAACATCTGCTACTGCTTCTTCCATTCTAGGATCTTTAGATTTTGCCATTTGTGCTCTAAAACGATCTGCTAAAAGTCCCATATATAAAACCTCTCATTTCTATCTTTCAGATTTTTTTACAGCAGCCAGTTAATAAGTCTCTCAAGAGTATTATCATCCTTGGCAAACTGCTTCAACCCAGGAATATTGTCCAGAGTGATTTTATGAAACTCACCGTTATCATCTACTACGAATACATTATAATATTTATTCTTTGCAGTTTTAGAAGATGAAGTAGACTTAGTCTCGTTCTTAGAAGAGTCCATAGTATCTTTGGGATACTCTTTACCAGGAATCTCATTGAGATCGATTTTGTACTCTCCTTTATCCTTATCGTAATTTACATTACATCTAGGATTAGTGCTAATAGGATTATTGATAGGCTGTTTCTTCTGCTCTTCATGATTATTTACTTTAGCATCATTACGAAGATTCTTCGGATCTACTTTAGATGCTGCAGTAGCAGATTCACCAGGAAGCATAGAAACTACTCGATCATCACATACTGACCAATCATTGCAGAGAATATTAGAAATGGTATACATCATATCAGGTGATTCACGAAGATTAATTGCTTTACCTTCCTTTGTTACCATAACAATTTCACCATTCAGAATGCACCAATAGCCTTTCCAAGTGGTGCGAGTTACTTTGTGACCATGCTGCATAGAAATGAAAGCACTAGTGAAATCCATAATAATAACCTCCAAAAATTTTATCATTGGTATATAGATGTATTCCAATCTATATACTTTTAAACGTTAGGATTATAAGTTCTATCTTCAATAGGAAGAAGAATTATCTTATTTTCTTCAATTGTTTTCTTTACATCAATAATTCTCTGATTAGAAGATCCTCTAAATTTTAATGCAGGAGAATGAAGATCTTCTTCATAAGGCCCATCAACAAGAACATCGATAAGTTTAATATATTCTTCAGAGCAACTAGTATGAGGATACATAGTAGGATCTAGAATGTCTTCAAATCTAAATCCTGTATATGCCCAAATATCTTTATCAGGAACTTCCTTCTTTACTCTAAGAAGAAATTGATACAGAGGATATTGATTCTTAGGTTCAAATGGATCTCCTCCTAATAATGTAAGTCCATTAACATAATTCTGTTTAAGAGAATTAATTATTGTATCTTCAACTTTCTTATCGAATTCCCAGCCATAATTAAAGTCCCAAGTTTCTGGTTGAAAACATCCTTTGCAATGATTGGTACATCCAGAAACAAATAGTGATACTCTAACACCTAAGCCATCAGCAATATCACATTGTTTAATCTTACAATAATTCATAATATTTCCTCCTAATAAAATAATAAAGAGGAGTGGATTATTTCTCCTCTTAAATTAAAGATTTTGAAAATTACAGATGAAGAACTCGATCCTTAATTTCCTCAGTACGACCCTGATTCCAGAATTGAGTCCCAATATCCTTTATACCCTCGGTTTACCGATATTTAAGTACGGGAGTAGACTATACATTATCATCTATAGAATTAGACTTATTGCTATTATAGTCGTTGAACGTCTCCCCTATATTTCTATAGAAGATTTCGCTGCGTCTGAGTGACTTGCACACTCGGTTGATCCTAGCTTAGTCAGTTCTTATGGTCTCTACTATATTTCAAGCTGTTGAGTTTAAAACTCATGCCACTATCACGCTTATCATTTCTGATTACGTTGTAGTCGACTAAGGTTATGGGATTGTTCCCGCAATTTAAGCAATTTAACGTGAGCCATTATTCATCTAACCCACATGTACGTCTTGCGACATTCATCTTATTCTGATCAGTATTACCACAGTTAGGACATTTCCAAATAAGTTCTCCCTTATCATCCTTTACGATTTCAATTTCTCCATCGTATCCACAAACTTGACAATAGTCACTCTTAGTATTAAGCTCAGCATAAATGATAGTATCATAAATATATTGCAATACTTTAAGTACAGCATCGATGTTATCTTTCATGTCCGGGACTTCTCCATAGCTGATTGCACCGCCTGGGGACATCTCCTGAAACTTAGATTCGAAATGAAGCTTTTTGAAGATATCCATGTGCTCCCGTACGCAACAATGATAAGAATTTGTTATATAATTATGATCATTCACATTCGGTACAGTTTCGAACTTCTTAAGAGCCTTTGCAAATGTCTGTGTTGTACTCTCCATAGGAGTACCATAAAGAGAATAATCGATATTCTCTGCCTTCTTCCATTCTGCAGTCTTATCATTCATATGCTGCATAACTTGGATAGCAAAAGGTTCACCTTCAGGATCAGTATGAGATTTACCAGTCATATAAACAGTACATTCGTAAAGTCCTGCATATCCAAGAGAAATAGTAGAGTATCCATCATAAAGAAGTTTATCAATAGTTTCACCTTTCTTAAGACGTGCTAGTGCTCCATACTGCCAAAGGATAGGAGCAACATCAGAAGGAGTCCCAAGAAGTCTTTCATGACGGCAACGAAGAGCAGTGTGACAGATATCAAGATACTTATCGAAGATTTCCCAGAACTTATCCATATCTCTATGAGAAAGCATAGCAATATAAGGAAGATTAATAGTTACGACGCCTTGATTAAATCTTCCATAATATTTATGCTTACCAGGTTCATAATTACCAGCATTTGCAATATTGCCAATCTTATCGCTAAATCTATCAGGAGTGAGGAAAGATCTGCATCCCATAGGAGTAAATACATCACCTTTTAGTTCGAGCATCTTCTTTTCGGACAGATAATCAGGAACCATTCTCTTAGCAGTACATTTAGCAGCAAGCTCAGTTAGATACCAGTAAGGAGAATCCTCTGTAATATTATTTTCTTCTAGAACATAAACAAGTTTAGGAAATGCAGGAGTAACCCAAACGCCACATTCATTCTTGACACCTTGATAACGCTGCTTCAGAGTCTCTTCAATGATCATTGCAAGATCTTTTTTCTCTTGCTCATTTCTAGCTTCATTCAGATACATGAAAACAGTAATGAAAGGAGCCTGACCATTAGTAGTAAGAAGAGTTACAACCTGATACTGAATAGTTTGAACACCGCGTTGAACTTCTTTTTTCAGACGCATCTCAGTAATTCTATTAACTTCATCATCAGAAATAGAAACTCCAATTTCTTCATGCTCAGCAATAACTTCTTTACGAATTTTCTTTCTACTAATATCAACAAAAGGAGCAAGATGAGTCAAAGAAATACTTTGTCCACCGTATTGATTAGATGCTACTTGAGCAATAATCTGAGTAGCAATATTGCATGCTGTGGAGAAACTATGAGGAGGTTCAATAAGAGTTCCTGTGATGACAGTGCCATTTTTTAACATATCATCGAGATTTATTAAATCGCAGTTATGCATATGTTGACTATAATAGTCACTGTCATGGAAGTGAATTGCACCTTCATTCCATGCATCAAGAACAATCTGAGGAAGTAAATATCTATGAGTAAGATCTCTAGAAACTTCACCTGCAATATAATCTCTCTGAGTAGAATTAATGACAGGATTTTTATTAGAATTCTCACTCTTGGCCTCTTTATTATTCAGACCAACCAACGAAAGAATTTTATCATCAGTGGTGTTTTTTTGACGAATCTGGCTGTGTTGAAATCTATAGGTGATGTAGTGCTTGGCTACAGCGAAAGCTCCTACTTTCATGATACCAGTTTCAACCATATCCTGGATATCTTCAACACCAATATTTTCAGTAGCCTTAGAACACTCATTGACTACTTGAATCACGATAGTATTGATCTCATTTTCAGACATTCTATCATTCTCAGCGACAGAAGCATTTGCCTTACGAATAGCATTGATGATCTTTTCGTGATCAAACGGGACGATTTGACCATTTCTCTTGACAACGTTTACAGCAATCTTATTTACTTCTTCAATCTTGATCCAATTGTTGCCATCGTAAGTATATGAGTTGGAGAAATTTTTACCATTTACAGTGGCTACATCACCAATTTTCGGATCGGAAATAACACTAGTAATGGTTTCAATATCTTCACCATCAGAATTACGATTCAAGATACAACGAAAGTGAAAAGCTCCTGTATTATAAATCTTTTTAATAGTTTCATCCATTGGATATTTCCTCCTAAAGTAAAAATTTATTTCGAGCAAAGTCGATTACTATTAAGTTTGGGTATAATTAAAGTCAATTATTTTTTGCTAGGAAGTCCACAAGCCCATTTATAAAGATCTTCTGCACATTCAATAGCTATTCTATGGAAAGTAAAGAATTCATAACGATTTTCAATATCGTCACGGATCTTTGCTCTAATGATAATGCATCCATGAGTCTTTCCTTTCCCAATTTCCCAACTAGATGGAAGATTATAAAGATCACTCCTAGTAACAGATTTATCAAACATGACATAAGGACCGCATACGTTAGAACCAGAGGACACTTCAAAATTTTCTACAATAGGAATATCAGTTCCGTATACTGTAGAAATATCATTTACAAAATCAGGAGCTATATGCCCTTGGCAGCAATACTTAGTCTGATATCCTCTCTTAAGAAGCTCAGCAACTGCAGGAGCAAGTAAATCATCGCATTCAAAATTATCCATAGGATAAGTAATTTCAATATTCCCAGGAAGATCCATTGAATTTGTGATACTTCTATCTTTGATAATATACCTTCCATCATTTGCTACGTAAACCATTTTATTATCTCCTTTAATATAAAATATTTGAGAGTAAGTATAAACTACTTACTCTCATTATTATAATATCTATTTTTGCTAAAATTTAATCGTCAATAAAATGATCTAATATATATTTAGAAGCTTTCTCTAATATTTTAGCGAGATTTATTAAAGACTGATGAAATATACCAATAATAGTATCTTTCTTCTTCTTTTCAGATTTGGAATTTCTAATTACTACAGATTGGGTTTGATCACAATCATCTTTTTCTGTCTGAGTCATACTAATGCCAACGATAGTATTTCCATTACCAGAAATATTTTGAGTAATATTAATAGACTGAGTTTGTTTTAATTTATTATGAATAGTCCAAGAATCTAAATTATTATTCGTTATTATCCAATTATCATGTTTCTTATTAAGTTCTTCTACAGTAATATTAGCAAGACCTAAATCTACACAAAGTGTCCATTTATAAACAATCCAATCTCTATCCTGTACAGATGTTGTAATAAATACTCCAATACCTTTAATAACATAGAAAAATCCTAGAGTTGTAGCATTGCATTCAATATAAGGTCTTATGATATCTTCTCTATCACTATAAACGATTTTAGCATCATTTTTAATCAAATTAAAAAGTTTTACCTTATCGTCATCAGTAGCAGTATAGTTTTCACACATTTGACGCATTCTAGCATAAGCTTCTGCTTGAGATATTTCTTTATCATAATAAGGACTATTATGTTTAATTGTAGCAATCTTCTCCCATCTACAAATTCCACATTCTACAATAACAATCCATACGTTATCATACATATCTGTCACGTCATGATTCTTATATGATATTGTAAGATAAAGATTATTCTCCATTCCTCGTTCTGGTTTGATTTTAGGACAACCTATAGGTCCATATCCTGTATAAAATGATTTTCTTAATGCTATATGTTTCATTCCACAATTATATTCAGCATCATCAATAATTTCTTTTACTAGATTATTCAATCTTATAGTTTCTTCATTTGCCATATTTAATACCTCCTTTAATTAATTTTTGGTTATTTATTAAATTAAAAATAAAATGTATTCTAATATTTTAAGTAATGCATAAATGAAAGGAGTGTAGTTAGATTATGAGAGAATATATTACAGAAGATCTAACTGGACGAAAATTTGGAATGCTAACAGTAATAAGAAGAGATGTTGGAAATGATTACATTACTCCCAGCACTGGTCGGAAATCAGCTCGATGGATTTGCAGATGTGACTGCGGCACCTTAAGAAGTGTTCCGGTGCAACAATTAAGAAGTGGTCATACATGGAATTGTGGGTGTCAATCCAAAAACAAATTTAAGGATTTGACAGGACAAAAATTTGGAAAGCTTACAGTAATTGAACGAGCTGAAGATTATATTACACCTCGAAATGAGCGTGAGGTTCAATGGAGGTGCAAGTGTCTTTGCGGCAGGGAGTGTATTGTAAGAGGGCATAGCCTTCGTAATGGTCATACTACTTCTTGTGGTTGTGCTGTGTCTGATGCTGCTACAAAGCATGGTATGCACGGTACAAGATTGTATAATATTTATATGGGTATGAATAAAAGATGCTATAATAAAAATGATACTAGTTATTCAGATTATGGTGGAAGAGGAATTTATGTTTGTGATGAATGGAGAGGTGAAAATGGTTTTATAAACTTTATGAATTGGGCTCTCGCTAATGGATATACTGATGAATTAAGTATTGATCGTAAAAATAATAATGGTCCATATTCTCCTGAAAATTGTAGATGGACTGATCTTAAAGCTCAAGCAAATAATAGAAGAAGTAATGTTTTTATAACATTTAATGGTGAAACTCATACAATTGCACAATGGGCAGAAATTACTGGTATTCCATATGCTACATTACATAATAGATATGTAAATATGAGATGGACCGTTGAAGATTGTTTAATGACACCAGTAAATGACTATATCCATAATATTACTAATTCTGCTGGTGAAACTCATACAATTGAAGAATGGGCAAATATTACAGGAATCAATCAAAGCGTTATTTATGATAGAATATTCAGATATAATTGGAATATTGATAAAGCATTAACAGAGCCTGTAATCGACAAAGTTAAATATATCACATATGGTGGAGTTACAATGAATTATTCAGACTGGGAAAGAGCTAGAGGATTTTCTAGTGGTACTGTATCACATAGAATAAACAATGGTGCTTCTATTCAAGATGCTCTTAATACTCCAATTAAATGTGGTGATGATAAATTGATGCCAATTAATGCTATCTATTTCGTAGATGAAAATGATAAACCAATTTGATAAATAAAAATGAGGGTAGACCTATACGGCCTACCCTCATTGATTTAGTTATTGATTAATATCAGAACTCTCTAATATACAATATTAGTTTTGAGACTTTTTGAGTCCGCTTCTATTTAGAATTTTAATTCTGCTCTGCACTGGTTGATACTCGTCGATTAGGAAGCGCTCAAATGCAGTGACTGCAGGCAGCGTCGGATTAGCTGCATTGCGAATCTCGTTGGAGACATACATCTGATAGTCATAGATACGATAAGTAACACGGTTGGTGTTATGAGGCATCAGCAGAACAATCAGAGTATCATTCCAACGCAGCTTATCAGAACCGATGAACTGATAGATGCGCTTGTCAGAAGTCACAACAGTACGCTTATAATCCAGATCAACTGCACCAATAGAATTGGGAGTAGTGTAGGAATACTCAACAGGAGTAATCTTACGGATCAGATCAGGATCACCGAAGATAGTGATGACCATGTTAGGATCATTCAGGACCTGCAGCATACGAGTGATCTCTGTGTCAAATGCATCAAAGAACATCGAATGACGCCAGGTCAGAGGATCCAGAGCATAGCCCGTCGGAGGTGCATAGTCGAACTCCATGTAACCACGAGAACGATCATCCAGACGATCATAAGAATCATCCAGATACTGCTTAATCTTATCATCCTTGTAGTTAGCCAGAGTAGTCTTCAGCATGCTCATAATCTTGGTCAGCTGATTGACCTGATACAGTGCAGCCAGATCCTTAATTTCCTCAGGGCTGATGGTAACAGACAGAGGAATAGCATTAGGAATCTCAATCAGACGAGTATCAGTATCCCACTTAACAGTGCAAGTATCCATCATGTGGTTAGCAGTATCAAGCTCAGCGGACAGCATAACCTTAGTGATCTTACCAGCAGCAGAGAAGATATTGAAGACATTCTTATCCATGGTGCCAGACAGAGTATCGTTGATCTTCTCAACAGTGTCAGCATCCTTACGAATAAACAGCTCAACAGGAGCAGTGAAGGTACGCTCATACTGATTGTAGCCAGGAGCAAACTTGATGTTGGTCGGGAACCAGACATTCTGGACCTCGCCTGCATCAGCAGCAGTAGCAACCTTACCATTCTTACGAATGAAGCCATCTGCATCGGGCATAATATCACCCTCAGCGATGTACATCTTCTCGATCTGAATAGCAGAAATATGAGTCTTAATAGACAGATCATCCTGCTTGGTACCACCACAACGCTTCAGAATATCGGTGCCACCCATCTCAGGCAGAGTCAGCTCGATATCATACACAGGATTGGATTCATCGATGGCAGCAGTCATCTTGTCCTGATTCAGGTACATATCGATCTCATTACCCTTGGTGTCGACCAGCAGACGACGTTCCATGGTCATGGTGAACTTGGGACCCTCAGCAACAACCTTCTGAATTGCACCCTTATCGAAAACCATGTTCATCAGAATATTCTTATGAACAGGGAAGGTCATACCAATGACAGGGTTATAATCTGCCATATTAGCATGCTCCAGGATAGCATTCGCATCGTTCTCGAACTGCTGCTCCATCATAGCCTGCTGATCCTCGAGATAACCAGGATCATTGACAAACGGATCGCGAGTATCCTGATCCATAAAGTTCTCGCAGAAGAACTGCTTCAGGGTCTCGCGCTCAGCAGGACGACGCAGAAGCGTCTTGGGCTGCTCGAAGATATCAATACTAGATTCGGTTAGAATATTTTGAGCAAGATTAATAAAACTCTGAGTATAGCCACTCATCGGATCGCGCGTATAGCTGCCACCGACAAAGCCAGTCTTAGAGTTAACAGCACCGATAGGCATTAGGTATATCCTCCTTGATTAGTTATATGATCTACTATTTGAAGGACGTGACAAATAGTAAATCGAAAATGTTAAATTAATATAAAGATATAAGCAGGAATTAGAGAGGTTTCCTACAAATATTTATTTATTAGTTATGATAAATTAACCGGAAATGGTCGTTATTTATCACTGTTTATATATGAAATAATTTCAGATACAGTTCTAAGAACAGCAATAAATTTGATATAGTTACTATAGTTATCTATATAAGATCTATTATCAAAATTATAGGTTACATAATCAACAATAATCTCTTTTAGCTTAGAAAGAGATACTTGTACTCTTTGAATTTTCTCAAGGTTATTAGCATTTTTAGGGATATTATTTACAGCATTAATAGTTGTATTAATGGTATCATATATATCTCTATAACTTTCCTTAAGTTTTACAATTCTCTTTATTTTGTCGTCGTCGGAAAGAGAATCGTACAAAGATTCTTCAGCAGCACGTTGATCATCATCTGTAATAGTAGAAGAAGGATCCTTAGCTCCACCAGCAGATCCATCAGAAGACCCGGAATCATCGGAACCAGAATCAGAAGGACCGCCATCCATACCATCGTTATTAGGGTCATCAGAACCTCCATCTCCATTTACAGTAAAATCATCATCGGCACCATCGTCGTTACCGGTATCGTCTTCACCATTATCAGATTGTGTATCAGTACCATCTGCTCCTGTATCATCATTAACAGTGAAGTCATCATTCTCATTATCAGATTGAGTATCTGTATCATCAGAATCATCCATAGATCCATCGTCTTCATCATCTAGAGTAAAATCATCTTCAGATGCATTACCGTCATCTGTAGTAGTTTCATCTCCAGTATTATCTCCTGTATCTTCATTTTCATCTTCTACAGCATCATCTGCTGTATCTGAAGTATTATCGGAAGGAGTAGAATCATCTGTATTTTGATCCTGATCATCTTTATTTTCATAATCAGTGTCATCTACATTAAAATCATCATTGTCATCAACAGTTTCACCATCGACTGACAATTCATTTAAGTAGTATTTGAATAGACCCATTTTATCACTCCCTATCTCTCAGACCAACAGTAGATTGCATCGGAATACGGTGACCAGATTTTGCAATACCATAGTATATCTCTTGTCTCTTACGCTGTAGATTCTTTTGAATTGTAAGAAGCTGACGATATTTCTTAGTAGAACCAGAAGATTCGGCACGGCTAATTTCTCTATCTAGTACTTGAAGTTCAATATCAATCTCATCAAGAATCATTTTCTTTTCTTTATGAGAAGCATGCTTAGATAGAGCAAATAGTGTAATAGCTCCAATAGCAGGAACAACCACTGTATGTGCAGCAAGACCTGCACCGGCCAATCCAATACCAATCTTAATAATTTTAGAGATACTATGATTTACTTCACCAGTGATAATTTCTTCTCTATGATCAGTAGTATATAGCATCTTAACAGTCTTAAGAAGATGATTGAATTCAATATCTAGATCTCTAGACATTTCTTGTTCTTTAGAATGTAGATCCTTACCCTTAGCTCCTAGACCCTTTAGTGCAAGTTTTGCATCGTTTAGAGTTTTGACAGCTTTTCCATATGCCTTGTCATTTTCTCCAGAATCATTAGAATCTTTATTGGAAGTATCATTTTTATCTTTTACATCTTCTTTGTCATTATCTTTCTTAGAAGAAGATTTATCATCAGATTTTTTATCATCCTTATCATTCTTCTTCGTTTTCTTATCAGAGGATTTATCTTCATAATAGTCACTGCTATCTTTATCATTAAGCTTTCTGAAAGCTTTATTTGTCTTCGGCTTAATACCAACAGCTTTCTTAACATTGCCTACTGCTGTATTAGCAGCATTCTTTACAATACCTTCATGAAGCTCAATAACTCTAGCACATAGATTAACTCTATCAGCAGCAGATTCTACTAAATTCATAGAAAATTCTGTATTAGAAGGAAGACTATCATAAGCTTCTTTGATCATATCATAATATATATTTCCTTCAGTATAGCAATTATAAACAAATTCTTTTAGAACTCCACTATCCTTATCAAGAATAGGATTCATAATATCAAAGATAAGTTGTGCTTCTTCAATAGAAATATTTGCAGCGAGATCGCGATCATAACGAAGACTATTAACAACTTCATCAATCGGAGAATCATTTAAAGATTCTGCTGCTTCAAGTATTCTATATACATTGCAAATATTACGTTTATTATCTCTAGTAATATCTTTTGCATTTTCTTGAGATTCACTGAGAATAACCTTATACTTACTACGTAGACAGAAATCAAAATATCCTTCTTGGATATTATAATACACTGCAGAATTTCTATTAGAAAGAATATTATTAGCACACTTAGAAGTAGATTCTACAAGTCTATGTAGAACATCAGGATTTCCATTATAAGAATAAGATCTAAGCTTAATAGAAATATAGTCAGATTCATCTACATAATTCAATATTGTAGATTCATTGATATCAGAAATATCTCCATCAGAAACAATCTTTTCAATCTTAATAGGAGTTTCTTTACTTCCAACTTCAATACTATGATCAATAAATTCTCCAGCATCTTGAGCATCAGTAATAAGATTATGCATTTTGAATTTATCAATATCATCAGAAGTAAAACTCATAGGAATTGTATTTCCATCGCTATAAGAAGAATCATTAACTTCTGCTTCCCAAAGAGAACGTAGATTACATACTAAATCATCAGAATTCTTAATATTACTTTCTCCAATAATACCGATTATATTATGAGCTTGCTTAGCATTCATCGGATCTTTGAAATCTTCGAATACAGATTTAATATTAAAATCCATTTCATTAATCTTAGCAAAATCTTTTGCTGTGTTAATGATATCATCAAAAGCACCTACATCAGAATAGTTTTCTCTAGCAAGTTCAATAATAGATTGCATCGATTTATTAGGATTAACTTTCCATTCATTAAGCTTATCAAACCAAGTTCCATTCTTAATAGGTCCATTCATAAGATACGGAACTAGGCATGCAGCATTATTACTAAGAATCTTTGATTCAATAATAGCTTTACGATAATTCTGAATATCTTGAGCAGAGTTATTATCGAATTCAAGAAAATAATCAGTGATATATTTTACCATACGATCCTCACACATAGGACCAGTTCTAAAATCATTAATACTCTCTAGATAAGCAGCTTCTTCTAGAGCAATATTAAAATTAATATAATTACTTCTACCATAAGTACATACCATTTCGCAAACAGTATGCATTCTATCTTTCTCACTCTTTCCTTTTAGAGAGTCAATTCTGAATCTCTTGGAAAGAGTTTTATGATTCTTTAGAATTCTATCAATTGATTTATAATTATTAGCAGCTTCAGTAAGTCTATCTCTGTTAATATCTCCGATTACAGAATTATTGATTGCTGCAATACAGTTAGGAAGTTCAGAAGATTCCACTGTAGGAATAATATTAATAATAGTAGAATTTACAGTTTCTTCAAGTATATCAAACTGATTGTCCATATACATTGTTTCCATGAGAGATAATGCATCTTTATAAGATACACATTCTTTCAAAAATGTTTCAGTTCGATATCTATAGATATCTTTATTCTTTACATTATTAAGGTCAGGATACGCAACAGTATTTTCTTTAATCACTCTTTTACGTTCAAGCGAAATCGTTCGCTTGTAAGTGTATTTCATGATATTCAGTGGTGTCGATACCATTTTCAAAAACCTCCCAAATTATTTATTTACTTATCTGTTCAGTTTTCACGGTTTAACAAAAAAAAAATAAAAGGGAGTGGACATTTGCCCACTCCCAATTATTCTTAGATCTTGACAGCACACTCATCAAGAATGGCCGTCACCTTGCCGATGATCTCTCTGACCTGCTGTGGACTACGTCCAACATGATCAGAGATATCACCGACCCAGTTATCGAGGTCAGTTGCAAATTTCTTTACATTGATCTCGGTCTGGTAGTATCCACCACCATAGACCTTCAGCCCAAAGCTGACACCACCATAGAGACAATGGTTGAAATCATTGCCTCCCTTTGTAGCGACATTTCTCTCCAGGAATGCTTCGCCAATGGTCTTGCCGTCTTTGACGACATAGGCCTCGGCCTTGCCAGACCACTGGCAAATGTCTTTGGAAATACCAGTAACCTGATAGGTACTGGTAATCGCCTTTTTGTAGAAGTTAACATCAGTTACCTTCGCACTGTTGCAGTAGTCATTGACCATCTGCAGAAATTCATTCTTTTTTCTTGTATCAATCATAGTAATTCTCCTTTCTTCTTATCGAACGCTGTAACGAGCCTTCTTCATCAGCTCTTTGATGCCGCTCTTGATGACGTTTTCCGCCATCATCTTGATGCTCTTCTCATCGGTTTCCCAATGGAGCATCTCACAGACACCATGAACAAAATCGACCATAGGCTGCTTACTGCTGTCATCAGCAGTATCGCCGATAACAACGGACCTCTTGTCGATCACATTGCCATCTTTGACATTGGTGAGCTTCATGTCGATGCTCATCATAGACATGTAAATCACCACGTGCATATTGACGACCATATCGGGGTCATCAACATCACCACTGGAAGGGGTGGCATCGTCAGGGTATGCAGCGTATTCAACGATACCGTCGATACCGACGATCTCATTGTTGGACACACAGACATTGTTTACCTTGGCAATTGTCCCACCAAGCTCAATGGCCTTCTGAGTGTTGCATTTGGTGTCGCAGTTGCATGCCTTTTCCATCATAAAATCATACAAAGTTCTAGCCATAATAATAGTCCTCCTTAAGACTCTTTCAATATAATAAAATAATTCTTCTAAGAAGGAATATATTTATCCTTCTTATCACTTTTATACTATACAAGTGAAATATTGAACTATTAAAAAAAAAAATAAAAGGCCTAAGGATTTACTCCTTAGGCCTTTATGTGGAGATATAAAACTTGGGAAATTTTTGGTAAATGATGGACGCAAATGAAACTGAATATATAGTGATGGACGCACTATATTTTATATAAAATAGAATTACTTCTATCTTATAACAAAGAAACCCGATAGATTGGATTAACAGAGGTTAACCACGGAGATATCTATCGGGAGTGAACAAGAAGATCGACAAAGAAAAATGTCAAATTCATATAAAAAGGAGATTCAACATGATGATTGAATTGAAGACGAATCTATTCCAGCGCCTAAATAGATAGTCAAAAAGATATGAATTTGCATTTTGACAAATAGATGATTTGATGGAATCTGTGTCAAGCATTTCGAAAGGATGTGAAACTAAACCCTAGAACAGTTCAGAGGAACCAAAGACGCATCTCCTTGCCACTACTTAGTAGTTATACGTGTTATAAAATAATATTTTTAATATAGCCATCTATGAGTAATAACTTTTTCATTTATTCTATTGAGTGGAACTCCAAAGTCTTTTTCTCCAGGAAATATATTTCTATGTTCATATATGAAAACTCTATATGGAGACATTGATTTCACTAAATCTTCAATCATATATTTACTACCAGCATCATCATTATCAGGATAAATATGAAGTTCAAAATAGAATAATTTAAAAGTATTGATTAAATGCATTACTAGACTTTTATATCCAGATCCAGTAATTGCAGCAAATATAGAATTATTCTGTTCATATATTCTTAGATTATGTTTAATACTGAGAATATCGAATGGACCTTCTGCAATATGAATACTTACTCTGACAGGTTGTGTAAGATCTATTGTAGAATGAAGTATATACATCTTCTCAGTATTGTCTCTCTTATTATGAATATTATAATTGATATATCGTTTATCAATTCCTTCATAAACAATACCTTCATTACATATTCTTCTAAGATTAACAAAATTATTATCTAAGCTAAGAAATCCAACAAAATTATCATTTAATTGAGATACAATATTTGGATGTCTTGTAAGAGGAAGATTCATAGATCCTAAACAATCACCAAGATTTAATATAATTTTATCTTGAATACAATCTGCAAAAGTAAGATTAGTTCCTAAACGATTATTAATATAATCTAATTTTATTTTTGCGAGATGTTCATTATAAATTACATTATTGAATCTATACCATATTTTATCATATCCTACAAATTTATTTGCTTTCGTAGCTTCTTTGTTAATCTTATCTAGATTGACCGCAATCGTAGGATCATACATTCCCCAATCTAGAAGAGTTCTAGAATCTAATGCACCAGCAGCATGACATTTAAAACAGTTAAACAATACAGGATCATCTGCTTGCTGTGGTACTTTGATATACATATGACCATGAGAAGGATCTCTAGAATCTGGACAATATCTACATCTACAAACAATTTCTTTACCACCAGATACTTCTCTTGCTCCAGGAATTTTAGATTTAATAAAATTTATAAATTGTTGCTTAAACAAAAATTCATTCATATGCATTTCCTCCTAATTATATTTGAGTCATAGTTTTTATTAAAAATAAAAGAGGAGAACTCATTACGAGTTCTCCTCAGTTTTAATTATTGTGCAATTTCAATAGGAACATCGTTAGTCTTGCAATTAACTGTAATCATATCACCATACCGAAGAATAGTAATAAAATGATTATCATTAGAGGTTGATGTAAAATTAACAGCCATAGAAACAAGATCATGGATGGTGCCATTAAGCTTAAAATCAATTAGCTTAACCCAAAGTGCTTCTGCATAATCCTGAAGACGAACAGCTTCACCAACAAGAATCATATTCTTAAAGATAGAATATTTAATGGTGCAAGCAAAGTTACCAGAATCATCAAAATTATATCCTGTGCAAGACTCACGATAACTCTTAAGATGTGAATAAAGAGAACTAGATACGATTTTAATCCATAGATCATCTATCTGTGTCATCCACATAAAGTAATCAGGATGATCTTTATCAGCAGCAAGAATAAATTCCATACGTTTATCTCCACCAAGATTAAACGTATTACTCTGATATGTTTTTTTATCTGCAATAGCCATAATATATTCTCCTTAGCAAAGTAATACGAAGACTTCTACTTCTTCGATAATAGAATTTACATTTACAGTATTGAGTATTTTACCATCAATATTAGGATCCATGTCAACAATAGAGAAATCAGAAGATATGATTGTAGCGACAATACTTAATATATCACCAACCACTTTATCACTCTTATATTTCTCAAGAATAAGAGGATAAGAAGGAGAAGCTTCTACCATAACCTTCTCTTTCTTATTCACATTCTTGCGTTGGACAAGCTTCTCAACTTTTCCAGAAATGATATACGGGAGAATTACCATATTCTTAGAAATGAGAAGTTTCTTAGCAGCAATTACCAATTTGATAAAGTCTACTCGATTAATGGAATGAATAGACTGAGTATCACCAAACCAATGAGAAAACAGATTAAATATAAGTTGCTTTTGGAACGAATTGATCGTATAGTTTCCATTAGCATCAATCAGAATTCTCTGGGTATAGTGTTCAATCTCAACATGATCAAAAGGTCCAAACATGTCCTCAATTCTCTTCATACATGTTTCACCATTAATTTTATTCTGAAGATAAAGACCTTCATTAGATCTGATAAGATTAGACTCAAACTTATCAAAATCAGAAATAGAATCATTATCTCTCTTAGAAGAACTAATGGGAACATAAGAAAATTCAAAAGAAATATCAGTAATCTTATAACTAGTATTTCTACGAATAGATGCATAGTTAAAAGAAATGATATTCTTATCGAATGTATATTTGGGCATAATGTTGAGAATGATATTATGTACAGAATCTGTACTGTGTGTAGTTGTATCAATAGAACGAATATCCTGCTTAACCCAAATACCTTGGTTATTCTTCTGATTTGCAGTTACATTAGTAAATGCAGTATCATAGAGTTTAGCATAAATATTTACACTAGGATCCATATGAAGAATCACATCATAGAATGCAAGCAGAAAATCATCAATGACATCAACCTTATGCATATAAGCATAATTAGTTAAAAGAGGAATGCACAGATCAATTAGAATAGACATCTTATGCAGAAGCTTTGCATGCTCATTGGTATATTGCAAAGTAGGATTCTTGATATTAGAATAATTGAGTTCTTGATAATAGTTATCTTGAACCATTTGTTCCACTTTCTTTGCAATATTGCTTCTAACAATATATCTATTCATATCATAGAACAAAGCTTCCGCAGAATATGCAGATGCATCGTATCTATCCATGTTCATCTTCATCTTAAGCAACACAGACATATATTCCCAATCTGGGTCATAATAATTGCAAAAGTAGTTAATGTACTTGAATAGATGTGTACGCATATCAGCTGAATTATAACATTTCTTGGTAGAAAGCATGAAATAATTCAGTTTATCATTAGGATCGATATTAAGTCCAAATATAATGCTAAGTGGTGCAATAAAGAAACCAGGTTTACAGTTGATAATTACTTCATTTTCATTAGCAGGAGTCCAGAGGTCTACAGGTACAAACTGAGTTCTATTATCTCTTCGAGGTTTACAGAACTCATCCAAAAAGTATATTGCGTTAAGTTTACCTTCCATTGATGCGCCCATTATGTTTTCTCCCTTTAAAAAGTTTTATTGATAGACAATACTCTATATCTATCAGAATTATAATATCTTTTCGATGCTTTATTTAAAAGGCTTCTTAAATTTTAAATCAAATTTAACCGGTCCATTCTTGTTAAAATCAATTTTCTTAAAATGTCCAAAGTCTTTTTTGTTAGGGCTAGCAAATACAGGTGGGATTGGGTTTGTTATCCTAGTTTTATTCTGTGATTTAATGATATTTTCTTTTCTACGATTTTCTCTAGCAATAGCATTACCTTTTTCTTGACGTTCTCTGATTTTATCTTCAGCATGTTCAATCTGTTTCCATATATCTTTAGAATAAGGTTTAGCCTTAATATCCCATTGAGATTTAGAAAATAGATTAAATTGCTTAATAGCAAAATACATGAATACCAGAGATTTTACATAACCAATTTCATCCTTAGGATTCTTCTCAACTGCTTTCTTATCAAGAGCAGCTTTTACCATTTTAGGTTCTAGATCTTTGATAAACATTCCATTCTTTTTAAAAGCATGAGCAAATGTATATACAAAGCTAGGATCGTTAGAATAAAATTGAACTTCATATGTATTCAAATTTGAAGGAAGAGTACCAGAAGTTTTATGTTTGTCAATATAAAATAAAGCTACTGTATCGTAATAAAATTTTGGTACAACTTCAGAAGGAATCTTAAAATGAAGATAATAATTATCTTTATTTCTATAAAGATAGTAATTAATCTTACCATTTTCTCTAACTAGAAGATCGTTCCACTTCTGATTGTACATATCCATGAGTACTTGTCTATTTGTAACAACAGAACCACCCATAGGATTCTTTATGTATTGGTCGTATGTCATTTCAACCTCCACATATAATAATACTCATGGGAGAAGAGTTAATGCTCTTCTCCCATGATTTATGTATTAATAACGCACAGCGAGAGCAGGTGTCTGAAGAATAGCCTGGTTTGCAGTAAACATGATAGTGATAATCTTGGAAATGGTATCGAGAATCATAGGTTCAGATTCAATGGAAGTAAGAACCTTACCATCATACTGCTCAGTATTCATATTGAAAGGAATACCTTTCTTAGCAATGCTATTAGCAATCTCATTAACAGTAGTACTCTGATACATGGTGCCATAAAGGGAACGAATAGCTTCATCATATGCATTGTACAAAATGTTAACGATATTGCAAGCATACTTATACTCTTCATCAGATGCATCTCTAAAATCATTTTCAATAGTCTTACCATTTGTAATACTATATCCAACAGCATTAGCACCGTAGCCAACACCATTCTTAGCAGCAGAACGAGTATTCAGAACAGCATCTTCAACAAGGTCACGAAGTGAATCTCTATCAGAAATAGAAATACCACCAACAAAGATTTCAATCATATTACAGCGAATTGCATTAAGCTGACGCTTCAGAGAACCGAGTGTACCAACGTTTCCTGCCTGAGAAGAGAGACTATCATACTGTGCCTGAATAAAGTTTACAATACTGTTATATGTATCACTATATACAGGCTTATCATCGTCATCATAGATGATATTACCATTATCATCAGTCTTATACATCAAAGCAGGATCGATAACCTTAGTACGAGTTTCATCAGCATCAATTTCATTTGCAGTACCATAGAAATTATCGCAAACTGTATCTAGAGTAGGAGCTAAACCATTTTCCTGATCCTGCTTCTTGATCTTATCGTCGATATATTTCTTAATAGGCTTACAACCGCATAGCTGAGAAATATAATCTATATAATTCTCATCAAGTCCTACATAATTTGTTACAATAAGAATAGGAGGCTTCTGACTATAAGAAGATTCAGGATACTGAAGTAGCATCTGAACAATACGGCGCATATAAGCCTGAGCATCACGACTAATCTGAGGTGCAAAAATGACAGTAGGAATATATTTACCATCTCTGCGAGTAAAGTGATCCATGATGTTAGACTCAATAATCTTCTGGAATAGTGCAAGCTGTTCAGGTGTATCAATAGTTTCTGCAAAATGATAGATGCGCAACGGATGAGTAGTAGTAGAATGAATTACACAAGAATGTGTATCAATATTATTAATCATTGCAGGATCAGAATATCCAGATTCAATAGTTACACCATCATAAGTCTTGATGTAAGTATTCTCATTTGTAGATGCAGAGACATCAATAAAGACATTCATTCCATATTCAGAATAAATTTCCTTTAGTGTATCTGCAATATATTCATTTCCATTTGTAGAAATATATGCAATGTCATAAATATCATCAAGAGTGCATTCATGGCCTTTTGCACGAATTTTCTCAGAAATGTTAGAGATAACTTTCTTAAAGATTCTCATAGTTTCATAAGGGTTAGACGGAAGATTACCTTCAGCTTCTGCTTTACACAGACCATTGAAGATATTAGAAGCCATTACAACGATAGAAGAAGTTCCATCACCAACAGTCTTTTCGATATGCCGAGTAGCATTTTCAATCTCAGACTTAATAGCCATTTCAATGGGTTCCTGATACTTGACATTCTTAATGATCTTATTACCATCCTTAGTATATTCTGCAACAATATCTGCATCAGAATTACCACGAATAATTAGAGAGTTAGAACCAGCAGGACCCATAGAAGGAATGATTGCATTTGCAAGATCTTGAAGAACCTTCTTCTGAACATCACGAAGCTTGGTACCAGAAACAACATTGTTTACACTACCAATAGAAATCTGGTTAGCTATTGCCATTAGTATTATCTCCTTTTAAATTTCTAAAATCTTTTCCAAAGAGAATAAACTGATTTTGGGTTGCAAATCTAGTTTCATCTTTATCAATATAATCAAGACTATATTGCAAAGGTGTAATATAGATTTTCTTATGTACGATTTTATTCTTATTATATCTATCAAAGAATCTATAATCATTTATATAAAAAACTTCTCTAGATAAAATAAGTTTATCTGCTTTATTGAGGAAAACTGGTCTATTAAAATGCTTATAAATCTCTTCTTCTTCAATAGAATCATTAACAGCAATAATTGCATTGATTCCGACATCTGTTCTAGACGAAATTGCTAAACTTACAAAATTAAAGATATCACTAAAAATAATAGAATTATCAATAATTTCTTGTTTATACGATTCAAAGAAAGATTTATATAGAGAATCGATTTCATTAAGCATATTTGGATTAGTAATGACTGACAATGGATTTGGATTATTACGAGAATATAGGAGTGATAGTATTGTTCTATCACTCCTATTTAATTTCTCTAAATCGAAAACCTTATCATCTTGAAAATTGCCTTGAATGAATTTAATCAATCCAATGTCAGTATTGACAATTAGATCGAAGTCTATTACAGATGTAACAACTCGACCATTTAGATTGCGTTCATTTGGCATTTTAGATTACTCCAGTGCATCTTCCAGATCATCAATACTCTCATACTTATTAGAATGAGAATTATTATTGAAATGATTATTTGCAGAAGGATCAGAATACTCAGTGTTAGCACCATTAAAGAAATTATTATTCTTATAGCTACCACCATTACCATTGCGAGTCTCAACACCAACCTTATTGGCAATACTACGCATCAGTGTATTCATACGATTAGATTCATAATAGTTAATATCATGAACACTAGCTGCAAATGCACCAGAAGCAGCACGAGCATAATCAATCAGAACATCTCTGAACTCTTCAAGTTCAACATTGTTCATATACTCTTTCTGAATCTTAAGAGTATTCAGATCCTTAACATTGAAAATTGCATTTGCATTTACGTTAAAATCATAACGCTGAGAAGACTCATAAGTTCCATCTGCATTTACCTTGGAAATAAACAGGAAAGGATTACCCTTTTCGCGGCCGATAACAATAAAGCCCTTAGTTGTACCAGATCCAGTATCAACACCAAACTTATTATCTGCTTCAGATGCAATAATACGATTAACACCTTCAGCAAGAATACGAGCCTTGGTAGGAGACATATAGATGCTTGCCAGTTCATTAGGACGAGTACCAACATCCTGAGAAGCTTCACTAATCGAAATCTTCAGAGTGCCCTTCCAATAGTTGAAACCGATAATCTTATTATCAGTGTAATTCTTAATGCGCATGCGGGAATAATACGTGGGATTGTTATTGTTGTTACCATTGTTTCCAGAATTATTATTCTGATAATTTCCACCGAGTGCCATAGTTAAATCTCCTTTTATTAAATATGATTTTCGAACATAAACCCAATCAGGTTCATAATTATATTATATCAGTATAACATTTATTGATCAGATTTATATAGTACTAATAAGTTTTCCAGTTAATAATAATTAAAACTTTGGATCGGTTAATCTACTAGTATCATCTCTTAAAACCAGAGTCATATTGTATAGAGATTGAACTGCTTCCTTTTCAGAAACACGAATATTTGTACAAGCCATATTAATAAAATTAGCTTTAGAGTTGGTAAAATTTGCCAACTCTTGGTTTGTTTCATTAAAGAAAGATCCCTTAACTTGACCCATATCACCATCATAGTCTGCTCCCATACCATTTAGATATAGGTTAGAAATCTGCATTGTATCAATGAATTTCTGAGCAGAAGGAGCATTGATATCTTCAAGTCTAATCTTTGGATAGAACTTATATAGTTCTCCATTAAGCATAATAGGTTCTGTTTCTTTAGTAGTAGCAACTTCAATACCAGTATAGATTGTATTAAAATAAGAGTCATAAGGATATCGAGTAAATGAAATTTGCTTACCATCTGTAGCTCTAATAGCTGCTACATAAATAACATCAACCCAAGTAAGAGGTCTCTGCAAAGTAGGTTCAGAAGATAATTCTGCATCTTTTACACTATCCCATCTCTTACCTTTAAAAGTCATATAATACACATGATCAGTATTTTTTGTAGGCAATTCAACAGGGATAAAACGAGTATCATGAGAATAAACAAATTTCTTTAGATGATCTTTAATCATATCATCATTGAAATAAGCCATAGGATCTTCAGCTAATTCAATAGAAACTTGTTCACCATTATCATTTACAAATTCATATGATGTAGCATTTTGAAGTTCATTTTCAAAGAATTTTCTGATATGAAACATCATAAAAGGATAAAAATCAGCTGTAACTGCAGCAAGCGGAATAGCAGATTTATCTATTGTTACCATTAGATCATCTACACTATTTGTATTTAGATTAGGAGCAGATAGAACTAGACGAGAAGAATAATCAGAAGTATATCCCATATTTGCTCTAATCAAACCAAATTTACCACCTAGACCAGAGCCTTTATCTTTAATATCACTATTAGAATTTCCACAGAACCAGTCATAGATAGCTTTCAATGTATTCTGAATTCTATAACAAGTAGTATCTGCCATAGATAAGCCATAATCATTATTCTCTTTCAATGCTCTAGCAGCAGTAAGTAGATTAACGTAAAAAGTATTGATCTGTCCAACACCAGTATGCTTACCAGTCGTATTAACGTCTCTATAGTAAGGAGGAATAACAATATATTTATTTATAAACATTCTTCCTTTGTTATAGTTATGCATTATATACTTAATACGCATATCTCTTGTGCGAGAATCAGTTTTCTTAAACTTAATCTTACCAAAGTTTTGCTTAAGCCATTTGATACCAGTGTTGCCTGTTTCATCTTCAACTAGCTCACCATCAGGAGTAATGATATATTTATTAATACCATTAATAATTCCTTTAAATTTAGAGTCAAGTTTTGTAAGAGTCTTCCAACAGCTCGGATCTATGAAATATTCACCAAGATCGATATATGCAAAAATGCCAGATCTTTCTTTCTGAGTCATACCAAATATCTCGTTAGAAAGAAGTCCATCTGATGTAGGAGCTCCACTAGGAGAAAAGAAAGTAGGATTGGTAATTTCTTTAAGTTCGTTTTGTTTAATATATAGAGGAACATCAAGAACCTCAAGCTGTAAAACAGCATTATTTGCACGGTCTTGATAAGTAGCCTCATCAAGTCTAGTCCAATCAGGATCTTGATCGATACTTTCAAAAAATTTATCTATAGGATCGCTATCCTGAAGATATCCATATTCAATAAGAACATTACAGTTATCAATCATTGTTATTACCTCCTTCTGCAACAGCATTTAAAACAGAAACATATCTAGAGTGCATTTTTCCAAAATATTCTTTTTCTTCATTATTACCAATATATGCAAAGAAATATAATTTCTCCATTAATGAATAATACTGTACACTTATTTTAAATAATATATCTTCCTGGTTAGCCTCATACAATGGACTACATAAACCTCTAATGGAGCATAATACATTAGATATATTAGAAAGAATAATAGCTTCTTTACATGGACCATTAGCATAAAAAATATGTTCATGTGAATAAATAATATCATCAATTAATGTATATAAAATTGAATCAGTATGAACCAATGTATCTATATCATCTCTATATTTAGCATTGAATAGTTCATATATAATAGCTGTTATAGAATCTTCTATTGCATTAATAGTAAATACAGGAGCTTGTTCAAAAGAAGTACAAAATATATTGCCACATATAGTAGAGATATTATTATGATCAATTGCATATAAGAATTCTATGCATTCATTTATAGATCCAAATACATGATCTGATTTAATTCTTTCATTAAATTCAAAATATCTATCTGATCTAGATTTAAATTTCTTTTGACAAAATGCATTAATTTGTCTATCAGTCATCATATTCTTTCTCTCCTTTTTAATCATTTAATGTAACGTTGAATTGATAAAAATATTGGGATAGAGATTCTACTCTATCCCAAATGTTAAGAATTAAATGCCATTTTATCTAAAGCTTTAGTCCAATTATAGAAATACATATTATAATCTGCATTCTTATACAAATAGTATAGCATCTTGAAATAATACTTCTCCATTAGAAGTATCCAACCTTTTTCATAAAAATTTTCATTATGATTTTTTCTTACAATTTTAAGAAGAATTTTTATTATTCTTCTAAAGTAAAAATAAAAAGAATAATCAATATTCATGATATCTATTTCTGATAAAGAAAGCATATAATAAATTACAGTAAGCTCTGCAATATTATCTTCTTTAATAGATTTAAAAATAGTATTAATAATATAACAAATACCAAAATCAATACTATTAATTGCTTTTATATCATTATTTCTTTTTCTATGTTTTTCATACTCTTTATCAGAAAGATATTTAAGAGAATCTTTAATATCTATTAAAGCATATTTGATATCATCGTATTCGCAACTAGAAGTTTCTATTCTAAGTCCAAAATCCAAAGGTCTAGATTCTGGTGTATATATTCTATTTCTCATACTCATAGATAATAATCACCCCTTATAATATTATTATAAATGTGGGATAGAGAATATATCTCTATCCCACAAATTTTATACTACAGTAAGATATTTCTTATCTACATATCCTGTTAGTGCACCAGTTTGATACACAGAAATTCCAATTTTATTTCCACTAATAGATCTTACATATAGTTTAGAAGTATAAACCCAAGATGCAAAAGTTTTAGTGGAATTATAAATAGGAGCATTCTTAGTAATAGTAACCTGCTTTCCAACTACTAGTGTATTACTAGCAGGAAGAAGTTTTGCCCAAGAAGGATCATATGCAATCCAGTTATTATTAGCTATTTTATACCTAGTATATCCACCCATATTCTCGGTAGCTGTATAGTTATAATAACCTTGCTTAGCATGTCCTATAGCTTTACCATTATTATCTCTAATTCTTAAATTATTTACCATAACTTGAATTTGATTAACATTGGTATTTCTAGCTACAGGAACAGCTATAACAGTTGTAGTAGATTCTTTTACTACTGTTGTATTTTTTACAGCAGGATTATAAATAAACCCTCTAAAATGATATTTACCAGCAGTTCCCCAGTTACCATCAGATCCTTTACTCCTGATTTTGTTTTTAAAAGCAAAAGAATTATATCCAGATTCAGAAGTTTTGACACTGGTAGAACTTATAACAGATTCTACAACTGCCACATGACCAGCACCATCACTATTCTTAAGTGTAGCACCTTTTTGCCAAACCATAATAGCTCCAGCTTTAGGAGTAAGTCCAACAGACAATCCATATGCTTTTGCTACTTCAATAAAGTTTTCTGCATTGCAGCAAAAATTAGGATATTTGATTCCATCAAATCCAGTAAGAAGATTATAAATATGATTAAATCTACCACAAGCCCAACCAACACAATTACACAGCACATTGCAATCAGAATCGGCAGGCTTACCAGTAATACATCTAGATTTACCACCTTTAGATACATTATTGTATAGATATGCATACCTATCTGTCTTCTTTGGCTTAGAAGTCAAAATAGGAAAAGGATTAGCCATTGGTAATCACCTCTTTAAAGATTTATCCCAAATCTTCATCATAATCTGGGACATTTGATTCATCCTGCACATCAATGGCTTTTTCTTCGGAAACTTGAGCAGTAGTAGTTTCTGGAATATACTGAATATCAAGTTCATCTGTGTAATCTGGCATGTCTTTATATTCAGTACTAGGAGCGTCTTTACTTTTGACCTTAATACCAAACAGTAAAGCTAACTCAATTGTCCAAGCTGCAAACCAAGCAGTGGTCAGTTCAGCAGGAACAGTATGATCATAGAAAGATAGTACCAGCACTACAATAGTGTACCAAATGATATTCATGATTGCTAAAATAGTAAACTTTGTTCTCCGCTTCATTGGAACTTTCTTTTTAGCATGCTTCATTGATCATCACTCTTATCGTTCTTAATAGTTGTAGTAGTAATGGTATTATTAGCAGTAGTATTAGCGGAGATACGGCTAGAATCAACCAGGCCTTCACCAATAATATATGCAATTAGAGTTGCACCTGCCATGATAATAGAAGTTGCTTCTGCAATTTGATTGTCAGAAAATCCAAATGCGATAAGCAGAGGAGTAACAAAGCCAACAACTGCTGCCCAAAATTTACGAGAAGTAAGCTTCTGCTTCCAATAAATCTTATTGTCACTCATAATATTATTCTCCTTTTGTAATAAATATTATCAGAATTAAAAACTTCTGATTTTATTAGAATGTAGGAATAAATTAATCAAAAAAAAAAATAAAGAGGAGTGGGCAAATGAGACCCACTCCTCAATATCAAATTACTTTAGCCATTTATTTCATCATCAGGAGTATAACTTCATTTGCACATTTTCTCACTAAATGCAATAATGGTAACAGTGTAACTCTTACCATCTGTATTTTTATGAACTCTGATATTTGTAAGAATATCAGAGTCACGATAACAAACATTAGACAAGTTGCTGCACTTCTTGAAATCTTCTTTTGCAGATTCGATGATACTCTTCACAAGGAAGATAACACCGGCATATGCATCATTATGAAGATCAAGATAATCAAATCCATGGATGCTATGATTAAAATTGTCAGCATCCATCAACGCAGATTTCATCTTATCATCAATGGGCTCGTTGATAAGAACCTCCATTTGTGCGTTGAAATTATGATGTGCATCTGCTGCCGTAAGTCTGATGGTTGCATTGCGGGCAGTTTTAGTTGCCTTGAAGTCGTATCCAAACTTTTTATCGAAGTCAGATACAACGCAAGCATTGATGAGGCTAAAGAGCAGCCCATTGATATGAGGCGCATTTTCACCATATTTGACATTGAAATCCTTCGACATGGTTTGAATGCCATAAACAGTTTCATCCAAATTGTATGTCCTGGTAACGGAATCCTCGAACATCGCGGGAGTGATAAATTTCATTTCTGCCATTGTGAATACATCCTTTCTGATTGAATTGATATAAATATATAATGATGAGGGATAACCATATCCCTCATCATTTATAATACCTAATTATCTTGCAAGTTCATTTAAAATCATCGCAAATCTGTAATAAGCATCAGCGATTACTTCATAATGTTTTTATATTATCTGGAATTGGTTTTGCAAAAATGACGCTCCATAGCTGTATCTGCAGTACTATATCCATCATTAGGATCATAATCCCGAAGAATAACCTTTGTATTCAAATCCATATTAGAAGTATCGCCACTAAGTGCAGTACAGGATGGATTAGGGTCAATGCTTCTTACACCTGGATCATAGTAAAAACTAGGAACATGCTTAGTAGGAAATTCACTTGCAGTAGCAATAATTTCTTCACCATTGATAGAAACTTTAACAGAACCATCTTTAAAACCATAGATTTTGCCCAACATATTTTCGATGTCAGTAGTGCTTAATTTAATATTGATTTCCATAATTAAACCTCCTTGCATTTATCAGTATATGTGTGTGGCATCATAAATTTCAGTTCCATGATTTTTTTCCTTTCTGTTCAGAGAGATTATTATTTTTTATTAATCTCTGATGAGATCGTGAAAGCTGCTGAATTTTTTCTATTATCGATTTCAAGTTTAAATGAAATCTTCTTTTTACTATCAGAGATTTCATAAACAGTTATAATCGGATCAGAAGATGCTACACTATGTTGAACACCGTTCTTCATTCCTGCTCCAATATTATAAAGAATACTATAAAGCAGGAAGTTGATGCATCTACTAATAGTAGATCTTGCATATTCGTATAGCTTCCCAGCAATGTACGGATTAAATCCTTTTGCTTTGTTCAGGAAATATCCATATCTCTTAATAATTACATCAATCGGATTTTCTTCACCTCCTCTTGTTTTATTAATGAGATCATAAAGATCAAGATAGTCTTTAAAAAGTCTCCTGATCTTAATAATATTACCAGTATCAGTAATATCAGGAATCTCAACTTTCAGCTTAGCGATTCTTTTTGTATCATAAAAATTGCTGTATACAGTGTACAAAATATTATTGTATTTAGAGACTTTATCATGATATGCATAGTTACTGCAAATCATGATAACTCCATTGCATACATCAGATAGAGATGGATCAACGAAGTTAATGGTAGCATATCCTTCATCCTTTTCTTTAGGAACGAAGCTCATGATATCATATTCCTTTATAGTAGTCTCCCTGAATGGAGTCACGAATAATTCTGCCATTATTATCACTCTTTTCTTTTTAACGAACTCTCAATAAAAATCTGTTTCACTACCATTCTTATCTACAGCAGTACAAACTGGGTAAATAGATAATGCAAATGAGATCTTATCTGTATCATCTATTCTAGAAGCTGTGAATATAATAGTATGCTGATATTCATCTCCTCCACTAATTATAACTTTCCAGATTTCATCTCTGTGATTATCCAACAATTTTGCACATGCGATTAACATAGTGTCAATTAATTGAATTGCTGGATAATAACAGTTTGCGAATTTTTGCAACTTTTTAGATACAGCTTTATATAAAGCATCTGAATGAATAAGCTTTGAAAATTTAAACGATGAATCAACACTAATTACGTAATGATGGATTGTCGATACACTAAAATCCATATTAATAATTTTACTATAATAGGCTTTATTTCTATAAATCACATCAATAATAGAGCTATATATCAAATTTAAATTTCCAAAAGCGCAATCAATATCATACTCGTTGTATCTTTCTTTTTTCACACTCCTTCTTAGCCTTATCAATAAACCAATCAATGTCATACATGATCTCTAAGATCTTTGGCTTCGACATCATATTTTGCCCTTTCCAACATCTTTTCTTTTCTAAAATTACTCATTTTAGAAAAGAAATCTGGAGTAATCGGAAAAGAATCTCCAGGCATTCTAATTGTACAAATACATCCTTCATAAGTTTTCCTCATAGAAATCTTATGAAGAGAATTTGGATACATATAAAGTATCACCATTTTTACAGATGGAACTTCATCAAGCATATTATACATTTCTTTAAGACAAAAATCCAAAAGACCAATGGTATAGATCCAATGAGGATCATAGTCATCCGATGCATCAAAACTGTATCGCCCATTATAGATACCAGGAAGATGATTTCCAAGAGCATCATAGTTATGAATAAAATCTTGGAAATGCTTATAAATACTTGGTGCAACAAGACTACCAAATTTGAAATTGTTATCGAATTCGATAGTCAAAGTTTCAAGATGTTCATCAGTAGTCATATACTGACAAATTTTTCTGGATTTATCTGTTAATCCTGATACCTCTTCAAGATTACTAGAAATATTGATCATTGAATCTTCCCATACTCGAAGCATATTATATGGAGAAGGATCAGTCTTAGTGAATTCAACCTTTGTTGAAGGATATTTTTCTTCATATTGCTTCCGAAAATCTTCGATATTGAACCCATATTCAATAGGATAAATATGAGTATTGACAAAAGAAAAAGTCATATTCATATCTTTCATTATACATTCTCCTTTGTAACAGTGAATTTCCGAATATGTCTGCGTCCATTACTAGTATACATGAGCGTAATATAACGCTCAGTAGCAGCATATCCAAGGCTTCTATATTCAACCGTAGGCATTGTTTCAATATACTCTGTAAAATCCATTCTATTGATAGATTCTGTAAGCCGTGCATTGATATCGCCGAGGACACCAACAATTACATTGCTACTATCAGATGTCATAAGATCATCATCACAATAAGGAATAATACTTTTGTCATCAACAAAGTTATCATAGCAGTGAATCTTATAAATCTCAGACATTTTATTTTCCTCCTTAAATTGCTTCGATAAAAATTTCGATCGTATTTTTATTACCATTGCCGAAAGTTAAAGTTTGAAGCTTTCTTTCAGCCTTGATGATAATATTGCTTGGACTACTTGGATCATTCATATAGATACATTCAAGAGTCTTATACTTCATGAACATAGACCGTATCTCAGAAATGATCGAATAGATCATATACCGAGCAACCTCATAATGAGGCTCAATAGGATTAAAGATATCCCAGGAACATTCTTTGGTACCAAAATACTTTTTGCAAATATCATTTTTATCTTTATTCCTAGAAAAGATAAAAGCGTTCTTCCATTCATCAGGAGTCATATCAACACCGAATTTAAGAAGATCATTAATCTTATTGATATCTTCGGTATTGTCGATATTGATCCAATAGAACATAACTGAATAACCATTCATATTACCACGGAAACCTTGGTAATTACTAGTAAATGGATCATCACTTGCAACTTCAGAAGGTGAATGATCTGTATTGGTAATTGCCAGGCTCAGCAAAGCTGACACGATTGCAGGCATAGTAGGATCGTCATTACCGAAATTGAGAGTTTGGCCAATTTCGTTAGTATTGATAAATCCATTGACAATAGCAGTGCTATTATAAGAGATGGACTTAATATCGGAATTATTAAAAATGTGCTTCATAATTTTAACCTCCTTATTATGGATCTTAGAAATAATATATTGAAGACAAAGATATATTTCCTTCATCTTCTCATTATTATAATATCTATTTAATAATATAAATTTATAAAAATAAAAGGAGTGGGCGAATGAAACCCACTCCTTTTTATCAGCCTTCTTTCTTTTTATCAACGTAATCTTTAGGTTTAAACTCTTTATCCTTATTGCGGATATAGTGTTCAACCCAGATTACTTTACCAGATTTGTAATGGCGGAAATGTCCCTTTACAGTAACAGCATACTGACAAGGAGTATATTTCCGTTTCTCTTTAGCTTCTGCTTCAGTAACAGGAATTACTTTCTTAGTAATTCCATATACTTTATGAGAGCAGATACTAGTTTCAAAGCGGGGTTTATCATTTGTTTTGGGAGTATAGTTACTAGAAGTTTCAATAGATCCAATAACTACATCCTTTTTGGAAACCAATTCAGTATGATATGCCATATATTTGAATATGTCAAGCATAAATAATAGATTTACATTTTTAATATTATTTCTTGAATGCTCATCTAAATCTATGCTTATTGGATAAAATTCATAATCACCATATATAGCTTTCTCATCCTGATATTTGCAATTAAGCGTATAGCTTGTAATTTTATTTATGAAACCATTAGCATATAATATATATGCATCAAAATGGATAGTAGATTTTGCCACCATATTAAATGCAATAGCTATCTTTGAATTATATAAATCACCAACTGCATGTTCCTTTCGCATAATATTTGTTATATCTGAAATAATAATACCAGATTTTAAAGGAAATATAGGATTAAGAAGATGCTTTGGATCATATCTAATATATTCTCCTGATATTTTGATGCGATCAAGTGACATATATTTTTCACCAATATAATCAGTGATAAAATATTGTTTATTAAATCTGTATTCAAGTATTCTATTAGGAGTTTTATTTCCTTTTTTACTTGCATTTTTAATATATACAACTTTTTGATTAAAATATTCTGAATGTATAGCAAGAATTTTAAGTTGAATAATTATATTTGATACCATGTATTTAATATAATTATCTATTTCTTTTTTACCAGCAATTAAAACTTTTGCATTAGTTATGCGATCAATATTTGTATCAAATATATCTGATAGATAATATGTATTTTTATCAATAGATGATTCAATTTTATAATTGCTGCCAATATTAGAACCAACCATAATTGATACTTTTTCATCATCTAAATATGTAATGATGATAAATGATCTATTCTCAGTAATCGCAACGGTATTTCCAATAAATTGTTGTATACTAGACGAATTAAACAAATATGCAAGTCTAACATTATCATCATTAGAATCAATTATTCTATGAAGTAATAATTCTCTATCATTATTTAATCCACCTGAAATAAAAAGTTTATTCATTTTGCTGATGTCCATAATCTTTGGACCTCCTTATAAAAAATATACTTTGATAAAGAAATTATTTATCTTTATCAATTTTATAATATCTAATCAAAATAAATAAAATCCGGAAGAGATTATACTCTTCCGGAATATTTTAATCATTTAATATTATTCCATACTTCATCTTTATCAATATAATCCATAAATAAAATCAAAAGTGTTCATATCACCAATGATTTCTTTAGGAAATTCTTGTATATTTCCTATAGGCTTTATACTAGTCTCATCAGATCTAATACTAATAAATCCTAAAACATTAGCATCATCTAATGTAAAAAGCATATACATCTTTTCATCATTAAATTTGCCTTTATGAAATATACATCTTGTGATTTTATATTTCTTATCATTTATTTTGATATATGCAAATTGTCCTTTAACAGTATTGCCTGATATTCTAACATTTGCTTGATATCTTGGTTCTAATTTAATTTTCATTGTTAATTTCCATAAATCCTTTCCATGCAGGATTATAATAAATATACATTAATAGAAATGCCATAAAATCTAGTTGACCAATATATTCATAAGGTAATTCTTTTATAATCTCGTAAGATTTTTTATTATAGCATATATTGCAATTAATGCCTCCAATGATATTATCGTTATCATCTTTAAATATAAAATTATCTTGTGTATTTTTATATGTAGTATATTTGCTGGTATGCCGTTCAATGATACATTTTCTAGTATGCTCATCTTTAATAATACACTCAGCGAATTCTTCTACATAATCTACAGTAGAGAATCTACGAAGTTCATGTTTAATAGATTTAAGTTGCACTTCCATCTTTATTCTCCTCACTCTCACGAAAAGCATCTACTTTTTCATTTAGAATATCTTCAATAATACTACCAAATGTATCAGTATCATATCCATGCTTTTCAAATACATCACAATGATGAATATAGTTTCCATCCATATCGTAGCATTCAAATATAAAATTATCAAGTAAATCTTTTAAATCAGCAGCACTTTCTGTATCATAATCATATACAAAAATATAGCTATCTCCATCGGCAAATTTCAGAGTTCCTGAATATACGTATTCATATTTATCAATACATTCATTTATAGTAATTTTAATATCATGCTCAATAGTTCCTCTTAATAGATAATATCCATTTGGAATATAGATCTTATTTTTATCAGGATCTACATATTTAGGATATTCAAGAAAGGCAATAGTATCTGAATCAATATCAATATTATTAATCTCTGTTACCCAATCTACATAAGTATCAAGAATTTGTCTATAGTCATCGTTGAAGTTAGAATATCTATCAGCCGCAGAAATTGCAGTAGACGGATAATCTTTAAAGATTTGCTTAATTCCAGGTATATGAAGATGGACTCTATAAGTAGTATATTTTTCAGGCAAACTATATTCCTCTAGAATTACAATATATCCACGAATACTAGAAACTTTAAGCGCTTTAATTTTATATTCCATGTTTCATACTCCTTTATATTTGATTATTATGATGCTAAGTCAAAAATCAAAATTAATAGAGGATAGAGAGTAATCTCTATCCTCTATCTTATATATTAAATATAAAATATAACAAAAGAACAATTTTTGTATGCTACAAGAGTATTTCCTATCCAAGAATACATTGCCACATAATAACTGCCATTAGTAACATATACTTCACAAATCTCAATTGTATGATCAAAATTTCCAGGAGTATCATGATTATGATATGCCATTATTGGAATTCCTTGAGAAAAAAGAATACTATTACTTCCATTGGATGCTGTAATTATTATAGTTTTAACAGAAGCGTCAGACTTAAATGATATTTAAGTTTTTGGTAGAGGATACAATATAGCATTCATATAGTATATTGAAATACATGATCTATTAGTAATTTTATACACGTTACTATTTTTATTATTCATAAAATAATAGTAAATAATATAATTATTAGTATTATTGATAATATCAGTGTAGCATATTAAATGAGATTCTATTCCTGTATTTGGAACTATTGGAATAGCATTAATAAATACATGATCACTGAATATAGTATAATAAGTTCCAGCTTCTACATATTGGTATTTAATATATATTTTAGTAGCGTCAGATTTAAAGAAAATAATAATAATCTGACGCTTCTAATAAATCACCTTTAGGTAAAGATATCATTACAATGTATGAAGTTGGAGGATTGCCTGATTGTTCATCATTTAGTGCTGATACAAGTATACAATCTATTATTATCAAGATTCTAGGTGATAGTACTAGTTTGGATCATGATACTACTCCTCCTAATACTAGATATGAAGTTAAGAATCTTGGTACATGGACTTATTATGATGATGTAGATAAATTTCTTAAAAACTGTAATCATGCTACTGGTTATTATGGTGCTTCTATTGGTAGTTATATAACTATTAAAGATGGTACATATAATAAAACATGGGTAATAGTTGGATTTGATTGTGAACATAATAAAACAGCTTCAGATGGAACACCATATGATAATGGATATGGTATATTTATGATTCCTACAACATCGTTTTTTAATCCTGGAAGTGAATCGATGTCATTCAATTCTGGATATATGAATACTGGTGTTCATAAAAAAATTAATACAGAATTATCATCTTTTGCATCTGATAATTCAGTATTAAGAGATCATTTAATAAAAAGAAGAATGTTATTATCTAATACTACTGATCATTGGTCAAGCCCACTTCAGACGCATGGATATGAGTGGACTACTGGATATGGTTCTCTTATGAGTGCTGGCCAAATAACTGGTACATTTGCTTCTAATTCTAATAAGTATGATGATGGAGAAGCTAATTATAAACTACCATATTTTAATTTTACTACTTGGCAATTTGGAGATTATGCGTATTTAAGAGGATTAGGTGGATCAGCATCATATAATAATCATTCTAGTTATTACGATAAACCATGGCATGTATCTAATGGATCTGTATTAGGGCACGATATTGCAAATTATCAAACAGAAATTAATGGTAAAAAACCTAGTATATTCCCACTTATAATGATAAGATAAAACAATAATAATCCGATAGAGATTAATCTCTATCGGATATTGGTTTTATTTTAAATATAACAAATAATAATCCTTAAACCATGTCCAACATTATTAACATTATTTCCTCCTGAATCATAATTAATAATGCTAAAAGCTCTAATAATATAACTATTATCAGTACGTATAGTATATAATGATGAATATTGATATACATTATTATTACTAATATTTAAAAAACTACTATCTATTGATACTGATATAAATATTCCTTCAGAATCATAAAATATATATTTTCCATAAGAAGCTGCATCATTTGATAACGTTCCATTTTTTCTTTTAATTTTAAGAGAAGCGTCAAACTTATATAATTTATATATAATAAACTTTTATATATCCATTTACATGATCATAGTCAGCATCGCCATTCATATAAAAACTCATACAATATATATTATAGCAATTATTTTCATATACTATATATGAAATTCTATTGTTATATCCAATAGCAATTGTACTGATAGGTATTCCTAATGTAAATGTATATGAATATCCAGTAATATTTATATCTGTACTTTTAATTTTAGTAGAAGCGTCATAATATTATATAGAAATATAATAAATATATACAGTTCCATTTGCACTTACTTTAGTAAAAGTATAGTTATCACCATAATTAAATTTATATGCATAAAAATCATAAGTAGTATAATTTTCATTTAAAGATATATCTTTTGAGTGTAGTACATCTGCTAATATTAACCCAGTATAGTTAGTATTATCTGGAATTACACTAATTAGATATTCACTAGAATAATATGATGAAGTCATTTTTACTAGAACAAAATATTTATCATCTATAGTCTGAGTTCGCTGCTTAATTTTAATCGAAGAAGCGTCAAACTTATATAATTTATATATAATAAACTTTTACATGTATCTCTTCAAGATAGCCAATATCGCCATTTATATAAAAATAAATACAATATATATTATAGCAATTATTTTCATATACTATATATGAAATTCTATTGTAATATTTATATATAGGAATTGTACTGATAGGTATTCCTAATGTAAATGTATATGAGTGTTCAGTAGTATTTATATCTGTACTTTTAATTTTAAGAGAAGCGTCATACTCATAAATAATTATATATAATAAACTATAATTTTTCTAGCAAGTGCAACATTTGTATCAAGCATATATGAAAATATATAATAAGTTCCATTTTGATACCATAATTCAACAAATTCTGGTCCATCAATATAAGGATCTTCTATATGAATTGCATTTATTGGAATTCCCAATGTAAATGGATAACCATCTTTTCCATTTAATTGAATAGTAGTATATTTAACAGAAGCGTCAGATTATTAAAAAAAAATAAAGAGGAAGTAGTTAAAACTACTTCCTCTTTTACATTTATAGAGCAGATAATGGATTTATTACCATCATGATAGTAATTTTTCTATTTTCATCATCAATAGTAAAACTTATATCATCGATATTATCTCCAAATGTTTTAATGCAAACATTTCTCACAAACAATTTAGTTTCGATATATCCTTGTTTATTATTTATATTCATTGGTATAAGTTCAAGACTACTAAGATATTTTATTTTGCTGATATTGACAAAATTATATCCAGCACATCCGCATAGTTTAGCAAAATCTTCATATTGCATTTCGATAGTATACCTTGTTTTTACGGCAGTATCTACTTTTGCATCAATCTTTTCATCATTTAAGAATTTGATAATAGGATCATTATCTGCTGGTTTACTATCAGATTTTACAATATCATCAATATGATCTGTATCAATAGTAATATTTTTCTTAGGTCTACCTCTTTTTGCTTTAGGTACAATGATTTTATCAAAATCATCTATTTCAATATTCTTTAATTTAGGACGAACTTTTTCACTTTCATTATCGCCATAATCATCGTATTTGAATGATTGATATGCTATAATTGTAACTTCTCCATTTTTATCATCGATAGAAAAAGAGCAATTATAAAGATCATTTTCACCGAAAACATATTTAGCTATTCTTTTTGTAATATAGATTAGATCAATGCCATTATGGCCATGACTATCAATATCACTTGCAGTTACTGCTATCTTATTTTGGATGCCATAACTTAAAATTTTAAATCCAGATTGAAAGGCAATGTCTGCAAATGTATTCCAATCCAATATAGCAGTTCTTTTTATTTCATACTTATATTCTCTTTTATCTTTTATATTGTTATACATATATAAATCTCCTAAAAATAAATGGTGGTGAGTATTTCTACTCACCACCACATTAATCAAAACAGAATGATGAAGATTCTGTCAATGATATTGATCTTGATTGCGAAACCTTCCGATTCAGGGTTCCATACAGGAATCAATGCATGAATTTTCTTAACTTCACCAGAATCTTCATCCTTCATTGCTTTATCATAAGCTTTCTTGCAAGCCTTGACAGCATTGTTGAGAATGATGTCAGGGACTTTATCAAGGGCATCATTGATAGACCCAATGAAGTTGTAGATGGGAATCAGAACACCTTTGTCTCGACGGACATCTGTCAAGACAGTCTTAATGTTCTGACTCTTTAAAGACTTATCATTCCTGATGAAGATTTTAGGAAGTCTTCTATCAAATACATTGATATAGTCTTTATGTCTTTCAGGGATGTTTTGAACACCTTCCTGCTGCTGATGATCTTTATAGTCACCAACATAGATGACATAATCACCATCATCTACACTGTCAATAGTATAGTCGATCAGCATATTAACTTCACGACCATCGTCATGGGTATCAATGTTGATTTTGCTTGCAGACAGAAATTTTTTCATAATAAATACTTCCTTTCAATTGATAAGTACATCTTGATCCAATAATAGTCCACTATCGGATTCAATTATATAATATCTTATTGAAAGGAAGTAAATATTGAAAATCAATCTACCTTAATACCCATACTTTCAACTTCATCTATAGCTTTGCAAATATGATAATAATTTCCAAAGCTAATAGATCTCAAAGAGAATCTACCAGAGACACCAGATTTCTTTAATTCATCTTCATATTCAATAATGATATCCTTAATTTCATCCTCATCCATAGTATTGAGAATATCAAGAATAGCATTTGATACTGTAGAATATACATATCTTTCATTCTCATCATCAAAGGTATCAAATCTATCAGTCATAATGGAGATAAATAAATTAGTAAGCTGATCATTAAATGTCTTAGAGAAGATATTAATGATCATTTGCTCATCCATAATACCAGGATCAACATGCTGCATAGTTCTTACCATGCGTCTGATATTTCTACGTTCATCTGTACTAGAATTTCTATTTACAGAAATCCATAATGCATGATTGTCAGGTAAACCAATCTCGACGAGAATATTAACGAGATCATCGTTAAACTTATATGCAATCTTACCAAGTAACTTTGCACTCTCTTCATTGTAGATAACATTATTAGCTGGATTAATTACATAAGCACGATAAACTCTATTAAATCTATTGGTATACTCTCTATTCAAAGTAATACCAGACATATCTAAAGCTGTTAAGAAATCAATGTCTGTAATTGTTTTTAAAGCTTTAGGCTGTTTATCAACAGCAGAAGATAATAGAATCATGATGTTTTGGGTAACATAATCAATCATCTTAGAATATCCTTCATAAGGAATACTAGATTTGATTTCCATGAATCTTTCATAAATTCTATTAGGATTAGAAAATCTCTCAATATTAGTGCTTACATTTCCATCATCAATAAGAGAACTCATATTGATAATTACATTATTCAGTTCCATCATAGCGAATTATTTCCTCTTATAAGTCATAAATTTAAAAGTGAAGTAATACTGGCCATGGACGTTTCTCCAAGCCTCTGTTTCAGCAACTCTCCAATTATCATCTTCATCCAAATTAGGAAATACTGCATCGTATTCAGGAGCAATAGCAGCAACCTTAGTCACATATACAGTATCACAATAAGGAAGAAGAAGTCTATAGATTTGTTCTCCACCACATACAATAGTATTTTCGCTGTCTCCAATAATTTCTACTGTATCGAGTAGACCACGAAGATTTTCTACCCAGAAAATCATGGTTCTATTATTAGGAGTCTTAACTTCAGGATTACGTCTAACAGCAAAAGAAGATCTATACTCTGCTTCATCAATATCAGGATTACGAATTCCACCTTCAGGAGCTAAGAAAAATCCCGCATACTTAGCACCAAACAAAGATTTATGGTCAAGTTTATCCCAATGCTTAGTCATGACAATATTTTTTCTTCCAGGAAGAGGTTTCTTTCCAGGAAATGATTCTAATGTCTTACGACCACATACAATAGTTTTACCCATTGTAATATCCTTGAATCGAGCCATATCCTCTTTGATATTAAAAAGAAGGCTATTATTATTTCCAATTGCCCAGTTCTTGTCTACGCACACAATAGCTTTCATCATAGCGAATTATTTCTCCTTATTAAATTTAGTAAAGCGAGTTACTCCAGGTTTTACTTCATCAAACCACATACTTTCAGGTCTTACCCAAACAGTATTATCGTCAGACTTAGTAAAGAATAGATTGGGATCTGTGTTTCCTTTTCTTGCATTATATACATGAATATATGCAATCATATTTTCACTAGTTTCAGTATGCTTACATTTAGCAAGTACTTTTACATAGTTACCTTTATGATGTACATAGATTTCACCTACATGAATTTCAGTATTCATTTTTATCATGTCCTATCTGCTCTATGAGCAATTTTTCTCCACTGTGAAATAGGCATTAATCTCACATTATCTGTAATATCACTAGATTTGCAATCTTCTTCAATATAATTAAAAGGACAATATGCAACAAGATATTCACCAGTGTCATTATGCTGAGCAATATACAACACTCGCATAACATCATTGCCTACTCGGTAATCTTTACCAATCTTGGCTCCACGGACAGCTAGTTTTTCCATTTTGATGTATTCTCCTTTTAATTTATATTAAATTGCTACAGGGAATTTTACATTAGGACCAGCATTATAATTTTCAATGTGAATATTATCTACTGTAAAATCATAAAAACTATCTACTTTATCGATCCATACTGTAGGTGCATCAAGAATAGGTCTCTCAATAAGTTTCTGTACTACAGGAACATGGCGATCATAGATATGGCAATCAGAAATTACATGAACCAATTCACCAGGATACATATCACATACCTTAGCAAACATCATCACTAGAGCTGCATACTGAACTACATTCCAGTTACCAGCAGTAAGCATATCCTGAGAACGCTGATTTAAAATAGCGTTCAACGTCATACGACCATCTTCCTTATCTCTAGTAACATTAAAAGTCATAGAGTAAGCACAAGGATAAAGATTCATTTCATGAAGATCGTTAAAGTTATAAATATTAGTCATGATACGACGAGAGAAAGGATTATGCTTCAGATCCCATAAAACTCCATCAACCTGATCAAGAGCAACATAGTATTTACCGTTCTTCATAATAACAGAAGAACTAGGATAAGCAGCTAACTCTTCATACAATTCATGAGTAGGATAATCAGGAATAGTATGATGAAGATACTTCTTACCAAGCTGATATCCATAAGCTTTGCCAATAGTACCATTTTCATCAGCCCAAGAATCCCAAATATGAGAATTAAGATCTTTTACATTATTGCTCTTCTTCTGCCAAATCCAAAGGAGTTCATCAATAGCAGCTTTAATATTAATCTTGCGTAGAGTAAGTGCAGGAAACTCTTTCTGAAGATTATATCTATTAACTACACCAAATTTCTTAATGGTATATGCAGGCTCACTAGTATCAGTCCATTTTGCACGAACTTCTTCACCTGTAGTATCAATACCATTTTCGATAATATCGGTACAAGTTTTAATAAAAATATTATCTGCCTGAGACATAGTTGGAAACCTCCTATATAATAAGTAATTATATAAAAGTGCTTCATCTAGTTAAAAAATAAAGAGGGATTGGAGTTAAATCCAATCCCTCTTTAATCATCAACTAATCATGAAGTAACAAAGTTCCATGAAACTCTCGACATCCGAGAGTTCTGAATTTATTTTATGAGGAAATACTCTAGGAGTATCAATAAACCCTTTATAGAGATCATTGATAATGCAGCAATAATCATTAATTGCATACATGATCTGGCATTTCATAATGCCAATGATCTCCATTTTAGGAATTTTATATTCCTTTACGTATTTCTCATACTGGACTTCTGGCGAAGCCCCAATCATAGATTGTGTTTCTTCACCATTATAGACGCGATAGATTTCAAATCTCTTCCCGGTGAATTTCAGCATCCCCTGATAGATTTTCTTGGTTGCAGAATGAGTAGAATAAACATTAATCTCAACCATAGGAAGATCACTATCTTTATGGACATTTTCAACGACCAAATGATTCATTATTCTTTAACCTCTTCTTTCTTCTTAGGAACTTCAAATTCCTTATAGTGCTTATCAAAGAAACGCTTTGCAGTTTCTTTGTCATCAAAGGTTGCCATGAACCCGCCTGGATGGCAGAAAGTCATTCCGGACTCAGAATGAAGTTCCTCGAAATTGGGGCTCTTGATAGAAAGTCCACGATATTTATCAGGGAACAACTTCTTGTTTACTCCATCAGTATCTTTTGCTGCAATGACATTGTATTTGCCAATGTCACGATTAGATGGAGAACCATAGAATTCAAGCCCATCGATGTCGCTCATGAATTTACCAATAGGAGCGTAATAGTCAAGATATACAACTCCATATTCGATATCTTGAGCATTCTCCAGCACTGCCTTGGCTCTGTAATCAGATCTGATACGCTCAAGCTTATAGCTTAACGTATCCTTAGCCTTAGAGATTGCCAAAGCAACTCGAATATTGATATTGGGATCAGGACAATCCCATGTCGGATTCATACAACTGATTTCATCATTGATACCATTGTATGCACCAGTGTTATCAGTGTAATCAATCATCTTGATCCACTTATCAAATTCCTGATATTCGTAATCGTTCAAGAACCCTTCATGGAATTCTCGAACGATTAGGCCAAATGCAGCATAAGGACTACCATCAGGACGACACTGCTTAAGCTCCTCTCTAAAGTGATGGTCAAAACGACCCCCGCCTACATCGTAGACAAGGTAACCGTTCTGCTCTGTCATTTCATCAGAAATGACATTCTTTCTTTCCCACTTGGGGAAAGGAAGTCCAAGCCAATCATAGACTAGCATAAGATATGCTGATGCGAAAATTTCATCAGCATGGAATACACCACTATGGAATATAATGTGGTCATACTTCTCAAGTTTGCTCTTAAGGATAAGAGCTTCATTTGAAAGCGAATAATTGGTAAGTGCTGTGCTGTTCATAATATAATCTCCTTTTCTTAATTACTAATATTTTTCTTAATGGTGATAGTTACTTCACCAGTAAAACCATGGTTCTTCAACACCTTTACAATATCGTCCGTATCGATGTTGAAACTTACTTCCATACTTATGGAGTTGATATGAGTAGAGTCATTTTCTTTTTCTTCTTTCTTGACACTATTCTTATACTCTACTCCAAAATCCTTATAAAACTGCTCAATGTTTTCTTTGCTTGTTTTATAAGGATTTCCAGACTTGCCAATTGGAATAATGTTTCCTAAATCAATATTGATCTTATAGAAAGTTTTGTAACAGCAATGCATCATATTGGCAATAGCAGCCACAGTGACAGAAGGATATTTATTAATAATACCAGTGAGATATTTAATTTGAATATCCTTAGGCCAATGGATAAAGTCTGCATACGATACTTTCTTATCCATAGAGTATGTTTTTACAACCCCCTCTTCATCAGTGATTCTGAAAGTACGATTGTACTTACGCTTCTGCCGAGGAAGAGATTGACGCTTTTCCTTGGTGTCTTCGAAAAATTCTTCACGAGGAGTGATATCGAAAGTTCCTTTGCCGATAGTTTTGTTGTCCATAATATTGGACCTCCTTTAAATAAAATATAGAATACTTCTGATAAGGAAATCATTTATCCCTATCATTGTTATAATACCTATTTAAATTTAAGTATTGTAAAAAAAAATAAAGGGATAGACTTTTACGTCTATCCCTCTCTTAAATTTACATTCGAACAGAATTAGAGAAGTTTGCTCTCTTTGCACCGAATTGGCCAATACCAGCAGACGATGCAGGGAAATTACCAAGGTTATCAGAAATGATCTGTTCATAATCAATCAATTTTCTCAACCAATCAGGAACAGGAAGATCTTTAGGCAGTGCAATAGTATCAAGATTTCCTTTGAAAACTTTATTAATTGTTCTACCTTCTACCAATCCAGTATTATTAAGATCAATCAATTCACAGATCTTTGCATACTGCATTGGATAATCTTCTCTAATAGTTTCCAAGGTATATTTATCAACTTTAACCTTGATTACATCAATAGCATTTCTATCATTCAGATCAAATCCAGGAAGATCACACTTGATATAATTCCATGCCATTGCTGCTTTAATACCTTGAATTCTAGTAGGATCATCATAGTTATCCATAGACTTAATAGTCGCAGGCTTGTAATATTTCTTAGATCCTGAAACAAGATCATTATAAATGGTCTTTTCAAGAATAGCAATATCTTTGATCAACTTCAATTGATCAATAGAATCTCCAGTAAGCATATCTTCAAGAAGAATCTTTTTCAATGCTTTCTGAGTATCTTTAGAAGTAGAAGATTTGGTTAGACAATCAATGCCCTTGACATCCAATACACCACTTCCAAGATAATTGCCTTCCTGTAGAATCTGAAGACTTGCATAATGTTTCTTTGCATCTGTCAACATGATTCGAGACATATAGAACTCATTCTTCATGTTTATCTTACATTTATCAGCTCCTCTAAAAGATTTAGATTCCTTAGTAAAATCAATCATATATTGATTAATTACAGAAGAGAGAATATAACACATGATATTGATCAATGCAAATTTTACATTATCCTGAGGAATAATCTTCGTAGCATCAATCATTCTCTTTTGTTCAATAATCTCTTCATTAAAGAAATCATAATCTTTTTTGTTTTCCAGAAATTCAATAGCTGCTAATTCATCAGGGTTTGCAATGTCACCAAAACTATCAGTTTTTAAGAAACTTATTGCAACCTGTTTATCTACAGCATTATACCAATCTGGAGTTTCTGTATCTTTCCAGAAATAATCTTCATTCTTCTTTTCAGCTTCTAGATACTTAAATACATCAATCTGTTGATGCATAATAGGACAGTCATAATTCTGAAGATACTGGATATTATAATTATACCAAGCATCCAAAGAAACGAAAGACGAATCAGTATCAGATACAATAGATACTGTCTTAATCATTTCTTTATTTCTAATCATTCTATCCATATACTGATGGCAATAGAAGACATATTCCATCAATAGATCACGAAGCTGATCAAGATATCCGATTATTTCTTTAGGAGGTTTAGCAGGCTCAATATAAGGAGTTTTCATTCCAGTGATAATCTTTATCATCAAATCCCTTGCAATAGGCAAGTCCATAAAACAATAAAGATTATTCTTATAAAACAATCTATTCAATTCAATCTGATTACAGTTTTGAATAATTCTCCATACAGTTTCCATATCTTGTTCTGTAGGAACATATTTAAAACCACAATTTAGAATGATCTTATTAAAGCATTCATCTGGAGAAATAAAACCATTAAATCCCAGAACTTCGTAATCATTATATTTCCAATCATTTCCCTCCATTCTTACATTGTCAATAAAGATGAGAACATCATTAAGACTTCCAAACTTAACATTGTTCCCAAGGAATCCTTCAAAACAAAGAATTGCAGAACTAATTAGAGATCTACCGATAGATGTTACAGAAGGCGCAATGTTGAGGTCGAACAAAATCGACACATATAAACCAACAAGGCCATATATCGCAATATTCATGTAAGTCGTTGATATTATCTCTCACTTACACAGTTCTCTAATGAACTTCCCTAGATTATCTCTAGGATACTAGACTATATCACTACCATATCATATTTCTATGACTTAGGTACACCAGATTTCGAGACTCACTTGAACTCTACAATTAGTCGTTGAACCTATTAGAGAATTACTTCTCTAAGCTGGATGCTGATTGTCTATTTTGGTTTAAAATACTTAGGCTTACTATCACCATATATCATCCTAATTATTATTTCTGCTTTCGCTCTAATATCTACACATATTAGCAATTAGGCTTTAAGACTTCCCAGCAATTTCTTGGTGTTACCATTTGACCGTTTCCAGCCTAATGGGGCTATATAGTTAACCATTTACATCTATCTTGTCCAGAGCTTGCAGTAGATTATATTTCTCAAATTGTTCTGACGATTTAGGATATTTAAACATTTCCTTTTTATGAATTTTTCGAAGGTCTAGGAAGTTTTGAATGACTCTCGCCATAGGATTAGGAACTACATCATGCCTTCTAAACATAGTTCCATAACTTGTCAGAATTGGTTCTCTTCGTGCAATATAATCAATCAACTCTAACATTGTTAGTTGAGGATCAGAGTTGGTATAATTATTTTTTACAGTCAGAGTAAAATTCTGAAATCGCTTAGCTATCGAATATTCTACGCCAGCATAAATATCTCTAATATCCATTTCTGGATGAATAGAGTGAATTATTCTAGACATAGTATCTCGATACTGCATAAGCATCTTGTGATCTTTCGGATTTACTGTTCCATTAATATCTCTTATCATTCCATATAGTTCTCCTTTCAAAATGTTATATTACTAAAATATTGACCCAGAGGTAACTTTATACCTCTGGGTCAATATTCAAGTCAAGTTAACAATTGGGGCACTCATTGCAACATCCAGGACAGGTATTATCAAATTCAGGAGGTATAAAAGGATTCTTTGTATAGATTCCAAACTTTTCACCGAATTCGATTACCTTGTTCTTTAGACCAGTATAAGGGATCTGATCTACATCTACAGGATTGTAAGTAATAATCAGATTAGGTGCACCTTGCTGATCAGGATCGAATTTAAACTGTCCAGAGAAAGATCTGCAGAGTTTATAAGAATTCTCTACAATATTCTTGTTCAGTTCTTCATCGAATTTCTCTTTATAGAAGTCTCTCAAATTGATATAATGAAGATATGGCATAAATATCTGAAACTTCTCAAGTATGGTCATTTGATCCCATCCAGATAGAAGCCAATCCCATCTATCAAGAGCATCGTTCTTATAAGTATCGTCAGTTACAACGGTAGTATTAGAAGATGAGCATAGACAATCATCTTCACGTTCGATGTAATTAGCCATTCTTCTTTTCTTCCATAATAGTCTTGTAGCTCTCGCCATTAGTGTCAACCCACTTTAGCAGAGCAGGATAGTTCTTCATCATATTCTCAATACGCTCATGAAGTTCCTTCTTAAAAGTAGTCTTCATACGCTCATGGAAATACAGAACACGAATGTTCATACGATCATCAGAGATATACTTATTCATACGGCCATTGGCAATATCAATGATGATATCGTTGATACGAGAAACAGAACGAGTCTCATCTGCAGTGTATCCCTTTTCACCGTTCAAATAAGCAAGCAGATCACGCATAGCGATCTTGTGAACACTTGCATCAGAAATCTTCTTCTCAAGGAAATCACAAGTTGCTTCAATGATCTCAACACTCTTAGTCTGGAAAGCTAGCTTTTCAGCCTTAATCTTTGCATACTCTTCATTAGACATACGAGGCTTACCGTTGTAATTGTTGTTCATAACTCTATTATCCTTTCTAATTTAAAAAGAGAGCTTTCTACTCTCATTGATTAATATAAAGTATATAAAATTATCAATTATAAATGTAACTTTACATTTTTTATAGTTGAACTATTTTATAATACCTCATAATAGATTATAAAAATGAGGATGGAGAGCTCGATCTATCATTTTTATAATATCTATCTATTATGAAATTCTACATGTAGAAAGGACTTATATTATTATGGGCATTTATTCTGAAAACGGATATAATGATGAATTTGGAATCGATATGGATGCTCTTGTTGAAGCGTTCTTGGTTGATGATCTGACTCATCATTATAGTAATAATGTTATCCAGGAGTTCTGTGCTCCTAACGGTGTTGGAGAATCTCTGCTTGAAGCTAAGGTTCTGTCTAATAAGCGTACTATGGTTCGTCTTTCTAAGGCAACTGACCTGCAGCGTCGTAAGACTATTGCTGCTATCATGATGGCTAAGGCTAAGAACGATCCTCTGTATAAGAAGCTTGTTAAGTATCAGCTGCTTCGTAAGCAGACTCGTGCAAAGATTATGGAGAAATATGGTAATAAGGCTGCTCGTGCTGCTACGATTGCTCAGAAGCAGTATCTGAAGACCATGAGAAATGTTAACCTGACTAACACCAGCTTTATTACTGCTGATCCTAATCGCTAATTAAGTCATTATCTCATATTCGAGATTCCTTCTCTTTTTTATAAACCCGGTAGGGCAATAGCTCTACCGGGTATTTTTAACTTCATAATAAAATATTCAAGGAGGTTAAGTATCATGCATGTACCTAATCAATTAGGATCATATCCTTTAGTTCTAAGAAGCAAAGATGCAGTAAATCCTAGAAATAATGAACTAATGTATGATTACGTTAGCAATGATTTATATTTTGTGAATAATGGCAAAAAAGATAAACTTGCTAAAGATATATATGATAAGATTGTTAAATCTAAAATTGAAAATGCGAATATTATTGTATGTAAAAGTGATGATGAAGGAACTGAATCTACTGCTCCTGATATTAAAAATCGTGAAATGAATTATTGGTATATGAATATACAAAGCAGATCAAATGTATAATAAATAAAAAGGAGAAGGATTTAGAATCCTTCTCCTATAATTTTAACTAATTGTAATACTAAATACTCCATTAGATTGAGAATGTCTTGCTTTTAGTATTCTGGTAGAAGTAGCAAGATCTACTTTACCAAATCTAGATTTATAGACAATATTATTGTCTCTAGTTTTAATAACACAACAAGGACTTTTATCACATACCTTAATAGCTTCTTCTTTGTTAGGAGTCTTTATGATAATTTCACCATTACGAGTATTTTGTACGCTATACATCTCTACAGGTTTAATATTCTTTTTATTAAATTCATCAACCTTATGAAGATATGTAGTAAGAATAGCTGTAATATCTGCCAATAGAAAATCACAAGTATCAGAAATAATAATATTTCTATCTGCATTTTCAGAATACCAAATACTATCTTTTACAGCTACAATTTCTTTTCTCTTTGTAAAATTAAGAATTCCTTGAATAAAATCTTTATCCTGTTGAGTAGGAACAGCAATGTCACAATCAGCAAGATGAGTATAAACTACATACAATTGGCAATTGTTAATTCTTGCTTTAACTTCTGACATAGTATTTCCAAAGATTACATCCACAGGATATGTATTAATCTTCTTTGGAATATCAAAATTTGTATGATTGTTATAAAAGAATATCTTGATATGTTTCATCTTAATATCCTTTCTTATTGATTGATATTAATATATCCAAGAATATAACTAGGATTCTTCTTGATCATATGCTGTGTAGCAGTAATCTTTGCACGACCATTTACAATAGTCTCATCATAAAAATAGAATCTACCAGAAATCTGCTTAAAATACATTTTATCAGAAGCATTTCTATATACAGGAGTATTATGAAGATCAATAACTCTACCCTGGAAAGGATGGATAACATCTTTAACTCCAGGAATATTTGTAGACATCGTAACAGGTTTTACTTCTTCTTTCTTAATCCAAGGATCTTCAAATAGTTCTCCATCGTCATCGATATAAATCTTATATCCTTCATGTTCTAGAGCCTTTGATTTAGCAGCTTCATAATTAGGACTTGCAAAGATCTGAGTATCAGGCTTATCCCAATCAAGACGAACACGATACATATGAGAAACATATTCTTCAGCAGAAATAGTTTGTACAGTTGATTGAGGAGCTCTATTGCTACGTTTCTTTCTAGACATATTTTCTTTAACCTCATTATCCCAATCATATAGCTTCGTATTCTCAATAATACTTACACATGTATTAAAGAAATAAGAAGTTGTTGTATACATAAATTCTTTTACAAATCCAAGTCTACTAAGTTTATTAATAGCATTTTTATAATCCATATCTCCTACAATTGAATTATATTTAAGAGGACCATTCTCAGATCTTCTAGATGTATTAATAAACTCAATGAATTGGCTAATAGATTCTCCAGTATTAGAGAATACTTTAAGTAGTGTAGTAGAATACTCTTTACACTCTTTTACATTATCATAGATACAATTAGAATCAAAAGAATAGCATCTTCCAGCCCAATTATCATCTACTTTAAGCATAAATAGATTATTAGTAACTTTATAGATATTAGAGTTACCATAATTAGAAATGAGAGCTGCAATTCCTCCAATTACAGAAGGAAGAATGTTATTCTGAGTAGATATCTTAATGCAATCATCTTTAATTCCATTAAAGAATTCTTGCTGTTCAATTGTAATATTTCCCATAATGGTGCCTCCTTATAATTTTATAATGATGTTTTGCCGTATTTTATTTTCATCAATCGTCAAAAAGATATTATAATAGTGAGAAAATAGATAATTATTTTTATTTTCTCGGAATTATAATATAAGGACTGGTAAAACAAAATGTTCAACTTCAGAAAAAAGACTGCAAATTTTAAACATCGTACTTGTGGTGAAGATACTACAACGTATGGAAGAGCATTTACAGAAGTAGAAGAAAGTACAACTCAAAATAATAGGCCATTGCATGATTATATTCAAGATATGAGAGATGAATATGAAATTTCACATCAACAATCCGTAGAAACATCAGGATTTATATCTTATAATAAATATAGATATTAAAATATAAGAATAAAAAGATGAGTAAGGCATAAAGCCTTACCCACCTTTTATTTTTTTTATCGTCTACCGTTTCCGTGGCGCTTCTTATTATTGTTATGATAATTCTGATTGTAATTATTCTGCTGAACAGGCTTTACTTCAGGAATAGTATCTGTAACTTCTTCATTAACTTCTTCCTGTTCATTTTCAACTACATCAGATTCTTGAACATCATCTTCAGATGTATCCTCATTTTCAATTACTTCTTCTTCTTCCATATGAGATTCTTCAACAGTCTCAACAGTAGGTTCAGGATCTGCAACTTTACGAACATCATACTCTACAGTGTTAGATTCAACTACAGGAACAGACTTAATAGGTTCTTTAACAGGATCTGTATACGCTTCATCCAATGCCTTATAATTACCACTACTAATAGCAATCCATTCATTTGTAAGATTATTCAGAACCTCAATATCTGTCCAATCAAAGATTCTTTTAGTAATAGGGTAAGGAGTATCTTCTAGAGTAATGACATCTGTGCCTTTAAGATATTCTGCTCTAGAAATTAGACCTTTATTAAAAATTAGATCTGCCTTGCTAGAAGGAAACTTAATGGTACGACAATTATTAATATAATTCATTAAAAGTTCTCCTTTTATTTTTTTTTTTGATTATTACAAGGTTCTTTTAATTAAAAGCCATAGAGAATTGACTTCTCTATGGCAATTATTTAATTACTCTTTGACAACTTCAAAAGTTCCAGTGAAGTTCTTTTCAGTCTTATATCCCTTAGCAAGATACTTTTCATCAGGCTCTTCTGCACAACGAGCATCATAAATGAAATTCTTGCAATCATTCTCAGGATCAAGAGTTAGAACTTTACCATTTAGAGTAGTGCCATTCTCAATAGTAATGGTAGTCTGCTTGGTAGCTTCAGGATTATTCTGAGGATTACCTTCCATAAATGCTGCAGAACCGGTCAGAGTACAATTATCAATAATAACATCGATATTCTTCTTAGTGGTATGCTGAGCAATAGCAAATGCAATATTTGTTGCAGTAGTGCCATTACCATTAGGAGTCATAGAAGGTTCACCAGTATCATTAGAAATAACCTTACTATTGTAAATATAAACAGATCCAGCACGAAGTTCAATACCATTAGATGTACCTTCGACAATAGAATTATTAATGATAGTATTAATATTGCCAGCGAGATACATACCAGAGCCAACAGTTCCTTCAGTACTACCAACGAATGTCATAGATGCCTGAAGAACGTTACCATTGCAGTAAACACCAGCACCATCATCTGAACCATCATTATTACCAATGACATGGCCATAGCATCTAGCTTTCAGATTGACAGATTTACCACCAAACATCAATCCAGCCCAGCCCCATAGAGTAATATCGCTACCGATATAAACATCAGCAGAAATATTTTTATCGGTATTCTTCAGAATAACAGGAGCAAAGTAAGGAGTAGCTTCCTTAACAGTACCTTCACCAATAATAGTTAGGCTACCATTAGTGACCATGAAATATCCATTAATAGTAACAGTAACTCCACGAACCAGCTTCAGAACTACATTCTTACCACTATTGATAACAATAGTCTTAGGAACTATAATGGACTTGTAAATCTCAATAGCATCACCAGAAGAAGCTGCTGCAATAGCCATGCTCAGTTCATCATACTGAACACCATTTAGCATGCACTTAGGCAGATCATCTGTATCAATCAGTACTTTACCGATTAGAGTATTTTCAAAGATTGCCAGATTATCTCCAGACTCACCATCGACAGTTAGAGTACTATCGATACCGAAGAATGCAGAATTCAGATAAGCATCATCGGTACCAAAGTAAACGTAATTAGTACCATCAACTAGTTCCTCAGACTCATCAAGGATATGAGCATTAGAATAACCTTCTGCTTCTGCTCCAGTCTTATCATACTCGAACATCATCCAGAAGCCATTCTTATCAATCTTCTCATCACCAATCTTTTTAAAATCGGTAACCTTGAATAGTTGACCAGTAAGAATACCGTTATAAATAGCACAATCTTGAATCTTCTTTGCTGCTTCAGAAGTACTAGCAGTAATAAAGTTTTCCATCTTCTTGACGCCGAACTTTTCATCAGCGTCAACTGTAGGAGTTTCTCCAGCAACAGCCAGAACAAACTGCTCCTTGTAGTTATCCTTATTGACAGGATAATACTTACCAGTAGTATCGTTAATAATTGCTACATGTGCAGTATCCAAGATGGAAAGAATATGCCGATCAGAATACTCATCAATAACATCGAGAAAGTTTCCTTCATTAAATAGTACCTTATCAGTAGCACGACGAGTAGGATACTTAGGCTTAATCGCAATACGAATATTAGACATGATAAAATATCCTCCTTAAGTTTAAATTTCAGAAATATCATCATCGTCATCAAGATCATCTGCTGCTACATCAATAGCATCATCTGTATTCATAGCAATATCGATCAGTTCATCGTCCTCAAAAGGATCTGCTGCAATATCTCTTTCAGCAGCAATGATTTCATCGGCATCAGCACCTTCAATATCGAGATCTATCATATCTCCAGAATAATCTTGATTAGTATCGACAGGAATATCCTCATCGTCATCTACAAGATCATCATCGGAGATACCTTCAGACTCAATATCATCGAGTGCATCTTCTACAGACTCATCATCAAGAATAGCACAATCTTCAGGGTCTTCAATAGAATTCACACAATCAAAGACCTCAGGATCAATAATCTTTTGCATATTTTATCTCCTTATAGGTCATCAATATCATCGTCATCTAGCAAATCTGCAACTTCAGAATCAGGAGCATTAAGCATTGCTACAATAATTTCCTGTTCTTCATCTGCTGTAAGTCCATCATCATTGACAGGCTTTGCATTTTCAAATAGATGAACTTTACCATTATCAACAGGATTTCTATCTTCCATTACTCCAATAATGATATCTTCAGTTTCATCAGCAATTCCACCGAGACTAGCTTCTAGAGTAATTTGATCTTCAATATCTTCTGCAAAAAGAGAAGTCAATCGTTCCATTGATCTATACCTCCTTTTCATTTAATTAGGAATTCTTGCCATATTATTCTTAATATTTCTTTCGATAATATAAATAATCATTGGAATTAAGAAATAATTTTCCATATTATTCTCTGTTTCAATGATTCTTTCGAGAGGTAGAATATCTTCAGTCCCGATAGTATCGTCAAAGTTAAAATACTTAATGAGTAAATTATACTTAGCATATTTACTATCAGAAGGAAAGATTTGATTTTCTAGAATATGACCAATCATTTGGTTATCTAGAATATTAAGTGCAGGAGCATATACTTCTTGAGCTGGATCTGGATTAACATAAGTTAATTCAAAATAATTCTCATATCTTGTTCCAAAAATAGTTCCAGGATCACTTATATAAACAGCAGTAGACGAATGCTTACATCCAGGAAGTAAATCCTTTTCTCTATTCTCTATAACTTTCCAGATAGACTTATTATACTTGATATTGAAATCAGGTTTTAAATTAGTCTTATGATCAATAAAGTCATATTTTTCTCCAGAATTAGATAGAATTTTATGTCTAATACAAAATTCTATCATATACGGATCATAGAAAAAATCTGAATTCATGCCTGTTTGACAGACATGATATAGATGAACAAAAGTATATGTTTGCACTTTATCGTTGAAGTATAATCCTTTAAACAGCTGTTTGAGATTTACACAAACATCATCAAGATGTTTGCATATATCATATTTAGACTGCTGTAAAATAGGAGTATACTCGGTGCCAATATTACCAGAAACAAATCTGAATTCATCAACAATGTTATTGACCATTCTAGAATCATCATTGTGAATAAGCGCATATTCGATTCTATAATAATTGGCTCCATTATCAAAAGTATCAGGAGTTACACTTGTAACCTCAAACTGGTACCGCTGCTTAATCATCTTGATAACAAATTGATCTCCAGGATATGGAGTAATTGTATCAGGAAGAATATAAGCATCTCCAGAAACATCGCCTCCGGCAACGCCGAAATCATTGTTTTCTAGAGCAACGGTAATACGATCTAATCCATATAGATACATATCATGAATCAGATTAAATCTAAATGGAGTATCCTTACCATCATCAGCATAGTTAATTTTAAGAGATTTATCAAGTGTAGATTTGTTTTTATTGATATTATAATAATCTACAGGGAGTGCTTTTTTATCATTGAACAAATAAAATGGATTTTTAAGTAGATCTCCCTGTAGATCAATTACTGATTGAGTCATCTGAGAATGACTTATATTAAGCAATCCCACAGTATCTACCTCCATTTAAATAATTATATGGATGTTTTTGATCAACCTTTGTTGTTAGAATCCCAAATTACGGGCATGTGGTTATAGAAAGTAATAAATGCAGCTTTTTGAACAGCATTGCTAAATGTAGGAAGAATCTCATTTATTACAATCTTATTAATATTATCGATATTTGTATTATTAACAAGACGTGTATTTGTAGAATCAAGGAAAGCTTTTTCTCTATCAAGAACGTCTGCATCAGAATAACCATCAAAATGAGGAGCATGCGGAATTTCAGGAATTTTAAAATCATTCCAGTATTCATTATCGCAATGATAAGTTACCATTCCATTAGGAGTAGGGAATCCAACAACAAACATTCCATCAAACATTGTTCCATCTTCATGCTTTCTTGCCTTCCAAGCATAAGGAAGATGAATCATCGCAAGGGCAAGTAGATATGTACGATGCTTATAAAGATCACCAAAAGTATGATATCCATCAGAAATATCATCTGCAGAGTTTTTAGTACGATCTTTATACTCTTTGATATCATTATTGATCTTTTCAATTATAGCGTTTGCCATGTTTATTTACTCCTTATAAATTAAATAATATCAGAAAGATTAGTACTCTGAATAATTTGTTTGAATTGTGCATCAGCATCTTGATAAATCTTTATCAAGAATTTACAGTAGTGATAATAATCATGGAAAATTTGTTCAGCTTTTTGCTTATTGTTTACGATAGAATTGATATTAGGAATATTGATAGAATCCATATCAATTGTGATATTTCCATTATCACAATTACCAAACGGGAAATTATTAATCCATCCAGTATCATCATATTGATCAATTACACTATCAATCAAATAATTGAAGAATTCTATAAATTCAGGTGCTTTTGCATTTAAAGAATTAAACCAAAATATAGAATTAATAGGTCTTATTCTTTGTGTAAGATAGTTGTACTCATATCCAAGACTAGATGAATAAAGAATAACCTTATGTTTAAGGTTATTGAATTTCAAACGCTCATCAAGGATATTAATCATTGCCTTAGTGTAAATATCTTGATCCATAATTATTACCTCTTTCTTAAAAATAATTTAATATACAAGGAGTATATTATTAATAAGTCAAAGATCGAAAATATGCTTTTTATAAGCATTTGTATTCTTAGATTGTTTAATAGATACAGATTCATTAGAATTACAGATATCATCTGGATCTTCATAATATGGAGCATATCTAGAAGATCCTTTATATCCTCCACTTTCAATATCAGAAACAGCATTTCCAGGAAGCATCGATAGAAATGATTGAATCATTTGAAATCCCAACATTGTTAGATCACATCTACTCAATCTATAGATAATCTCTAACCATGTATTATCTGCATCTACAATAAATGAATACTCTTTATTCATTGTAAATCTAACTCCAGGACATTTACCATATTGACTATTAACATAAACATCTGGAGTTACTTCAATAGAAGAACCAGTGTACGGATTCGAGAAAATCTCAGCTGATTTTACTTTATCTGAATATATAATAAGATCATTATTACTAATACCAAAACAACGATTCAACACTTTTGAATTAAAGTATTTCATATTGTTTACAATATCATCAATCGCATATCCATTAATGTAAATACCAGTTGATCTTAACTCATCTCCAGAATGATCTTTAGAATAATTCGGATTAGGATATTCAAAAAATAAATAAGTGTTGAGTTTATATGAAGCGCTAATAAGATGATCTACATTCTTATATTTATCAGATCTATATCTGATTTCATTATAAAATCTATGCTTATTTCCTTGAGGATCCTTCCAACTTAAATCTGCTACTACTTTTAAATTTACTCCAGGAGCAATATATGGTACAAGATATGATTTTATATTATCCAATTCGAATAAGAGATTTAATCTTTCTTTTTCTTCTTTAGTCATTTATAATATACCTCTCTAGCGAATTCTTTTATATATAAAAGTCTCATAAAAAATAAAAGTCTAGCAGAGGGAGGAACCCTCCACTAGACTTTTAAATTTACTTGTTACTTATTCTTCTTATTGGTACGAATAGAGTAACGAACCTCACCATCCTTATGAGGCTTGCTGTTATCAACGGAAACAGTAAGCTCGTCAGATGCAGCATTCTTGTTCTGCAGGTAATTTGCGATCTTGCTGGGGAACGGATAGTTAACACGATTATCAGCAACCATGATGAACTTATCAGGATTGGTATAAGAGCTAATCCGGAAACGAATATTATCAAGGCTCTTGTTTCCGAGAACCTTGTAGATATTCTTTACCAGTTTCACCCAGTCTTCATGAGTAATCTCAGGAAGATTGCTCATGTCCATTCTGTCTACGAACATGAATTCGTTATGAATGGAGACAATCTCAGGAGGAATCTGATCAATGATCATGCGATTGTCTTCCTGAGTAATGGTACCAAGAATGAACTTAGTTACCATTGCCTGATCATGCAGGCAGATGCTCGGTTCACACCGAATGTCATGGCCTTTGATCAGAGGCATGACTCTGATATCATCACCGTAGATCGTCTTATAATCTACGCCAATAATCTTAAGCAAGATCCAGTTACCATGCTGATCAAGCAATGCAGGATTATAAATTCCTGCTGCAATAACACCAGGGTAGTCGGAGCTACCATAACTCACGACCAGACCGAAACTATTGATCAGATTGGTCAACCGTTCAATGCCTGGATAAGTTCTGGCAAAGAGCTCATTGTTTCCAGCATCAACAGCAGCAATCTGAGGAGGCTTATTGGAAACAGGCTGTGCAGGTGCAGTTGGAGCTGCAGGAGCAGACTGATTAGCCTCAGGAGCATGAGTTACAGGAACAGCTTTTGCGACCCCATTGCCAGAAAGAACATCATCAAAAGTGATGTTCTGCTCATTGGGATCAGTACCAGGCAAAGTAATTGCCTGAACCATTTGTACCTGACCTTCAGGAGGATCAATGACATGGAGATCAGTCACAGGAGTTACATTCCCAGCACTCTGAGGAGGCTGAGAATTTGCAGACGACACACGACGAATCGCTGCTGTGATAGGCTGTTCGTTCTGATGAACAACATCAAGAGCTCCATTGTTGTTGCTTGCAACAGGTGCTGCTGATCCTTTAGGATTCTGTTGAGGAATGACGTGAAGGTCGGTCACAGGAGTTACATTACCAGAACTCTGAGGAGGCTGAGAAATTGCAGATGCTACACGACGAATCGCTGCTGCAATAGGTTGTTCGTTTGGACGAACAATCTCAGGTGCTCCATTATTGTTGTTTGCAATCATAGCTGCTCCTTTAGGATTCTGCTTAGGAACAACAGCTTCCATGGGCTTTGCTGCATTTGCATCCAAGCTAATATCCTCTTCGGAATTATTAGCAGACGGAGTCACCACAGGAGCATCGTCTTTAGGAGCCTGATACTCAGCAGGATCATCAAAATGGCCTGCCTCAACATAACCATTCTTTTCCGCAATAAACATATTGCGGACATCCTCTGGAATATCTGTCTGCATATCCACAGCCTCATTCCAGGTCTTGATCTTTTTATGATCAATGCCATTGGCTTCATTATAGAAGTCAGGGATAAATTCCATAATGAGATCAAGGTCCATGGTTCCGGTAATGAATCCATGGATGATGCCAAATGCTACAACTTTATAAACGTTGGCATTGCCCTGTTCATAAAGTTTCTTCGCGTTGCGGATGGTCTCCTTTTCATCTTCATCGGATCCAGTGTTGGTAAGAATAACTCTACCCAACACATTGAAATATCTATGAATAGTCATCATAGAGATTTCAGGTGCGCTCTCATTAAAAGGAAGCTGGAACCATCTATTTGCAATAGAAAATACGTGCCCATCGGCAGGAGTATACATGTTTGTAAATTGTCCCATCTCGAATTTGTCAATATACTTATTCACATAACGAGATGCTTGATCGCACACATCCTGATTAATGCAGCTATCGGCAAGAAGCGTGCTGAAGCAAATTTTAGGTTCAGGATCCTTCCCATATTCAGGGCACAGTCTGTCCATAGATTCCCAAAATTTTTCTTCATCGATAACGATCCCATATTTCTTGTTAAACTCAACAATGTCTTTAGGGATTTCACGATTTTTAGTTGCAGCCATAATAAATATATCTCCTTTTATTCGTAAAAATAAAGACCGTAGGAATTCTATCCTACGGTCTGGCTAACACTATTATTTCTTCTGATTCTGGGACGCTTTAATATTGGACACTATGCTCCAGAATTTTGCGCCGCTTCCTGCAAGGAAGTAGACGCATACCATTTCGATTAAGCACAGGATCAACTGCGCATAATCGAAGATGCCTTTGCATTTCTTTTTGAGAAATGCAAAATATATAATACTATAAGTCAGCATATTTTTACCTCCTTTATTCTTATACCAACACATTTTCTTTCTGAGGAATATCCTCGAAAATCTTCTCAACAGATCCTGCTGCTTTCAGGATCTTAGCAAACTGCCGCAGCTTGAAGATGTCTGCATGCAGAAGTTCAATGCGGTAATTCGCTAACCCATCAGGGCGGTTGATCTTCCTGATGGTGATCCTTGCGTGATCCCACACCCAAAAGGTGCAGCACGATTCCTGAATCGTGCTGGCGATGGTATCGCCCTTATGACCACTCACCATACCTTCGAAGATGAAGGCACGAACATGCTTGTTCTCAATGCCAGTACTCGTGCAAGATACGCTATCACCATGGGAGATGATCGATTTCCCTTCAAATGTGTTGCGGATATCGTAATCAGCACGGTTCCAGCCGATTTCGGCCTGAATAAGATTCTTGCTTTCGTTGTTGTTGATAGACTTCTTCTCGTTATTGATGCTAGACATAATTTGTACCTCCTTAAGTACATACAAATGTAAATAAAATGTTTTGATGGAAGATATTTCTACTTCCATTCACTATTATTATATCTACTCAAATTTAAGAGAAATTAAAAAAATAATGAGTAAGGTATTTCTACCTTACTCATTATTATCATTTACTTAATCTCAATAGAATTGTCATATAAAGGATACTCATAGATATTAAATCTATAGATATATTCAGGTCCTTGTGGCTTACTTTTAGGAATAACGTTTGCAAAAGCACTATAAACAAGATGATCTTTAATATCTTTCTCACTCATATCACTATTGTAAATATTGACCTTTATATCATAATCCTTCTTTCCAAATCTCTTTGAAATTTCTCCGCATTTAGTACCAATATAAAATATAGCACTATCTAAGCTAGTAAAGCAAATACCCGCTTCAACGTCCATTAAAGTACCATGAATTAAATTTTGGCTATTCACATAATAAACATTCGACATATTAATCATCCTTTCTGTTTTGAGTTTCTGATGCAAAATATATAGCTGGCATATCTTTTTGTTTAATAAACTCAATTGCTTGAATATTCTTTGGACAATTATATTCAATGGGATATTTGAATCTGTCTCTCATCTGAATGCGAGTCTCTTCATCTATATTAGCCAATTTCGGATTATCTACAAACATCACTTTTGTTTTTGAGGCATATTTATTAAATATAGGTCTCTTAGCATTGAAATATGATGTAAGTTGCTTAAATCCAACATCTACTAGCTCAATATAAGATGTATTAGGATTTCTTGTTCTACCAAGTGTCTGTCTTGTAATAACCTCTGATTTAAAAGGTTCTGCTAAAACAACAGAATATTTTAGATCTGGAATATCCTCACCTGCACCTGCAGATTTAGTAGTTGTAAGAATATACTTCTTGAGTTTTTCGTTTTGTTTATCATCACTAATAGAAGTATAAATTCCAACATCATTCCACAGTTCAGGATAGTTGAACATAATCCTTTTATAGACTTTTTGAATTGCAGAATTGGTTCCAATATAAAATAATGCTTTACCTCCAGTTCTATATATCAAAGAGAAGATATAATCAAACATTATCCAGAATCTATTATTCTTCATTAGATATTCAATATATAATGGATTACTCAATCCATATACACTATTCTTACAATAGTTAATATCTGAAGGTTTAGGATAAGAATTATATTTAATAGCAATATAATTAGTATGAGCATCTACATCTGGATTAAACAAATTGATAGATGGTACATTCTTCATATATAGCTTATAAATAATATCTTCTTGTCTATCAGATCTGGAAGGAGTTGCTGTGATATAATAAGTTCTCCATACATCTTTTGTAGCAAAATCTATCAAAGCCATATTTTGAAAATTTTGATGAGCTTCATCAAAAAACTTAATTCCGATTTTAAGCTTTTCAAATAACAATCCTACCTTATCCCATCCATGAGTAGATCCATAAGTCTGTAAAGTAGAATGTGTACAAAGGTAAAGAGACTTATTACTTATCATAGTAGAACCACTAATGATTCTACTAATCATAGATCCTCCCTCAATTTTAACAATCTCAGAATCTTCTATATCTGTATATTCTTTAAACTTTTCTCTCCATTGATCGAGAATGCCAGATTGAGAAGTAATTACCATAGACCTTATTCCCAAATAACTAAGAGCACAAGCTGCAATAAAAGTCTTTCCTTTACCAGTAGTAAGATTCAATGAAAATTGTGATTTACTACTATTCACATAATACTTATCCTTACAAAGAACAAACTTTAAAGATTCAGTTTGTACCTCATCTCTAGGAAGCATTTTCATTCTGATAGATTTAGTTACTTTTGCATATGGATGAGAATGAACAATAGATGAACTAAAAGATCCATCATCGATAGTAGATTCTACTTTTCTTCGTACGAAATCTACATCAATTCCTCTAGGAAGATATAATCTTCTATGCTCTTTATCATAATAAATTCCAATATATTCAATTCTATGACAGAGTTTATTCCATATTCCAAATTGTCGTAATAGTGTAGGAAAATCAGATGGATCACAATCATTAATTACTATAGCAGAATTATGAAGAACCATCTTACATTCATTAGCTGATTTAAGTCCCATGATTAATACCTTCTTAAAAATAAAGACCGGAGAGTATTTAGCTCTCCGGCCCATTTAATTATTCTTATTGATCTCCTTTATCATTAGATACAAAATAGATTGCATCTACATTACCCTTCATATCATATTCATCGTTAGAACTGAATTCATCAGAAACCATTTCATCATTAACCATGAATTTCTGAGGCTGTTCCATAAAGTAAAGATCAAAGATACTAGGTTTATGCTTCTTAGTAGACAAAGGAGAAACTAGAGTCTTGCCAACACGCTGATATTCGAAATTAACAGTAATGCTCGGAGAATAATTCAATGCAGAACTTAGAGTGAGAATCTTATAAGGTGCATTCTCAATAGCCCAATTAGGCATTTCAAGAATGTTATCAGGATCTCTCATCTGATTTGCAAGAATAGTCTCCAAATGAACAGCAGAAATTACCAGACCACCTTCAAGGTTTGCATTAATAAATTCTGCAACGATGCTATCCTTATCAAAAGAAGAAGTATCTTTCTTTCTATCAATGATATGCTTAGATCTTTCCAGAGTTCTCTGAAGTTCCTTATTCTGAATCTTGACGCTAAAGATACTAGGCAAATCTTTAATAGCATCAAGAGGAATAGTATATACTCCATCATCTTCTTTAGCTTTCTTAGATTTAAGAATTCTATTAAGATCTTCTGTTAGATAGATATTATCTTCATCCACTGTATGGAATGTTACAATTCTACCATCAGGATACAGAATATCAAAAGATGGAGTGAATTCTTCATAAATAATTCCATCACTATCATCATCGTCATCGGAATCAAATTTACTAGAATCCAAAACCAGATAATATCCAGATACATCCGTATCTTCGTCGATATTGATAGAATTCAATTCAATCTTAAAGATATCAAAGAACTCAGGATTCCACTTCATTTCAATGACAGCAGATTCAAGCAAATGCTTTGCAGACAGAAGCATCTGTGTGTATTTCTCAGACAGAAGCTCAGCAGCCAATTTTCCAGGATTGATATCTCTATTAGTATAATAGAGATCACCATAACATTTATGGCAAATACCATGACCTCTAGCATAAGACTGACATGTGATAGGAGATCTAAAATATAGAGTCTTTCCAATAAGGTCAGTATCTTTATCAGAATCCAAAAGATAATCAGGACCATGAGGATTAAACTTATAATATCTCTTATCATAGAGCTTTAAAAGCTTAGCATCTTTAATAGTCATCTTAATGAAGTTTGCAGTATTACAACAATAATTAGGATCATCATTCAAGAATGTATCCAGATTATTAGTTTCCAGCAAACGTGCAAATGCACCAGAGGTACCGACATTCATCTTCTGCAGAATCTGAGCAATTCTACCAACAGAGGAGTCAATAACATAGGATTCAGGATTCTCGACACCACCATTCATGAAAGAATTATTGATGATATATGGGAAAATTCCTCCTTGACCATCAGGTTTAGTACCAATATTGACAGATACTTCCTTAAACTGTTTCGGAGAAATAGCTTCACCAGAAGTAAAAGAGTCTCTCAAGCAATGATCATTTGCTTTGATATATTTGATTTGCATATTAGTATAATCCATACCAATAGCTTTTACATCTTCAATAGGTGTATTTGATAGATCAGCATGAATAGACTCATTAAAATCAGGATACCGTTCCATCAGTTTAATAGTATCAGTGAAATTAACTGTATTTGCTAGATACATAGCAAATTCATCGATATACTTCATCTTGGAAATCATATCATCAAAAAGATTATTAAGCACCATAAAGTTAATATCTTTTCTATGTGCTTTAATAAGCTTATTACAATAAGCTTCAATATTCTTTTTGGTAATAGCCGTTGTATTAAAGATATACCTTACTGTAATAATATCTCCAATACAAATTGAGAATGTCCAGAAAATTAGATTATACCAATAATCCACCAAAGTAAATGTTACAAACTCATCAGAAGGATCAAGTCCGTACTCAGGATCATGATTAAAATGAACTCCAATCTTATATGCTTGAACATCAGGTTGCTCAATACCATCTCTCATTATATTGAGAATTCCATTAAAGTGATCCATGAAATTATCAGGATTAATTGAGTTTACATCAATCTCCTGATATCCAGTTTGCGCGAGTTGAACATATGGGCCATAGTTTTCATAATAAGTAACCATTTATAATTCTCTCCTTTTATAGAACTATAATATGTATTCATCAGTAATATTGAGTTTCAGAAACTATCAGTTTTAAAATAATCTCCTGGAGTACTGATCTTATCTTCATCCAATATTGCTAATATACAATAATACAATTCAGGAAATTGTTTCTTTAAATCTTCTTTATCAATATCAAATATTGCTTGAAGTCTTTCTTTATTAGATAAAGATTCCATTTTCATAATATTTTTCTTTGAACTAGGATCTGCATGATATACATGCATTTCAAGGAATTTATTCATAATATAACCTCCATTTATTAATTGGTAATTCGAATAATAAAATATCACTTCTGGTATTCTATTCATAGTTATAATATCTAGCTAAGCAAAAAATTAAAAGGAGTTGCATGGGAGGCATATGCCTCCCATGTACTTTCCTTTTAATTTTACTGACCATCATCTACCAGTGCATAATGATAGATGGGGATCTGAAGTTCCTGACCATAATGGATCTGGTTCTCATTAGTGATGCCATTCTCCTTCATGATCTGATACATTTCAAAACGATAATCTTTGTCTCCTTTCATTTTGAACTTCGATGCGATGCCACTGAGAGTGTCATCAGATCCCACTACGTATGTAACGTAGTGGTCGACCTCGAGCTTAACGTTGTTAAGCTTCCACATGAAGCCGCCAATCTTGAGTGCCATCATCAATACGATGATAGCGACAATGCAGTAAAGAATGCAACGATTACGACGTGCATTCTTGCGAGCCTTGGCAGCACGCTTGTTGCGGTTGTATTCGCGATTGCTAACGTAATCGCAATCAACAGTCTTCTTCATAGTCATAGTAGCCATAATTCATAACTCCTTTTTTTACATCTTTTATTTTTTTTACGAAAGACTATAATCTAAGTCCTTCTTTCAATTTTATACTATACAAGTGAAATTTTGAATTATTAAAAAAGCGGAAGGGACATGAATCCCTTCCGCAATTATTAATCTTGACTATCTGTAGGAATAAACTTTTGTCCATCTTTGACGTCTTCTGTACCTGCAACAAGATCAGTAGCAATATAATTAAGTAGTTTATCCTTATCGGGGAATAGACGTACAATCTTAGTATTACTACCTTCTGCTTCGTTATCAAAATACTCGGGATGGAAGTCATATACAAACTTATCTCCAGTGCTGACATCATTACGACCCAGATAGAAGTCAATAATAACATCATAGAGAATTGTCTTAAGACTAGCAAAGTTATCCTTATAATTTTCAGCAGGAGTTTCAAGTTCATAGATAGTACCAAATATCTTCTGAAGTCCAGCATAAGACTTACCAGATTCAGCATAAGTAGTAAGTAAAGTATTGATAAATGTTTTCCAAGTATCAGTAATAGACTTACCGTTCTTATATAGATATTTAGCTATCTCAGAATTTCCTGTAATATATTCCATAATGGTTACATTATCTACAGAATCTACATAATGTCTACTTTCGGATTTATTATTAGTACCATCAATAACAATATTTCCATTAGCATCTCTGACATACTTATCCATATTAACCAAAAGAGTATTTAGATCAATATCTTTAATATCCATAGGATTAACTTTGAGTCCATTAATAAATAGCATGCAAGTATCTTTGGATAGAGGATATGTAGTAGGATAATTTACATCAGTAGGAGTATCTGTTAGAGTAAGTAATCCACTCTTAGGAATAGATACTTGTTTATATTTTTCTACTAATATTTCTGGAATATAGAAGATATCAATATAATCTCCTTTATCTAGAATAGTAGTAAAATACAAAACAAGTTTATCAAAAGGTCGATACTTATTCATGAAAGTAATTGCGTACTCAGTCTTATCAATCTTCTTACCATTAATAAAGATCATATATTGATCTGGATTATGACAATAATTGAACTGAGTTGGAAGTATAACTTTATACTGATTATCTTTTTGCTTGAATCTATAATATCTGAATTGCTTCTTAGGAACTATATTAAGCTTTCTACCATAATATTCAGTATTAGTAAATTTAATCTTATAATAATCTTCTTTAGTATTCTCAAAAGTAAATTCTACAATGTAATTCTTTCTATCTTCGTTGCTATCAGGAACTTCATATGTAGAATCAGGGCAATAGTCAGACATTAGATAGCAATCATTGAGATTGTATTCAGAATGAAGATATACAGGAGTATTAGCATCTGGTACTGTAACTTCAAGAATCTTATTATTACAATTTGTAAACATAAGAATCTCAACATGATCATCATCTAGAATTCCAAATATAGGAATATTAATAGTATTTGTAGTATAAACTACATCAATCATATATTGATATAGCTTATTATTTACGAATATCATTACTACACTTTGGATAATATCCCCATATCTTCTTGATAGATGTATATATCCATCAGAATCTGCAAGCTCTTTGAAATCATGTCCTTCATAAGTAAAAGACTTGATATTTGATTCATCAATGAATACATCTTTCCACATGCTAAAATCATATTGAGTAATATATTCTGCTGCATTACTAATATTCTTTTCATAAGAAAGATTTCTGGAATGATCAAAATCAAATCTCTGCAATAGAGGAGATATAATAGCTTTCCAATCGGTACTAGAAGTATTATTTTTATTTTTATCAATAATAGCTTTTACAAGATCTTTATTTACATCTTCTCTATTAAATAGAGATTTATATTCAGTGCAATGCTTTGTATTGTACATGCATATAGCCCATTTAATAGGAGTTGTAGTTGAAAGAACTTCAAATAATCCAAAAGTTCCTTTATAGATATCATCAATTTTCTTATCTGTTCCAGTCATATTTAATAGACCGGTATCCATAAATGTAATAATATTATCCAATGTAGGAATATATCCATCAGGAAGATCATCTAATTTCATTAATCCATTAGGAACTTCATATAGATTAATTTCTTTATAATAAATATCAGGATCCAGAATCTCAAGTCTCATATCAATCTGTACAAAATCTGTAGATTCTAGTCTCTTACCATCTCTAAAATAAAATCCTTTTCTATCATGATCTAGAAGAACATCGCTATCTTCACCATATCTAATATATTTAGAAGCAATAGGGAAGATAACTATCTTAGCATCAAAATGAGTAGCGCCTTTCTTGAAACCATCAATTCTTAAATAGCTATAATCATAATCATGAATAATAGTTATTTTACTCCATGGAATTGCAGATCCTTCAACGAATAGGATGAAAGGCCATACCTTATCTTCGTTCACTAGATTATCTAGTCTATCCATAAATACAGTATTGTTCAATTCATTATCATAGCAATAAGGAATATCATTTACTGCATATACCTGAACATCTGTTTCCCAAACATTATACTTATATCCATCATACCAATATTCCCATTGATGACGCATATAAAGATTTCTAACCATCGGGCACAGATTTCTCTGCAATTCTGTAATACGAGAATATGTATGATGTCTCAAGTCTTCAATTTTATCAATGAATTTTTGATCCATCATTATGCATTCTCCCCTCCGATTCTAAGTAGCTCGTTAGTGAAATTAAGAACGGTTTTACTGCCAGCAACTTTTTCAATAGTATTCTGCTGATTAATAAATGCACCATTATAACAGTCTGTCAGTATCTGAGAAAAAGGTACAAAACATTCTAGACCAAGGAAAGTACTAGGACCATATGCATACATCCATCTCTGAACAAAAGAATCAACTGTAAGCTTAGCTCTATTCTTGGGACTTATAGATCCTTCTTTTTGATCAAGAAATACTTCTGCAAATTTCATAAGGAATTGATTAAAGTCAGCTGCTCCATCTGCAAAAGTAAAAGAAAATAGTGTGTGTAAATAGTCACAAATCTTCTTATCTTTAATACCAGAAATTTGTTTTGCTACATTATAAATTGTTTCTCCAGGAGCAACACCTTCTACACATAGCAAATAATATTCTGCTAGAACAAAAGACATTCTTTCCTTATTATCAGCATAAGTAATAGGTACTTTAAGATATCCAAATACATAAAGCATCATATCTACAAATGCTCCAGCGCCATTCTTCATTAGACTTACACTGCCAGTAATTAGCTTAGGATTATTATAGTATATAATATAAGTCATAGCAGCTGTCAAATAAGATATAAGAACTCCAACTTTCTTACACTTATAAACGCCATTTTCAATAGAAATAATTCCAGAGCAATCTATAAATACTTTCTTTACATCTTTATCTTCTTTGATATCTTTTACATAGATTACCTTAAATGCTCTAGAAATTCCATTCTCTCTTACCATTAAAACAACTTTGTTGCTTAATAGAACCTTTAATAGAACTGAAGTAGCCTGTTGCTTAACTGCATAAACTATATCTTGAAAACTAGAGTTATTCTTATCTACTCGATCAGCTTCCATAAGGTATTTAAAAATTTCCTTATTATAATCGGTGACCTTATATAGATAAGAGTCAGATATTACTTTCATAATCGGCCCTCCACTGTATTAATTTATATTGATGTTTAATTTTGAAGAAATAACCACTACTTGGATATCCAAGTAGTGGTTGTTATTTTACGGTAAAACAACAGTTGTCTTATCAATATAAGCCTTATTAGATGCATCTGCAGACATAGCAGCTGTAGTTACATATAGGCTATCAAAGTATATAGTTGCACCAGTATCAGGTAGAACAACTAGTTCAATCTTAATCATATAAGATCCAGTAGCGGCTCCCTTAAAATCAACAGTATGTCCAAGACTTACATACTTATTTGCAGTTCTAATCTGATCTCCATTAATTGTTTGAGTATCTATCTTAGTTTCCTTAGGATTGGTTGCAGAAGTATCTACGAAATAAGTATTAACTTCAATTAGATTCTGAGTACCAGATGCCATAGAAGACTTAATACGGTAAACAATAGAAGTATTACCAAAAGGAATATTGGCAATCTTTGTGGAAAATAGAATCTTTCTTACACTAGACGAACTTACGATAATAGACTCACCATTATTTGCGTCTCCATCAGCAGTCTTGGTTCCTTCTGTGTGAGTATTATCATTTTTATCTGTCGAAGCATTAGTAGAATCTGATACTATTCCACCACCAGAATTTTCAGATGTTCCAATAGGGAAATATCTGTTTCCTTGCCAGTCTTCGATTCTTATATGTCGATTTTCAATTTTGGCCATAATGAATCGTCTCCTTTAATTAGAAATTTAAATCGAATCTTTTATTATCATGTTTTGATTACATTATTATATCTGCTGTAATAACTAGATCAGTATTTGTATCGATATAGCCATCATCATTAGGCAATAGAGATTGAGTAGGAGCTTCATATTCAGCGCTAGTACCAGTAAGATCAAGAACATTATCACCATACAAACTGTAAATATGAATTGGATTAGCATAATATCCTGCAGGTAGAATAATATCATTACCAGCAACTATTCTAAGTTTAGAAGTAGTATATGTAGGAATATTACCCGTAATCTTATTACCATTAACCCATGCAGTCTTAGGAGCAAGCATATCAGAAGGTGTAGCATCAGATACTGTTTGTTCTGCTAGTGATTGTGTAGAAATGATACCAGATCCATTATGGAATCCACCAGGAACAGTAATTTGAACTCCAGCAGGTATTTCCAATTCAGACCAGTCCATATTATTAGGCATGGTACCGATAACTTTTTTACCATTAACCCATGCAGTCTTTGTTATGAGAATATTATATGCAATTGCAGTACCATCTGTTTGACTAGAAAGATCTTTCAAAACAATCTTTCCATTACCATCATGATATCCCTTAGGAATAGCAATAGTAGAACCTGCTGTAACATCATCTTTTCCAAAACCAGTATTATCAGGCATAGTACCTGTAATCTTAGTACCATTAACCCAAGCTGTTTTATCAATCAAAAGATTATCAGATACAGCATCAGATACTGTTTGTTCTGCTAGAGTCTGAGTAGTAATAGTACCATATCCAGAATAATAGCCTTTAGGAATTTGAACAGTAGTTCCAGCTGCTAGATTGATAAAAGAAGTAGAACTCCTATTAGGCATTGTACCATCTACTTTTTTACCATTAACCCAAGCAGATTTACTAATCAAAATATCATCATCTGTAGCATCAGCTTTTGTTTGTGTGGCTAGATCAACAGCAGATACAATAGATTTACCACTATGATATCCAGCAGGAATTGTATAAGATTCTCCAGCATATAGAGAAGTCATGGTATCAGGAGCTTGGTACATAGTACCAATAAGCTTCTGCTTAAGATTATCACTATAGAATGTAACTCCAGAAACTACTTTATCTGTTGTAGCATTACCGGTCAATTCCAAAGTGCCAACAACTTTTTCACCATTAACCCATGCAGTAGATCCTTTTGCAATATCATCAGCAGATGCAGTACCAGAAGTTTGTCCTCCTAATCCTTTTGCAGTAATAACACCAGATCCATCATGATATCCCTTAGGAATCTTATATGATTCATTTGCTGCTAGTGTAGCAGATACAGCACCATTATTAGGCATTGTACCAACCACTTTAGACTTAGGATTAGTATTATAGAAAGTCTTATCTGCCAAAACATTCTCATTTTTTGCAGATCCAGTAAGAGTAAGTGAACCCACTTGTTTCTTCTTAGGATCTGTAGTATAGAATGTAGAACCAGCAACTACATCATCAGATAGTGCATTGCCAGTAAGTGCAAGAGTACCAGTTCTCTTAGTCTTTGCATCAATATTATAGAAAGTCTTTCCTACTAATACATCATCAATAGATGCACTACCTGTCAATTCAAGTGTGCCTGTTACCTTTTGACCATTAACCCAAGCTGTTCTATTTTTTAGAATATCAGTATTATCTGCATTGGATATTGTCTGAGAGGCTAGATCTTTAGATCTAATAATACCAGATCCATCATGATATCCTTCAGGAACTACATAAGATTCTCCTGCTAGTAGAGTAGAAGATACAGCACCATTATTAGGCATTGTACCATCTACTTTTTTACCATTAACCCATGCATTCTTAGTAATAAGAATATCAGGAGATGTAGCATTTGCTTGAGTATAATCAGATAGAGGTTTTACCCAAACATTACCAGTACCATCATGATATCCTTTTTTAATTTCATAAGATTCACCAGGACCAATAGTTACAGAAGATCCTCCATTGTCAGGCATAGTGCCAACAATCTTTTGACCATTAACCCAAGCAGAAGATCCTTCTAGAATAGAATCAGAAGTTGCTGTACCAATTGTTTCAGAAGAAAGAGTTTTTGCTTTTACTTTTCCATTACCAGTATGAAATCCCTTAGCAATATCAAATATTTCTCCTTCTCCGAGTTCAACAACCTTAGGATCAATAATTGGTACAGTACCAACAATCTTTTGACCATTAACCCAAGCAGTTCTATCTGCAACAAGTGAATCTGGAGTTGCACTACCAGCAGTAGCATCTTTTAAAGATTGAACTTTGATTGTTGTATGTCCAGAATAATATCCCTCAGGAATAGTAAATGTAACACCATTCCTAAGAATCCTTTCAGGATCATTACTATGGTCAGGCATAGTACCAGACCGCACTTCTGAATATACAGAAGAATAAAAATTCTTACCACTCAGAACTTGATTCTGAGTAGCATTTGTAGTTTTTAAATATTCTTTTGTATTTTGTGCAATATCGAATGTGCCAATAATCTTTTGACCATTAACCCAGGCTATTTGTCCTTTAATAATTTGGCTAGACAAAGCATTGCCTACAGTTTGAGATGCTAGATCTGCAGCTGAAATAACTGTAGTACCAGCAGATAGTCCATAAGGAAAAGTATAAGACTCTCCTGCAAGAAGATTCTTATCTTTTCTAGGTAATTTAGGAATGGTACCTGTAACTTTCTTACCATTAACCCAAGCTGTTCTAGGAGAAACAATATCAGAAGCAGTAGCATCTGCTTCTTGAGTAGCTTGTTTAATATCAAGAGTACCTGTAACTTTCTTACCATTTACCCAGAATATCTTAGTATTAATAACATCAGCAGCTGTTGCTGTACCAGGCGTATACTCACTAAGATCTCCTACATATACAGATCCTGTTCCATCATGGTATCCAATCGGAATTATATATCTATTATTAGTATGACCATCATACTTAGGATCTATCTTTATTTTTTCTGCAGTATTAAGAGGCATTGTACCTACCAATACATCTCTTGTTACTGCATCTTTATATGCATATTTATATTTAACTGACGATGGAGTAGCAATAGATTCGTCAGGCTCTTGTTGTGCTAATGCATCAAGATTGTTTGCACTAGATGTATCAAAATACATTTTGCCAGCCATATGTTGATCCAACTCCTCTCCTTTAATAATATTAATATAATGTGCGAAAGCTCCTAAGTTCAACTTCATAGTAATTTAGAGACAATTTTTCATATAGGGAGGTAAAACATTATGCCCTTTACTGATTCTATTAATATCGTAAATGTAGTTGTTACAGATAGATCTTTACTAAATGCTACACCTTCTGATGTTGCCCAAGGTAAACAATTTATTGGTTCTACTCAGCATGTGGAAACAGGTACAGTTCCTGTAAATAATCCTATCTCTGATATGACACTTCCTGCTGGTAGTACTCTTACAGTGCCTTATGGTATCAATCCCAAACAATTTACTATCACTGCACAAAGTATCGGAAGTGTAACTGCTGATGCAGATGCTACAGATGAAGATATTCTATGGGGAAAGACTGCTTGGGTTAATGGTCAAAAGGTAACAGGCACTATGCCTAATATTGGAGCAGAAAATGATATTATCCTATGTGATAAAGCTCATACTATCTCTAGAGGATATCATGATGGTAATGGTGTTATTAGAGCTGAATCTCTAATGAAACAAACTCCTGCTTCAATTGTAGCTAAAGATATTATTGTTGGTTCTACGTGTTGGGCAAATGGTAAGAAGATTACAGGAACAATGCCTGTAATTAAAGATAATAGTGTTACTCGTACATTGTATTCAGGAGAATCTTATACAGTTCCTGAAGGATATCACAGTGGTAAAGCTGTAATAAATGCTGCTTCTCTAGCATCTCAAACTGGTGGCAATGCTATACCTGAAACCATTATTGAAGGAAATACAGCTTGGGTTAATGGCCAGATGATTACTGGTACAATTAAGAAGATTGAGCCGGAAAAAATTACTCTAGAGACTAATAAAACTTATTATATTCCTGCTGGTTATCATACAGGCAGAGGATATGTAACTCAAAATGTTCCTAATATGGATGGTCAAACTGTTGCTCCTGGAAAAGATGCTCAGACCATTGAATGTGGTGGTTACTACATGAATAGTGATATCACTATTTCTGGAGTAGATGCTCTAAATTATAGATTTCTCAATAATGATCCAGTGATGAATTCTTCTAATGAAGAGATTACTAATTATAATCTTACAGTAGAAAATAATTCTGCTAGTGTTAAAGTAAATGTAGATAACTGGCATGACAATGCTACATTAAATGTATATAATTTGATATTTGATAATCTAATTGATTCTAATGGAAATAGAGTTAATCTAAATACCACAGTTGTATTTAACTGGAAAGATCAATCAACAAATGTTTATACATTAGGAAATATCACTATTAGTACTAAATATGAAGAAAATACTAATGCTCATACGATCATTATTGGTGGTATTAATAGTGGTATTCTAACTATGACTGAAGTTTTCTCTGCTCGTCAATTTGGCGTTATAAAAGAATAAAATTTGGGAGTAGGATTTTATCCTACTCCCATTTGTTTTACTTGATTTTATTCAGAAGACAATTAATAGTTGCATATAGTGTATAAGATAACTTAGGTACTCTACCATTTACAGTATATTTATAATGTGTTTTAATGCTTTCTTTAGCATTATTAAGGGTTTTCAATATATCATCTTTTAGATTATATCCATCATCTATCCATGCTATATTTATTTCTCTAAAATATGTACTACATAATTTTGTAAATCCTCTGGAAATTGCATATGCATCAATAGTATCATTGTCAATCTCTACTCTAGGAGTTTCAATAGCAGTGAACATATCACTCGTTGTTGAAATAAAAATTCCTAGTGATTCAATATATAAGAGATAGCAATACTTGTTATAATCTGCATATAGATCATTATAATAAATTCTTATATTCATATTATTCATTAATATTACCTCTTATTAAATACTAGGTGATGGATTATCTATATGTTTTGTACCAGAAAAACATCATTATAAACTTATAAAGGAGGTAACCACGGTGGCTAAAGCAAAGAAAAAAGAATATCTTATCGAAGATACTATTGTTATAGATAATATATATCCTCTTGTAGAATCTAATCTAAATACTAGAGTCTCATCACTAAAGAAATGTATTGAAAGATTCATTAATTCTAGGCAAGCAGCTCTATATGATTATGCTCCAGTAGATAGAATCTATTTTAAGAAAAGCGATGTTAATGATTTCTTCAAGAGTATTAATGTAGATCTAAAAACTGTCACCAATATTCTTCCTAATTTGTATTATTGGAAAGAGGATGAACTTCAAGCATGTAAAGATGAATTTTCTCTTACAGCTTTAATGGCTCTTAGATATTTACTCAGAGAAAAGAAAGATAATAATATTATTGAACTTACTGCAATCTATATTGCATTTTCTGGTAAATTCTATGCATCTTGCCATTATCAGCAATGGCCTCATTATACTCCTAAAAGAGAAGTCATGGATTATGTTATTAATTATATGCTTTCTCAGAAGTATGATCTTGTTAAAGAAAAATCTGTATTTGGAGCTATTAGAAATCTAGTTCTTACTTGGCTTGGTAGATATAAAGATGAATTAGCATCTGATATTACGGATGAAAGATTATGCTATATAATTCATCAATTACATAATAGAATTCAAGCATCTCTTAGAAATATAGCAAATCTTTATTATAAAGCTTATGACAAGAAACTTTATTTAAATAAAGAATCTGATAATTATGATAAAGATGATTATAGAATAGCTAATAATAATTCTACTGTTATTTCTAATATTACAGAAAGAACAATGAATTATTTTGTTAGTACTCAGATCAGTATTAATGTATGCTATAGTGTATCTGGGTCTGGCGTTGATCCTTATGATGTAAAAGCAATCTTTGAAAATATTCTTAATAGTAATGAAGCTCTTGATGATCTTAGAACTGTTATTAATACTCTACTTACAGATTTCTATAGTAAGTATCCTGAAGAAAAAGATCTTACTGGAACTAATTTCATTGCTAATAGTATTACAATGAAGCCTAATACTAAAGATAAGAATATCATTGAAATGAAAAATATTATTCTAGGATGGCTTAACACTAGTGATAGATATAGACACATTAAAACTCAAGCTACAAAAAATAATTATTATAAAGCTATTCTTAGTTATATTGCAATAACTGTAAATATAGCTAATAAGCAATCTTAAAGGAGGACAAAGCAACATGCCAAAAACTATAACTCCTGAAATTCGTCAAAAATGTGAAGAGCTTATTTATAAGACATTTTCTGCAATTGATCCTACTGGTGCTAACACAGAATATTATCAAAAATTATTTGCAGATATGTCTGATGCTGAATTCACTAAACTAATTTCTGGTAGACTTCCTTTTAGATATCATGTAGCTCCTTTTGATAATGAACCTAAAATGCCTGATATATTTAAGGCATTTAAAGTTCTTGGTAAACCTCTAATGGAAACTGTTAAGCTTCCTTATCTAGCAAAAAATGCTGATGGTACACCTATTGAGAGTCAAGAGTGTATGGTAGGATATCTAAACATTAAACGTCTAAAGCAGATGCTTACTAAAAAGAATAATACAGCTATTGAAATTGCTAAACGTGATATGAAGCTAACTGGCAGACTTCAGAGTACAGATAAGGGTGGTCTAGAATCAAATAAGGAATTTGAAGGAGCAATGGCTCTAAATCTAGAAAATACTACTGTAGAATATGCTCGTGTTAAAGCTGCTGCTATGAAATCTAAAGCAGAAGCTTATAATACAATTAATGTTAAGGGTGAAGTTAGTTTCAATGATATTGATATGGATAAAAATGATAGTATTCCTAAGAATGCTATGAACGTGTATCTAATTGGTGCTAATATTCATAGTAATCTTATTGATGAAAATTATTATACTCCATATACATTGGAAAAGCATGCTAAACGTCTAGAAAGAAATAATTAAAAAAAAATAAAACCGGTAGAGGATTAAACCCTCTACCGATCTTTTTAGGAGAAAATATTATGCCAACCAATATGCATCGTAGCAATGATATCGGCTAAATAAGATATCCAACCAGCACCGAAATCAGATATCTTACTGATATGTTTAAATATAAAGTATATTAAATTTAATTTTTCCTGTAAAAACACTATCAAATAATACATGTATTACACGAATACCATCTTCTTGCCAGGCAAATACCGCATTTGTTATTCCTATATTTACATTAGAATTATCATAACCTATAGCATTTACGAAATATATCTGCAAAGGAGTTACTTCTAATACAATCATTGTTGCTGTAAAACCATTAACATTATTTGTTCGCTCTAATATTTTAATTTTAGTAGAAGCGTCAGATTATCAAAAAAAAAATAAAAGGAGTGAAGATTTCATTCTTCACTCCTTTTATCTTATTTGAAGAATAGATTAAATGTATCCATGTCTGGACCGTTGACCATTACACGTACATTTCGTGCACACACACAGCATGGTCCGATGCAGTATTGATCTCTGCAAGAACAATGGCAGCTCTTTTCATCTGCAGCAATTGCATAATTGCTACCATATGTATACACTACCTTTCCTCCTTTAAAAGGAGGAATGTAGTTTTCAATATCGATCGGGACAAATGCTCCGGATAGGAAATCCAGTTCATTGATCCCGAGGATCTTACACCTCCTAATATATTCTTCTTTACCGATTTTAAAATCGATGGGTTTACGTCTCATGCGCAATACATCAGCCATAGTAAAATACCTCCATTATACTTCTTTCAACGCAAATATTCTTTCTAAGAAAAGAATACATTTATCCTTCTTATCACTTTTATAATATATAAGTGAAATATTTAAAAATGGAATAGGATATAAAATCCTATTCCATTTATATTTAATTTCCTTTAGTACTCTTAACGCCAAAGCTTATAGCATCATCTTCCCTATCAGGTCCTACCATGAACTTAGCTTTGATATTCCTATCATCAAGAATTTCATTAACTTTCTTTACATATTTATGAGCATCCTTTTCATAACTCTCACTACCGTGATCCTTAAAATCAGGATATCCACTATAAGTATCACCATTCATAAGTTCAATAAATGCTTTCGGAGAACTACTGTAGTATTTACCAAAAGAAGATTCTCGTTCGCCATCATCATTAATATGATCTTTATCGTTAAGATCAACATAATCACAACATCTTTTCAACTTTGGAAAATCCATTAAAGTAGATGTAGCGATTGTCATGATTCTACGAATTTCTTCTTTTGTCAAATGCTCAGTAGCTTGTTCTTTTTTATCTTTACTTTTATTCTTATCAGATTCAGACTTTGAATCTGAAGAAGTCTTTTCTTTCTTATCGTCTTCTTCATCATCTTCCTCGTCGTCATCCTCATCTTCGTCGTCATCATCATCATTATCTTCATCTTTATCGTCATCATCATCCAAATATTGTGCATATTTAGAAACATATTTTTCATTCAAGATAAACTTTTTATTGAATATAGACATAACATATTCTCCTAAAAATAAAATAATTATTCAAGAAAATTATTATTTCTATCTCTAGTCATATAATCTTCTTTAATTCTTTCAGCAGTCATTTTAGTCATATCGTTCTTAAATTCTTTATGGTTAAGGCAATAATTATTATAATTGGTAATATCAAATAGTACTTGTTGGAAATGATCACGAGAATGATTCTTTCCATGACTAACTTCATCACCGAATCTTAAAATACGAGTTCTAGCTTCAACTGCTTTATTTTCATCAATAACATAATCTATTTTATCGATCTTAGATTCTATACTATCAATTTGTTTTTGTACTCTTTTGTTATTTTCATCTATCTTATCATTCATTCCATCAATCTTTTCTGATAAATCTTTAGTAATTGTACTCACTAGCCAATTACTAAAATGACCAATAGGATCTATCTTTAAAGGATTAATTTTAATAAGAGTTCCAATAACAATAAGAATTCCAATTACAAGTCCAAGGTTTCCAGGCTTAGCAGTTATAGTTGTAAAGATCTCATATATAGACATCTGGAAAAATCTCCTTTTATAATAAATATATTTGGTGCTTAACCAGAGCTATTAATGAGAACGCTATCTGTTAACAATAAATCTTGCTTTGTTCCCTCGTTTCAGAATTGTAGTAGTTTGAGACTTACTATCTTCTATGATATGTCCATCATAGTAACACTTTTTCATGGACTCTTCAGTATCATAATCAGAAGTCCGTTCACTTTCTACAATTCTATTGCTCTGTGCTTTTGTCTTTTCGATAATCTTCTCATTTACATAACCACGATCAATATAAATTGCAATATAGAAATAGGTGTTAGGTGTATTAGAAGGAAGAATAATTTTTCTATTTTTCCAATCCATTTGAATTGGTAACCGTCCAGTACCATCTATTGCTAAATCATTGGTATATATAGCGACTTCTATAAATACATCGGGATTTATGAATTGATTAATAGCATCTTGAATAAGATCATCCAAAGATGTACTAACCTTAATATCTACCGGAGCTTTGAAAAGTTCAGTAATGTCTATGGATTCTATACATTCTCCATCATCATTATCAGATGTATAATTACTATGGCCATAGATAGGCCAATGCTTATAATTTTCTTCAGGAATATCAAATACCTTCATAGAAACAACTTTAATAGCATCGTCTTTCTCAAGCTTAATAAATTCCTGAGTATGCATTTCATCATACAATGCAAATGTACGTACTGCAGGAAATCTAACTGCTATCTGAAATTCGATCATAAAGTTATTCTGAATCATTCCTATTTGATTTCCATCATCAACATCAAGTTGATCTTGAAAATCAAGATGCACAGGAAGATTCCTCATTCTAAGAAAGTATTCATATTTCTGATTAATTTCTCTAAGCTTATATAGTATAGGCATCTGAGAATATTGATTAAGAAATCTTGTAAAATTCCATGGATCACTTACTTCTGTATTTGAAGCATCAACCATAAAACCAGAAGCTTTAGCCATCTCAATAATCATATCATTATCAAGATGAAAATCGCAATCTATATCTACTGTTTCTGTGCATCCTAAACGAAATACTTTACGAATCCTATTGAATAAATCTAACTGCTGAGCCTTTGTACTTACTCTAAATCTGAAGTTATAATTAATCATCATAGCTTCAAGATCCATACCAAGGTATACACCTTTATGTGGGCATTTAAAGAAACTTCTCTGCCACTGAGACTTCTTTAAATACTTATTGGTACTAAGCAGATTCATATCGATATTATTGTCATTATAATCATATTGTACAGTGTAAGAAATTGCAACTGCAGGGTTATCCCTAATAGGGAAATTACCCTTCTGCAGTCTTCTGAAATCCTCAAATGGATGCTTACCTGAAACATGAATTGTAGCGAAATAATTCTTAGGAAATCTACTCAAGACATAATTGTAAATAAACTCAGTAGCTATAGATAAGGAGTGCACATAAGACGGTATAAAAAGATCACACTTTAGTGATGGACGAAATCTATCTACATTAACTATATTTAGCATTTCTTCATCACTGATTTCCTGCTTGGAATCTATACTACTCGGCATTATTCTACTCCTTTCTCTATAGAGATTATTATATTAAAGTTCTGGATCACTAGCAACACACTCAGGACATTTTCTTTTATTGAGGCAATACTTACAATCATATTTGAATTCACATGATTCTATACACTTAGAGTATGTAATCATACAAAACATTTCTCCATCTTCTGATATAGATGAATAAATACAATTAAACTTAGATTTATGCTCCATAATAAAAACCTCCTGCTTATTAAAGTTTTAATATGGTGTTTTAATATATATTTAATCAAAAAAAAATAAAGAGGAGTGGGCGAATGAAACCCACTCCTCAATATCAGATTACTTCTTATCGATACCAGTAGTCTCGCCCAATGCCAATGCTGAGTCAGTCATAAACCCAATATGGAACGATGTCATATTAAGGCTCATGATGTTATCGAGCAGATCGATGCATACATCGAGCATTGCAATCTGTGTATCAGGATTGCAATTCTTGCCGATGATCTCGTCAATGCCATCGATATTTTTACAGATGGCATTAATAAACTTATCCCGATCAGCACGTGCATTGATGTATGCAACATACTTTTTTCCTTCACGAGAATTGAGAAGCATTTCAGCAGCGATGTCCTCGATGCTCTTCTTGCCATCATGAGTGTGAATAAATCCGCGTCCTTCGTTCATCATAGTTTTAACCTCCAAAAATTGTTTTCTAACAAAGGATCCATTTCCCTTTGTTTCATCTTTATAATATCTATTTAAGATAATATAAATTACAATTTATCGAGATCTATTGGAGTATTGTAATAATATCTCGAGATAATATTCTTTAATCCTTGTACATCTTCAAGATCAAACAACTGATAATCTACCAATTCAGGTTTCTCGATAGGAAGAATATACATAGATTGAAACTGAGTAGAGATAGCCTTGTATCTCATATCAAATTCTATAGGATTGTATCCTGATACATCCATAACTGCAAGTGCAGTATTTACAGATGCTTGATTATAGAATTTAGTAGGATCAAGAAATCCGTTTTGAATAGTCATAGATAGAATCTTCATAGCTTTAGGAATAGTAAATATAGCACTAATTCCTCTCTCAGTTACATTAGTCATTGTAAGAATATTTGATATAAAATTATTAGGAATATTGTCTATTGGTGTAGATTTAAGTTTTCTATAAAATCCATAGAAATGAATCCATAGATTACTATTATCTACAATAATAGAACAATCTCCATCTTTATTTTTTATAGGCCTTAAAATTCTTACATTGTACTCAGGAATCAATTGAAGCATTAAGATATCTTTACTAATAACTATATTTTCAAAACCATTAGCTATAGCATTTGATTTCTTGATAATGTGTGCTACCATAGATGATACTTCACATTGTCCAATATTAAAGAAATATATCTTAGGAAGATATTGTGTTATAACATTCAAGATTGCAAGATTATCATCTATAAGATTGGTAATTGGCTCTTTCTTCATATAGGATCTTACAAATTTGCTGTTATATCCAGATACATATGTTGAATTAGATTTAGGACAATTTAATCCATAAATAAGATATATAGTTGTACTTACACCAAGTCTTCTAAAGAATTGTCTATAATGCCCACACATATTCAATATAATAGCAGACATTTCATATCTACTTACAGATTTATATCCCCAAGCATCAATACTATATAGACCTTTGACAAGAGAATTAATATCAATAAATAGATTGATTTTATTACAATTAGATCCAGTATAAGACTGATTAATCAACTCAGCCATTTTATCATACTTGATAAAATGTCCAGTCATTAATTGTTCCAGTGTATATTTATCATCTATCATTCATTTCCAACTCCTTTATTACTAAATCTACCTGTATGCCTATGCTCAACTTTAGATGGTAGTTCGAGATTAAATTTATTTTTAACTAATCTAATCTCTTCAATTATATTAAAGTCAAGATCAAGAGCTTCATAAATAAGGATTAGACTATCAATAGAAATTTGATATTTAGATTCCATCTTGCTAATCATAGAATGTGTAACACCAATTCTTCTTGCGAGTTCATCTTGAGAAATATCTTTCTCTAATCTAGTAGCTTTAATTTTATCAATAAGATTTATTTTCACATGTTCAACAAGTGTTGCTTGATCAGCATTTTTATAAATTTTATTACAAGGTACATTCATTTTACAATCCTCCAAATATAATATAAAAGGAGTAGAGAATTAAATTCTCTACTCCAATTGTTATTTAGTCAATAATGGTACGTAAATCAAATGTCTCATCAATATCATCAGGAACTTTATCTCCATAACAAGCTCTTACAGCTTCAGGGAAATCAGAACGATTCTTAATAGCACCAAGAATCTTCTCAGTCTTACCAAAGCCTTCTTCAACAAGAGCATGAGTCAGCTCATGAGGACCATCTTCTGTAAGAAAACTACAGCCTTTAAGCATTCTCTCATTGCCATCTGCATCTGTAGTATATTTACGAATATCAAGCTTAATTTTACTAGGATCTACTTCTTCATCTTCTCCAGCCCAAGCAATTTGTGCAAGACGAATAAATTGATTATTCTTTTCATCTACTACACGATTAACACCACGAAAAGAATATTTAAATTCAGAATTCTTACTGAATGCCATATTAATTACTCCTTAATTTTATTTAAAAAATAAAAGGTCTGGGAGACCTTAGGCTTCCCAGACCCTTCATGATTTTTAGTTTATTAGATTAGTAGCAAACAATTGCACCCTGATAGTTAGTGGTATAATTGTTGTCAGGCTTGACCTTGCTCATAGCCTCACAATCAAGCTCCCTGATATCAAGGATCCAATCATTGTTAGCCATAGCCTGATAATAAATATTGGACATCATGCCCATATTCATCTGCTGAGGAGCAGTGCACACTTCCTGAAGAGCGGCAATGCTATAACCAAAGTTGTTATCATCCTTATGGCCACGAGCAGCTGCGATGACCTTCAGGATATCCATGCACACGACAGAAACCTGAGTCTGCTCAGTATTAGTCTTGATATCATAAGAATCCTGAGCAGTGATGATATTCTCCCATTCAACTTTAATATTGTTGTTGGGAAGCAGGAAATCGCTCAGAATATCCTTTGCATCCTGAGTAATACCAACTGCATACTTACTACCACCTCTGAGCATTGCGGCGTTGACATTCTTCCAAATGTTGATCTTGCTATACAGCTCTTCAACAGATCTAGTCTTCTGATGCAGATTTGCACCCAAGATAGTGAATGCAACAAACTTACCATCATCTTTAAGATTATTGATCTCGTCCTGGCTCATGAGCTTAAACACAAGCTCAACAGCAACATATCTAATTCCGGTGTTGGGATTAGGGTTAATCTTGATAATAGTGCCCTGATAGTCTGCAAACGTCTGCTTAAACATATAAGTGATGCTACGGCAAAGTTCAGTAGACTTGATGAAGAGCTCAGACATACCAGGCTGAGTAACGATAGTGGGAGTAGTGGGATGCATGCTCAGCTTGCCTTCGATACGAGCGCCAGTGTTAGTGTACTTTTTGGTGTTGTTGTTAGTACTGCGGATTTCCATGGTAGGTACCTCCAAATTAAAAAATTGTTTTACACCGTGTACTTTGGTGTTTACGTATAATAAAAGATATTTTCATATCTTCTATCACTATTATAATATCTTGCCATTTTGAATATTAGACTATCAATATTTTACTTATTATGATTATCATAATTTTCCATGGCAGCTTTCAATCTTGTCTGTATTCTATTAGTTTGCTCCTCAGTCATTTTATAAAATTCAAGAGGACTAAATTCCTGTTCAGATTCAGTGAAAGGAACAATCCAAAGAATCTCATCAGAATCCATGACAATCATATACTTCATCTTGATAGCGTTTAAATCAATATCATATCCAAACTTAATAGGAACAGCTTTTACAATATTGATTCCACCACACATCATAGACAGAAATACTTTATTCTCATCAGAAATGGGCTTATTAAACTCAAGTTTAAAATCAGTTTTAATAATTCCAATCTTAGAATAAATATCAGTCATCAATCCACAATGTCCAATAAACTTAAAGAGACTATTGCAATATCCATTATAGCAATCATCTTTAATCGCGTTCATAAAATTCAAAGTAGTATCTTTAGCATACTGAATTGCAGTTTCATAAAGATCATTTAAAATATCTTGTGTAATAGTATTATCAAGCAAAACAGCAAGTGTGCTAGGTGTATCAAATTTATAAACGTTTGTCATACGAGAATCAATGATTCTAGAAGCTGCACTAAGATCACTAAAATTATATCCCTCAGGACAAGCATCATCAGTAATGGAAAATCCTACATCGTCTTCATTAGGATCAAGAGAAGTTTTAAATATATTCATTAGAGATTGACGTGCAAGAATGCAAGGATTATCTGCATCAATCATATGTATACCTTTATTCTCCATAAAGAAAAGCATAATGATATCTTTAATTTCTCTACCATTTTCTAATTCAGTAACTACTACGTTGCTAAGAGATAGAATACCATCAGGAGCTAGAGGAGTATAACTCTTAACCATTTCCTTGAATTTATCTTTAGCAAGAGTTTTATATCCTTTCACCTTATAATCATGATCAAGTTCCGCATAATTCCAACTTTTACCATTATCACATTCTTTGATAATACGAACCATATCGAAACCATCATCAATACTATTATATTTACAAAATAATTTACCGATATTCGTTTTCAATTCTGTCATGATGATTACTCCTTTTCAAACATCTGTTATTGTACAGTTTTTATTGTAATAAACAATAAAAGACCAATAGGACGAAACTCCTATTGGTCTCATTATTATATTATCTCAGCAATTGGAAGTTTATCATCTACATTCTTGGACATACAAATTAGCACAGTTACCCATAGATTGAGCATCTATTCTAAATACTTTGCCATATATATTCTTTCGATTATGAATATCATAATTAATATAATTAACTATGTTAGCCAAATCGGAAGGATTAGATGTCATGATTTGCATTTGAAGTGTATAATGGTTTGAGTCAGTGATACCACACACTCCAGTTACATTATATTGCTTTACAATATCATATATTGCCATTGAATGGTCAAAGAATCGTAGAATATCATCAATAGGATAAGTAGATGCTTTATATGTCTGTCCAATGAATTCTGGTATATTCATTAGAGTTTGACTCCTTTAGGTAAGATTATCTTCTATCATTCTACCTACTTGTCTAGCTCCTTGTTCCTCTTTTGATAATTTACTTTCTTCTTCTTTTTCTCTCCAATACATATAATACAATGTATTTATATCAGATAATAGAAGATGATCGAATTCTAACATAGAGGTCATGTTTTTGAAATGTTTAACCAGAGTTACTTTTCTGTATATGTAGTCGCGATACGAACCAATTGCTGCCGCGTAAAAAGCATACCGCGAGGATTAACAGTACTCTCAGCTACCTTATTACCACACTTAGGACAATTAGTTTCAGGCATCACATATTCAATATCAGCATTAGCCTTAATAACAGCAGCATTGATTAGAGAAGCAACAATACTAAATTCAACAGTATTGAATTCCTTAAGAATCTTAGAATATGCAGCAATCTTAGACTTGAAAGTCTTAGCATGATCACCAGGATACTTCTTCCATCCAACAGGATATAGATTACCATCATCACCAATCATATAAATACGATCAATGAATCTAATGACACTAATAATGGATTCATACTTTCTAATGAATGCATCATCAAGAGCACCATATTCATACATGATAGTGAACAAAGAAGGCATCTTGATACCAACAGCAAATCTATCATTGATGACAGTAACTACAGATTCATATGCTCCAGAATTATCAGGAGTTAGCTCCATATTCTTAATAGATTCAAACTTCTTCTTGACATCATCATTTCCGAATTTAACCATCTTATCAACGGGAAGATCATCGGATAGCCAAGCATACTGGCAATGATCATTGTCACATGTGTAAGGTACATAGTTAGCACCTTCTAGAGATGCTACATATAGTGCCATAAAAATGCTATCTAGATCACCAAAAGGAATGGTCTTAGCCCATGCTTCCAGGGTAGCAGGACGATACGGATTGACATCATGCTCAAAAATAATACGAGCCTGAGTAGTTGTCAAAACAGTATTAGAATTATTATCTTGCTCTGCTAGCAATGCAACTTCAGCACCCTTTAGAGAAGATGCAATATAAGGACGATTTGCATACATCAAAGGCCAAGTAGCAGTCTTAACTGCAGCTGGCTTAGTATTCTTCAAAACGTCCTTAATATTAATGACCTTATTAGAAACAACAAGCTGAGATGCATTTACCTTACGACCAGTATTAACAATCTTCTTCATGATATCATTACGAAGATTTGCCATTGCAACATCAACAAGCTTTTCAGATTCCTCATCATCAATAGGATCAGTTCTAGAACCTTCATCCTCATCATCAGACTCTTCTTCAAAATCATTATCATCAATATCTTCTAGATCATCAGATGTAACATGAGAAATATTATTATCCATACTATTCAAAGTATCATGCTTATTATCTTCAGTAGCAGGAATCTCTGCATCATCTGACTTAACAGCACTATCTTCATAAACGTCATCTGCTACAGTTTCATCCTCTGCATTCTCCTCTTCAGGAGCAGATTCTTCCTCTACAATATGAGCAAAAGGATGAGGATTATTATCTTCTTCAATATCTTGATTATGAATCACAACATGAGTAGGATCTTCAACTTCTTCAGATTCATCATAGTCAGAATCTTCAAAGTCATCATCTAGATCTTCGGATACAATACCATTATCTGTATTGATTGGAGCCTTAATCTTATCATCTTCACTCATAGGTGTATATAGAGGATTCGGCATATACTGAATCTCATCGCCAACATTCTCTAGGCCATTCTCAATACTTTCACGATTAGCAGCATCTTCTTCTTCCATCTTAGCAATAGCTTCATGGAATTCCTGCTTACGGCGAGTAACAGCATTTGCTAGTTCGTTGATATACTTCTCTTGAATAGGCTTAGGCTCAGGCTTATTGACAGGCTCAATATAGTCATTAGGATTAATTTCTTGAATCTGATCTGCAGATTCAACAGTACGATGAACACGCTTACGATTAGGATTAATCTTAATTGTCTGACGGTTAGGATTCTGATTTTCATCAGCAATACCAGTAACAGTACCACCTGCTGCATTGATATTAATGGGCTGAGTATTCTGGGCAGGAGTTACACCAGGCTGTGTAATAACAACCTTAGGTCCAGTTCTATTTAGATCATTTACATTCATTTGATTATCTCCTTACTAAAAAATATATTTAAGATACTAGATCATTTAGTTCTATAGGAGTAGAACTATTTTCTGTATCATATATGAACTTGGTACCATCAGCAATAATTATGATATTGAGATATTTAGTATTTTCTTTCAAATTTAAGATTACATCACATGCAAGAAATTCTCCAGGCATATATGTCTCAATTTGTTTTTGAATTCTAGTACGAAGCATCTCAAGATCATCTTCAGAAATAAATCTGTACTTAGGCCCTAGTCCTACACCCATTCCCGGATGCAAAGGATTAGATCCAGGCTGTAATATTAATAGTCTAAAGAGTAGTGTTCCATAAGCATCTGCTCCTTTAATTGATTTAGGTTCAAGATACTCACTCGTAGTCAATAAATGTTCTACCATATGATTACCACCTACCTAATTATATAATTGTATTCCATATAAAATATTATAACAATTAATATTAAGTCAATGAAAATAGGATGGCTAAACATCCAAATAATTTACTGAGTATATTTTAAGGAGGAATAGTAATGCAATCTATTATTCTTGCAGAATCAGTTGTTGCTAATACTGCTAAGAGTACTTATCAAAAGAAATATAAGTGCCCTTATTGTGATAAACGATTTGTAAGAACAAAGCTTCATATTCATATTCAAAATGAGCATGAAGATCTTATTCCTGAAGGTTATACAGCTCTTAGAGTAGCATTTAATACCATAAATCATAAAACAGAAGGTCATTGCATTATGTGTGGTGCAGTGACTGATTGGAATGAAGACAAAGGTAGATATGAAAGGCTCTGTAACAATCCTAAATGTCATGAAGAATATAAGAAGATGGTTGCAGAGCGTACTAAGAAAAAGTATGGTACAGAACGTCTTCAAACAGATCCTGAATATGCAGAATATGTTCAGAGAAAAGCACTTGCTGGACGTAAAATGCATGGAGAATATAAATTTGCTGACGGTGGAGTAATTGAATATTTTGGAAGTTATGAAAAGAAATTCCTTCAGTTTATGGATCAAGTGATGCATTGTAAATCTGAAGATATTCTTGCTCCTGCTCCTAGTATCAAATATATGTATAATGGAGAGCAGCATCTATATATTCCTGACTTCTATTATATTCCTTATAATCTTATTATTGAAATCAAGGATGGTGGAAGCAATCCTAATAATCATCCTCATCGTACTGGAGAAGATGAACTTAAGCTTAGATGTAAAGAAGAAGCCATTAAACAACTTAATGAATTTAGCTATGTAAGAGTAGTTAATAATGACTTTGGTCAAGTATTGAGTATCATGGCAGTATTAAAATACAACATGGCTCATAGATATAAAGATCCTGTTGTTAAGGTAAATGAGTCTGTACTTAACGAGAGTATTCTTATTAACGAAAAAGATATTTATTATAATAAAGATAAATTTGATTCAGGTGAGATCAATCTTTGCTTCATTACTGGATTATCTGGATCTGGGAAATCTACTATGGGAAAGGATATGCAATCTCATGGTATAGAGCATTATGATATGGATGATCTTCAAGTTATTGCAGACCATTTTACTCTTAACGATCTTAAAAAATATGGAGATCTTATTTATTCTTATTTTACTGGAGAAGGTAAAAAATTCTATATTACATATAAAGAACTGAAAGACAATCAAGTTCCTGAATCTGAATATGAAGATAAACTTTTTCCTGGGTTTGTGCATTATGCAATGAAATATGCTAAAGCCCATAAGGATAAGAAGTTTGTTCTAGAAGGAGTTTGGCTTTTCCAGAAAAAATGGTTTACTCCTGATGAATTTAAAGATTATGCTTTCTATATCAAAGGAACTAGTATGATTATTAGTCATATTAGAGAAGCAAAAAGAGATAGTAGTGATGCTGAGTCTAAATTTAAGCAAAAGTTGGCTTTCATTAATTGTATGGCTAAAAACTGGAAATGGTATATTATTGATGAGGGTCAATTAAATAAGTTTAGAAAGTATTTCGAAAATCTAATGACTAAGAATAAATTTATTGAGTCTATGTCTGATACTATTGCCGGTGCATTGCCTTTAACTCCGAATCCTATTCCTTACGAGTGTGATAAAGATAATTATTACATTATCCAGCATATGGAGAATAATGCTTTTGCTTATTCTCTTACTAAAGATCCTGTACAATATACAATGTATTCTGTAGATCCTGAAGCTAAAGGATTTTATAAAGTTTTTAAGTCTGACAAGAGTAAGATTAATAAAAAATATTCTACTTTTAAGATCAGAGATCGTCAAAAAGCAAAAGAACTTTATGACGAATTAGCAAAGATTGAATCTTCTAATTCTAAAACTTTCTTTGCTGGAGATACTTCTAATGATTATATTTATCAACGTCTAACTGAAGGCTCTAAGATAATTTCCGATGATCAAATTAGATATGATACTAGATTTGAAGAAGTTAAAAACTTCAATGAAGAAATTCAAGATATCTGTGAATCTGTAAGAAATTTTATTCTTGGTGATCCTATCACTAGACTAGAAGAGCAGGTATCTACTCTGTCCAATCTAGTAAATATCAATGAATCTTCTAATTATGTCTCTAGTGATTATGACATGATTACTAGTATAGAAGACTATGATAATAAAGTAGCTAGAGAATCTTTTACTGATTATTATTCTTGGAGACAATCTGTAAGTAAACTTTGTCTAGAAGCAAATAATACAAGTGATACAAAAAAGAAAAATGATCTCAAAAATGAGATCATCAATCTTGGATGGAATCCTGAAATTCCTTTCAATGAAGAAGCTATTACTAGAGTAAAAAATATGATATATAATCTTCATATTTTTACAGAGGTAGATGCTGAAGAGTATATCAGAAATATTCATACTTTCAATGAAGCTACTTATGATCAATTAAAAGATAAGATTGTTCCTGTATTCATCTGTCTATTCAAAGGTAAAGCTCTTCATAGTAGAGGAATTGAGCTATATACTGGATCTGAATGGTCTCATGCTGCAATGTCATTTGATTCTTCTATGAAGCAAATGTATACATTTAATATGAATCCTAAAGTAACTTCTGATGGAGTATCTAAAGGATTTACTATTGAAAGTATAGAAGCTTATTGGAAAATAGATCCTTCTATCAAATTCAAGGTTCATGCTCTATTTGTCACAAAAGAGCAAAAGGCTATGATGGAAGATGCTATCAAATGGTATGTAATTCATCAGAATGAAACCAAGTATTCTTTTAAAACCATTATTAATATTGCTCTAAAACGAGTATCAGATTTTGGTTCTGAATATGCAAATAAAACTGAAATGGTATGTAGTCAATTTGTATATACTATTTTGGCAATTGCAGATTTCAAAACTAAGGTAACTAAGGATGCAAGTCTAGTAAGTCCTGGAGATCTAGATACTAGTATTGATGATAGACTATACTCTATGTTTATTGGAGGTATTGGTCTATATAGTAGTAAAAAGATTGATAGAATGGTTAGACAAATTATTCCTACATTGCCACTAGATAAGTATAATATTTAACAAACAAAATCGGCTAGGGAGTTAATCCCTAGCCGACTGTTTTAATCTGCAGTTATTGATTTCACTTTCCTTCGATTAGATATTACAAATATGAAACAATAGGCATGAACTAGAGTTTCAAATAATATTAAAAGGAGGAAAGTACCATGCCTGTACTTCCTGAAATACAATTCTCAAAAGTTTCCGTTTACAAATATGATGATGGCAAGCCACTCATATTATCAAGCACGAAGTAATACCACATCACATCAACGATGTGTTAAACTGTAGATACTCTACAAAACTCTTACAAGATAGATACATGAAATCTATCAATAATGCTAACGACCATTACTTGAAAGAGTATAACAAAGTCGCTGGTATTACTATAGTGCTTACAATAACTGCATTACTATAATGTATATATGTGTAGAGAATTATTCTTTACACCTTTTATTTTTTTTTTATTTCTTTTCGCCTTCGTTATTAGGCTGATTATTATTCTCTTGATTCTGATTATTCTTTTTATTATCGTTATTTTTCTTATTATTCTTACTAGAAGCTTTAAGAACAGCTTTAAATAGATTCATATTCTGCTTATATGCTGCAAGAGCATTAGTGCACTTAGCAGTTATAACAGAAATGTTTGTAGAGAAACAACGATGAATAACTTCATCAAGAGTTTTAGAATTATTATCATCAACCTTACCAGTAGCCTTTTCAGCATCCTCAGTGGTTTTTTCACCAGGAGTAATTTCTGCTTCATTGAAAGGAAGTTCATCATCAATCTGAGAAAGTCCTAGACATTCTGCAAGATTAAATCCAGAATTAAAATCACTGATAGCAGATTCATTGCCAGACTGTTGTTGAGCAGGTTTCTGAGATCCGGTTTCACTCTTAGGCTCACCAGAACTAGGCTGTTGCTGTGTTGCTGCTTGATTATTGGTATCATTCGAAGGATTATTTCTCATCTTTACCATATAATCATTATAATTTTTAGAAGCATTCTTATAATCTTCATCAATCTGTTTATAATCATCATTAATAGATCCAAGAGCATCAGATGAATATCCCTTATAAACAAATTCATCAACGTATTTAAATGCTTCATCAAAATTATATCTAATATTTGCTAGAGTCTTACCTTTACTATTATCAATATTAATATAAGCTCCTTGGTAAGCTTTATTAACTCTAGTAAGAAAAGAGTCATTCTTATTTTTCCCAGCATCTGCAGCTTTATAATCAGTTCCTGTAGTGCCATGAATTTTATTAAGTGCTGCATTTTCCATAGCATCATCAGACTGAAGATCTTTACTAACAGGATCGAATTTAATTACTGTAGAATTTTTGAACAAATTAAGATTATAGCAATACCATTGATTAACTTGTGTATCCATGATATTGATATTCTTTAGTTTATTCTTATTATCCTCCCAGAACTGTTTGTCTCCACCCTTACCAAGAACTTCATCAATTCTCTGCTTGAATTTACCAATAGCTTCTCCGAGTCTAGCAATAATTTGCTTAAGCCAATTAAGGATACCAAATTTATTTTTAGACTTAGAATTATTTTCTTTATTACTATTATTAGAATTTTCTTTATTTTGATTTTCTTGTGGCTTAGTTTCTTCTGCTTTTCCATCACTTTTACTACTGGAATCTTCTGGCCTTCCAATAGTAGGCTCATTAGATTGAGCATCCCATTCTTCTCTAGTTAATTCTGTCAAGTATTGTTCAAACATGCACTCAAACTTATACTCATTATAAACATTCTCAATGAGCATATTAGTCATTGTGTTGTCATGCTGAATATCATAGAATTCTTTAACAGAATCTTCACCACTAAAAGAAATAGAATCAACGGGAGTATCTTGAGCAACATCTTCAACGGGCTTATCATCATCTTTAGATAGATCACAGTATTCAAGAATTAATTCATGAGCAGTTTTAATTACTGTAATAGAATCTTTTCCATATCCATAAATATCAATTAATCTATGAATCTTTCTACTAGCAACAATATTAGCTACACAAATTGCATTCTGAATTGTATTGATAAAAAATGCTGACTTATGTCCATATATATTTTTATATTCATTAGAACCATTATTCTCTAGATTATTAATGTATCCATCAATTTTATGAAGGCAATTATTAAAGCTGGATTCTACATCAGCTTTCATATAATCTAGAAGTTCAATAACAGTATCAATAGAATTAATATTAGAATATGCTCTAATATAGGTATCTAGAAGAAATCTCTGAGTATATCTACGATTCGGCATTAATGTGTCTGCAATTCCAACTGCAAAAGACATAGTGTTAGCAGCCTTAGAAGGATCATAAAAACTACCAAGCATATTATAAAGAATATTATCTTTAAAAGAATTGAAATCAGTATTCTCAGTAGTGATTCCTTTAATGGCAGAAATATTGGGGAACATCTTGTCTAGAATAACATTTCCAGCGGTAATTTCTCCAATATTATGAATCTGCAGCTCTGCAGGATCTGCGATTGACATCATTCTCTTAATAAGTTCAATTCTCTGTGCCAGAGAATATTTATATTCAATAGGATCTTTTTCTCTTGTTTTACAAGATTCTATAGTTTCCTTAGCGCCAGAAATTTCTTCTAGTAAAGAATTCTTTACTGTAGAAATAGTTTCTTTAGTAGTAGTAAGAGAATCATGAATCTGACTAAATTGAATATTATCAGACTCTTCAGATTCATTAATAGAAGCAATGTTTTGAACAGATTCTCTAAGAGTATTATTAAACTTAAGAGTATTTTGAAGAGTAAGTTCTTCTACATTAACACAGTTATTGTAATTAATATAATCAGGAATATGACAATGAGAATTATATCCTTCAAGAAAGAATTTATAATTCATATTCAGTCCCATTTATAAGCGCCCCTTTCTTTATGAATAGAAGTAGATTATTATAAAGTTTTCAAGATAAAGTCCCTATGGACTTTTAATCCATAGGGACAATTTTAAATATAATATACTATACAAGGATACTCATAATAATTATCATAATTAGCATCTCCATTCATATAAAAATACATACAATATATCCAATACGATATATTGTTATAATAAATATATGCAATCACATTATAATCATCATTACCATTAGGATTAAAAATTTTACATGTAGCAGATATTGGTATACCTAATGTAAATTTATGTTTTGATGTAAAATCTGTACTCTTAATTTTAGTAGAAGCGTCAGATTATAAAAAAAATAAAAGGGGTGGGCGAATGAAACCCACCCCTTCTGTAAAATGTTGATTGATACAGAATATGCTAATTGTATGTTGGATTTACCAAATGATATCCATGATAGACTTTATGCCTTCTATGGACATAGCGCAGGTAAAGCTAACATACTTTCGGTCTTCCTTATTGATAATATACGCGTGTACATTGTCAATTTTGGAGACATCGCTATTGAAGAAATCAACAATGATTTCTTCTATGTTGACTTCGTTAAACGTCATGATGATTTCGTCAGACGATAATGTTAAAACATTATCACCATGCTTGGTACCAATGTATGCAACAAAATTGTCTACATCAATACCAAAGTATTTGAGTAGTAGTGCTTTGCACTTATCATCGCTCAGCACAATGAGAGTTTCGATCATCATAATATTTTAACCTCCTTTTATGATGATTAACAATCCGAAATAGAAAATTCTTATATTTCTATTTCAATTTTATATTATATAATTGAAAAAAAATATTTTAAAAATATTAATGACGCTTCTATTAAAATAAAAAATAAAATTGTAAATGTACAAAATCAATCAAATTCATTGATACCAGATAACTATTATATTTTTAAAGATGGTATTATATTAAATACATGTCTTATGTCGTATTCTAATACAAATAACAATTTTAGGCCATTTATTCAAGTGCGTTACGATAATAGTAATAATAGTTATAAAATTAGAATACAATGTATCATCTATAGTAATAGTAGTGGAGATAATTTTTATAATAATGGAGATACAGGAAGTATTATAATATATTATATATAAAATAATCCAGTAGGAATTAAATTCCTACTGGATATTATTGTTACTTATTAAATGCTTCTTTTTCTAGATTAAATAGATAATCTGCTTCTTCTTTACCAAGAATATCTACTACCTCATTATATGGAAGATTGATCTTTGCTGGATCTCTATCTCCTAACTCAATACATCTTCTATTATAATAGTAATAGTATCCTAATACACGACCTTTATGAGCATAGCAAATTCCAGTATATCTTTTATTTGCAGTACCATATAATTCATAATTATATGCAGAACACCAACCACAATTCAAAGATACAGGACAATCAATACACTTCTTTGGAGATTGAGAAGTGAATGTTATAGAATCAAGTTCTTTCTTGATATTCTTACTACTCTCTGATTTAAATAATCCATTAAAGCAATCACCAATAATAATTTTATTAGCTTTCTCTTTTCCAATAGATATAGGAGCATATCTAATACAAGGATAAGCATTGCCATCTGGATCAAATGCCATCATATGACCAGTACCACCACAAAAATTCTTATCATCTTGCTGTAGATCAACTGCTCCTCCGAGATCAGAATCAAGTAATGCTACTTTAGCTTTACTTTTAGTTTGAATTAGATAATTAGAAAGTTTCTTTAATTCAAAATAAATATTCTTTGCATCACTAATAGAATATTCTGGTTCATATGCAAAATTGCAATTAACAATGTTACATCCATTCTCAATCATCATCTTAATAGATGGAGTAATATATTGAACAGAATTAGGAACAAATGTCATTTTACTATTTGCTGAACCATAAATATTTTTTACATAAAGAAATGCTTTATATGCTTTTTCAAATGATCCTTCGCCATATCTATCTATTCTATATTTATCATGAAGATCTTGAATTCCATCAATAGATACAGTAATTGATAAGAATTCTTTATACTTATGCACAAAATGTTGTACATCTTTATCAAACCAATTCTGACCATTTGTAGCAAAAGCAATTCTAGTAAATTGGGCAATAGGAATATTTCTTAAATAGCATTGATGAAAGAAATAATCACATATTTCTTCTATTAATTTTGCTTCTAGCATTGGTTCTCCACCAATAAAATCAAGAATAATACTTTTTGTATTCTTATTAATAAAATCAGTGTTATTATCCTCATACATATCTAGAATTCTATCAATACATTTTTTGCCAATATAAAGAGACATAGATCCATCAGACTTATGATGCTCATAACAATAAGAGCAACGAAGATTACACTGATTTGTTACCTGAAATGTAATTTCTCGTGCAGTCTCCATCTTTCTATCTTCATTATCTGAAAATATCTCTCTAATATATTCACCATAATTATCTCTAGATCGATTATTAATACTTACCATGTTAATTCTACCTCATTATTATCGAAATCAAATTCATATTCTATAGAAGAAGGAACTTTTCCGATTATAGAGGCAATAAGAGTATTTACGTTTACCATAAATTCAATATAAGCATTCTGATAATCTACTCTATATTTATCTATCATAGCTGCAGTTTCTGCAGATTTATTTTCTGCAAATTCACGAGCCAATACACAAATGAAATTTTTGTAACTCATCATAATATAATGAAGTCTTTCAATTGTAATAGATTGCTCTTTATCAATATTAACTTTCTTTTTTTTTGCATTATTATTAGCCTCCATTTCAACCAGACGATAAGCAGTAGTTTCAAGAGATTCATATCGATCTCTTATATAAAAAATTTTATCAAGAATCCTGATAAGAAGACTATTGTCTCTATCCTTTTCTTCAAGCATCTTATTAGCAATTGAACGTAATACAGTATAAAGACAATATACATGAAAATTAGAATTTGTACGCATATTTAGAAAAATGTTTATTTTATTATTATCTATAGGAAATTCATCAATAACAGTAAAATTACATTTATCTGAATATGTCTTTAAAATAATTGTATATATAGCAAGAAGTATTTCTTCATCTGTAGCATCATAGTTACATGCTGAAAAAATACTAGATACTACAGAATTTACATATTTGGCATAATCATGTATATTAATAAAAAAGTCAGAATGACAAAGTGTGCAAAAATAATCTATATAATAAAATTCGGGTTCTTTAGATATATTATCAAAAATAATAAGCATATCTTTAGTAATTTGATTCATTGAAAGAAATTTATTAAGTAAGAAATTCTTTTTAAAGAATTTATCATTTTTAGAATAATTTATAGTAAATGTATCATTAGTAATATCTATCATAAAATATCCTCCAATAATTACATTAGTAATATTGAGTTTCAGAAACTATCAGTATAACCAAAGTCCACATCCAGAACACGAATCACAAGTAGTAGAACATGTTCCGCTACATCCGTCACACGTTCCGCTACATCCGTCACATGAACTATCACATCCACTACAACCAGTTTTACATCCTCCACTACAATTTGTTCCACAATTTCCAGAACATCCTTTACAACCACCATAACAGCCTGTATTACACAATCCACTACAAGATGCTTTACATCCAGTAGAAGTTGCATCTTTAGCAATTCTAGAAAGATTACCTACAGATGTAGTAGCATTTGTAAGTACACTAGCAATAACATTAGCATTTGTACCGGGAGTTGTATTACCACCTGTAACAGCATCTAGAGGTTTAGTAATCTTTTGAATATGCTCTAGATTAATTTTAATATCTTTACCTTGAGCTGGTGTAATAGTATAATCATATGAAGCTCCATTATAAGAACTCATACTTCCAACACTTGCTGAATTTGATCTACGTGTAATCTCGGATTTTACAAGTTTCTTAAGTGTAGTAAAATCACTAGCACTAATTAATTCACCTTTGTTAGTAGCCATAATATTACCCCCTTACACGAATGCGTACTCTACGAATATCTGTATTAAGATCTTCATCAACTGCATATCCTACAATTTGTGTATTTTCTACTATTTCATCATGAAGTTTTGATTTACCAACTCCAGAAATATCAGAAACTATAATAGCATCTCCGCGATGAATTTCTCCAATACACTTACAGTATACACGGCCACATAGTGATACAGGAATATATTTCTTAATATTCTTAGAAATATAATCTTCTTCTCCAATATTTACTGCTTCACCACCAATAAGCATAGCATATTCATCAGAATGAACACCTGCAATAATAGTACTTTTATTAGTAGCTTTAATATAGCTTTCTTTATCAGAATATAAATCAAGAGCAATAATATCTCCAGGTTCTGTATCTTCTCCTCTAGGGAAGAACTCTGCATAGTCATTATATACAGCACCATAACACTTACTAAAATTAGCTACGCCACTTGTGTCAACATAATAACTACTACTACCAAAATTAATAGTACCTGTCATTGTTCCACCAGATTTTAGAAGATAAGCGTCATATTATTTAATTTTAATATATTTAATAAAAAAATAAAAACCAATAGAGATTTCTCTCTATTGGTTTATAATTAAATATAATATACTATACAAGAAATATTTGATACATTATAATCTGCATCTCCCAACATATAAAAATACATACAACGTATCCAACATGAGTTAGTTATATATGCAATATAATTATATTCACCTTTACATGCAACAGATATTGGAATACCTAATGTGAATTTATACCCTGATGTAAAATCTGTACTCTTAATTTTAGTAGAAGCGTCAAAATATAAATATTACAAGCTCAAATGGATATACTTTTAATACTGGAACACCTATATCTGTAGTATATACAGGAAATGCAGATATTAATTATCCTATTGCTATTGTAACTTGTTCAAATGTAGTTATGATACGAGGTTTTGGATCATTTGGTTTTAGTACTACAGGTCTTGCTAGAGTATATTATATCTAACGATATTTCACATCATAATAATTCTCAAAATATTTCTTATAAAGGAGATAATTATTATGAATTTTAATATGAAACAGCTTCATACTATCTATGAATTTGATACTAATGATCAAACTGGAGCAAATATAGATAATACTCTTTCTTCTAATAATCTTCTAGATATCTTTGATAATATTTGTCCTATTACTGGAGATATCTATAAGACTATGAAGAATGCTGCTGCAGATCCTAAGAATCTAAAGGTTACTGCTGCTAAGTCTGGAGATGGAGAGAAAGCAAGTCTTTTCATTGAAGCTGTAGAGTTTATGACTTATGTAGAAGCTTCTGGTAAGACTATTGGTGAAGCAGCAGAAGATATTGTAGATACTTATCAATCTGATATTCCTGGTATGACAAGCGACGATATTCATATTGTATTTCCTAGTGATGCTCTTAATAAAAATAATCTTGGTAGTCAGAATTATGGCAGAGATGTTAAGAATGATTGGGCAATGCAACTTATGACTGGAATTCGCAGATACGGTCTAAAGGCTAATATTGGAGTTGATGAAAGTAAATAAGTATTTATAAATTCTCAAAATAGTAGATAGTAAAACATATTTGAATTAAAATAATCCACTAGAGAAGAATCTCTAGTGGATTTTATTTATATATAATATATAGTAAGATTAATATTATATCCATCACTAGTTGCTACATTGCCATTAGTTTCTGATTTATACACTCTAATAGCTCTAATTATCCATTCAGTATCTGTATTTCTATATATTTGAATCAATGGAATAATTGTGCTATATAAAGTATCAATTTTCCACATACATGCATTTATTAAAATTCCTTTGGTAAAAATATAATAGTAATCATTATAACCCGGATCATTTTTAGTATATACGTTATCGATTTTAATCTTAGTAGAAGCGTCAGACTATCAAAAAAAAATAAAAGGAGTGAGATGTTATACTCACTCCTTTTATATTATACACGGCTAATATAAATTACTCCATCATCATCCATATGGACCGTGTATTTGGCCTTAGCGCTGAACGAAGGCATACCGAAATTACCGGCATACCCTCTGTCCTTCATCCAGGCCCAGCAGTACCGATAAATCTGGCGCATGGTCTTGCCAGACTTGGCTTTGCCAGTATCCAACATATGGGCTAATGTATTAGCCCACTTATTACCCTTGCGGGTAAAACGCATACGTACATCATGTACGTTTTGCTGTTCTTCAGCGATAGTAAGAGCATAGAAGCTCAGCATATCAGCAGTGATGGATTTACGAAAGCCATAATTGATATTACTAACCATAATAAAGTCCTCCTTATAGACTTATCTTTTTAAATAAAATATTTTTTCTAAGAAAGGAATATATTTATCCTTCTTATCACTTTTATACTATACAAGTGAAATATTTAAATTATTAAAATAAAACCCAGAGGGTCTTAAGACCCTCTGGGTAATTTTATCTAGTAATTATTATAAATTAATAGACGGGGAAGAAACGATCATCAGAGAAGATAGCAGAATTATGCTGACCCTGAAGAGGAGGATCATTCTTATGCTTCAAAATTTCATCTCTGGTGAATCTGCTATCGCCATCAACAAAGCGCTGCTTAATATAATTATATGTATAAGTATCAGAACCCTTAGCCCAAGCATGCATTGCCTTATCAAGATCCTTATCACCATCATATGTATCCTTGGCGATAAACTTATTCTTAAGAGCAAACTTCAGAATTTCAACATTCTGGCCTACGTAAGAATGATACCACTTAATAAGCTCAGAAGATGCAAGAGAAACATATCTGCACTTAAGATTGACAGCCTTTAGCTGATCACTCTTATCATCATCATTTGCTTCCTTGATATCTTTCTTAGCATCATTAAGAGTCTTAAGCGCTGCAGATTTAGCTTTACGAATTTCATTAAAAATAGATCTATCGCTATTAAAGACAATATCTTCTGCACTATTCAATAGATCCTTGTTAACAATCTTAGACACTTTATTAGTAGCAACCGCCTCACGAATGTCCTTCTTAAGATCAGAAATTTTATCGATTTTCGAATCAGAAATATTAGTGCTAAGATAATTAGAAACAGCGTCATTCAGCTTTTTCTTATCGACATAGTTAGTAATTTCCTTATTATAAGATGCATCGCTATTCCAATTAGCAATAATATTATCAAGCTTCTTCTTGTTAATACCAGCCTTATTGAGGAACTCACGAACATCCTCAACGCGATCCTGAACCCAGTTAACCAGCTTATCCCACATATCAGAGACAGTCTTGGTAACCTTATCAATAGCACCCTTGATCTTTTCCTTCAGCTGATAGTTAGCCTCGTTGACATACTGAATTTCAGTGCCATTCTCCAGCAGATAAGCATGCTCATTCAGCAGAATGCTCATGTTCATCTCATTCAGTGCATCAGCAGTATATGCCTGAGCCATGCCACAAGCCTCTGCCAGGCTCATGCCAGGAAACGGATTAGGGTTAGTATAGCCAGAGCTCTGACCACTAATAACATTAACAATCATGATTTAATCTCCTTTGTTTAAAATTACGATCGTAAGGAAAAATTAATATAGATCGTCCCAACCTGTTGTGGACTCGTCAATACTGTCATCCTCGGCCAATTCAGCAGGGCTTGCTCCATCGACATACGATCCATCATCGAAGCTGGCTTCAAAGTTGTCATCTTCGTTGTTGAATTGAGGAATTGTATTGGGATCAACAGGGATCTCTTCAGATTCATTCACTAGACTTGCGTCCTTTTCAAATCCAGAGAAATCTTCATGAAAAGAATCATGGAACGATAAATCTACATCAGTGTCTTTTCCATCACTAGCACCTGCAAACTGATCGGCAGCAGCAATGCCAGCGTCAAGACCATACTTAGCAGGGCGACCGAGCTTGTCGACGCCAAAGCCATCAAAACCAGAATCATCAGTAGACTCTTCAATTACATCTGCACTCTCATCTGCAAATGAATTCTGCTTATGCTTAATATCAGAAGCAGTATCTCCGAATCCGCTATTATCATCTTGTTCCTGGCTATCATCCCAGGTATTGTGAGGCTCATCTTTATTACAATTATCTTCATGAAGAAGACTATTAAAAATACTCATAATAGTAGTTTCTCCTTTCCTGAGATTTATTATAAAGTTATATATTTAAGAATTAGAATAATCCACCATCATCGCCATATGTGGTTTGATCATCTTCATCGTATCGATGTTTAGATTCTTCTTTTTCATTCTGCTCAGTTTCTCTAGTTGCTTTAGAGTTCTTAAGAGCAATTGCATTAGCAATCTTTCTAAATCTATCAACCCATTTGATTTGACGATCATAAACTTTCTTTTTATGATCATCGCCTTTTTCATCTTCACGATACTTAAGATTTTCAGCATTGATCTGTAGATAATTAGCTTGAAGTTCAAACCAATCAGATACATCCATACGAGTCTTAAGTGTAAAGAATGCAACTTTACGAAAAAGCCAAATGAATAGAATAGCACTCATACCAGCGCCAACTACTACAGCAATAAATGCTCCAATAGGTCCAGCTGCTGCTAGTGATGTAAGTAGAGGACCAGCACCGGCACCTGTAGCAGCACCTACAATAGCCTTAGTAAAGTCAGTAAATGTCTTATTACCATTTTCATCATAATCAATGAAAATTCCATCTTCATTGATTCCTGTAGCAGATTCACTAGTACTAGTGATATTACTCTTAATGCATCCATTAATGAGTTTATCAATAGTACCATTAGCACAGTTACGATTAAATTGATTAATATACTCCAGAGTCAAATTGTCTCTAGACTTAATATAACCAGTTTTATCGAGTGCAACACTGAAAGAATCATGACCATTCTTAATGAATTCTACAGAAGAAGAAATCAAAAGAGAAGTAGATGTGATAATAGACATTACTGTCATATTATATAGCATAATAGGAAATTCAATGTTAAGAGTAAATGCCTTAGTAAATAGGCGTTCTCTATCATGAATATTACTAATAGCAGTAGATAGTTCATCTACAGGCTTAGTAGGTTCATTATAGCTCTTAACAAGATCATGAATACTATTAATGCAATCTACAATACTTGCATAATTTTCAACCTTAGTAATTACTCCTTTAGAACGAGGAATGGTACCAAAGTCAATTCCAGTTACATCATTCTTGATATGGACATAAAGTCTACCAACAATGTTTTCAATATTTGCTTGCCTCTTAGCTTCATTGCAAAAGAGAACATTCTTCTTAGTATAATAATCAGATAGATCATATGCTTCACTTACGAGTTGCATATATTCTGCACCTGTAATCATTACAAATATCCTCCTTTCAATTTATCTAGAAGAAGCCATTAGATTAATAAGTTTCTTATAAGTACCACCATCTTGAGTTTCTCTCTCAAGCATAGTATAAGAGATATCTTCAAAACTCTTACTACCATTATCAAGCAATAGATGTAGAACCTCATTAGAATCATCTACAATAGCGAATCCCATGAGGTTATAAGAACTCATAAATCTTAGAGCATTCTTAGGATCACTGATATCCAAATTCTCTTCACGATATAGTTCATCTACATCTTCCTGAGAAATCAAAACTGTAGTAATAGCAGAGAAATCATTATGCTTACCAGACTTGATTTGAGATTTAGCTGCAGCAGCTCTATTTTGAAGCAGTGTCCAAAGATCTCCACGTGCTCCTTTTACCTTATAAGATTTGACATCATCAGTAATACGAGACAATCCAAGAATAACTTCAGATGCTTTAAGTTCACCAGTAATAGTACGCATGAACTTCAAGAATTTCTGACCATCCTTATTATCATTCATAATACGGCGAAGAATCTCAGTAGTAGTAATAGGAACAATCTTAGATTTAACACCAATTAGAAATTCAGTAGGAATATCAGAGATACCACCATTGTTATCACGCTGATAAAAACGGACAACAAGAATAGAAGGAACAGCATCATTCATCTTCTTGATATCTTGATCTTTCAGAATCATTGCAGAACCATATCTAAATTGCTGAGCTTTTTGGATGTTATATTGACTATCAGCACGTTCTTTTGCTGCTTTAGCATCTTCTCTTGCACGTTCTTTTTCTTTCTGTTGAGCTTGAAATTTTCTATTTGCTTCATCTCGTTCCATTTGACGATTATGATTATTCTGATTTTCAAGTTCTTTATTTGCAGATCGCTGAGCTTCTTCAGCTGCTTTATGCTGAGTACGATGAAGTTCTTCTTCCTCTGCATTTTTATGCCTTTGATCTTCGCGTGCTCTTGCTTTTTCATCTTCATAATCAGATGCTTTATTTCTGGCAGCTATATATCCAGAATAATCTCTTTGTTGATTTTGATTATTATTCTGGTTATTATTTCCGCTATTCTGATTACTATTCTGATTATTGCCATTATTATAGTTATTCTTTACTTTTCCAGTATACTTCTTAGCCTCATTGAGATCCATATATCCCATAGTAACCTTATAAGTACCATTAGCAAATTCTCTAACTATATAATCATTAACAGAAATAGGATTAAGATTAGTATCTAGAACTTCAATATTTGCATTTTCATGCATCAGATTTACTAGATCTCTAATATCAGTAGAACTAATCTTAACATTATCAGCTTGGAACATGAAAGGATCAACAGAAGCTTCAGCAAAAGCTTCTGCATTCATAGAACCAGCAATTGTAGCATTTTCAAAAGTTCCTTTTTCATAAGCATCTAGCCAAGATTGCATAGTAGCAATAATAGCATTACTATTATCATCACCAAGATCTAGATTCTGATGGAAATTTCTTAGGTAATCAATACCATTTTTAACATTACTAATATTAGCTTGCTGTAGAGCCAGCATAAAGAACTGACAAGAGATCTGCTCAATATACTTAGAAACAGCATGTGCAGAAGACATACTTACAGTACGACTTGTCAAAACAGGAAATACAGCAATAAGCTTAGATGCTGCTCTTGCGATAGATGAATAAGAATATGAATTATTACCACTAGTATTCTGATATCGCTGTGTAGCAACATTACTAAGACCTTTTGCCATGTCAACCATATCATCAAAGCCATAGCTGTTTGCTTCGCGCAAACTATCCATTTATAATACCTCCTTTTTAGGCCTACTAATATTATACTGATGTTAAAAAATAAAAAATAATGCTCTGGAGCCTATTTTGGGCTCCAGAGACTTTTATTTATTTATGCTGATGAAAAGGAATTAATCTTATACCGTCATTATAGTAGGCAATAATATATTTTTCATTATCATCTATATATTCAAGTAAAGAATTCATTCCATTAAAACTGATAGTTCTAATACCTTGAATTTGATCAAATACTCCATCCATATCAACGAATAGATAGTATTTACAATGAGCAAGGTATCTTCTAAGAAGTTTCCCTTTAATGAATCTTTTCAATCTTCTATCATCTACAATAAATTTATCACGATAATCTTCAATTGTAAGATTATCATCAATACTTTTATTTACGTAAACAATAGATTCTTGAATTCTTCTGTTAGACTTTTTATATCGTTTTGTATTAGATACTTTTAATGCTCTATTTAGCATCATTTCTTCATCAATATCAATATCTGACAGCATAAATCCAAATTCAGGATGAATATATACATCAGTATTAATGTCCATAAGTGTATCTCTTAAATATGCATTACTTTCAATATCGAGATCAGCAGTGCTCATTTTATTCGTATAAATAAAAAGAGTATATTCATGATCATCGATTATATTATTTATCACCCATTCTTTGTTTATTACAAGAGCAGTACTATTATCCCTTTCTACATTAGTATTATCAAAGATAAGAGACCATCCACATTTATCAAATAAATACTTTAATCTGCTACCATTGATCGCATGCTTAAAGTATTCGATTTTGATATCTGGATTATAGTTTTTATCTGCTGACCAATCCTGAACATATTCAGAATCAACAAAGACCATAGATTCACAAAGCTCATTCATAGCTTCATTATATCCATTGTCTTCGATCATCAATTTTTCAGAATTACTTAAAGTTCTTTGCATATCTTTAAGTTTAAGAAGAGCTGCAAATCTAGGATCGATCATTACTGTTTCATTCATTTTATATTCCTTTCTTTTAGAATCTTCTTCTCTTGTGATTCATGAAATATACTGCCTGTTTATCTTCTACAGGAGTTCTTCCCATGATAGTATCACAATAATAGTTTTTTGTTTCTACAAAAGAGCCTTTAATAGACTGAGTAGGAGTGAAATCAACATCCCTTCTCTTATCATAATTATTAACAAACCTTTTGCCTATATCACATACACCATATACTACAGTGTCGATGATTACAGGCATTGCATCTTTCAAAGCCTCACCAATACTAAATCCATTTGCTACCATTTTCAATCAAACCTTTCATTTAAAATTTATGAGAAATATTCCCATATCTCTCATAATTATAATATCTTTTTATAGGGTACTTTAAAGGCTCTAATATGTTAGCTCTGGAACATCCGTATAATATTTATTATATAAGAAAAGGAGGAAAAGGTATTGGCTAATAATAGCAAATATAGTTATACTAGTGAGACAATACGTCAAGGTGAAAATAATACTGATGTATTAGCTCAAGACTACGTAACTGATGAGCTTATGCACTCTCGTGGAATTTATTCCAAGAGCGATATTAAAGATGCTAAATTTAATAAATATTCTCGTTTTGGCCGGATACTTGATCCATATGGAAGAGTAAATGGAGGAAGAGAATATCTATTCTTTGTCAAACCTGATCTTCATATAGTAGTGCCTTATGGAAAATCTACATCAGATACTTTGTATACTATGGGTGGATTTCAAAAGACTAATACTATTGCTGGCAATGGTTATAGGCTTAATCCACAGCTGGCGAATAATTCATATTTCGTTGGATTACTTAATACGAATCCTGATATAATTCCAGAAATTCAAAAAAGTGCTACTGCTAGCGTAGATCCATTTAGTCATCTTTTAAGTTTTTCTGTAAATAGTGCTTTGCCTTTAGATTCTTCTAATTCACAAACGATGGATAATCCTGCTACTATATATGGAACAGCTTATAAATATCTTCAGGATTCTGAAGCTTCTGATGAAAACTATAGTTTCTCACTAGAATTTGTCGATGATAAAAGCCTAAGTACTTACCAATTTTTTAAAGCATATTCTGAATATCATATTGCTAGAAAATCTGGTTTAGTAACTCCTCCTAGCTTAGATTATTATAAATATAAACGTCTTCATAATACAATGGGTATATATAAATTCATTGTAGATGAAGATATGGAAACTCTAATTTATTGGGCTTACTTATGGGGTGTATATCCAACATCATGTCCTAGAGATGCATTTCAAGATGCATCTTTTAGTGACGGTTTAACTTTTTCTGTCAGTTTTGATGCAGCATTTATTGAAGATATGACTCCTGCTATATTAAGTCAATTTAATTATCTTATGATGAAAGTCTTGAATAAAAATGGAATCAATAAGAATGATTGGCTTCCTGTAGTTAAGCATAATAGAAAATCTGATATGCTTTATGGTAGAAATCATGGTTATGATGCTTCTTTGAGCTTAGGAGCATCAGAACAATCTTTTAGTGGCATGAAATATAATATTGGTGCTACTGAATGGATAGATGGTACTCTTCCTTGTGCTGCTCTAGTCGATGGAAGAATTCTTGAAACTGATTCAAGAAGCAAATATCGTCTCAGATGGTATGCTAAAAAATAATTGATAAGGAGAATTTCAGATGGCAAAGAAAACAGTTAATTCTGATATCTACAATCTGTCATCATTGGTTGAAGATGTCAAATCGGTATTTCTTCCAGATGAAAATGAAGAAACCTTAGCAATTGGTACATATGGATATCTTGGTGCTCTAGAAGCAAAAAGACTTCAGACTCAGGTTCAAATGACTGGTGAATTGTGTAATGAAGTTTTTCCTTCCAGAGCAAGGCTAGAAAGAAACGTTATTACTCATGCAATAATGATGAATATCGAAAACATCAATGCGGTTCCTGCAAAGATGACTGCTTTTCTAGCTATCAAAGAATCTGATATTGCTGATTACTTTGATGAAAATAATATATTTACCATTGATAGAGAATGCCCTCTAGAGATTGGTGACTATGAATTTCATCTGGAATATGATATTAAGTTAAAAAGAATTTATATTGAGAAGAAAGCTACAAATACTTATACTGCTCAATATGAAATTCCTGCAAATAGAGATGTACCTACATCTACTATTAATGTAGAAAATCAATATCTAAGTCCTCCTAACGTTGTCATTGTCAATCATGAAGCATATATTTATCTAACAGTAATTCTTGCTCAGGTTGAGCATAACACAGTTTCCAAAAAGTTGGTTACTTCAAATATTATTGATAATAAAACTATCAATTTTGAATTCGAAAATCAACTTGCATATTTCGAGATTCATTCTAAAGAATCTGATCAAGATTATTACATTACTCCTGTATTTGAGGGAAGTTCTGTACCAAGTGATACTAAATCTAAGTATTATTGCTGGTATCAGTATATTGATACTAATCTTATCAGAGTGCGTTTTGACCGGCAGTCATATATGCCTGGTCTAAATGCTACTGTAGAATGTCTAGTTAAAACTTGTCAAGGTTCTGGTGGTAACTTTACATATGGTAAAGATGTAGACGTTACGCTAGAATCTACGAATTTTAATTATCGAAATATTACATGTAGACTTACACCTATTACCAATTCTTCTGGTGGTATTGATAGAAAATCTAAGAAAGAACTACAAGGAATTATTCCTAAAGAAGCACTTTCTAGAGGATCTCTTACTACAATTACAGATTTGAATAACTATTTTGGAATGCTAGATTCTGATTCTGCTCGAATTGTTATTCAAAAGAAAATTGATAATCAGATTGAGCGAGTTTATTATGCATATTTCGTAGCTAAAGATACTAATGGAGATATTCTTCCTAGTAATACTATTGATATTAAGGTTCCTATGAGTGCTCTCATTGAATCTAAAATCAATGAAGTTGATTCTCCTAGATATCTATTACCAGCTGGTACATGCTTTAGACTAGGTGCAGATGGCATTGGATATATCAATGATATGCCTATCATTGATAAGGGATATGAGATTGATGGTCCTTCTGTTTCTAATGGCACTGTAGTTCAAGGAATTATCACTGTTGAAGTTGTGGATGAAACTAAATCTCCTTTTAGTGTGTCTTTTGATGTTGATGGAGTAGCATTTCCTACTCATTATTTCCCTGACAAGACTACAGGAGATATTAATGGTACACTTACTTACGATAAAGAATTTGTTACTAATAGTAAAACAGAATCTAAGATAGTAGAAAATTATATTCAGATGGGTGTTGGCAATGATTATGTATACACTGCCAATTATGAAACTAAATATGATAATTCTATTATCAAGGTAAGAGATAAGTATCTTCCTAATCTTGATTTTGTTAAAGCTTATTATACTATCGAAGGTAAAACAACAGAATTTGATTCTCTTCCTATTGTTGTTACAGATCAGCCTGCTGGAACCAAAATTGAATTTGGTATTATTAGAAGACTTAATGAAAAGACTTCTGGTGTTATTTATTTTGGTGAAGGAGAAGATAAATATAGTTTAAATCAGCTTACAAAAGTAAACCTATCTACTGTTCTTAATTCTCTAGGATATAGTGGTCAGGTTACTGATTGTGTATCTTCTGATGAAAACTATGTATCTGTTACTTCTAACGGTACAGTAGAAAATCCAATTATTAAAGATCCTAATAAAGAAGATGATACTACTGATACGCCTAGTGCACCAGTTGAAACTAAGAAAGAGTATAAATTCAATGTTGTTAATCCTGATACTATTCCTCCTATAAATAAGAGAGAGAAGAATAGTTGGTATGGCAACATTCTGGAATCATCTACAATAGACAAAGAAGCATCTGATACTCCTGCTGGTAAACTTGATAAATATAATATCAAAGTTACTGCAGAAAAAGATATGCCTGATCTTAAGGATCGTAAAGAGAACGAATGGTATATGGGTATCGTCAATTCTTCTAAAGTTCCTGGTGGTGGAGAACAGCAAGAATCTGATGATGATAATGATTATGCACTAAGTGTTGTTAATGAAGAAGATCTTCCTGAAATTAATGATCGTCCTCAAAATAACTGGTACTATGTCATTGATCATGTAGAAGAAACTGAATCTGAACCTGATGATCCAGAAGTACCTGAGAAGAAGATTAGTGGTAATGAATATATTATTGAAGTAAAGAAACGTCTTACTGGTCCTACTAGTATCAATGTTTCTATTGATGGCAAAATTTATACTATCAAGATCACTCAAGATGTTTATGCTATTGAAAATGGTATTTATATTTATGAAGGATCTGAAAATACTTATAAGGATATCAAGACCACTTATACTCCTAGAATTGATGAGATAAGTAATATTCTTGCTATTAAGAATGGTACTCAGATTACTTATAAATTCTCTTATAAGTCTCTTGGCACTAACTATACTCCTAAGATTACAGTAAAAGTATCTAAGGGTTTGGAGTATATGATTTTCAGTAATTATCTGAAATATAATGGTAAGCAATATCAATACGAACCTAAAGAATCTACAATTGAGAAAGAGAAAGGATTTATCTATACTAATCCTTATGCAGTTAATATTAATGGATATCGTCTATATTCAGCATTTTATATGATGTCTATGGAAGAAAATCCGTATCTACATTTTGATTATATTAACGATAAATCCAATATCCAATTTATCTCCACTAATCTTCATTGGACTAGGCCCTTCTGTGAAGATAGAAAAGATAAATATTCTCTTCAGATTGAATTTATGCAATCTGTTCAAGATGATCTTGGTATTATTCCTGAAGAGGAAGGTGCAACTCCTCTTATTAAAGCATTTGCTGTATTTAGAAGAAATAATTCTAATTATAGATACAGAGCATTAAATCTGCTAAGCTATAATGATTCTGATTATACATTTACTTTTGGTCAAGATTTCTCTGCTGAAGATATCTTTGATCAAGATAATAATATCAGAGTTTCTAACGTTCAAGTATGTGGCCAAGCAGAATACACTGTTACTATTTCTAATGGTAAAAACACTTATAGAATGAATAATGGTGGCATTGTAAATCTATCTTCTATTCTTACTAATCTTGGTCTTGAAGTTCCTAGTGAATATGACTATGCTATTTCTAGTAATGCAAATGCATTAAGCTTTGATCCTATTCTTGATAAAGATGGTAAGAAAGTTGATTATAGAGTTATTTCTTTCACTGATTTTGCAGATGAAATTGAAATTTCTTATGCAGGATCTGATGCAGATGCTCCTGTTACTATTAAAGCTACAAGTACTCAACCTGCTTTGACAGAATATGGATTCTTTAATCCTACTACAGAGATGAAGATTTATGTTCTGTGCGCTATACCTGACACTAATGGAGTTTACTCTAGAAATGGTTTCGATGCTATTTGTCCTGGTCTAAAGAATTGGACACTTACTAACATCTTTGACGTTGTTAATGGTGTTACTATGTATCATAACTATTCTGAGATTATGGGTTCTAGAGTTAAGCCTTATGGTGCAGATATAGAAAAAGCAGAAGATGATACTAGCACTACTAGAATGAATCTTGAAGGTTATTATGTTGCAAGCGTTCCTATGCTTGGATATGATTATTGTCAAGATGAGATTCTAGTTCAATCTGCAATCAATGCTTTGAATTATAGAAAAGCTTATATTGAATCTGCTATAGAGAAACTTGAAAATTCTTTCGGAGTTGACTTTAAGCTGTTCAATACATATGGACCTTCCAATACATTCTATATTATCAAAGATAAGGACAATAATGGTCTACTCGATGATACTATTGAATATATTGATCGTGTCAATATTAGCCTATACTTCAGAGTCAAGTTGGTTGCAGAGAATGACTCTTATACAAAAAATAATATTGTTCAGGAAATTAAGGACTATATCGAAGATCTAAATGATCTTAGTGAGTTACATATTCCTAATCTGGTTACACAGATTACTACTAACTATAAAGAGCAAATTACTTACTTCGAGTATCTTGGATTTAATGATTATGGAGCTAATATCCAGCATATCTATAAACTGGATGATTCTCAGATTCCTATCCATACAGCTCCAGAATTCTTGAATGTAAATAATGTACTTTCTAATGATGGTACTACAACTCCTGATATCAATATTTATGTATCTGAAATTTAATTATATAGGAGGATATTACAATGAGTCTCAAGGAAGATCGCGAATATCTTACAAATAAGTGTAAGGAAAAAGAAGAAGCTGTAAAAGCTACTATTCAGAAGAAGCGTGAAGAACTTAATAAGCGTATTGTTGATCGTGAAGATGCAAAAGCTAAGCACGAAGCAGCTGTTAATGGACTTTATAATTTCAAGCATGATGTTAAGAAGTCTCTTATCAAGAAGATGCTCATGGAGTTGTGTGTAGGTTCTATTCCCAATTATACTCAACGTGAGTATGCTATCTGTGAGAACCTTATTGAAAATTATATCAATGAAGTTGGAGAACCTATTATTCTAAAGAATATGAGATTCTCTGAAAATGGTTTCCTTCGTACTTGTTATAATCAAATCGATAAGCACTTTAAGACTATTACAGAAGATGCTACTATTGAGCCTGAAACTCAATATATTGATTCTAATAGTCTTGATAATTTCTGGGATGATATAGATGACACAGAAAACGTTGATGACATTACTAGTCTGATTCGTATGCGTGTATCTGATGCTGAAGAGAATTTCATCAATAAAAATCAGCAGGATAAGGAGAATGTTAAGACTGTTCTACAACAGACTGCTTCTCGTATCCAGATGGCTAAGGATACTAATGATAATAATTATGCAGAGGAAGTCGAGGAATCTGAAACTCGTCTTGCTAAGAATAAGATTTATCAAATTCAGCATGAAGGCCATCGTAGCGTATTTGATCGTATGGTTCGCAATCTATCCGAAGCTGCTCTTAAGAATGAAGATGCTAAGGGTACTCTGATTGATGAGAGTGGTAAGCTTGATATGGATGCAATTGTAGAATCTGCTCGTTGCATGTATGCTCTGCTCGAAACTGTTAGTACTATTCAGCTTGAAAAGGTTGATATTAAGTATATTGAAGATACGCTAAAGTCTATTAAGTAAAAAAATAAAGCCGGGTGGATATTTAGTCCACCCGGCTTTTTTATTTAATAATATACTTTACCAGAATAATGAATGTTGAACATATGGTGATCAAAATATATATTACCAGGACCTAATGGCTTATCGATGTCTATCCTATGAATAAAAATACGCTTAGGATTACCATCATTCATAACCTTCTCATATAGTGGCTTACAATAATTTATAAAATTATGAATAGCAAGTATAGGATCATCGTCATTAAACCATTCTTTAGAAACTTGGAATTCTGAAGATGTACGAGCACGCTTAGCAATATAATCATATCTACTATTTAATGCAATCATAACAGGATCGTGGCCAGTAGTTATTCCATGTCTTACCAATGATGAAAAATTACATTTTCCACATGCAGTTATATCTCCACGAGTAATTAAATATAATCTAAGATCTACCATTCTCCCACAATCACACTCGCACCTTACTATAGGCCTATTCATTATACGACCATTACCATGAATAGGAGAGATAGCTACTCTTCCTACATATGATCGTATTGTTAAATGGCCATATTTTTTATTGACATATTTATCTTCTACAGTTTTCTTTGTGCGTTCAACACCATATAAGTCACATAATTTTGAGCATGCACTTTGAGATTTCAATACATTGCATAATAACTTATCAGATTCTTTTCCACACTCGCATCTAACTCGTACTATTGAATTTCTAACATCTGTATTGGGCTCTGTAATTCCAATGATCGTCAAGCACCCATATTTTTTATTCATATAGTCATTTAAGTTCAATTTCTTATTCATAGTAATTCTCTTCTTTCTTTTTATTTAGTAATATACTCTACCAGAGTAATGAATATTATATATATGATGATCAAAATAAACATTACCAGGACCAAGCGGCTTACTAATATCTATCCTATGAATAAAAATATTTTTAGGACTACCATCATTCATAACCTTCTCATATAGTGGTTTACAATAATTTGTAAAATTACAAATAGCAGGTAAAGGATCATTATCATTAAACCATTCTTTAGAAAGTTGAAATTCTTTAATAGAAGAAGCATGACTAGCAATATTATGATACGTACTAATTAATCTGGTTGCAATAAGATCTTCATTAGCAGTTAGTCCATGTTTTAATCTTGAAAGGTTACATTGTCCACACGACATTATATTTCCACAAGTGACTAAATATAAACTAAAATCTACAATTCTTCCACAATCACACTCACATCTTACAATAGGTCTATGTAGTATACCATTACCACGCTTAACAGTATCTCTTCCAACATATGATCGTATTGTCAAAAAATTAAATTTTTTATTAATATATTTATTAGCTGTTTTTCTAGCACGATCAATTCCATATAATTCACACTTTTTTGAGCATATGCTTGGTGAAAGCAATACACTATTTAATGTCTTATCAGTTTCCTTTCCGCAATCGCATTTAACTCGTACTATTGACTTTCTGGTATTTGTATTAGGTTCTACAATTCCGATAATTGTTAAACACCCGTATTTTTTATTAATAAAGTCGTTTAAGTTTAATTTCTTTTTCCTTTCACTCATAATAATTCTCTTCTTTCTTTTTAATATTTCTGATAAGAGTTTTCATTCTTATCATTCTTATAATATCTATTTGAAATAAAATAAAAGGAGTAGATCATTACGATCTACTCCTGTTTTTATTCATCAGATTCTAGTTTCACTTTAAGAATAAAGTTTCTTTTATATACTTCTTGAAGTTTGCGAGACTTTCTCATCTCAGCATCATGAATAAGTCGTTGCTTATGAGTATGGCAAGGAAGTCTTCTAAAATCATTTAGAACTTTGACCTTATATTTATCATGAGATATAATGTACTTTAGCATACTCAGAATATCAGATTTACCACGATATTTCTGAATATGATAATGATGAACTAGATGACCATTCTTAATGGGTAGCTCACCATAATTTTCAGTATTCGCATGATACAACATAAGATCTGTTGCTTTAGGTCTTGCACAAATCTTCCAAGAAGAAAATACATTATCAATGTATATTGCTCCGCCTTCAATATACATTTTCAGATAATGAGAGCATAAATAATTATCTATATTTACTCGATCTTCATTATATTTAATAATTATTCTAGAGCAAAGCGGGCATTGATAGTATCCTTGTTCTTCTGCTTCATCTATACTATTGAACTCAATTCTATTGTTAGGTTTAATATTCTTTGCACATTTACAGTATTGATAATGAAATACTTTAGTTTTTGAACTCTTTGATGCAACTAATTTCATATTTTCACCATCAGAGTGTTGTTTCCAACGTAAATAATATTTGCTAGATTATTAACAATAGAACTATCAATAGCAGAATCACCAATTTCATTAATAGCATATTCTAGAGCAGAAGAAACAATAGAAGAATATTTAGTATCATTTGGATTATAATTTTCAATAGTAATATAAATATTAATACCACCAGTAGGATCGTATCCAAAGCCTACATTACAGATACCATTTCTATTCATATACTCTGTAAACTTTCTAACAAATTCTTCAGAATTATAAATAGTAGATCGAAGATTACTAATAATATTAGTAATCTCATCAGAGTAAGTTGCAGTCATTTATTTATCCTCCTCATTAGATTTATTCATATACTCTTTTAGTTGTTCCTTAAGTTTAGGATCAGAATTGATCAATAGCTGCTTATGAATATTCCAATTCTTAGATTCCATCTCAAGAATAAATGCCATATTACATGCAGCATGCCAAAGGTGAGGAAGCCCAGATTCTTCATCAAGTTCTTCGCCTTCCTGATAAGCGATTAGATGACGCCACATAGCATCAATATATCTTTGCTTATCTACTAAAACCCAGTTATTAGGAGCATGATATTTTTCTTCACCATATTTTCTAATAGCTGCAATATTTCTAATGATTTCCATAGGTACTAAAGAAATAGGAAGTTTTCCTTTATCTGCTTTAGCACACTGAATATTTTTTGACATGTCTGTAGATTCATTAGATTCACTAAATAAAAGATCTTCCATTTTATAATACTCTCCCTTATATAGGATTACCCATATTATCCAAATAACTTACACCAAATTCTTGCTTATAATCTCTTCGATTAACGATCTGATTATATTGATAAGAATTTGTAATGTAATTTAAATATCTAATATATATTTCAAGTCTAGGTAGTACTGAGTAATATTTATGTATATCAGCATCTACTATTAGACTATCATCAAGCCAAATATTATAATTAAATGCATCATAATATTTCTTTTCAATATTATCCACATCTGGTTTCTGCATTGGTCTATGGAGACCAATTTCGGCAAGTATAGTATCTGCTTGATTGAAATAAGACGGCGTATGCGAAAATGTGTTTATTGATACTTGCATAGGTGTAGAAATTAGTCCATTAAGTTGAATTAATTCTTGGTCTACTAATCTATGCATAAATCGATGATCATCTGCTGCATTAGGAGAATATACATGAACAAAATCTCTTGCTTGAATAGCCATGTTCATATAATTTTTCCTATTTACTAATCTGAATCTTGGTCGCTTAGCTCCTTCAGGATCTTCATATAAAACAAGTTTATATGTATAATACTGAAGATAAGTTTCCATATTTCTTTTCTTTTCGATTATATCATTCATTTTGGAAGGAGTCAATTTGAATTGATCTATTAACCAAGCTAATCTTTGATCATTATCTCTTGGAATAAATCCATATTTCAAATCATATTCTTCCGCTTTTTCTTTTCTCGATTTACTCAAAGAAAACACACCTCCTTTCGATTTTTATTAATCTACCGTTATTGGCACTTTTAAAAATAAAAAATAAAAGGAAGTAGATTTTGATTTCTACTTCCTTCTAATTAATTATTTGTATGATCTAATTTTAGAATAATCTGGTTGATAGCAATCATCAGGAACTGTTCCATTTCTCTGATTTGAACTATTCCAAGCTTGTTTTATCATATCCCATGGTGTTATACCATTTTGTACTTGTTTTAACCATTTATTTAAAATTTTTACAGCATCTTTATTTAACTCATCGGAATGTTTTCCATGAGAAAAATATTGATTTGTCATAATCATTATTGCAGCATCAGTCTTAGCATTTGATCTCTCAACATGAAAATGTGGAATATTACCATCATTATTAGACCAAACTTTAATTACCAAATTTTCATAATTAGGAAGTGAATCTAACCTAGAAAATATTTTTGGGTTATTTATTTTAACTTCATTGATAGATTCTTCAATAGGAACTTTGATTTTTCCTATAATAATAGATCCGTTCAAAGAATCTTTACAATAATTTTCTGTGAATATAGCCATTATAATATCCTCTCTTATTCAAATATGAACCTCATCTTTTTATTATTGTAATATAATGATTTATAATTATTATCATTATTTTTTCCAATATGCAATGCATGCATTGCAATATATTGATATAAATATAGATATGGGTTATTAATTGGAGAACCCCATCTTATTTTATTATTGATAGTATTATATATTTCTTCTCTGAATGATTTATCAATTTTAGAATCATAAACTATTACAACTCCTCCTACTTCATTGATATTGACTCGTATACTATTATATCCCGGTACATCAATATTTACAATTAATCCAGAGGAAAGTGGATTTGCTATTTTAAATCTTCCATTTCCAATAGGTAAATCAATTGTATCAGGAATAATAGCATCAAATATATTATCAATAGTTATAGAATCGATATAATTTGGACAAGTGGTAGGTGCTTCCCATTTAGAATATACAATATTTCCATCACTAGAATCCCAAGCATTATTTAATTCTTCCCAATTATCATGCATAAATTTATCAATGATCATGCATTGATGTTTATCAAAGAATTCTGCAGGTTTACCAAAATATTCATTTTTGTAAAGTTTAATACATATGTCAGAATGTCCATCAGTACAAATATGAATATGAGGTTCTACAAATCCTTCCATTCCATATACTCTAACAATACTTCTTTTAAGAGGAAATAATTCAGCTGGAATTACAAATTCATGCACATCAAGTGAATAAAATAAATCATCGTTATTCTGTTTTCCTGGTCTATTATAATCCATATATTTATCCTTTCTAAATCATAAATAAAATTTAATATGAATATCCTCCTTAAATATTCATATTTATAATATCTAAATATTATAAATAATAAAACAAAATCTGGAAGGGAATAACTCCCTTCCAGAATATTTTTATGATAAGAATCTTGTATCACTAAATTTAGAGAATATATGTTTTGCGGCAGCTTTATTAGCTGAATTTTTAATACCGCCCCAGAAATAATCTCCCCAATCATTAAATGTATTTCCAATGATTTGTAGAGCAAGTTTAACCTGTCTAGTGGGTTCAAATTCATTTAGATCAACACCAGCCATTGTAGCTAGATAATCCATCTGAGCAGTATTGGTTAACAGACCCATACGTTTAGAAATTTGCATAGATCCATATAGATCTTTTAGACTAACTGTAACATCTGCAACAGTAGGCATACCCATAGAATTCCAGTTACCAGATCCACCTTTATTAATAGATAGACCAGTGATTATACCCATATCACAACTAAAGATAGATTTATAAGTAGCTCTTACGATAAAAGGAGATTCATAAGAGTTAGAACTATTACCAATCTGTCTAGGAGCTGCCATAGATATTAAGAGAATTATAGGCATGTATATATTAAGAAAAATACTAACAGGATCTGGATCAGGAGATCTTAGTTTGATATTAATATCATAAGATCTATCATATTCAGATTCAGACCAAATCTCAGGAAACACAATCTTACCACCAGTAATAATTGTAGTAAGTTCACCAGAAATTCTACTAATCATACTTTTTCCAGCAAAAGCTTCACTTAATCCACCAATAGCATCAGTAACTGCTTGAGATACATCAGTTGTAGCTTGCTGAATATTTCCAGCTAGACCACCAAAATCTTTAGATCCCATTATAAATTGAATTTCTCTAGCATTTTGAGAATACTGATTAACTGTTTGAGATAATGCAGATTCAGTAGTACTGTTAGAAAAACTTTCACTAATAGAATTTTCTGCATCTAGAAAGAATGGTACGGTAACTTGAGAACCAAAGAATTTAGAAAATCCACTATTTAAAAATCTTTCAATATCCATTTTTCCTAGTCTAATATTTCCACAACCACCAGGAATAGGAATTTCAACTTGATCGATTCCCATATATAATGCAAGTGCTCTTAGAGAAGCGTTTGCATATTTTTTATACTCAGGAAAATTCGATTCAAAAGAATAATATCTACCATCATCTAGTTCAGTTTCATCTTGATCTAGATCAAGCATACCTGCTAATTTAGCAGCAGTAGTTTGTCTAATGCTTTTGTATTTATTATTTCCATAGTCAGCCATAAACTTAGGTTCGCCAGGAGATAGAAATAGAATAGGCATAATAGAAAAAATCTTACTATTATACTTTCTTCCAATATGAGTATCGATTCCATTCTCATAAATAGTAGGATCTACATCAGCAGAAAATTGATACGGCAAACCAAATATACCAGAAATATTTGTAGCAAGATTTTTAAATCCAGGTTGAGATAGACCATGTTGAATATCGCTAATAAATTTATTTGTATTAGCTTCTTGATTAGCAGCATCATCACTACTAGTATCTGATACACTATCATCATATTCAAGAGTTGTTCCACCATATGCTGCAATAACTGCCATAATTGTTTCTCCTTTCTTATTAGAAAATATTAATAAGGAGTTGGGCCGTGAGACCCAACTCCATTATTTTAATTACGGTGTAGATGCAAGAGCCTCAACTTTTGCTTTCATATTTCTGAGTTGTTCCATAATATTATTTTGAATATCTTGTGCAGAATTATTAATATCTCCAATACTAGATGCAGCACTACCAGCAGAAGATGCTAGTTGTGCAATAGATCCCATATTGTTAATAATACCATTCAAAATACTTGCAATAGCAGGTAGAGAACTGTTATTATTAGTATTTTGAGTAATCTGTTCTAGATATTTAATAATAATATCAAGTTTTTCAACATCAGACAAACTAGAAGTATTAACTGTAGTTGCTACAGTATCAATATCAGAAGCAGAGCCTCTAGACAAAGCTTTCTTTCTAACCACAGTAGGAGTAGAAGAATGGTTAGGATTAGTGAAATCATGAGTAATAGGAATCTTAGTATTCTTAGTAGAAGAACCACTTCTAGATCTACGTGCAGCCACAGCAATAGCTTCTTGATCAAGACGATCAAGTGCACTACCAGTACCATGTAGAGCACTATATACCTCTTCAGCACCCTTCTTACGTGCAGGATACCAAGTCTTATTAGTCTTAGCTTTCTCCATACCCAGACCAGGCATTTCATAATTTCCAAGTGCTGCAGCTGCTGCATCAGCAGGAGTTTTTGCACTCATCAAATTGTTATACGCCTTAGTATACTTACCAGAATTCTTCAATTCATCATAAGCAAAATCAACCTGAGTATTTAGATCACCAACAGAAGTTCCCTTACTCTTAGCAAAAGCAAGCAGATTATGCTTACGATTACCGCTTCTAGGATTATTATTGGCACCAGTCCACTGAGCCAAACCATATCCAACATCATCGTTAGCATTATCAGGCCACTTGTTGTTAGAGTCTACATAATTAGTGTATTCTTTATCACTACCATACTTCTTTTCGAATTTGTTCTCAAGATTCATAGGATTGAAATTAGACTCATTTTTCCAACAGCCCATAAGACCAGAAATACCAGTCTCGTTCATTCCTTTACTCTTAAGACGTTTCCAGATAGCTTTAGCATTATCACTTGCATTTCCAGCATTAGGAGTAGCTACAGAATTATGGGAAGCATAGTATTCCTGAACAGCAGGATTATAAACAAATCCAAGGAATCTGTATTTACTATTTCCTTCCCAGTTACCATCACTACCCCTCTTACGAGATCTATACTTAAACTTGAAGGAGCTAAATCCAGATTCAGAATCCATAAGTTCATCACTGGAGATAACTTTCTCAACAACAGCAACATGGCCAGCTCTACCAACAGTACTAGCCCAAACCATTATTGCACCTGCCTGAGGAGTAGAACCTGTTTGCAGACCAAATTTAGAAGCAAGAGCATACATCTTTCCAGCGTCATCGTGGAAGTCTCTATACTTCATGGTCTTTTCGCCCTTCATAATACTATAGATATGGTTAAAGCGACCACATGCCCAACCAACACAGTTAGAAAGAACTGTGCAAGTACGATCCATTGGTTTACCTTCGATACAACTACTTTGACCACCATGACCTTTAGTATTATAATAAGAGATATAAGGATCATTTGCCTTAGGCATTTCAGTACAGATCGGGAAAGGAGAATCTCCTGTATATACATAACCACCGCCAGAAGAACTAGTATCTCCATAGCTATATCCAGAAGAATCGCCACTAGTAGAAGAGTTATTAAAACCATTAAAGATAGTATTAACGATGGTACCAAATGTTCCACCAACTTTATTTGCTATTGCATTGAATCCTGCACTAATACCGGTATTAATGATAGTGGATACATCAATACCACTGCTAGTAGAAGCTGTAGAACTATCAACATCAGAATCTCCACCTGCAACAACTCCAAGTTTAGTCTTCTGAAGAATACTCTTTTTATAGAGAGCAGTTCCCTTTAGTTCAGGATCATCAACAATAACATTTCCATTCTTATCCTTACCTCTTGCTACAATGTAGTGAGGATTAGGTCCAAACGGACTATTGGTTTTAGACTTGTTTCCATCATCTTCACCAAGAAGAATAGTAGGTTTGCCAGAAGAAATAGCAGAATTAATATCAGATCTATTATCAGTATACTTAGTATCAATTCCATTTCTTCCAAGGATATCTCCAAAATAAGATGCATTAGTACCACGTTCAGATTTAGTGCTACCTGCAACATATCCCATCTTCTCAGCATATTTAGCAGTATCTGTGATATCAGTATTCTTGCCAAAAGCTTTTAAGACTGTAGATGCAACAGCAGGACCGCATCCATCTTGATCAATAGTACTATTACCAAACTTAGTGAAGTTACCCTTTTGCGTAGTATGGATATCAGAACCAGATCCATTAAAGAAACTGAAGATACCTTTCTTTTTCTTCTTAGAAGATTCAATTTTAGACTTAGCGAGTTTAGCTTGATATGCCTTCTGGGAAGCACCAGATCCAGAGCCATACTTTGCACCTGATGCTTCTTTGTTCAGATCAATATTAGATTTACTTGCAGATAGATTATCTTTTGTATCATCCTTACTAGTATCTTTATTCTTTCTTGTGAAGAAATTCTTGACATTAGTTACAGTTTTTCCAACAAAAGACTTAAACTTATCCTGAGTAGTACTCTTTCCAAGTACGTTATAGACATACTCTTCTACGTTATAAGTATGACCAGTTTCCTGGTTATAAGCTTCAACTGTTGCTTTAGCATCAGCTCTCTTATTAGCAAGAGTACTTGTCAGTTTCTTAAAAATAGGAATACGAGAAAAAACATTAAATACAATATTGAAAATAGTAGTAGAACTAATAATACCACCAATGCCAGGAATAGCATAGTTAATACCATTAACAGCAGCAGCTACACATCTTTCAACAATAGTAGGCTTTTCAATAATTCCAAGGATACTCATAGCACGAGCATCTTCAAAACCATCTTCAACAGCTAGAGCAATCTGTCCTACATAAATAGCGCCAGTAATCTTACTAAGAACACCAGTTACCTTAGATCCAGCCTTACCAAGTGCTTGTGCAATTTGTTCAGCAGCATCATCAATCCAACTAGCATCTTTACCTAATTTCTTAGCTACGAAATTAAGTACACTACGAACAGCACCCTTGCATTTATTTGCAACCTTGGCCATTATTTCAGCGCTCTTACTAACACCAGCTACAGCATCTGGATCAATAGCTTTAGTAGCAGCTTTATGTGTGAGTTTATCAACACCCTTTTTAAATATACCTCCTACTTTAGATGCACCCTTAAAAGGAACAGCTGCTACTTTGCCAACAAAAGGAATCTTACTAATAGCTGTTGCTGCTTTTGCACCAGATAGAGCAGTATTGCCACCAAAACTTAGTAAAGCATTCATACCAATTCTCTTCTTAAATCTATCAGAGAAGAAAGAAGATACATGATCATCTTGCTCATATGTAGTCATCTTTTTGCCAGTGGCATTGATTTCAAAACGATCTACACCAAGTTTTGCTCGCTTCAGAATTTTTCCTATTCCTTTAACTTCATTCTGACGTTCAGCAGGATCCATTCCTTTACGCATTCCAGAATCTGCATCGGTTCCGGCAGCTTGTCCACCAAGATAGCTTAATCCTATAATTGTTGCAGCAGATCCTAAAATCGTAGGAAGATGTGATATTATTGTTTTACCGAAAGTTCCTCCTAGGAAAGAAGATATACCACCAAAGATTTTATCAAATAATCCAGAAGCTTTATCCTTAACAAAGTCAAGTAAAGAAGATTTTTTCTCTCCATCTTCGTCTGGTTTGTTAATACCGAAAATATCTTTAAATTTATCAAAGAAATTTCCTCCGACGAACATACCAAAGAACTTGTTCTTTAACTCAGAAGCTTTTCTCTTAGCTTTAATAGCAGCATTAGTAGCAGCATCTGCAAGATTAGCAATCCATTCACCCTTAGTATTCTTTTTATACTGGATAGGATTACCTTCGTCATCAAGAACTGTCTTTGTGTTGCCATCTCCACTACCAGTATTATCTCCTGTTGATTCTCCACCTTCCTGGATAGGAGCAGAAGAATCACCTGTTACCTTTTTGGTAGGATCTTTAGCTCTATTATTACGAATAATTTCTCTGACTTTTCCTACTTCGATTCCTAGTTTCAATGCAATACGCCAATCATTAACACCAGTATTATGAAGGCGCATAACCTCTTTAATAGTATCTGTTGTAATGATAGTATTATTACTATTATTTTCTTTAGGCTTACTATCTTCTCCAGCTGCCTTCTTTACAGATTCATCGTATTCTTTCTTAGATTCTTCTGCTTTCTCCTCCACTTTAGTAGAAGGCTTAGAAGAATTATCTTCTTTACTTTCAGGAGGAACTACTCCTGCAGGAGTAGTAGAAGTTTCTTTAGCAGCATCAGCAATAGCAGCTTCTGTTGCGGTAGCAGGTTTTTGTTCTTTGTTTTCTGCTTCTTCAGGTTGCTTTTCTCCAGTAAGAGATTCAAGAATACCAGAAATCTTATCAGAAATTGTATCTAGAATAGTATTGCGTTCAATATCGAGTTTATCTACAGACTCAATGGTTGCTTCACCAGGTGTAACATTAGCCTTATTATTCAGAGCTTCTCTAGCAGCGTCTGCTTTCTTCTTATGAATATTAGCAGCATCCATACGAAGTTGCATACGAGTACGACGTAGCTCTTTCTTACTCATCTTGCTAATATCAAGACCACTCTCATTAAAGAATGTTTTCTTCTTTGCATCATAATCTTTGATATCAGCATCTATTTCATTTAGTCTTTTAACCTCTGCTTCGATTTTTTCTTTCATCGATGTTTTAGTTGCTTCATCGAGGTTAGAATTTTCAATCTCTGCAATAACGTCGCTATAATCATTATTATTTTTCTTATGATAATTCATAAGTTTAGTAATAGACTTAGCGAGTTTCTGGTCAGGACCATTACCACCATGAGGAAGAGTTCCTACTAGAGTATCTCTTAGATTTTGACGAATCTGATGTTTTTCTTGTTTTAGAATAGTAGGACCATTAAGAGCAGCATTTGCTGTCTTGATCATCCTATCACGTTCTTCTCCACTGTACTTAAGTTCCCAATCTGTCAATGCAGATTTTCTAACTTTCTTTCTTCCAGTAAAGAATTTATATCCAGAATTCTTTTCGATATCATCTCTATCTTCTGCAGACAAAGAAGAATATCCCTTATTGATATTATGTCTCTTTAAAGCATCTCCTGCAGCTCCCATAAGTTTAAAAGGAGCAGTGATAATAGCTTTGCCAACACCTAAAGTTTTTTTAGCAATCCATTTACCAGCTGTAGCTATAGGAGCAAATAGAGCATCAAATTTTTCACCAATAGTACGTTTTACAACATCCTTGGCACTATCTACAATAGACATCATAATGCTCTTAGATTTACCCTTGACCCAATCAGTAAGAGGATCAAACAGTCTCTTTATAGGACTAAAGAAATTCTTTTTTGCAAAGTTCTTAATTTTTTCGATACCGTTTTCAGTAAATTCTGCTAGAGGATCTATAACACGAGCTTGAATAGAACCAAGGATACCGCCATGTCTAGTCTTTCCATCTATTCCTACTTTACCGAACATCGCAGATTTAAAGGCTTCAGTATCCTTAACGAGTTCAATACCTGCACCAAGTACAAATCCACCCATGACACCACCAGGAGCAAGTCCAATGGTTCCAAGAATTGCACCAAGTGCTCCAGCTTTACCCATGTCAGGAACCTTTTTTGTGATAAATTCCTTAGCACCTTTAGGAAGAATTCCCTTCTTAATCAGATTATTGCTATCATCATATTTTCCAAATAGAGCTTCTGATAGAGCTGTTGAATTGTTAACAATAACAGCACCAGATCCTAGAACAAGACCGCCAAGAAGTCCTAATCCAGATCCAGTTAATGCTGCACCTGCAAGTGCACCAAGACTACCAGCAGCTGCTACCTTAGGAAGATCAACCTTAGCAGCTCTAACAATTTCATTTCCTGTTTTCTTTAGATCTTTGTAGATATCATCTCCACCAAGGAAATAATCCATGGCTTCTTTGAGTTTATCCTTGCCATAATCGACACCAGATTTAACAGCCTGACCAACAGGAGAATTAAGGAATTCACTAGAATAATGAGCAGTTTTTTCTTCTGCCCATTTAGCATACCCAGAAAGTATTTTTCCCCAATCATTGATCTTTTCTTTTACTTTATTATTTTTTCTTGCATCACTAATATATTCAACAATTTCAGGAGATACACCAACGCTATTAGCAATATGCTGAACAGATCTTCCCCATTTAAGCATAGTGTTAATTTGTTTAGCTTGGTCTTCTGTAATATCATTAGGTTTGGGTTCTTTTTCTTTAGGCTTATCTTCAACAGTGCCACCTTCAGCAAAGCTACCAAAGAAGGTACCACTATTTCCACCAGCTTTTATCCAAGCTTTATAATTTCTATGCTCAATAGTCTTGCGCTGTTCATCAGTCAAAGCACCATGATACATAGGATTATACTTAGCAGGAATAATCAATTCGCCTTCAGAAACAGAAATCATTCCAGATTTTCTGACCTGTCCACCTTTATAAGATCCTTCAGGTTTTGCATCATTATTAGGAATAGGAGGAGCTACTTTATCAGGATTCCATGCAGGAAGTTGAAACTTGGTAGATGCTACAGGAACGTCTACGTATTCCTGTTTGCCATCTTTATTAGTTCTTAAAACTCTTGCCTTAAATTCATGCTCTTTGAAAGGCTTTTCTTCTTTAGGTTTACCAATATTAAAATGCTCTTTAATATATTTTAGAGTACCATCTACTTGTCGATCAGCATATTGAGCAGTACCTTTTACAAAGCTAGCAAGAATGTCCTTATTAGCTTTAATATATTTTTCACCAAAATTGGTTTCTTGAAACTTCTTCCAAAGTTCATCTGCTTTCTTAGCAAATCTCTCAGGGAAATCATATATAGCATCACTAATACGAGAAGGAAGATTGACTAAGTATCCAAAGAATCCACCATCTTCATCTACTTGCTCTTTAAGTTTAGTGCCAAGATCGCCAAACATAAAGTTTTCCATTAGATCATTAATTTGATCAATAATGAAAGATCCAACAGTAGATTCTTCTTTAGCCTTATTCTTTTTAAATAGTAGACCGCCACGACTCTCTGCCTTAGGTTTTTCATACTGCTTAGTTTCAGGATTATAAACATCTCTACCTTCATAATCTAGAACAGTAAAACCTCTCTCCGTAACTTCTGCAGAAGTTACGGGCTTCTTTACTGTTTTATTAGCATAAATATTAATATTATCAGGAGCAGTATATTGATTTAAATCAAATCCATATATAGATCTTGAAGGATTAGCAGGGGCAGGCTGTGCAGAATTACCAGAACTTGCAGGTTGTTGCTGTCCGCTAGATCTTCCATTTCTATGAAATGCTTCAGTAATTCTACTAAACAATCCACCATTATTAGTAGGATTAGTTGTATTCTTACCACCAACAATATTATCTTTAACTTTATCAAGATCAAATTGCATAGCAGACTGGAAGTCTACCATCATTCTGATATTCTTATAGAAATCCTGAAGATAGAAGAATACATTATTTCCAAGATTGTCTTTTACGTTAAAGATATTATTCTTATCAGAGTTTAGATTGTTAGTATACTTGTGAGTATTAGCAAGGCCAGATCCATTTGCGATATTGCTAAATGTACTATCAGATTCACTAATCTGATCAACAAATTTAGCATTTGCAAGTTGTCCCTGATACACACCATTATACAACTTTCCAACACCAGATTTTTTCTTAAAAATCAATCTATCAAGAGCTTCAACGCTCTTATAGTTCATCGGATACTTAGATTGATCTCCAGAATTACTAATCCATCCTTGAGCAACACAGAATCTTACAATATCTCCAGCCTTATGGAATCTACCAGGCTCTACTCCCTTAAGAGTCAATAGAGACATTAGTTTATCATAATCTTTACTCAAAGATCTAACAGCTCTACTGTTTTCGGTATAACTAATATGGCCAGGAGTATTTCTATGAAGTTCATTATCTTCAGAAATGAAATCATTGATCAATTCTCTCTTCATGCCTTTACTAGCATTACCAATAACTTCTTCTCTCTTCTTCTTAAAATCATTAACAGATCTACTAGCAGTAACAAATCTACCAGTTTCATAATTAAAGATTTTAGCTTCTTTGCCAGAAAGAAGTGCTTCAATATTAGCCAGATAAGTAGGAATAACTTCTCTCAAAGCCTTACTATCTTTACCTGTCCAATCTACTCGTCCCTTATTGTAATTACCAAAGTCCATCTTAGGCTTAGTTTTAGGAGTAATATCCAAAAACTTAGCAATTGTAGCAAAGAATCCATCACCCTTTGCATATTCATGCATACGGCCAGCAATCTTCATCATACCATCTCTAAGAATAGAAACAGTTCTATCAAGTGCTTTACCAGTAGGACCATTCTGAATCTTAGACGTAAGAGACATAGTAAGAGCAGTAGCAATAGGAGATGCTAGACCACCACCCTTGATCAACATATTGATCATATCAGGGCTTAGAACAGATGCTAGAGAGTCTAGATCATATTCTTCCATAAATTTCTGAGTAGCAAACTTGCCCCATTCACCAAGGTCAGGAAGATCTCCTCCCATAACTTTTTCCCAAGGAGTTTGCTTTCTAGATCTAGCAGATTCAGTAGATTTAGGAGAAAATCTATCAGTAAGCAAATTCTTAATATCTTCTAGATATTTAGTCTGCTTAGCCATCTCTTCACTAGTCTGCTTGAAGAAAGTATCAGCATTTAGTGCCAAACTATTAACAGGCTTAACAATATCAGTATGCAGATTAAGAATAGAAGAATTAATAACAGACAGAGAATTATTCATCATACCGAATAGTCTCTGATTATTGAGCATCATATTTCTACTATTCTTAGTAGCATTACCAGCAATCTTTCCAGCAACAGCTTCAGAAGTAATTAACTGATGGTACGACAATTGATTTCCTAGACCATGAATTGCTCCAGTAATCTCAGAAGATTCACTACTCTCACTAGAAGATTCTTCTTTATTATCGTCATCAAAGTCAAAATCTTCATCATCAAAATCGAAGCCTGTCATGCCCATTGATTCTGCAAAAGCACCAATGGCAGCATCTTCTCTTTCTGCATTGTAAAACTTACCAGTCTTAAGGTCATCAAGAATATTTTTCTTGACATCTTTCAAAGAGTCAAGGTTTTCTTCACCGACCATTTTACCAAGTTCATTTCTAATAGTACCTTTGAAATCTTTCACTGCATAGTACATATCTTTTGCAGCAGATACATTATCAGAAATGTAATTGGTTAATGTAGGATTGACACCTTTGGCAGTCTCAGTAGCAACATACTTAATGGATTTCAATACATTCTTGGCGTATGTATTGGGATCCACAAAGCCAAATCGATTAGCCATATCTTACTCCTCCTTACATTAAAAGTATTATTCTAAAGTTCGATTTATACAAAAGAAGCGGGGAAGACTATTACAGCCTTCCCCAATTCTTTATTTATTTTAACCACTCAGGGCAAGGATTCAATGCCTTGATACCACCATGAGCGGGAATGAACGTATTTAGACGTTCACCATTTTCAGACTTAATAGGAATTTCAGTAGTACGACCTTCAATGTTCTTCCACATTAGTTCAATGTTAGAAGTCTTTCGACCACCAAGAGGAAGTTTTCTACCAGTCTGAAGATAAGTTCCAGTAAATTCTTTAGACATATTTACCATAGCGGCTGCATCTGCACGGGTAAATTCATAAGCATTAACTAGTTCTGTTGCTTCCTTTACAGGAATATGAGTGGTAGCAGCTACTACATTGCTAACCACTTTACGAAGTTCACGAGAAGGATAGTATTCATCGATCTTACCATCCTTGGCATAAACATCAACAGAATAGTTTGTGTCATTCATCATTGCTTGCATGACAGTGATCTCATCTTTCTTAGAAGAAGAACATTGAGTAACACCATCTCTGACTTCTTTGATAATATCATATGCACTTGTCATAATCGGTCATCTCTCTTTCTTTTTAATTTTATAGAATTCTTCTTATACTCCAAGATTCAAGACTCGAACTTGATAAATGCCCAATGCAATCTTAGTTAGGGAGATATAAGTTTGCTAGTGGACCTTAGTCCACAAATAACCCTCAGAAACCCATATCAGAAAACCGCATCTTAATTTCGGAAATATAGAAGGATGCTTTAACTATACTCCTAGAAGGTCAACTGTCTCTTGTTCTCATACCTACAGCTCATCTGGGATCGATGGATTCTTACACGAAACCAAAGTCCTTAAATTTCGGAAGTGTGCTAGATGATTTACACAAAACCTACTATTGTTCTTTATATTGTGGCCAACTATAACTCACGGGTGAAGTTTTGCATAACTAAACGCGCAAGTAGCCTTCCTTAGAACAATCAAGAGTATCTAAAGTAACATCAATATTCGGCAAACTGCATAACCATAACTGGTATGGAGTTATTCGTACCAAATATACTATTCCCCGCCTCGGTAGATACTTTCAAGACTTGACACGCTTTCCCGGTGCCCTTTATATGGGGCATATAGTAGATCACTATAACTAATAGCCTAAAAAGTTGATCAGACTATCTAGGAAATTAATTAAAGCTTTTATGGCGATACGCGTATCTATTCAATTACGAATCCCAATTTGGGATCCTAATAATTGTCACTACGGTCCCCCAGATCCATCTATATGCATATAAGCGTTAGGATAAAGGTAGTAGACTTTATCCCTGCAGAATCTTACTGCACCATCATTAGGTTGCGGAACTAATGAATCGAACCTCGCTTCGAGATTCAAGAAGAAAGAAAGAAATGAACTTGAATCTCTATCTTGTGTTTCTTCCACCCTCTATACACAAGAAAGAAAAGAGATTAAAATAGCGTTAGCGTGTGTGGTATTTTAATCTCTAATGGTGGGCCATGTAGGACTCGAACCTACGACCATCCGGTTATGAGCCAGAAGCTCTGACCAACTAAGCTAATAGCCCTTGTGAGTAGAATTAGGGGAGATAATTCTACATGGTGCAGGAAAAGGGACTTGAACCCTCACTCCGAAGAACTAGATCCTAAGTCTAGCGTGTCTGCCATTCCACCATTCCTGCAAATATAAAAGAGCTAATAACTTAATTAGACTGATTCGAATCCGTACTATTATGTATGTCTTGTAAAGTTTGATCATCTAAAAATGTAATAGCATTTACATTTTTAATCTTGCCTTTAGAAGAAATAAAGTGATTAATTTCTTCAGGTGTAGATGAACAAAGAATTTTATAAAAATCAGATTTGTCCATAATATTCCTCCTACAATATTTTGTAATATATTGTTTAGGAGGTATTAAAGTTTAAATATAATAAAGTGTAGATATGGTGCACCCTATATCAATTGCTCCATCATTGTAACTACATTCAAATGAACATATATATTTATATACTTGTACTAATATTATATGTTTTTGGTCAATTGAATTACCTAGTGCATATCCAATCATAGTTCCAGAAGCTAAATAATAGCAGATTACGTTATAATTACTATAATCCATTGATATTTGCTGACGTGTTGTTTTTATATTTGTTAATTTCTTTATATAGTATTTATTAGAAGCGTCATATTCATTATTTTTATTCGTTGTTCATAATATTGGATAGATTATCTTCCAGATCTATTCCATATACAAGATATTTAACAGGTTCCGTATTTCTATATAGTATCTGATAAGAAATATTGTTATTACTATATTTACTATCAGATATATCAACATATCTATCTATATAATATTCATTATTATCATTAGTTACTCTATATTTCACGAATGGTTTAGGTGCCCATCCATATTCTATATATGGGCCAATAAATCTGTCATTGCTAGCAGGTCCATACAGAGATTGTCCAGAAGTCCAAGTATTTGCAATTTTCTTTGTGAATACAAATCCTCCAAGATTTCCATAATCAAATTCAAATAAATCGCTAAGTGTATATAAATATTTATTAGTAGAATAATTCAAAGAACTATTATCAGATTTTACTCCTGATGTTATATCAAAGAAAAATACTATATCATATAATCTAGATATTTTTGTTCTAATAGGATTAGTGGAACTACAATTTTCTTTTAGCCAATTATTGAGGTTAGATGTACTAACTGTTTCTGTAGTATATGATCCTTCGTAGGTAATAGATTTAATAAATGAATTTCCAAAATTCTTAGTAGCGTCAGATTAATATAAAAATAAAAAAATAATCTGACGCTTCTATAAAATACAAAGATGTAAAAACAGATGCTTATGGAGATTATTCTACAACGGATAATATATCTATATTAAATGTAATATCTTTAACAACAGTGGAATTTTTATGGGGTACACCACATTATATATTTTATTCAATATTTTATAATAATAAATCGAATACAACTACTATTAGTTGTTATAATATATCGTCATATGTTGATCATGAATTTCTAAATGATTATCTTGATTCAAATAGAGATGATAATGTAACAATACTTGCATATCAAAATATTGCAAAATCTATTGATATTAGACTATATTATATTAATAATAAATAAAAAAGAAAAGCCGGTAGAGAATCAAATCTCTACCGGTCTTTTTAATTATTAATATAGTATTCAGAAATACTAGCTACTACTATTGCGCATTTAGTATTAACCAGCCGCTTTAATAGCTTTCTGAATTCTATCAAACTTAGCAATTTCTTCTTGAGTATAATTCTCTCTACCAAGTCTTGCTAATGTATTAGCATTGATAAGAGTATCTCTTTGCATAGAAGCATTAGCATTAAAATACCCATTATCTCTAGAAATATACATAGCATTTCTAGGATTAAATTTCTCCCAAGCAAGACGAATAAAAGTCTGATTCATCGGAACTAAAGAATATATAACGTCGCCGTCAAATGTATTATTAATTATATGTTTGGATAGAGTTATTTGTTTATGGTAAAAATCTTATATTATTATAATATTATATATTAATCACCCCATTTCTATCTAATATTATAATAACATTTATTTTACTTTAGATTATCAATATGATGATGATCATATTGATATCTTTTAGCAATATACGGTCTACAAATTCCTTTTAGAATATTGATACCAAGCTGTTCAGAGATACCATATTTTCTAATAATATCTCCGATCTTATATGAATCTCCCATGTAAGGATACGCTTCTTCATAAAATGCATATGCCTCTTCATTCGTAAGGAAATGATTTACAGACTGCACATTGCAAGATACAGGTCTAAGTCCATTAGCAATTGCTCTATGGATATTCTCTTGAGGAGTTACCCACTCAAGATTCCAAATAGAGTTATTAGACTTATCTCCATTAACATGATCGACCTCAAAATACTGACATCCAGGGACAAATGCAAAGTGAAGTAAAACAAGTCTAGCAACTTTACAACCAATCTTCTGACCATTAGTTCCCTGAAGATTAATCTGATAATATCCATGCCCATTCTTATTAGCAGAAAGGATTTGACCATTAGGATAATTTGCAGTACTTTTATTTCTTCTAATTCTACCATAGTTACTGATAGAATATGCTCCGGGAATTACTCCAGGAATATACATAGGAGAAACATCAAGCCACCATTCATCCTTAGGTCCATATACAGGATCAAAATCAGGTGAATACACTGCAGGAATGGTTGCAGGAATTCCAGCATAAGCTGCATCATACTTTTCCATAAACTTTTTGTTGATTGACATAATAAGTCAACCTCCTTTAATAAATATTTTAGATTCCAATTTAGTATATTATTAGGTGACGTAATAAAACATCGGTATACCGCTGTCAGAATCTATTATATTTGTGTACAAGGAGTTGTAAATTATTATATCATATAATACCGATCATATCTTTATCCAATATAATCTATTGGATATGTATCGTTTCGATTTAAATGGACTTATCCGCTGCCTCGGTGCCATACCTCAAGAGACTTCTCAGATCTCCTCAGGCTCTACATAATGATCTGTGAGCACACCCGTTTCTGGGCTTTGCTGCTGATTATCAATTTTGCACATATTGAGTGCTGATCTTTAAGGAACTAGAATTGAGTTTGCGCTTTCTCATTCTAGCTTTTATTGCATCCTAGATCATCCTGTAAATTCTTTCTGACTTTCGTCTGCTTTCACGCTTACCATTGCTAGTTACGTTGTAGCTTTACAGGCATTATGGTTTTCCAGCAATTAGATACATTAGCGACTCTAAATTACTTTAGAGAAGGGACTTCTGTGGTGACATTATTGTACCGATGAATACATAATGTAAATAGCACCACTGCTATTTAATCCGCAGCCAAAAATTTCAAGATCTGCAGAGGAACTGCTAGAGTATAGGTATTAGTAATTCCAACACAGAACATTTGCAGAATAGAGCCATAAGCAAGTGTAGGATTTCGGCCAATGATTACCGGTAATCCACGCATACCTTTATGCTTAAAATCATCAATGATAGATTGAATAATCGTATTGATCTTTTTATTAGGCTCAATAGTAGCTTTATACCAGATATCATGAGCTTCTGTTGGAGTCATGCCATGCATACGACAAAGAATATTTTTAATTCTCTGCTCAAGCATAACAGTCAGAGCAACTGCAGGCATTGTAATTTCATCAATACGAAGATTGGGATTTTGAACAATAACACAACGAGAAGAGAAGTTATACCGTCCACCAAGAAGACATCTAAAATCGCCTTTCTTACCAGCAAGGATATTAATTTGCTCTGAATAAATATCCATAAACTGCTTCTGAAGATTATAAAGCTGCTGGTTCTTGATCTTAGGTTCTCTCTGAATAGCAGTTTTATTCTTGTTGATAGAAGTTGCTAGCTTATTAATCATGGCATACATTCCATTTGTAGGCTCGTATGTCATGTTATTTCCATCGATGTCAAAAGGACGAAGTAGAGTAGTAATAACAGGAAGAGACGATGAGAATACAGACTCTCTAGATTCATAAATAGCATCATAATAACTTTTCTTATTAGGATACTTTTTGATATAATAATCCATAATCTCATCAAATCTTTCAGTGAATTTGATCATACCGATTCCAAAGAAAGGTTCATCTTTGAGCTTAGGATCATCTCTAGACATAGTATTGAGAACAAGTTGAGTATCTGTAACATCAAGAATATTCTCAAGTTTAGTACGCTTATTACCTTGAATATAGATTCCCTTACCAAGGATAGATTCAATATAAATATAGAATGTAGGATGAATAAACTTATATGGTTTAGATAATTTAATCCAACCACAATACTTAAAGTTATCATCTACATATGTGCACAAGTGTCCACATTGAGGGCAGCGAAGGCCATAATTAATACGTCCTCTAAGTCCTCCTTCTTTACATCTACAACGATATCTATCCATAAAAGGATTAGTATCAGCAAGAGTCTGTCCAAACTTTGGAGAAAAGATACCATCTTCTGCACGAAGATCTTTCTTGATATTACGTCCTGCAGGTTCTACAATAAAACCATTGCCTTCACGAAGATCATCTTCACAAGCTTTATCATAATTAATAATCTCAAGCTTACCAGAAAATTCATACTTATCAGAATGAGGATAAGTTTTACTAGTAGACATAAGGTCATCAAGATGAGGTTTAAGGAAATTAAATTCCTGTTGATGCTTCATCTGATATTCGATATTATAATCGTGGAGTTGTTTATAGTTGCTAGTGTCAACATTATATTTCGTTTCCATTGAATGAAAATCCTCCTTAGTGTATTTATATACTTTTGGAGATAATATATTATAAAATTACGGTGGCCTAATCATAAAAATCACTACCTTTCTATCAATATTATAATATATCCTTAAAAGATTTTTTAAGAATTATCTGTAAATTCATTCAGTTTCATTATAGTATTATAATCAGGATCATAAGATTCAGGTTGCTTAGAATCATCTCTTAATGGATATACTTTTCCACTAAACTGTTCATATTTAATACCAACAGCATCAAGCATTCTAGTAGCTTCTCTGAAATCTGCAGTATCAGGATATTTATTAATACCATAATAAATATTCTTTACTCCTACTTGAATAAGAGCCTTCGTACAGTTATGGCAAGGAAACATAGTTACATAAAGGGTAGAACCTCTAAAAGCAGAAAGATCTCCACGGAAGTTAAGAATAGCATTTTCTTCTGCATGTACTACATAAGGATACTTAGTATCTTCTTCATTTTCTGCTTTTCTTGCCCAAGGAAACTCATCATCAGAAATTCCATTGGGAAATCCATTATAACCAATGCTAAGGATACGATCATTAGAAGATACAAATACAGCACCTACTTGAGAATTAGGATCTTTAGATCGCATTGCTGCCATTCGAGCAATGCCCATATACATATCTTCTTTAGAAATATAATTAGTGCGTTTATTTGGCATAAGATAGCCTCCTTTAAATTTAGTAATTAATTGTCAAATGAAAAATTAAAAAATAATACAAGGTAAGGAAGTAGATTCCTTACCTAGTATTTTAAAATTTAATAAATTGGATAATTATTTGTCTTTCATTACCTAATATAAATAAGCGGGCAAAGACCGTTATTATCAACATGGCCAGTATTTATACTTCCAGAAGTTTCAACAATATAAATTCTAGAATAGCCGTCACCACCTAAACCTGCAAAACCTCGCAGCATGGCATAAGTATCAAAACTCAATGTTTCATAATTAAATAATGGTAATTTATAATTAGCTTCTCCATCATCATACTTATTAGAATTAGAAGCAAATGTACCTGTTATTTGTCCAACACTCATTAATGTACAATATGCAGTAGTCCAAATATAACCATTCATACGCCAGTTATCACCTATACTATTGCTCAGAAGAACATTACGTAGTACAAGATGGTCTCCTAGTACTTTCTTAAGATTATTTGCAACGGCAGGTAGTGTAGAAGTATGCGTAGTAGATCCATTATATCCTTTAATGGTATCACCCCATTTATAATTGCCTAAACTATTCTTAGGTATTAAACATATGCCATACCCATTATCATATACTGTTCCATCCGAAGCGGTTCTATTATGCTCCATATCAAAACCAGCAATAATCCATGTTTTATTATAAATACCATCAATAATAGTTACATAACTACCAATAGTAGCTCCATAATATCCAGTATCATGATTACATCTATAAAGAAAATTATCTACATCTTTTATACTAGACCAAGTATCAAGATTTTGAGATTTATAACGTGTATTAGGAGTAGAAGTATCAATTGGCTTATAGTTTGCATCTCCTAGCATTTTAATGATAATAGATTGAACAGTATCAGTTGCAGAAATCTGTGATTTAGTAGAAATTCCTCCAACTTCATACATTGTAATGATATCTTTACCTAAAGGTAATTTATTAGAAGCGTCAGATTATTTCAAAAAAAAATAAAAAGAGTGAAGATTTTACTCTTCACTCCTTCTAAATTATTTCTTATATTCCATTTCGTAGAAACTCAAATCATACGGGTATGGAACTTTTGGTTTACGATTTTTATCGCAGCATCCACAAGATTTGGATTTTCCATTTAGTACTGTAGACAATCTAGGAATAATGAAATTGCCACAATCACATTGACAAATTACTCGCTGATATAAGCTTGGCTTATCAATGGTTATATCTTCTGGATCATAGATATATGCTGCTTTGATTATAGTAAGTTTTCCATGACGCTCACCTTTATAAACTTTATCAACAGCTGATGGAGTAGACTTCTGATATTTCCTACCACAGTTTTTGCAAGTGGTTCTCTGTAATTTATCACTTGCTAATTTTGTGGATACATATCCTCCACAATCGCATTGACATATCACGTTAAAATGAGAAATTGTGTGATTATATCCACCGATTACAGGTACTGCTTGTACGATTCTAAGTTTTCCATACTTCCTTCCAATCAATTTAGGTGTATATTCTTTTGCATAGCAGTATACACATTCACCATATTTTCTATTCCATGCAAAGACTGTATCTTTGTAATCAGTATATGTATTACCACATTTAATGCATTTAAATATACACTTATCAAGATCTTCTGTAACATCGATAAGTTTAAGTCTTGAAATACGTCGTTCAAGATCTATTTTGCATTGAATCCCAATTAATTCATCACACTTAGCACAATTAGGATATACAGATAGTGCATTATTTAGTGTAATGCGATTGACTTCGCCACAAGAATGAACCGTATAAACATATGTGGTATTCATCAATTTAATGATGTTGTCACTAGTAAATTCACATTCTACTTTATCATATCTCCTATCGTCTCTAGAAAGATTTCCGACAATCTGACACCATCCAAATGCTTGATGATCTTGAGCCCAGATATAGCCTATATACTCATTGGGATCAAATACATTGTCGCATTCTTCTTTAACTATGAATGTATTACGCTTACTAGCTTCAAGCATAGTATCGAATACCTCATCTGTACTACCAAACACATCAGAATCATATGCACCATTATAGAGATTGATATATTTATCACTTGTAATAAAGCAATGTCCTTTTGCTTTTACAGTAAATATCATCTCTCCATTTAAATCAATTCCGATGAATTCAATATGTGGAAAATACATATAGATACTTTCCATGTACTCGATAACCTTTTTCTTGTCAATCATTTTAACTACTCCTTTTTTAAAATTATATGATAGGACAACTTCTTCCTACCATAATTATAATATATATTCATTTCATATTAAAAGTAAATATCTCTATTAAAAGCCTCTTTAAAACTTGCTTTGACTTTACTACTATTCACATTACAATAAATCATAGTAGTCTCTAATTTGGCATGACCAAGAACTTCTTTAATCTGTTCAACAGGCATTCCTCTATCCATTAGATGAGTTGCACAAGTTCTACGGAATCGGTGAGGATGTACATTTTCTACTCCAGCTCTATCACCAATATCCTTAAGAATTAATTCTGCGCCTCTTGGAGTCAATCTATGACCATTTGAAAGATGTGTGAATAAAGGTTGATCTGGTTGAGCATAACGTTCTTCTAAATATTCTTGTAAATATTTCATACAATTATTACTTAGATAAACAACTCTCTCCTTATGACCTTTACCGAATACTATAACTTCACCTTCATTAAAGTTAATATCTTTTACATTAAGATTAATAACTTCAGCAAGTCTAGTTCCAGTAGAATATAGAAATTCAACAAATGCTTTATCTCTTTTATTAGTGCATTCTGCTCTAAGAGCATCCATCTCAGCATTAGAGAAAGCTTTCTTGATTTTCTTTTCACACAATACTCTTTCAATTTTATTAGTAGGATTTCTCTCAATGAATTCTTCATTTACAAGAAATTCATAGAAAGAGCTAATAGCTCTAATCTTAGTCTGTAATGTAGCAGCTTGAAGATTTCTTGCTTTAACCATATAAGCAAGATAATCCTTCATATCAGCAGTAGTAATGTCTAAATAACTCTTTCCATTATAGTACTTAGCCATTGCTCCAACTTCTGTTACATATCCAGTCAAAGAAGATGGTTTTAGTCCTACTAAACTTTTCTGTTGTATGAAGCGTTCTATCAACTCTTCATTTGGTAGAGCGGTTCTAGATGTTCTTAGAATTGTATCCAGAACATTTTTCAATTTAGCTAGTTGAATTTCATTTAATTCTGGTCCCATCAATTTTAGGATCATCTCTATATTAGTCATCTCTATATCTCCAATCACAATTAATGTACATTAAGGAGGACTTTTCAAATGGAAAAGCTAGTTCTGTCTAACGGTGCTGAGTATCGTCTGGTTACTGATGGTGTAAATGAGTACAATGGTGTCCTAACCCTAAAGGTTCGTCCGATGGAAAGTGCTACCAAGACTGCTGAAGAGGTCCTGGCAGATTTCACTGGTAATGATACCATTACTGCTAAGATTGATGATGCTGCTATCCGTATCTTCACCAATTACACTAAGGTTAAGGAAGTTAGACTGGTTCCTAACTTCGTTGTTAACACCAAGTATGTTTGCCCCGAGTGCAATGAACCCGTAGAGAACACTGCTACTACTTGTTCGAAGTGCAATGCTACTTTCGATGCTCCTACGATTACTGAGGAGACTGATACCATCTTTATTCTGAATGTCACTGCACCTGATGTCAATGACCGTCTGAATGATGTTGAGAGTGCTATTACCGAGATTGGTGCTTCTCTTCTGAATATGGGTGGAGATGATACAGCACCTGAATCCAATGTTGTTGGCTAATTAAAATTAGGAGGTAAATGACAATGTATAAGTTTGTCGTTCGTATGTGGAAGAATCATATGATTGATGAAAATGGTGTTGATAATGCTGTGAAGAAGCATTGGATCACTGCTAAGCAGGCAGAGGATATCAAGAAGATTCCTCGTTAATTTTCATTAGATAAAAAATAATGGGTAAGGGATTAACTCCCTTACCCATTTAATTTATCAAACAATAGAAGCTCTAATTACAACATCAGTTTTATTCTGTGTTACCTTAATACCCTTGCTTACAGAACTCATCATCTGTATCTGAGAAATCGGCAGACTTATATTGGATCCTGTAGTAATAATATTAAGTGTATTATTATCAGAAGCTCCAAAGATAGTTTTAATTCTATCTCCTCTTCCAAGATCAATAACTCTACTACCAGCTTTGTTTCTTTGACTTCTCTCAAATCCAGCAACAGAAAATTTATTAACCTTACCAGATTCTGTCAATACAATAACGTATTTGGTTGGATTCTTATGGTCAGTATAAATAATACTCATACCTTCCATAGGTCCATGCTGACCTCCCATACCAAGTGTACCAATTGTATTTCTCTTAAGCAATGTGATATCAGTAGAAGCAATTCGCAATGCTTTAGAATCACTATACAAAATCAGATCCATATTATCAGATACAAGTTGAGTATCAACAATATCATCATCCTGATTGATCTTAGAATAGATAATGCCAGAAGGAGGAACATTGATGAAATCCTGAATATCAAGTTTCTTAATGGTATTATTTTTAGACAAGATTGCTACATATACTTTCTGTTTTAAAGCTGCAAGTTTAGTAACCGTAGGCTCATAGATTACAGAAATAATATCTGCAGTAAGTCCTTTAATAACACCCTTAACATCGATACCAGGCTCATTCTTAGCCATGATAGGAATTCTATGAATCGGAAGCTTAAATACTCTACCCTTATTATCAAAGAGAAGTATATTCTCCAGATTACTTACTGTCAATACAAACTTAGGTCTATCTCCCTTAATTACATTAACATACTCATTCTCACCAATCTTACGTATATAATTATTCTCAGTGATAATGATCTTGAATGTACCTTCAGGGATATTACCCAAATTACTAACCTTAATAACATTACAGATTCTAGGGGTAGCATACTTATTACGAAGCATGATCAATTCATTTTTGACATCTTCTTTAATAAGTTTATCATTAGCAATTCTTCCTTCAAGCCAAGATTCTTCTTTACTTAGCTTATTAAACTCCTCCTTATATCTATCAAGATATCCTCTAGACAACTGTTTGATCTGAGCATTGATAATATAAGATGCCTGAATATCAGTCAATCTATATTTACTAATCAAAAGCTCAATCAATTCGTTATCAGAATTAGTCTTTCCTTTCTTAATAAGATTAATAATTTTATCAATATCAGGAGATCCTACAATCTTGATAAATGCGTCAAGTTTATGAAGCTTTGTAGATACTACATAATGTCTTGCAGAATATTCCTTGATCTTATTATCAGTAGCAAATTTGATAAACAATTCAAGATAAGCTTTATAAGACAATCTTACAAGCTCAGTACCATAAACTGCTTCAAAATTAACTCTGAAAGACTGTTCACAAGGAGTGTACTTATACAAAGCTTCTTTAACAAAGTTTACATCAGTACCCTTCTTTAGCTTGATTACAATTCGTACACCATAGTCATTTTTAGACTCATCGTTAACATCAATGATCTGAGGGAACTTACCAGCAGCGATTCCTTCATCAATCTTGTTGACTACATTGTTGGTGCCATACATCGGAAGAGAAGTAATTGTAATATAAGGATAATCATTCTTATCATGAGATACACTCATAGTTGCTCTTGCACGATAAGATCCATAACCTTTATTACAAATATTCTTCCAATCTGTATCGATAATATCACAAGGAAGACAATGATCGGGAATCAGAACTACTTCTGCATTCGGATCATCAATCAATCTCAGTGTTGCATCAATAACTTCTCCCATATTATGAGAAGGAAGATCTGCTTTAATACCAGTACCAATGCCACCAAGAATACCATTGATCAGAAGAAGTGGAACTTTAACAGGAAGATATTGAGGTTCCATATGCTTGTTATCATATGTGGGGTTCCAATCAACGACTTCATTGTTATAATACAATGCTCCACATACACATTCAAGTCCAAAAGGACTTAAACAGCATTCAGTATATCTTTGTGCAGATGCTACTTCACCAGATACAGTGCCAAAAGAGCCTTGACCAATCATCATTGGCTGCTTAATTTCAAACCAGTTTATCATGGTTTTAAATGTAGGATAGGTACCACTATGAGGATGATATTTCTTCATAACAGTACCTTCTACAGCAGCAGATTTAACCTGAGTAGCAGGACTTACTGCTTTCTCATCATTCATTAGAGTATACAGAATACGTCTTGCAACAGGCTTCAATCCATCTCTAACATCAGGCAATGCACGAACTAAGTTTGTAGCAATGGTATATAGAGCAAGATCTTCGATATATTGTTTATGAGCTGTATTTTGACGAATTACTTCGGCCATTTATTTTTACACCTGACTTTCAATATATTCACTTTTACTATTTGAGCACTTAACGATCTTGTTATCTCCAGTATTATTTTTAATCCATTCAGATTCTGCTTTGTTATGATAGATAAAAATGCAATCATTAGCATATGTTCTATCCATGCAGCGGTTAAATAGAACATGATCAAAATTAGCATTATAAAGAATTCCCTGCTGGTTTTTGATCATTTCCTTACCTTCTGCTACAGATCCATATGCTGACATAGGACAGATAGTACCTGCTTGAGCAAATAGCAATACATTCCTATCATCATAAAGTTTCGTAAGATCTTTAAGGGTATCAAGAGTACTAAATCCATTATTAGGTCTAATATTCATGATCCAATGGATCTCACCAAAATTTACAAGATTAGCATAAAGATCGCTAATGCAGGATCTTAAATAAGGTTCATTATGATTAGAATACATAGCAACGCTTACTTCGCCACTATTAACAGTGACCCATTGAGTATTATTCATCATGGATTGTCCTCCTAGTAAATTTTGCATTCATAGTCTTCATAAATTCATTAGTATTACCGATATTCAAAGTGGTTCCTTCAACTTTTTTATTTCCACTTACAACAACAGTTCCGCTAGATTTAGAATCTTCACATGAAGAATCAATTCCTTTACGGTAATTAATCATATTCGTAAACATTTCAGAATATAAATATGAGTTATCAATCTCAAACTTAGTCACAAATGTACCATCCATCTTAATCTCTCCACAAAGAGCTTTACCTTTAAGATGAACAGATCTAAATGCAAAGTCGAATGATTCTCCTTTAATATCTTGATCAAGATTTTTATCAGAATATTCTGCATCACAAATTCTATTAATCTCAATAGAATAATTCTCATGAAGAAGAACGGCTAATTGAGTTTTGATAAATGCTACTACTGTAGCATATTCAGCATTAAGTTTTAAATTCAAATCAGGATCATTATAGACATCTTCTGTCATAATCGATGTAGGTGTTTTAGATAAAGAATAATTCATATATTCTATGAACATAATCATCTTCTCCTTAAATAAAATAATAAGAGACTAGTAAATTGGTGCTTACTAGTCTCTTATTTTATTACAATCCAATCAATGCACTACGATCAACAACACCAGTTTCTTGAAGAATCATATGCTTATTCGAATCATACTGACGAATGATCTTAGTGGTCTCATTGATATCATCGACAGTATACTGAATCAAAGTACGAGTATTAGGACTCATAGTAGATTCAGCCAACTGGTCAGCATTCATCTCACCCAAACCTTTAAATCGGTTCATATTGCCAATAGTATTCATAGCCATTGATACCATATCATATAAACCAACTTTCTGACCATTGACAATGAATCTCATATGATTCTCATTCATTGCTTTCTTGATAGGATCAATCAGAGGTTTGCAATCCTCAATGAATCTATCGTTATAGAAGATTGTTTCAATTCTTCCATTAATCAAACCTTTGATTCTGATAGTATTACCGATCTTAGTAATATTTTCATTTTCCATAAATCTAAATTCAGAAGTAATTCTCTTACGAAGAGTTTCAAATTTCTCCTTCTTAATATAGGAAGAAATGACAATCTCCAATAGGATAGGATTAATCTTATATCTTTCAGCAATGATAGAGAAGTCATAAATATAATCAGAATTCTCAATTAAGATTCTGGTAAAGGTAGCAGAATCGATCGGCTTACCATTAATATCCGTAACAGAATTCTTCTTATAATATTCCTTCTGCATATATCTTACAAAGTCAACACGCTCTGCAAAATACTTCATACGATTTTTTCCCATAGGAATACCATAAAGCGGAGGAACTGCTTTATAGACCCTACCGGATTCAACTAAGCCAGGGAACATCTTCAGACATACAAGAAGAAGAAGATCTGCAATATGAGATCCATCTGAATCGGCATCCGTCATAAATATTACTTTCGATACCTTAAGTTTCGAGATATCGAAGTGCTTACCATACCCTGCTCCAAGAATTTGTGTAATTGCCATGACTTCATTATTCGCAGCAATTTTTTGAGGACTTGCTTGAAAAACATTTAATATCTTACCTCGAATCGGAAAAATACCTTGAGTTTCAACATTACGTGCAGATCTTGCAGATCCCAATGCAGAATCACCCTCAACAATAAAGAGTTCAATCTTATTAGGATCTTTTGTAGAAGGTTTAACATACTTTGCAGGCAGACCAGTAGTAGCACTAGTAGCATACTTTGCAGTAATTTTAACCTTCTCAGTATCTGCCTTGATTCTAGCAAGAGCAATATCTTTCAGGAACTTACAAACTTTCAGAAGATCTTGAGGTTTTGCTTTTGCCCAACCATCAAGACCATTCATAATAGTCTCTTTAGCAAAAGGCTTAAAATCCTGATTAGATAGAACTTCTTTAGCTTGACCAGTGAATTGAGGTTCCAAATGCCAAGCAGAAATCATAATCTTAAGACCCATCTTAACATCATTGGGAATAACTTTAATCTTATTCTTTTCTCGTTCTGTTAGATAAATCTTATTAATATAATTTCCGAACCAAGTAGCAATTCCATCGAGTGTACCAGTGACATGAGTATTCAATGCGCTGCTACTAGTAGGACACATGTTAGCATATGCAGTTACATCCTCACCACCAAGATCTTGCTGATCAAATGTAAATGCACATTCAAGCTTCATATGACCATTATCATTTTTAATGATAATAGGAGAAACCAGCATACTAGAACACTTACCAAGAATATTAGTTGCAATGCCATCTTCATTAACCATCTTCTCATGATAAGTTTTACCACGCTTATTGATAGAAGTATAGTCAATTGTAGCTCCAATAGGTAATAGAGACAGAGTATCTCTTACCAAAGTATATATCATAGAAGGTTCAACAGGAGTCTCACCCATAATGCTATGATCTGGAGTAAACTCAGTTCTAGTGCCTTGAAGTTTCTCAGGGTTCTTAATAATTTCTTCCTTCTTCAATACACCTTTCTTAAACAAAACATGCTTACAAGTACCATCGTATCTATAAGAGCATACATCGAAGTATTCAGAAAGCGCATTGGTAGCTTTCGCACCTATACCATTAATACCAGCAGAATAATCTCCAGGTTTCTTCTCTTTAAAGTTCTTCGAGACGTGTGACTCAGAGAACACTTCCACACATTTTGAGAACGGAATGCCAAGTCCATTATCACTAATAATAAATTTAGTATCTCTTTCATCAAAAAGAACAGAGATATAGTTACAAGGAGATTTTTCAAATAGCATCTGATCAACAGAGTTTTGGAAGATCTCTCTAAACATATTAATCGTTCCCTGAAATCCTACGGGACCAATATACATACCTGGTAATTTTCTAATAGCATTAATGGTACCTTCAATATGAGTAATGTCTTTATCATAAGAATCGACATTCTTCATTTGTTCAGTAGTAAGCTTCGCCATTAATTATTATCTCCTCTCGTTTCTTTTACAATGATATCTATCATTTTATTATATTCTTCGTATGTCAATATTAACCTTGGAATATGAGTAGGAATATATACAGACTTTTCCATAAATTACACCATCACTTTCTTTTCCCTATTTATGTGTACTTGTTCATTGAAACTTTAATTTTTCTTTATATGAAAATAATCCATTCTATGAAATCCAAAACTGGATTATTGTGGTGTTCTAATTTATATTATTTATCAATATTAAAAATAATAAATATTAGGGTGGAGGATTACTCCTCCACCCCAACATTTATTGACGACGATTGTTGCTAGGAAATTAACTTATTGGAATTGGATTACTTGCTGAATGCAGGAACCTGAACAGGAGCAGAATCATTAGAAGTTGCAGGCTGTGCAGGAGCAGCGGGAGCTGCAGGTGCCTGAGGAGCAGGCTGTGCATTCTGAGGCTGGATAGGCATATTGCTGTTAACAACAGGCTGTGCAGCAGCTCCACGAGGATCCATGACAAAGCCACTGTAGTTAGGCTGATAACCATTCTGAACAACCTGAGGCTGTGCAGGCTGACCATACAGAGGATTACCATAGACCATACCATTCTGCTGAACAGGCTGATTGGGTACACCGTACTGAGGATTAACCTGAGGATTATATCCAACAGGTGCACCCATCGGCTGCTGACCATACTGAGGATAACCTCCCATCGGAACTCCATAACCATAGCCAGGAATCGGAGTACCAGTCAGGCTAGCATACATCATATACGGATTATTAGCACCCATCTGGTTATTCATAATACCATTGTTGGCATTAGCATAACGGTTCAGATCAGTGCAAGCCAGCTCATACATCTTAGGTACCTTTTCAATGAAAGGATACATCTGGAAGTAGGTACGAGCTGCTTCTGCAGGCAGAGAACGATACTGAATCTTGATCAGGTTGATCAGATCAAGGAAACGATCAGTGATCATCTTAGCATCTTCGTTGGACATGGGGGTAGGATCAAACGTAGTATGGCAACGCTGACAAGTCCAAGTTCCATCAGGATTCTGAGTGACAGCAGGATCACCATTTTTCCAATAGTGATTGCAGATGCCACGTGCAATCTCAGCCTTAGAAACTGCGAGATTAAACTGACTATCACCCTTCTGCATCAGGCTGTCCATATCAGGAGTCAGCCAATCCTCAGTATGAGGAATTGCATTCTGAGGCTGCATGGGCTGACCCATACCGTTCATTACCATGCCATTAGGATACATACCATTCATGTTGTTCGTCATTGTTAGTACTCCTTTGTTTTCTTAAATTTTTGCGCAAAAATTGAAGAACGACAAACATAAGCATGTGAGATTCTACTTATGTTCATTATTATAATATATGCCTAATTGCGATTTTAATAATCGAAAATTAGGTATAACTATAACCAGTATTTTAGTGTTGTAGTGGGTGTAGTTTTATATTTATTCTTTCATGATAGCATCCTTGACATTGTTAGGAACACCCTTGATATCTGTAGACAGAATAGATCCTCTAAACTTTCCATACATGGTACCAGGTGCAGTGTTCTCATTATCAAGATATCCTCTAGCAGATGCAGCATTATAGATACTATCACTAGTGATCTCAGTAATGATTTCATCCTTAGATTTACTAGTTCCAACAGGAGTGAAATCAGAAATTTGCGTTTCTACATCTCCAGGTTTAGATGTGATGAAAGATCTAATATAAGCAATGTTATCAAAACTACAATATGTGACTTTGAAAGGTGCCTGAGACTGATGGGTATTCATAAAATCATATGCTCCATCAGGGGTATTCTTCTTAATCTCAACAACACCATCGCCTTTTAGAAAAAGCCAATGTCCTTCAATATTACCATGTATGCAAGCAGCAGAATCTCCAAGGTCAATTTCAAAAGGACGGTCCTTATACTTCTCAAATAGATACAAGACATCTTCACGAGTCATTATAGTACTCTCCTTTGCATTTTATTTTTTATAGAGTTTTCTATAATTATTAAGCTCACTAGTAAGATTGATAAGCAGCAATGCATTACCAGTATTCTTAACAGCTTTAAACTTGTTATAGAGAATAGAGTAGATTGCAATATCTCTTTCGCACATGCTCATAGATCTTACAATATTTCTGATCATATTATCAGTAGTGCTAAGAAGGATAAATCTTTCATTATCGGACGTAGCAAACTGCATACGATTCAGATAATCACTATAGAAATAATTTTGAGTATAGAGATTTGCGCTATTAAGATTAATCTTATTAGCACAGAAATCGATAAGAGTATCGATAACAACATGGTTGATGATATATTTGCCATACTTAGAATAATCGACTTTACCGGCAATCATTTCATCAATAATGCGATCAGCATTTCTACTAACCTCATCAATACTCATCTTATTACCATTCAGAAAATCTTCACCACGCTGATCAATCATACGGGAAAACCAGTTATTTACTTTTCGAGTAGGTAAAAAGCTTTCCGCAGGATTATTAATAAGTGAAGATTGCTTAGGAACAGTATCCATCTTAGGCTCTACTTTAACAGTAGTAGGATCTTCAACGGGGCAAATGCCAAACTTTTCAGTGATATCATTTACAACTCCAGAGCAACCAATTAGATTAGAGAAATCAGGATTAATAACTTCCTGATTTGCACTAATGTCATCTTTAGGCTGATCCGGAAGAATTGCCTTATTGAAATTAAGTGTTTCAGAAGGACCCATTGTATTAGGATCATCAACAGGAGTAATCTTCATCATACCTTCAGGAATATCGATATTTACTTCAACAGGCTTAGGTACTGTGCCATTGACGATATTCTGATAGACTGCATAGTTGGGTCCAAAATATCCATTGTTGTAAAACATAATATAATCTCCTTTTCAAATTTATATTATAATATATCTTCGAGAATAGTTTTATCTCCTACTTGTTCAGATGGATCAAATTCATTGATATCAAATCCAACTCCATCATCAAGTACTTTATGATCTTCAAACATAACTTTCATAAATCTAAAGACAGTAATTGGTTTAGATTTAGGAATTATATTAGGTTTAAATTGATTCTCATCTTGATCACAAGAGATAATGAAAGATAGGTTAGGATCTATAGCTTCACCCATGATCATTGTTTTAAGATAATCATAAGTATTCTGTCTTCCCTTACTAATACTCCAATCTCTTGAAGTATCAATATCATAGGTCGTAAGAAGTAAGATATAGATCTTTTCTTCAGGATCATCATCTAATGTGATAGCTGGAATAGCCATTGCTAAGCTATCGCCAGTTTCACTTTCGATATCAGAAATTATTCTCTGTACATCTGGATCTGTCATTGCATCATATTGTTGCATATTTTAATCTCCTCATCTTTATATTCATTATTAAATTCATCTTCATCCAGTAATGTAAATCCATTATATAAACAAGATCTAATAACTAGAGAATTCAAAGCTTCTGCCTTCTTATTCTTTGGTGCATCAATGTCAATTTCAACACCAATCATAGGAAGTCTATCAATTAATTTATATCCTCTGATATCGTTATATCTGACATTCATCATACGATTGCCAAAGATAAATTTTACAAATTTCTTATCATTCTTTTTAGACTGATAAGCATACATCAAAACTCCAGAAATATTAGAGCTCAATCTATAGCTTCTATAGCCAGATTTATATTGAAGATTCATCCATAATCCACCCATAGAATCTCTACAAAGATTACTGATCAATTCAGGATGGAGAACATTTCTTACATTCTCCAAAGAAGGAATTGCAGTATATCCAAAAGGATTAAAAGTGTACATATCGTCCATCTTAATATCTCCTTAGAATCCAGCTGACCAAAATTTAGGTCTATTAATTACATAAAACATTTGTTGCTTGAATCGAGTAATTGCTGTATAATTCAAAGCTCTGGTGATATTTGGTATATATTCTTCAATATAAGTACCACATTGATATTCAGAACCTTGTGCCAAATGAACTGTAGATGCATAGGCATATTCAAATCTCTCACCTTCAAGAAATTGATCATCATCCATCTTTTTACGCTGCTTGTAATCAGCATTGATATATTCGTAGTTTATATCAACATTTTCAAATGGATAAGGAATTAAATCTGGTAAGAAATTGATACTTAATGTTTTACCATTATAATTACCAGGATCAGGTTGTCTAATAACCGTTCCAGTTAGTCCATTTACTAGAGGTATATTTTCAACAACTTTATCCCAATTATTATGCCTACAAATTACTCGTTCTCCTACTGTAGGAAATCTTACTACTTTATGCAAAATTTCCTTTCTTACAATATTATTTAGATCATCTTTTGTTTTGTTTCTTGCACATAAAACAATATGAGATCTAGATAAAATGTCATTATTTAATTCATCTCTGAATATAACAAATGCAGAATTACCGTACATTCCAGGAATAATAGGTTCTCCATTTCTTGCTCTACTAGCAAGATAAACAATTGGAGAATTTTCTGCTTGTCTCATTAATTCTGTAAGATGATAAATAATTCCATCTTGTAAGAATGCTGGATTGCCATCGATAGGTGGTAGCTGTCCAGGATCTCCAGCAGCAAGTACTTTAATATGAATATTGTCCAACAGATTTTTTACCCATCTAGGTGCCATCCAAGCTTCATCAAGAACAATCAATTTAATTTTAGTATCTTTAAAACTCTTAGGCTTAAAATTCCATTTAGTCTTAACAGTATTAAATTTCTTATCATAAATTAATCGTCCATTATTATCTCTTAGAGGAACTTTTTCAGGATCCATTAATCCTGCATGACAAGTACATGCATTAGCAAATCCTTTTGTTCTCATAATAGTACAAGCTTGACCAGTATATGCTATAGGGAGAATTTCTTCAGTTCTTAATCCAAGCCTTCTGATAATCTCTGCTATAACTACACTTTTACCAGTTCCAGCATATCCAGCAATAGAAAAATATTGTTCAGATGAATACTTAAACCAATATACTGCTTTAGTAGCAGCTTCTTCTTGTCCTTTATTTAAGATCATTCATTATTTCCCTCTTCATCTTGATCTATATCGTATTTAGTAAGATCGATATCATCAAAGGTACCATTAATCAAGAAAATAGATTCTAGATAGCAAAGAATCTTATTCTTAAACCAATTACCTATCCATTTATCTCCATTACTAAATTTGATCTCTAAACGATAAAGATGATTGCCATCATCTTTATCAAAGAAATATGTCAAAACTTCAGGAATGTTTTGCATATCTTCAGAACTATTATCATCAAGAAACTTACCAAACAATCTCTCAATGATTTTAGTACATTTAGGATCTAATGGATCAAGTTTTACATCATATTCAGATACATAAAGAGATTTGTTTACATCATTATTTGCTTTAATAATCTTTCCCTCAAAACTAATAGGGCTTTTAGTATCTTGATCAACCAATACGTTTGTATTAGGCTGAAGCTCCATACCAATAGCAATTAACAACTTCTTTGTGATTTCGATGCTTTCGTTTCTATCGAACATAATATAGCCTCCAAAATTTTAGTATAATCAACTTTTATATTGATCATTATTATAATATCTTCTCATGGGTAAATTTGGTATATCAAAACTCATATATAAAAGGAGTGAATATTATGAATGCCAATAACATGAATCCAGATTCTTATGCAAATAGTCCAGAATTGCTATATGGACCACATTACGCTATTCTGCAAGGAACAGTTACTTTTAATAATCCTAAAGGAAAATTCAAACTTGATTATGTAAATCCTAATGGTGAATCAAAAATTAAAGGCGGAGATACAATAGAACTTACAGTTCCTAAATTCTTCTTCTATATTATGCCGCATGGAGATTATATTCCTGATGGTATTAAGACTACATTCATTCGTACACCAGATGCTGTTGGTGGTATCATGACATGCGATCCTAAACAGTTAGTTTATAGAAGAGAATATACAGCAGGAACTAAATTTATTGTTGTAAATATGGGTGGTAATATCGATACTCCTAGAATTATAGGTATAGATGAGGGGTGATATTGAATGGCAGATATTGGGTTTGCTGGTTCTGCAGATAAAACAACTACTGTTCAAGAATTCATAGCTATTAGAACTACAGATGATGTAACGTATTATAATTATTCTATCGTAGAATATTTGAATGGATTTGATATGTTTATTACAAATCTCTTATATGACTACGAAGATGAACTACAAAGTGTTGCTACTTATATTAAACTTAGTCCTAGAGAAAAAGCAAAATATAAGTATAAGCCTTGGCTATTTGCTTATGATGTATATGGATCTACTGAAGCTCAATTTATCGTAATGATGCTAAATGGGATCATTGATCCAAAGGAATTTGATTTTGACAGGGTAAAAGTTATTAATCCTTCTAATTTATCTACAATATTGAATAGAATTCAAGCAGTAAATGAAGATTATTTGAATAAGAATAGAACCAAATTGAAAAATGATTTTAAAAATAATAATGGAAATGAAGTCTGGGCAGTATAAAAAATAAATTTAATGTAGTAGGATTTTGTTCCTACTACATTAAATTTTGTTCGATCATCTCATTTCAAGAATTCCATCATGAATAACAGAACCATTATCGTCAATAAAAACTATAGCAGAGTTATCTCCCATAATTTTTCTATCAAGAAGATGCTGTTCCCATTCAGATATTCCTCTATTCATAATAAGAGTGGTCTCTATAGGAGCAGATTCTCTAAATGGAATAGCAGGAGCAGAAGGTTTACCAGATACAACAAAAGAATCCTGATTTTCATTTCTTGCTAATAGAATATTGGTTACAGGTCTATATACTACACCTACATCCTCTATTCTCTTACCAGGTTCATTATTAGTCTCACTACCCATAACATTTTGTCCAAAAAGATCATCGTCATCAGAATGACTAATCCTCTTAGAAATTCTTGTTCTACTAACTTGATTATCATCTTTAAGCTGTCTTTTAAACAAAGGTACTGTAGAATAAAGATCTTCAATCAATTTAATATCATTCATGGGAAGATAAGGCTGATAAAATAAATCTAGAGTACATTTAGTTCTTGTTTTAATACATTTAAATCCCATGTAATTATTATAGTGAGAATCAGATTCCTTATTAATGATAATACCAAGATCGCAGTTATCAATCATCAAATAAGACTCTGATACATTAAAACTACCAAGAGATCTAATAAGATCTTTTTTATTAGCAGATGAAGAATCATCAAGAACTTTAGATGCATCTCTATTCAAATGAGAATCTGTAATAACTGGAATATTGGTTGCATTTGCAAATGCTTTAAATTCATTTACAATTTCACCAAGATCCAATCTAATATCATTTCGTCTATTTACTGGACGAATCCTCTTAATATGATCCTGGAAGAAACAAATTGGTTCACGTCCTGATTCTCTAAGCTTATCAGTCAACGTATACAGATAATCTGTATTTACAGATAGATTAGGCTTATAAATCATTACTAAATCAATAGGATCTGTATCCTTATCATATCCCAAACCATTTTGTCTAAAAATATTTATAGAATCTTCCAACGAGCAATCGTTTAAAGTTTTACCACCAGAAACCATGCTCATCATACGAGCAATATTTTCATCTCCAGAGTTTTCCATAGTAAGGAATACGATAGTAGGAATCTTTGTAGGATCATGTGGAATATAATCTTTATTATATTTCTTAATTTGTATTGCAAGATCAAGCATGGTAAATGATTTACCACCAGCTGCCTGTGCAAATAGAATATAAACACGAGTTGCTTGGAATCCTCCATCAAGCATCATATTCAATCCAGTAATTCCTGTTCTAAGAATTCTAGAAGGACTATTCTGTCTAGCATGTACATCAGACAATACACTTTCAAACTCATTAGGCATAAGTGTAAACATCTGAGACTGACTAATGGAATCATCCATTTTATTAAATTGCATATTTAAATCTGCAGTCATTTGTTGAATCTGATTAACTACATCAGATCTTCTAGCATAATTAGAATTATGAAGATTACTAGCTAGACTTAAAATTTCATCATATCTATCATCGACAAAATAAGATTTTACTAATTCATTTGCTTGTTCATTAAGATAAGCAAGAACTTCATCAGAAATTTCTTCCATAGAAGATGTATCCAACAAAGATTTATCCATAATACCACCATTGATATATTGGATAATCATATCTTTATTAGTTAGCTTCTTATCAATTCTTGCTTCGAGACCTCTCTTAATAAACTTGATACGATCTATTCTATCAATATCACTTCCATATTGATTTTCATCTACTCTATTGAATAATTCTCTTATCAGATTCAGATTGCTAATTCTGATATTCTGATTCATAGAAATTACATATCTGCAATAGAAGTCAAGAGTCTTTATATCAAATAGAGGTTTGATAGTTTCATCGCTTTTATCTTTCACTATGGAACGATTATTAACTTTTCTCACAATATTCATAGCGCATTCTCCGTTCCTCAATTATGGTTAATAATGTGTGAGATTATTAATCAAAACTGAAGAAATTATAGTTTATCGAATTCTCAAATATAAGTATGAATTACACTTGGATACATATTTTGCCATTGCCTTCTAATTGCATTATTATCATCACATTCAGGATAAGCTTTAGTACAATTGATAGCATTATTAAAATCTTGATCCATATTGATTCTACTACGAAGAGTATAATCATCTACAATATCAGTAGCATCTACTCCTACTGGAACATTGAGTGGATAAATTTTAATATTAGTAGCTTTATATGTATTTGTCAAATAAGTTCTAAAACCAATTTGCCAACTAGGAGAAAAATCATCAGGAATTCTAAGATATCCTAAAGTATGAGTTCCATTGGAACCATTATCAAAATCTATTCCTACAATTCTCATACTTATTCTCCTTTAACCGAGAATGATAGCTACAATAGCAACAATAATAGAAGCAATAGCAATAATGCTATTAAACTTAGATACTACTTTAAGAGCAGTAATTTGATTTTCAAGATTACCGATTTTATTATATGCTCTTTGGATATTTCCATCTTGAATTTCAATAATATTAGAAACTCTATCAAGAAGTGCTTTTGTATCAGGACTAGGCTGATTCATAAGTTTATTAAGAGCTTCAGGATTTATTCCACTATTGAATCCACCATGACTCATAAGATTTCTGATTTCATCATTTGTCAATGTTGATCCTCCAGAATTCTCAGAATCATTATTTGAATCTTCAGTTTCTCTATTTTCATTTTTTCCTTTATTAGCTTCAGATGTAGAATCACTATTTCTAGTTTCATTTTCCACAAGTCTATTTTCATTGGAAGTATCGTTATTAGCCACCATACCATTTTCTTTATCATTCATCATCACTAATCTCCTTCATAAATTTCCAATGTTTAAGAGCATCCATAGTTATTCCTTTTTAAGAATTTCTTCTAATTCTTCTACTGTGAGAAATTTCTCATCTTGCTTTAGATAATTAACCCACATAACAAATTTTTGTTCGTCTGTAAGTCTCGGATCTAACAAAAATGCCACTTTTTCATTATCTTCTTTGATTTGTTGTTCTGCTTGTCTAGCAATCTCAATCTCTTGAGAATAGAAATCAAGAGTAACAGATTCATCTCCTCTAAATCCATCATTGATAGCCATTTTATTGGAACCAATAATAGGCTTAGTAAACTTAACTTTGATAAAGTCTATTCCTTGAGTTTGCTTAAGATTCCTAATGTAGTTAATCGTTTCTATTGGATCATTTTTAATAATATCATCAAGATAAATAGTCTTATATATGTCAGAGATAATTTCTTGATAATCAAGATAATAATATCTCGTATTGATATTATAAGTCATCAAGATGAAACCTTTTTTATGATCGTCATCGAATCTCCATCTATATGGAGATCCACAATAATAGAAATGATCATCAAATACACCAGGCTTATGAACATGGCCTGAAATAATAGGACCTTTACAATTCAAAAAATCTTCAATATGAAAAAGTCTTCCATTACCAACATTATCTCCAAATACTGCTCCATGAATAGTACCATGCATAATACATAGATCATAAAATCCAGATCCAAAAAGCATATGCTGATAATATTCTTCAGAAATTCCATATAATTCAGGAATACAAAGAATTCGAGTATTTTTAACCATTTCAAATCTAATATTAGTCACTATTCTTACATCAACATCTTTTCTTTGCATATAGTGATAATAGATTTTTATTTGGTTAGCATCATGAGAAAGAGTTCCTTGTAAAAGAATTAAAGTGGCATTATGAGATTTACAAATTTCGACCAATCGTCCAATAAACATTGAAGCATATAAAGTTGCATCAGATGATGTTTGTACTTTATGATCAAATAAATCGCCATTAACACATACAAGATCTAATCTAGGCATAGCTTCGATTTTTTGAAGAAATTGATCTTCTAAGAAATTGTATTGCTTTAATGGATCCATTACAGGAAAATGTAAATCTGAAATATGAGCAGTAATTAGAGTTCCTTTATCGATTTCTGTTTTTAAATTATATTGAGCAACTTCTTCTTCAATAGTCATTCTAATCTATCCTTTATCGAGTTTTTCTAATTTCTTTTCTAACGATATCAGAAATCATATTTCTGATATCAGGATCATTTTTAATAAGATCTGGTAAATATGCTTTAATAGCAATATCAAATGCATATTTAGGAATTGTATATTGTTTGTAAAAATGTCCACTAAATTGAGGAATAGGTACATTGATTAGAAATCCATTAGGTCCAATAATGTACTGTACTTTAGGTTCGATATCTTCCATCATTTTTATAATCATTCCTTTCTTAAGATGATGAATCTCCACTATCACCGCTGCTACTATGAGCTTCTACAAATGTTGTAAGAGCTTCGATTAGTTTAGGGCAAGATTCGAGATAAATAGGAAAATATGTATCAACAATTGTTTTCATATCTTCTAATGTAATATGAAAATCCATTTGCATAAGTTTAGTACTATCATATGATATTAAATGAACTCCATCTTCTCTACATTCAATATTTCCAGTAGATGTAAATCGAATAATTTTAGGTTTCATAATTTAATCCTTTCTCAGATTTATATTACTTTTTTAATTTATGTTTTGCTTCTTCTTTAAGAGTATAAAAAATAGCATTAAGCAATAATGCAGTAATACTTCCTAGAATAATAGGAATAATAAACCTAGCAAACCAATTAGTCCAAGTTATATTGCTGATTCTATCAACAGGCAACTGTGATGCTTCAATCAACGCCTGATTTGCTTGAGCATATATGCACAAAGGATATATTGCAATTCTAGCAAAATCATCAATAACGTTGAAGAAGTGTAAAATAGATATAAAAATAGCAGAAACTATTGTGAGTATTTTAAATTTTGTCTTTGATTCTGTAAAAAGACAGATTGCTACAATTCCTGTACAAGTATACAGAGTAGTGCCAATAATTATTCTAAATAGACTAATATCCATTGTAAGAATACCGGTTTTGAGTATTACAGAACCTACCCAATAATCTTCTTTATTAAGAAAGCCACTAAAATAATTAATAGCTGGCATAACAATATAAACTATATTAAAGGATGCAATAATGTCTAGAGCAGATGTCAGAGGTTTATTGTTAGAAATACCTATAATGAGAAAAGCTATGAATGGAACCATTAATAAAACTATTTCACATAGCATTATTACCGCTGTTCTACTTTTACAACTGGATCTGAAAATAATATAATCTTTAGCATAATTATATATCATAGAGATTATATATCCAATAGAAAATAATATTATACCAGCATAGAAATCATTATACGATCTTTTTGATTTACTATTCATTTATGATTCTCCTTTGATTAAATTTCTATTTTGATCTAATAATTTTAGATATTCATCTACATTATCAGATCTCTCATAATTTTTAATTTGCATATATAAATTAGCGATAATCAATCTATGATCAAATGAATGATTAATAAACTTTTTATCATTCATAATATTTTCTACTTCACTAGAAGCTCTATGCCAATCAATTGTAAAAGCTTCAGTATATTTAAGATTCCATTTCTTTTTAAAAGGTTTCATAATTTATCACCTCCTTTATATTTTAAAAAATAATAAAAAAGAATAAGATATTATTATCTTGAGATAATAATATAATATCTCCTTAGACTTTTAATATCTTTTAGCAAACTCAATTGCTTTTTCTTCTTCTGTTAATTTATTTTCATATAGGAAATCTCTTAATGTATTAATAAGAATTTCTTTACATTTATTCTCTGCTCTTCTTTGAGAAGATTGTACAGAATCTGCAGATGAAAGTTGAATTATATTTCTTCCAGTATTAATATCAAATATCGTGAAAGAAATATTAGTAGCAATAATTTCTATAATGATATTTGTATTTCTTTTTTCATCATAAAAATAAATAGGATAAAAATTCTTAGGATTATAATTGTTAGGATCATAACTAGGAATTGTTATATCTAGCATATAATCTTTAAGATCTTTATAAAAAACAAAAAACATTCTTTCAAGATCATAAAGGTATTGAATATCCCATATATCTTTATATACAATATCAGAAATAGCAGTATCTAATTGCTTCTCTAATTCTTTTGATTTCTTTTTTGATTTAAATCTAAACCATCCAAGAGGTTTTTCTAATTCTCTCTTTAATTCATGTAATGTATTACATGATTTAACAAGATTAATTAAATAAAAATTCATATGTTCTACTCCTTCCAAAATTGATATAATTATTAAGAGAGTTTTTTACATAATAAAAATATATCGAGGTATTACTATAGTAATACCTCGAATCTTTATTTTTTAATAATTTCTTGATATTGCATCATAGTATACATTCTCATTTTAAATGCTGTTAATAGAATCATAAAAGTTTGTTCACAATCATTGATATAATTTCTATCTATTTCATTTGATAAATCAAATTCTTGAGTTTCATAGCAATGATTATTTTTATCTACTCTAAGAATCATTGCTTTACTAATATCAATTCCTCTTTCATTTCTCAAAAGATATCTATAAGCAGCTAATTGTAATGAATATTTATAATTCATATGATTAGAAGTCTTAAAGTCAATCAACCAATATTGATTATCTACTTTAAGAAGACAATCACATGTACCTCCGAAATATTCATTAATCATAGTTTCTTCTAGATATACCACATCTATTTTCTTATATTCAGTATGTATAAATTCCCACCATTGAATAAATCCATCTAAACATGATTCTACAGAATATCTAATCTTCTGATTAGGAATTTGTAGATCAATATCTAAATCTACATTTCCTTTTCTCAAAAATTTCTCTATTGCTAAATGAGAATAAGTTCCTTTATCTTGAGTATCTTTCATAAATGCTTTATAAGATATTCTTTTCCATCCTAATCCATTAGCCCAATTCATTAGACTATCTTCATGTAGCATAGATGATAGAATTTCTGTAACTCTAGGAACTCTTTTATCATCAATCTCATAATTACTTTTAGTATTATTTTTAATTTCTATATCTTTAATTTTTTCTAATATTTCTTTCATCTGATTATTAGTAAAAATCATTTAAATAAATTCCTCTCTTGAATTAATTATTTTTATTTATCAGTTTTTCAATTTTTAAAAGGTGAAACCTTTTAAATTCCCCCATTGCATAAGTATTTTAATATTGTAATGAGTGAATACATTTTACGTATGTGAAATGTATTCACAATACGAAATGATGTTAAATGTATTACGATATAGAGTAGGTTAAGACAAGTAGCGATTTATGTTTCGGAAGTATATTTATTGAAACTATCTTAAGAGAAGGTTAAGACGATTTACTACATTAATGGTTAAGGTTAAGATGATTATGATTAATATGATTTATGGTAAGAAGTACAGAAAAGTCTTTTAATATTTTTTAATATTACAATATTAAAATACCTAATTGAAAATTTTTTTACTTGGCCAAAAATTGGATATTTTTGACACTTTTTTGAAAATAAAATCTCTATGGGAATAAAACCCATAGAGATTATTTAAAGTTAATCTAGTTGATCAAGAGCATCATAGTCTACAAAGATACCATAAGATCTCTTATGTAGACGCTTCTTAGCAAGAATATCGCGGAGTTCTTCATACTCAGCTTTGACTTCAATCCAATGATCAATATCTGGATCATCTCGATTTTCCCTGATGTAGTCAGCAAGAATAGTAAGTCTAGCATTAATCTGCTTAAGAGCATACATAATCTCTTGCTCACCTTCAGCATTCTTAGCACGAATCTGGAATTCGTAGAGATCATTTTCAAGATCTCTCAAACCAGTATATTTTAGATATGCTAGTAGTCCACCTTTTTCATTTAGTGCACTATTAACAGCTTCTGTTACATAAGCATCTGTATCAATTCTATTAAGAGAATTAATCATAGCATCAATTCTCTTAATATATAGATTAGAAGCAGTAATATCCTTAGCCTTTCTCAAAAGATGTAGAGCAGCAGGACGTTCATTATCTACGTTAGAATAAAGTCTTAGTGACCAATTTAGCATAGATAGATTTGGAGCTCTAGTAGCTTCATTTTCACATCCAGGAATTTCATTATAAAGCTTATCAATAGCAGATTTGAAAGATCCATAGTCGAAATCAAGTGATTCAAGATAGGCATCCTCATCAATATCATCAGGAAGATATAGACAAGAAGTTATCTTGCATAGAGCATCTGCGATACCAAAAGACAGAATAGCCTTATATTGAACAGAATCTCTAATAACAAGCTGAGTATTTTCATCACAGAAGAAATTATCAATATATTCTCTAATCACTTCACAAGGACGAGTACCACTGATTAGATGGAAAATATTGAATAGAAGAATTTGTGCAATCTCTTCATCTGTAAGACCATAGTCAAACATCTTAGAATCAATTTCACACTTATATTCTTTAATGGTAATTTCATCACCGGTAATTAGAAAAGCATTAATATTGATATCTGCAAGTGTAGGTAATACAATACATCCAAAAGGAAGCTTATCTACATTATTTGTGTAAATGACTTCTTTACAACTTCCGGTAGGAAGAATATAATTTAAATCTTGTCTAATAGATTCTACATCTTCTTTACTATTAATAAGATCACGGAGTTTTCCAATATCACTAATTAGATTCTCAATCTTAGCATCCATAAGTATTTTCTCCTTTATTCATTCTTAGTATAATTTGCAAAGAATGTTACATTACCAGTAGATCCAGAAGGAATATATTCAGGATCCCAATGATCAAATTTATATCCATCCTTTACAGGATTACCAGGATAATAATCTTCATCTTCAATAGTATAACAATCTTTAGCAAACATTAGAGATCCATCATCAAGCATATAATTAATATCATATGCAATAGGAATATAAATAAATGTATAAATGATATCTTTACTATTTATTTCAATAGATTCAGTTTCAGCAACATATCCAGGAACATTATTCGGATAAATAATATTTCCTGGGCATTCGCTAGAAATCCAATTCTTAAGTTCTTTACCAGAAGAAGACATGTATACGATATTTACATTCCACTTATACCAATCAGGAGTTCTTCCGGCATTAAATGCACTTGTACCAATAAATGCATCTGTAATATCTTTAAACTTCCCTCCATGTCCCCAATCATTTACTGCTTGAACATCTGAAAGTAGAGTACAATCTTTAAATAGACTATTGACATCTACATCTTCTCCACATACAAAAGATTGTAAAGCAGAAATATCATATAAATTTGTCATACCTTCAAATGCATGACTCATATCTTTATTACAATGAATTGCATCAGAGCAATAAATAGCAATAATTCCGTGAGTATAATATGCATAAATAGATGTATGAGTACTAGAAATATCAAGATATTCAGTAGTGTTTCCAATAGAATCTACTAGATTAATACCAATAATATTATCTAGACCATTTGCAAGCATATTAAATGCATCATTAATTTCCTTACCTGTAACAAGAATGGGAAGTTCTTTCCAAGTAGCATTAAAAGTAATATTTCCAATAGATCCAGAAGGAATAGACTTAGGCTCCCATCCATTGAAATAGAATCCTTCTTTTTCAGGAGCAGGAGGAGTATAATCTTCATCTTCAATGGTATAGGTTCTCTTAATAGATTTTTCATCAAGGGAACCACCATCTAGATTATAGTCAATAGCATATTCTATTGGAGTATAAACAAATTGAAACTGTTGCCCATCTTTAGTAAGAACTTGTCCTTCAGGAGCAGCATATCCAGGAATTTTCTTAGGAAGAATAATAGTATCTTTTTCTGCCATAGAGCAGAATTCACCAATAATCTTATTCATTATTAACCTCCAAAGATTCACCAGTAGAGGAAACACATGTAGCATAATAAGTAAGAGCAGTTTTACTATTATTATATTCAAACCAAGCAAATAAAGTCATATTACCATTAGGCTTATACTTAGTAGGATCTATAATAGTTGCAGCAATCTTACTAGTACTCCATCCCCTAAATGCAAATCTAGCATCTTTCCAAGAAGGATCAGCAATCTTACCGATTGTATCTCCATCTTTAATAGAGATATCTTTAGGAAGCACTAGATCAGTAATTCCTTCTTCATTAGATTCAAAATTGATAATAAAGTTATTACTACCAGTTAGATCTAGCTTGATATTATAAGTACCTTGGTCATAAATTTTTAGTACATATACATCATATGCGACATAACTACCAGCAGTAGAATTCATTGCATATACACGATCTTCAATTGTATATTCAATTGCTTTATCAGTATCATTATTCTTAAAAGTCGCATTGTAATTAATAGGTACATAAAAGCAAGGATAATATCCTTCTGCGACATTCATTTTAATAACATCAGAATCTGTCGTTACATTTTGGCCAATCAATAGATAATTCTTAGATGTATCATAAGAATCAATAAGTCCATAATAAACATAGCTGGTGGTAGACTTACTACCACCTTCTGCATCTTCTGTTGCTGTAATTACATAATACCAATGATTTTCTTCTCTGTCTTTTACAGGAGGAATAGTCTGTTCAGTTACAATATGGATGACTGCAGATCCATCTTGAATCTCTTTAATAGTTTCTCTTATATTGCCTGTGATATTAATATATCCATTATCTTTTTTGATATATAGATCTTCATTATCTATATCAACAACCAATTCATGATTTTGATGATTGTTTTTATTTTTAAATTCATCAAGCACGATTGGAATTCTGGCAATATACTTGTCATTATCAGCCATGTGCTTAGCCTCCTTTTATAAAAAAATAAGTAGCACCATTAATATTAAGTTTTGCAGAGCCAAATAAAAGGTGGAGAGGAGTTAATCCTCTCCACCAGTGTTTTACTCAGCATCAGACTCTGCAACAACCTTCTGATCTTTATCGCTCAGAACATCTGCTCCGAGACCCAGATCACCCTGTTCGGTAATCACAGAATACTTTGCATCAGTGGACTTTTCGGGACACATAATATCTACCTCCATTTATAGATTTATAATAAAGTGAATAGTTTAACTTCTCACGATTTCATAAATCTTTTCAAGTTCAGATACATAATAGCGAATCTGTTCGACAAGAGTCTCATTAATAGCATTATTAAAGTCAATTGCTAGAGTAGAATAATATAGCATCTTCTTGAAGATATCATCAACAAGTTTCTTACCATACTTATCTTTACCATACTTAGCAATCATCTTATTATAAGCTTGATTGCACAGCTGTAGATATTGCATCTGTGTCTGAACAAGTTGATTCATATAAGCGGTATTACTATAGATATTAGCAATATCTTCTTTATAAACCATCAGAACAGTTTCAAGTCTCTGATTCTTATAATCCTTGCACAGAAGTACAGGTTTAGTGTGAGAAATATATTCATAGCTATGGTATACATCCTCGACATCTTTCATTAGAGAATCATACATACCTTGGAAATCATGCTTCTTATCATCAGAAACATTATTGACATATTCCATAATTTTATCAATCTCATTGATGAAATATTCAGAATTATATGCAAGTAGATCAGGAGTGATCTTATACATCTTGCGAGGATCTTTAGTATCCTTAAGAACAGCTGTTTTAGTAGTAGCATTAACCTTATCATTACGATGCTTAAAACGAGCCATCTTATCATTTTTGAGCATATCATCTACCTTAGCGTAGATATCATTAAGCTCTTTAGTTTGATCAAGAATTTTTTGTACATTAATGCTGTACTTATTCTTGATATAAGCCATCATCATTGCAATAATAGCAGCAACTGTCATACCAGCAAAGAGAGCAACATCAGATTCTTGAAGATACTTCTTAGTATCTTCAGACTGGCAAGCTTCCTTACATGCTTGAAGAATCATATCACATTGAGTACTAGTGAGACCATTCTCAACCATATACTCTTTCAGGGGCTCATTAGGCATACGGAATACCATTTATAATTCCTCCTTAAAATTAAAAGTGTTTAGTTCTATAAGAACTTTTCTTTTTAATCATTTGTCTACACTTAGTGCAGACATTTTGGATATAATCAATCTTAAGTTGAGCTTTTAGACGATCATATTTATCTTTAGCAGATTTCTTTTCTTCTTTTGCTTTAGAAAGTTCATCAATCTTTTTAGATAAAGTAGATTGAAGTCTATCGATATTATAATCAGAAACAGATAGACAAAAAGCATTATACTTTTTATCATACATAAGTTCGAGATCAGAAATGTCATCTCTTCGCTTATCATATTCTTCTATCTTATCTCTAATTCCTTCTTGTAGATAGTCAAATCTCATAAGATATGACCTCCAATTAGTTATTAAGTTCTTCATATCTATCATCTATAGCACTAAACAGAGCATCATTATCTGTGTCCTGTTCTCGTCTATCTCCACCAAAGTTTTTGTAAAGTAGTGTATAGTAGATACGAATAATTCTCATAGAATCTTGATCCTTTGGGAAATTAATATAATCATCAATAAGCTTATTAAGTTTATTAAGCTCAGCGACAAGTTCTTTCTTAATCTTAGGGTCAAGTCCTTCTTTAGAAATTTCTCGTTTTAGATAATCTACAGAAGTCTTAATACGAGCAAGATCTCCAGGATGTTCATCTTGAACATTAAGTACATAATTTAGAAAATCATTAAAATATAAGAGATATGCTTCAGTATATTCAATGAAAGGAGGATATTGCTGTACTCCATAGTATTCTCCATAAAGCTTATTAGTCATCTTCATAAGACATCTATGAAGTTCTTCTGCATATCCGAACATCGCAGCGAATGTATCAGCAAACTTTTCATTCGTATAATCATATCTAGATCTACGCATATTATCCTTCATAGATTCACTAAAGAATTGAGGCATTAGATCATGAAGATTCTTACGAATACTAATAATAGCAGAACTAAACTTACTTAGCTCTTGAGATACACTATAAGTACTAACCTTTTCTTTAGACTTAATTTTACTCATAATCATTTCATTGATTTTAGATACAAGCAAATTAAGTCTACGAGCAGATGTATACTTACTATCTTTATTAGTAACAGCATCAAAGAAACTATGACCAATTTCATGAAGCATAACAGCAATCAATTCTTCATCTGTATAAAAATCATCATCAATTAAACCGCTATTAATAGCCATAATAAAGCTAACACCAGGAAATACTTTCTTATACTTAAATCCAGTAGCATCTGCAGTAATAGAATTAAAAATTCTTTTCTTTTCATCTTCAGTATAATAAGTATCTACAGGCCAAGCATATGCATTAGGAAGATGACTAGGCTGAATATAAAGAGCAAATGATTTGAAACCAAAAGTAACTTCTGCAATTCTATTAAATTTTAGAACTTCGGTATCTAGATTTGTGTTACTAGTAACAGGTTTCATTTTAATTTTCTTTCTTAGTTTGGTAAATTGATCCTGAAGTGTTTTGATAGAATCTTTACCAAAATATACTTCATTAAGTATCATTTATCTCACCTCAAATTGAAATCATATCAATCATAATAGAGAAAGACATATCAAGGATAGTAGATATTACATAAGCAATAGAACTCATTTTATCAACAGTAGCTGGATCATCGTTTAAATGTGCAATTTTTCTAAATTCTTCAGACATAAGAATTGATTGAACAGAAATTCTAATATTATCAAATGTAATACCAGTTATAGATTTAGCGATGTTTGAAGTATTACCAGTAATTAGGAAATTAATTCCTACAATAGAAGATTTATAGATAGTAAGCACTTCTCTATATTCTTTTTCAAATCCATATTTTACTGCAACAGACATACCGAGATTACTATTAATAGGCTCAAGTACATATTTTACAATCATATTAAAAATTGCACCCAAACCTACTTTTCTACAAATATATCTAAGAGCTATCATGATAAGATAAGTATTTATATTATAAATACCTCCTACTAAGAACATTGCTCTTACGTAATTTATAGATTTGAATTTACCTCCAGAAGGCATGAATCCTTGCAAATTAGATTTCTTATAAAGCTCTTCCATATTATCAGAAATAATCTCATAGAGCTTCTTTCTAACATTTTCTGTTAGAGCTTTAGATCTAATAGCTTGATCAGCCATAAAAGAAGTAAATTGTTCTATTGATTTATCAGGATCTATTTCTATATGAAAGAAATCTACAAGAGCTTCATTGAAATATTGTTCAGATAGAAGTTCTTGAGAATATTCAATAGAATATATTGCCATTATATCACTTCCCCCAATTATTACTCATTCTTAATTGAAGATTTTTATTTTTATCATAATCAACAAGAGTCATGGTATTGATATATATCTTAGGCTGACTATTTAATATAAATTTTACTCCAATTTGTCCGCATGGATGAATATTTTCTGTTTTATATTCTTTATAGCATGCACGTTGGTATTCCAAATCATCTTTAACATCTTTTGGAGACTTATAATGATTATTAAATGCACCATTTATATTTTGAATTTGAATTGTATTCATGTTTACTTTAGAAAATTTTTTGAAATATGCATTAGCGGTAAAATCAACTATCTTATCCCAATCTCTTTCTACTAAATGAATAGCCATCCATATTTTATCATCATCAGCGTCACAAAATCTTGTATCTCTACTACTCAATAGCATTTTTCCTTTAAGTTTAAAAGGATTGATTAAATGATAATTTTCATTTAATAATGAGCAACAATAGTCTATAGAATATATAGCCATATATCCTCCTTATAGAACCATTGATACTAAACAAGAAGCAGAGTTCCAAGAAACATGAATCAATGTACCAATAGCATATGCACATAGAGTTGCTTGGTCTTTTGCATCTTTGGTATCTTTAATCTTAAACTTCTTTCTGAATTCTTCAGTAGAGAACAATTTGTTGATATATGTAGTAAAGTTATGCATACCAACTACTGCTCCTCTGAGAAGAATGGAGTCAATAATAGGAATACCAATTGCAGTCATTTGAACAACATAAGAAGTGAATTCATAAGAGTTGAATACAATCATATATTCCTTCTCAAATCCACCTTTAACAGCAATAGATTTAGATGCTTCTTCAATGATAGGAGCACCAATAATAGCATAAATAGTTCCACCAACAGCAGGCATTAAGATTGTAAGAACACTATTTACCAATACACTAATAGTAAGAACATAAATAAATAGTACTAAAGCATTCTGAGTATTTCTCTTATCTTTACATTTCTTAAGTCCAGGATTTTGTGCAATAACAGCTGCATCAATATTGTCTGCAAATTCCTGGAATAGATCAGATACAATATTATGAATTTGCTTCTTAGTTTCAGGAGTAGCTCCATTTTTCTTAATGGTATTTGCTATTTCCTTAGAAGCTTTATTGATCATCTGAGAGCTGTTCTTAATACCAAGCTTGCTAAAGTCAGATTTAGGAGCAGCTACTTCTATAATATAATCTTCTAGCAATGATCTATTAGAATTTAGATTATTACAAATTCTTTGTACATCTTTTGCAGAAAGATAAAAATCATTCTCATTAAAAGAACTAAGCTCATTACTAAAAGCTTCATTGACAATATTAAAACAGTTTCCAGAAGAAAATATTGCCATTTATCATACACCTCCATTAAAGTTTATTAGATTAATAAGATGTAAAATAAAAAGATCCATAGGATCTACTCCTATGGATCTCATTTTACTGAAAATTGGAGTTAAATCTCGTCTTCTTCAATAACCATCTGAACTCCAGCACTCTCCAGAGTAGCACGGATATCCGGATCAGTGTTACCATGGATTAGAACCTTCAGATTAGCAGCAGTGATATCATCAGCCTCATGGCAAGCAATGATACCATTAAGAGTCTCAATGACAGACTCACAATTCAGCTCTGCACACTTCTGGACATCCTCAACATCAGTGAAGAACTCATCATCAGAACGCTTTGCAACAACAACGTTGTTATAGTCACGCTTGACAGCATCCACAGGGTTTACAGTCTGAGGATCCTCAGCTACAGAGACTTCGTTATCATTCGGGCCAACCTGAACATCAACAGTTACATCACCGACATCGCCCTCATGAACATAACGAGTGCACTGAACACCATAACTCTCCAGGCCATTGACATACTTCATGGTGCTCTCATCGATAACAACATGAATGTTATCAGCAGCAACGCCCTCATTGCAAGCAATGACATTGTTAAGAGTTTCCATCATATTGCAACCTTCCAGCTTGGAGAAGTTGACAATATCCTTGCAATCAACGAAGTAGCCTTCATTGGTCTTAGCAACAGGAATAGTGTTAGGATCAGACTTAGCACCAGAGATAGGATTCTCGATTGCATCGTCACCAAAAGATGCAGTAATCTCATGATCGGGACCGACTTGAACATCGATATCGTCTAGACCCATATCATCATTTTCGTCAAAGTAATCTAGCATAAAAATATACCTTCCTTTGCAAAGAATTTAATATCCGGATATTTATAATCAACCAAATAGATCGAAACTAACATTAGATCTGTTAATTTCCATCTTGGTAGATTCACTCATATTATCATAATCAGAACGACGAATTGCTACTCTCATATTAGAAGGTTCAAGATCATCATGAGCCATCATAATATTATTCATAGCAGCTTCATACTTAGTTTCCTTACATGCATCCATATAGCACTTCAAATCATTATGATCGACATAATAATTATCACCATACTTTGCAATCATAACATTACGAGGATCCATACGAAGCTTATCAATCGCCTCAATAGGTGTATTAGCTTCAATCGGAGGATCGTCGTCAGGAATAGATGTAGGAGTATTACTTGATACTCCATCTCCAGTAGGATCTTCATCATCATGAAGAACCACCTTAACATCTGCATCCATGTTATCATTCTGGGTTCTTAGATCAACAGTATTTTGAAAATATACATGACAATCTCTAGGGATTTCACACTCTTCTAGAGTATAAGACATTTTATTCTTCCTCCTTTATCTTAGAATCATCAAGAAAATAAATTGCTTGAATCATCTGATTATCTTGATTCTGTGGTATCTGTTTTACTTCTTCCGCAGTAGGAAGAGTATACATATTATCTCTAATCATATCTATTCTATTAGACATTGATTGACTAAATTGATCAAGTTGAGGAACTTGATATGCACCTTCAGGATCTAAGTAAATATTAGACTGAGATAGTAGCATATTTTGTTCATCTTGATTAAATGACTTTTCATGAGCTTCTATTTCTTCAATAGTTTCTTTATCAGAAGGATCCATATATTGTCCATATTCTTGAATAAAGAGATCATATCTACCAAATACTTTAGATGGTGGAATAAATAAATATCCATTATGAACAAGCTCATGCTCTGTAGAAGAAAGAGGATATAGTCCTACGATACATCTATAATGGCAAGCCATTACTTCTTTAGCAACCATTTCAACAGAAATATCTTCATGATTAGCAAGTCTTTTTTCATATACTATTCGTACAATATCTTCTAGTACAAATGGTGTATGATGAATTTCAATTTTCACATGTTTACTATCATTATTAGTAATATCAGGATTAAGTCCAGATCGATCCATTCCACAATATTCTTTAAGATATCTAACCATGGCTCTATATTCAAAAGAGCCACGCACTTCGGCTTTTATATCTTTGATATATCTACTAAAGTCTTTAGGATTAGAAAGATCATAATCTTCTTGATCATAATCAGGCAATTGACCAATGTGAAATGTTTTACCAGAACTATCTCTGATATCATCAATTTTGATAAGATTAACAGGATTAATCATATGATAAATCCCCTCTCGATCATTATAATTTAGTTGATTTTGAATATAATTAATTCATGCTTTTAATTAGATATTATAAAAGTGAAGATCAATTGTATCTTCATAAAATATTTATAAAAAGAAAGGATGTAGTATTATGGAATTTACTGCAACGACTGTTAAAAAGGATTTTATCTATCAGATCATCAATGATGAGATTTGCGTTCCTTCTAAAGAGATGCGCAAAATTTTCAATGATGATTGGGCGCATGTTACATTGTATGAGATTTATAATCTCATCACATTGTCTATGCATCCCATGGCAACTAAGATTAAGATGCTTACTAATCTGTCTAAATTCGTTAATGACGAATTTAGAACTAAGATTAAGGCATATATCACATGCCGTAAGTATGAATATAATCTTATCAAAAAGAAATCTTCTCAAGGCATGAAGTTTGTGTATAATGTCTATTCAATGAATTATCATAAGCCTCATAGCAATCGATGCTTTGAAGAGATGAGCAATTTCCAAGGACAGTGTAATATGTTTATTGGCACAGCCAATAGCGTTGATGCTGCCCGCAATATGATCATCATTGACCACGAAACTTATCTAGAAGATGAAGAAGTGACACATGATACTTACTATAATCTGTATTATATGGTCTCTAAGACATTACTGTTCGATGAGAAGTGTGATGACCTTGATTGCTCTTATGGAGATCTTTACTTCGATAAGAATGGCAATATTATTGACATCTTCATTTATGATTTCAGAATTGATGCAGATTATGATAAATATCCTATTATCGAACTTGAAGATGATGTTGGCCCTATCTATGACGATGGAGTTTCTAAGATCAATGGTATTGATAAATTTACAAAGGATAAAAAAGTGAAGATTCATAATAGCCTTTATACCAGAGGCCTTTGTGATGCTACTAAAAAGTATGGGTATATCATTGGCTATCTTGATAAGACCATTTCCAGTCCCTATTGCAGTCTTCGCGATAGTAACCGTAAAAACGCAAAGCATGATGCAATGCCTATTCAGTATATTGATATTGTAAGAAAGGATGATTAAACAATGAGTGTGAATGTTAATAGGAAGGATTTCATCAATTCTATTATTGATAATGATAAATTGATGAGTGCTACTATGCAGCAATGGTGCATTGGCGAAAAAGGAAAGAAGGTTCCTAATAGTCTGGAAAGATTTTATACTACTGCTATGAATGATAAAGTATTATTTTATATCATTCGTTATGGCGGTATTTCTGTTGAAGAAAAGGTATCGCTTCTCAACAGTCTTAAGACATTTACCGATGATAAAGAAATACTAAACAATATTCAGCAGTATGAAAACAATAAGAAAGAAGTTGATAAAGCAATTTGTGAAGGCCAAGTTCCTGAATTTATCTTTAATATGTATTGGGGTAATAAGTTTGAGACTGTTAAATACCTTAATCATCTTCATGATTGGTATGAAGGAACTTTTACATCTTTCGATGAAGCAGTAAAGTTTATTAAAGCATGTTCAAAAGATCTTTCTAAAGATGATCATGAAGCTGCTGATAATACAATCCATATCGTTACTAAAGATAAATTGTTAGACTCAACTGCTAGTTCAAACGATTTGCTTAGATATGGATTTATAACTCTTAATGGATTTGGAGAAGTTTTATCTGTTAATGCAAGTTATGAATGGATAAAACTCAATCATCCATTTAATGAGTTAGGAAAAAACAGCATTACTTTTCATCATCCATTCAAACCTACTATGGTTGTTAAGCCGCTTTATTGTGAGCTTAATGAACCTATCATGAATAATTCTTATATCTGCTTCGTTCGCAGAATGAATTGTAATGATATTGATAGGGATGGATTTGGAATTTATATTACGGTGTATGATCGTGATAATAAAGGATTCTATGATCTTCCTGGTAGGATGAATCCTTTTATGTTTGATATCATGAGCGATTGTATGTATGCAGACGATGCTAATCTATATGATTTCATCAAAAAGTATCAGGATAATAATAAATTTCAAGATCGTCAGTATACTCTTACGGATCTTCTTAATGCCGCAATTGATTTGAAAGGATGATTAAATGCCGTCTACAGAAGAATTACTTCAGTTGTTTAAAGCTGCAAAGCTTTGGATTGGAACATGTGGGTCAGTAGGAAAGAAATATTCTATTGGTGTTAATATGTTTTATTATCCCAATGGAGCAAAACAGGCAGTATTTCTTGTTCCTACAAATTATAGATCTTTGCTTATTGCAAAGAATAGTTTAAATACACTACAGTCATGTATCTATTTTAACACAGGATGTTACTATCCATTTGTAATAATCCCTGTTGATCCTGTTGAATATAGATTAATATCTATAGAAGTTACAAAATAAGAAAGGATGAATAAAATGAAAAACAAGTCTAAAAACCACAAGAAGAAACTCCTTACCATCATCAAGAGTGAATGTAATGAAGGTAAGAAAGTGCCTCTCACGTATACCGATGGATACTACATTGATTATGTGCCTAATGCAGAATCTCGTCTTCGCATCGAAGTTGAGAGCTTTACAGTTGTTTTCTCCAACAAACAGAACCGCAGTCCTATTGAAATCGTATGCAATGCTTTTTGGATTGGCAGAGGAAAGAATGCTCTCCATAGAGTAGAAGATATTGAAAACAAATGGAGTTGCAAGTAAGGAAGATTTATTATGAATATCTCAAGCTTATCTCTAAATGAATTAAAAAGAAAGGAATGTTTTAATTATGATTACTGGTTCATTCTTGCTGTTTCCTACTAAGGGTAAGTCTGAAGAAGAAATTCAGAAGCGGATTGAGGAGCTTTCTAAGCTTGCTAAATACAAAGACAACATCTTCTATACAGTTTTCAGTGACGCTGCTACTGAAGACGACTATAACAACATGATGATCATCTATGCAATGAAGTGTAATAACATTATCATTTCAAAGGATTATCAGGATGATATGATGTGCAGAATTGCATTTGATATCGTTCTCAATCGTGAGGATGAACACAGCTTCACATTTGAAGAATAACTAAAAGCCCGGTAGAGAATTAATTCTCTACCGGGATTTATTTTTTTTTTACAATTGACTATCGTCGTAAGGAATTCCTGCTATATCTTTAATAGATCTATCAAGTTCTACCATAAGTTTAGAAGTTGCTGCAAATAGAGGAATAGAACATGTCATACGTCCAGAGATAGAACTTAGAGACATGAAACTGTCAATATGTTCATTAGGTCTGAAAGATGTATAAGGTTCTTGATCCTTAGGAATAATCTTTTTGATAATACCCTTATTTGCAGAATAGAACGTAATCTTATCACCAGCAGACATAGTATCTTTATGCTTAATATAATAAACAACAAGAACTGCATCATCGATATTCTTAGTTTTACCAACTTCAGGTACTTTACCAGTTTTAGGCAGAATAGCAGAATCAATATTATATTTGTCATATATCTTCTTAGTGTCTTTGATTTTCTTTTCATAAGTACCAACAAACTTACGAAGAGATTCAGACATTTCATCTTTACTGCAAGTGCGATAAATCTGAATATCACAGACAATTCCAGTATACTTAGATTTAACAGGATTACGACCTAGTTCAGAAATTTCACCAGCATCCATTGCTAGATTCTTAAGAAGAGTATTCATTGCTTCGTCATCAAAGTCAGCTTGATAAGTAAATAGAGTATCACCCTCAATAACATGATCACCAATCATTTTATAGACAGCAATATTAGATCCTTTTTCAAGCTTAGTTTCAATACCTTGAATAACATCAGTACCCATCTTATTAGCAAAAGATTCTGTAATCATAGCAGAGTCTTCGAATCCTTCATCAGTATTAATAATAGCAACTTTTGCAAGTGTACCCATATTAGCAGCGAGATTACCAGACTCACCAAGAGATTTAGAGAAAGACAGTTTATCATATGCGATAACTTGACCAGCCTTAAAAGATTTACCTTCTGCAAGATCTGTATCAAGTTTCATAGGTACATAATAACCACCATCAGAGTTTTTCTTAACCTCTTCACATAGATCAATATATTCATGCTTGCCACTCTTATATTCGACAACCATATAATTTTTCTTACCAAATCCCTCTTGAACAAGTTCTACAATTTTGCCATCTTCCTTTGCCTTATAAGCAAATATATCAGAAGTAAGATAAGGTAGAGCTTCATCTGCACCAGTAGTAATAAGCGTAGGATCGTTATTGTCACAACGAATCATATGCTTAGAAGTCTGGACATATGTCATTAGAGATCTAGGAGGATCATCATGGGTTGTTCCAAGAGGAGTAACAGCTTCAGTGATAGTAAAAGAAGAAGCAGAAGACAATTTATCTGTATTACCATCAATTGTTTTAACAAATCCTCTACCACCTTCAATATTAGCATTAATAGTTGCCTGACGATTAATACCAACGTTACCAGAGAATCCAGTATCCATGCCAAGGACATTTAGCATAGAATCATCATATCCACGTGTAGCAATAGTATAACCACGAGCAACATTCATACCAACTAGACCTTTGTTAGTAACAGAGTTTGCACACTCAACGTCATTAAGAGCATTATTAACAGAAAGGTCAGAAGTAGCAGGATCTTTAGAAACAATTAGATCAATAACAGCAGATTGTTTAATTGTCATCTTAGTTCTCTTACGAGTATGACGATTCTGGTTAGCATAATCTTGATAAGAAGTAGTAAGAGCTTTGTAGAAATATCCAGCAATAAGCTCTTTACGACGCCATCTACGACCACCTTGATCAATATGACGCACGTACTTATTATCTGCAAGCATATTACTTGCATGGATTAACACACCAACGTAATCACTAGGAAGTTTGAAACGTTCAAGAATTTCCTTAGTTATAGGATCAATCATACAGTCATAAGAGTTTTCTAGACCATCAGCATTAAGACTATTGGTATAATTTTCAAGAAATTCAAGGTACATTCTTCTATTATTTACATCCTTAATCGAATAAGAAGATGTATCATTTTCCTTGATACCATTCATAAGCATAGTAGAAGAATAGTTGACATCGTATACAAGATATCCATCAGAAAATTCAATATAATCTTTATCCATATTATATTTCAAATCTTTATCCATATCTTGTACAAATTCATATTTGATTCCTGCTTTGTTCATAGTTTTTACTAGACCCTCTAGGTAAGCACAAACAATAACGACAGGAATTTCACAGTTCAGAATACTTGCTTTAGAATAAGTACAACGAGTTCCAGTAATCTTAGTATTGTTATAGAAGTCCATATAATCTTTAGATCTATAGAATAGAATCTCAGTAATATATGCAGCTAATGTAGATCTAGTTCCATCATAATAGATGATAGTATCTTTACCACTCTTAGATTTTTCATCAAAGATAGTAAAGACACCAATAGGAACACCTTTAGTATCATCAACTTCATATTCACTTCTAAGCTCATCTTGGTTAAAGAATATTTTCAAACCAGTAGCTTCAATAGAGTTAAATACTTGTGCTAGATCAATATAGTCTATAGGTAATTCATACTTAGCGCAAACCTTAGTATTATCACCAGCAACAAATGTGATATCATTATGATTATCACAATATTTACCTAGTGTTCTAATAAGTTTATTTGTATAAGGATTAGATTGTCCCTTACGAGAACCGAATCGTCTAACAAAGATCTTATTATAACCACCGGAGCCAATGATCTGACATTCTCCAAGTCCAGTCTTAATTATAGGAAGTAGAGCAGACTGAATCATTAGAGTCTTTTCATTACCACGAAGCTTTAAGAAATTAGATCCATTGATAAACTTAGGAATATCAATTTTAAGTGTAAATTTAGTTTTCTTATAATCTACACAATTGATAGTCCATAGATCCAAGACATCTTCAGAAGAAGAATTATCTTTGACATCAATACTATCAACAGCAACAGGATAAGTCCAATGTTGCATAGAATCTAGCATCTTGATAATATCACTATCAGGATCGTAATCCTTATCAAAGTTCATAAATGTCATATGCTCCCAATCTTCATTAATAGAAGCAACATTTAGTTTAGTTTCAGGAAGTTCCTTTTCTGCTATATCAACAGTCAAGAGTTCTTTGACAGATTTACCGTCGACTTCCTTTTTATGGAATTCTTCTTGCTTAGCAACAACAGTAGAAGATTGAGTCTTATCAACTCTAATATTCTCTTCAGTATCTTGTTGCACAGCAACGATCATTTCCTTAAATTCTTCTGTATTTAGCTTATCTGTTGCAGTATCCTCACTATCAGAAGTTTCAGCTGCTTTTACAACAGCATCGACAATAGCATCTTTCTTTTCTTTATCAGAAGTACTATTAGCAGATTTGGTGCCAGATACGCCAGTATCTTCCTTATTATCTTCTTTTGTAACTTCCTTTTCTTTTACTTCAACTTTAGCTACAGTCTTCTTTGTAGATTTAGCATAATTAGTTTGAGTAACATTAGAAGCAACCTTAGAAGGATCTGCAACTACTTTCTTTTTTACAGCAACATTTACAGATCCAGGAACTCCATCTTTATAGATATTAGCACTTGTAGAAAGTTTTTCAATCTTAGAAACGTCGTTGATTTGAACATTCTGAGATTGTTCAACTTTATCAATTATAGATAATGCAATACCCTTAGGAGAATCTTCAAGTTCACCTTCAGGATCTGGATCTGCAGGAGAATTATATCCAAGATTAATGATTCTCTTAGTGAGCTGAAGGAACTTAGTTACATTAGCAGACTTACTGAAATCATCTTTTGCAAAATTAATCTTGAAATAATTTTTAGCACCGAGGAAAACAATATCCTTATCGCCAAAGATCTTCTTAAGAGTTCTGACATCATTCTTCATATAATAATAGATGACAGAGATAGGATTGATATCCTGTTTATACATCCACATTTTCTGAGACTCGTTATGATGCCAATCAAGAACAGGAATAAATACAGTTTTCTTAGAATAACTACTCAAAGAATCATCATTGAGTAGACGTTCCATCAATTCAATATATGTCTTAAATAGACGCATAACATTATTTCTGTCATCGTCATTAATTTGAGACATATTTCTAAAGAAAGATTCATTGTAAAAAGATAGATCATAGAACAGATTACGATTATTATATCTAGAAAGTTTTACGAATGTATATCTGATAAAAGGCATATCTGCTTTTATCTTCTTATACATATTCAAGACATCTTTATCGTTTCTCATTCTATCCTTATACAATGCTTTACGAAGTTGAGCATCATACTTAGTAGAATCTTCGAATAGATAAACTATTCCACATTCATTGATATAATCTTTCTGAGACCACTGATCTAATGTATTACTAGTGAAAGACTCAGTAGTGGTTTCAGGTTCTGTATCTGGAGCAGTTTCAGGAGTACCAATTTTTTGTAGAGATAAAGCTTCTCCCTTATCAGAATTATTAGTACCACGTTCAAGATCTCTTCTAAGTTTATTAAGTTTATATATTGTCTTACTTTTAAAACGTCTCTTAAGTCTATCTCCCATAGTACTTATCTTCTTAAGGCTATCAGGAGTAGGATCTGGAATAGGAATATCTTCCTCATTTAAATTACTAATATAATCAGCTTCTTCTCTAATAGCTTTCATGAAATCATTACGACTATTAAAGAAGTCATTCATTCCATATTGCTTACCATATTCTTTTGCATATTCATAGATAGCAATAGTATCATTGTAAGCAAGAATTCTAGTAAACTGATCAATTCCATCTGTATCGATAATATACTGAAATACACGTTCTAGATTAAATTGATCATCTCTATCTCTCTTAGCTATTTCTTCATCAGCAATACCAGATAGAAGAATAGCTGCAGGTTCAGCTAGAGTATGCATGACTCTATTATATTTACTACCAACAGGAGTTTTAATTGTATAAATAGCATAGAGTTGGAATATATAATCTATATAATCTATATAATCAAATTGAGCACCAGTTCTATGGAAAGCTCCAGGAGTATAAACTAAAAGAGATGTTTCAGTAAAAGATTCAGGTGCCTGATGATCACTACAACAAATGACATTGATTTTGTCATTAGGCATTCTCTTATTCAATCTTCTGAAACATTCTTTTACATATTTTTGATTAACAAACTTTTGAACCAGTTGAATATCTCTTTCATAGCCTGTAAATGTAATAAGAGTAAATTCCTTATTCATTTTACGATTTGCTGTAGGGAGAGCAGTTTGACTCATGAAATTAGATACTCTAAATTCATTAAAATATTCTTCCTCAGTAAATTCTCTTAGAGTCTTTTTATGTCCTCTTACAAATATAGTGTCAAAATCATCTTTATGAACACTATATCCAGGTCCTAGAACTGCTTTTACCTCATTACAAATATCATCAATTTGCTCTTTAGGATATTTACCAAGACATAGGTCATCTGTACCATCGATAAATTTCTTAGATCCGAAAGGCCCATTTGCAGTAATTTTGCATGTATGAAATTTATTCTTAATAGTATCGGTAATTGCATTAACTAGCATTTCACGATACTTATAAGGATCCATATCTTGTTCATGAACAGCTTTAGAAGCAAGACCAGATTTCTCCCAATAAGGTTTAAATCTATTATTATCTCCTACATGAACCTGGTCAGCCATATCATATTCTTTAATCTTCTTAATGATATTTTTTGCAAGTTCAGCCTCATATTCTTTTTCTACATGATTAAAGAATCTAATAGCAGCAAGAACATGCGCTTCATCATTAAGAGGATATCTACGTTGTTTAGGCAGACCAAATTCACTATCATCTAGCTGTTTTCTCTCAGAAGAAGTTAATTCAACTTCAAATAGATATTGTCCAGGATCACCAATATTAATAACAGATTCATTCTGCTGTTTAATATATCTAGTAATACTTTTCTCTACATAATACGATTCAAATGTTCTTCTATTAATAATATAAGGCTCAGTCATTGCAAGCATAGAAGACTGATAATTGGGTGTCAATAGCATAATAGCAGAACCATGACGTTTATCTTTTAGATTTATAGGAAGAAAGAATTGTTTCTTATAGATCATCAAATCTTTCAGATCATCGAGCACAACCATTTACATTTACCTCCTTGAATATGATTATAGTAGTGTTCAACTTGGCCATTTTTAAGGATTTAGAAAATACTTACTTCTGAAACTTTCATATAAAACTATGAAAAGGAGAAATGAGCATGGGAAAAGCATTCATTAGTACATTCACATATGATTGTGAATTAGCATTTAATTCTCAAGATGGTACATCTGAAGATATATTTAAACAGTGTGTAAGATATATTATTGTCAATCATGACTATATGAAAAATATGATGCCGCTTATATATGTGAATGTAAATTTAAAACCTTCTCTATATAATAAAATGGTACCCGAACAAGGTAAGAGTAAAGTATATCTTAAATTGTACTGTACTAGAAATAAAGGTTCTACTTCATCTACAGCTAAAAAAGTTATATATGGAGAATTTGATTATTATATGGCAGATGATCCTAATTCGTATAAGGAATTGGATACTATCAATGAAGATCAGGGCACATCTTATAAGGTTTGTCAATTGGCACTATTTTCTCTCGATCTTCAAAAGAAAAATCAAAAGAGCTTTGGTGGAGTTATGAAAGGAAAAACTCCTCAAGATTTAGTAAAAGAAGCATTAAAAGATATGAATAATCTTGTAATGCAGCCTTTTGATAATAATAGTAGTCTTGGTACATTTGTTTGTCCTAATTTAAGTTCTGTTGCAAAATTTATAGGATATTTGAATAATAAAGCATCTTTCTATAAAGGAAATTATATGTTCTATATGGATTTCGAGAAAACATATTTACGAAGTTACGATGGATCATATATTGATGCTGGAGATGGAGATCATAAAAATATTGCAATAGATGTTAGGGATCTTACTCAATATAAAGGATTAGCTTCTGGTATTGTAGAAGATCCTGATCAAGATGCATATATTATTTATGTAAATGGATCTGATTGTACTATTAGTGTAGATAGAACTTCTAGCTCTATTGTTGGTAACATTAGTTCTGTCAATGTAGAGCAAGGAACAAAGCTGCAAGCTGATGTAGTTAATACTTCTAATATTACTAATATTAGTGATACAGGTTCTTCTATTATTACTGTCAGCGAAGATAAAAATGCTGCAAGTAATATCAAGACTAAGATTGCTGAAAATGCTAATACTCTTATCTTTAGTAAAATAGATATGGATAGTAGAATCTTTACTCCAAATAAACAATATACTCTATCTAATTATGAAGATAATCCAAAGTATACTGGTGTATATTATCTGACAAAGAAATATGAAATTTATCTACGAAGTGGAGATCATATGAATTGCCAGATGACTAATACGTTTAAGAAGACTGCAGATTTTGTATAAAGAAAGAAGGAATAAACAGTGGAAGAATTCAATACTGATTTTACTTGGGAAAAAATGAAACTTCATCTTAAGACTATTCTTACTCATAAGAAATATGTATATATTTATTGCAATAGGTGTGGAATGCCTTGGGTAGGATTAATGCACGATATGTCAAAATTCTCTCCTACTGAATTTATTACTAATGTAAAATATACTACAAAAGGTCTATCTCCTATCATTAAGAAAAAACAAATTTGTGGCTATTCTGAACCTTGGATGCATCATAAGGCACATAATCCACATCATTATGAATATTGGACTGATGATTTTGATGAAGGAGGATTCTGTGTAAGAATTCCCTTTAGATATACTATTGAAATGATGTGTGATTATCTTGGCGCAAATATGGCATATAATAATGGAGATAGTTCTTATCAAGCAGAATTTAATTGGTGGAAAGAGGCTCGCAATAAAAGAAACATACATCCTGATAATATAGAATTTCTAGATCGTGTATTTGGATATCTTGCTACTGTTGAACGTGGAAATATATTCACAGTATATGAATCTGTTTCTGTTCAAAAGAATAATCGTTTACAAACTAGAATTCTTCAGAAGAAAATTGCTTCTGATAACGATGTATTTAATATTGCTTTTCTAGAGTATTTATACAAATACATTGTAGATAAGAATAATAATCCTATTAAAATGAGATTTAAACTTCCTAAAGGAACTGAACCTGTATATTATAATAATTAAAATTTACCCGAATAGGATAAAAGTCCTATTCGGGTATTATTCCTCAACTTTTTAGTAATTAGTCTATTAATAATAGGAGGATTTTTGCAATGAGCAAGATTGGATATATTCTAAATGAATCCAGTGTTTGCATGGAAAGTGTAGACATTAGAGAAGATAAAAATGATCGCACTAGAGTTACCGGAATGGGAACTCTTCAAACAGGCAATGAAAAGAATCGTAATGGACGTATCTATCGTACTGCTGATCTAGCAAAGGAAATTGCTGCTCCTAGACAGCAAGAACTACTTGCTGCTAAGCAAATGTGTGGTGAAGCTGGACATCCTATTGGAGCAGATGCTAGTTCTCTGGTTCGTCAGCAGACTATTGACCCGACCAAAATTTGTGTTCGTTATCTGAAGCTATGGATGGAAGGTGATAATGTTATGGGCACCTTCCAAGGTACTAATAATGCTCTTGGTGAAGCATTTGATAAGGATCTTCGCCAAGGTGTTCTACCTGCATTTTCTCTTCGTGCACTTGGTACTATTTCTAGTACTCCTCAAGGTGCAGTTGTTGAGAATCTGAAGATGATTACATATGACTATGTTATTTATCCTTCTCATCCTCATGCATATACTAAGGGTATCATTAATGAATCTGCTGGTATTGCTAATGTAGCTAAGTCTAACTTTGCTATGAATAGTTCTATGGATGGAACTAGATCTTTCATTAAAGAATTTAGTAATAAAGATGTAATTAATGCAATTACTTCTATGAGAGAATCTGCGGTTGATTATATTAAAGATAAGAGTCATAATTTTAAACTTCTCCAAGAGTGCTATGATATGACTAATTATGATACAATTGATATCATTAGTCCTCATAAGATTGCTCTAACAGAAGCTGGTAAGAATACTATCGTTATGAATGTTGAAGATTATATTGCAAATGAGATCCAGAATTATGTATAAAATAAAGAGGTGAATTTACAATGGCAGACCAGAAATTTACACAAGAAGATATCAATAAACTTAATTCTGCAATTGGACCCTGTATCGATGATCTAAATTGTGCAGATGAATATTCAGATCTTTGTAAAGAATCTGATAAAACAAAAAAGAAACTTCATATTTGCACTACTATTTCTGATGATGGTATGCAGGTTGATGTAGCATTGACCAATGATAATTTCTTTAATAAGTTTCTTGAACCTTTTATTTCTGGAGTTGTCATTGGAATTTTGCAAGCAGCAGTAGATGCTGTATGCCCTCATCAATATAAGTTTGAATCTAATAATGGATCTATTGTAATTAAGAAAGTAGGTTAAAGACCTATGGCAGGATATCAGAATAATATAGCAAAATTGGTAGATAAAATAGAATGGAGACTAGGACTTATTCCATTGACTAAACATCTACCTGAAGAATTTGGAAAAGATGCTTGGGCGAATATCATAAAAGAAGATACTCTTACTACATATTCAAGATATTGTCCTAGAAAGTTTTCATTTAAGATTACAGAACAGACAGCTCCTAAAAGAGGTGGATGGTACTATATTAATGAAGACTATATTGGAGGACAAACTATTCTTGGTGTAGGAGATATTGACTGGACCAAGTTTGGCAATAGATCTATTGGTCTAGCACAAACATTTGGCTATGGTACTATTGATGCTGGTCTAGCAGCGAATTTTACTATGGATGATATTCTTGGAATGAAAGGAAGATCTGATTATGCTTCTATGTTTAGTAATCAGATTATTCCTGAATTTGAACCACCTAATAGAATTAGATTAGTAGCAACTGGTAACTATGATGTCAATATTGGAGAATTCAATATCATTCTTCTATTAAAGCATCTTGATAGTCTTACTAGTATTCCTGCTACAGCAATGGAAAAGTTTGAACAACTTGCTCAGGCAGATGTTGCAGCTTTCCTTTCTAATAATTTAAAATATTGGGATGGTCTTGAGACAGTATTCTCTACTATCGATCTTAAGATTAGTAATCTTGAGAATGAGGCTAGTAAAAGAGATAATGTAATTGATTATCTTGAATCTAATTATGTTAGTGCTAATAATAAGAGTATTCCTATGATTATGACTGTATAAAATATATTCCGATAGAGATTATTCTCTATCGGAGTTTTTGTTTTAATTGAACATTACAAATATTTTTATAATCTGACGCT